TATACGCGCGTGCGTACGCACGCGTATAAGGAAGAGATCTTGAGATCAGATTTTTGAGAGAGTTAAAAATTTAAGATCGATTCGAGAGACTTAGTGTCTCTCGAAGAGTATTAAAAAATTTAAAAGATCAAAAAACCAAAGCTAGAAAACTACTCAACCTGAATCTTCAGTGTGTGAAGATTCAGTAAGTTGATCAATCCAACTGATCCCCTAGTACGCGAAGCGTGAATGTTTTTTTGATCGTCGCGGCGGCCGGTCCGCCGACCAGATGGTGGTGTGGAATTGGTCGTGGGGAATGCCCCTCAGACGCTCTCAATCGCTTTGTAACGAGTTGAACGGGGTTCGGGTACCCAAGTGTACCCCTTGAGGCGTTTTTTGTGTCAGAACGCGTTCTAGAGCGTTTTACGATGGGGTGGGTTTTTGACCTGCTCAGGGATGGGGGTTGACGTGACAGTTCGAACGGCAAAATCGCGGTTTCATGGCGTTGAGCGAAAATAAATTCAAAACCCACAATCAAAACACCCTCAAATTCTTCGTGGGAAGCGCTATGGCGAGATGAACGTGGGTGAGGAGTACGAACGTACCACCTGGAAAGAAAAATGCGTTAGAATCGCTCTCAGCGCGTTTTTGATTTTTGGGCAAAAAAAATAAAACGGGGGAGACCGAAGTCTCCCCAGAATATTTTTTACAGAGTCGTCAGTTCTTTTGACGGATAGTACAGTTTCACATCGACCAAACTGTAACCGGTGGCGTAGAACACCTGATTTCCGACTGAAGCAATAAACCCCTCGGGGTCGATGACATCAACCGAGAAATCGGAATCGAAAAGCCAGGTTTCTTGTTCCCCTTCCCGTTCGAAAACGGCAGCGTAACGTCCGTATTCTGGACCTCGTCGGAAACGAAACAGCGTTAATCCTGTCTCACGTTCTAAGCCATAAATCACCCCGTTTTCCTCGTAGATTTCAGCGCGATTGCAACGAGTAACCGTCAACAACGCAGGCCGTTGTGTCGGGATTGTTTTAAACGGTGAAGGCCCATCGTATGTCGTTGAAACCCAATCACCGAGACTGTCTAACGCCAGTGCTCGATAGGCGATAGGTGACTTGTAGTTACACAACCTGTTGCCTTCGGTATACATCGTGTATTCGATGCGTAGCGTAGTACCGATGATGTCTCCCAATCCCAGTTTGTAGTGCGCCAACTGGGCTTGTATACGACGGGACAAAATCGTACACAGGAAAGTGTGACCTTCTGTAGAACGACACACAACTCCGTAATCAGTCACTGCCAGTAATGTGGCATCTGTTTTACGGACGGGTTCCAGGCGAAACACTTCATTTTCAGTTTCTACGAGGAACTGTGAAACCGCTTGGTTTCTGGATTTAGCTTTAATCGTATCGAACACATCACCTGCTTTTACGATTAAAGGTTCTACCACGTTTACCTGAAACGGCAGCGGTTTAGTTGGGTATTGTCCCAACGTTGTAATCGTTACTGAGTTGAGTTCTGGGTCCGATGCATCAGGATCGCCTGATAACCAATACGTTAGCCATTTCGACAACGTTTGGGGAATGACGCGTGTTGTGTAAAACAGAATTTCGCCATGTAAACCTGCCTCTGCCAGTTCGCGTGCAAGAAACGAATTGACCGCGTCGTAGGTACCGTTGCGCAAGATGTCCATACCCCCGACACGAACCAAATCACAAATTACACCGTGTGGAAGAACCCACATTTTGACGTTTTGATTTCGGTCGATGGTACCTTCGCGCAGCATTCTGTGCCAAACGGGTTTACGTAAGTAATTTCTCATTTTAAAACTCCTTTAGGTAGAATAAGACTCTCACTAGGATAATATCTATCCGTAATTATTTCGAGGTTCACTAATGGCTGAACTGGTTTATGATTTTACATCCGGCTGCTACCAGAAAGCTGGAACTCGCGTCGCTCAGGAATCGTTCGGCCGTGATCCGTTCTTCGATGACGCGGAAACCTCATCGGGTTTGTACTACGACTACGGTTTTGGTGGCTACGTCCCGATGGGACTGGGTGTCGCTCACGAAGCCCGTCGTGACGACAGTTTACGTAAAGCGTTCGACACTGTATTCAAACAGCTAACTGTAGACCGAAAGCTGGCGTCTAAAATTCGTCACTATGTGAGCGGCGTGCTTTCTCGCGAAGGTAATGTGGAGTGGTTAGGTTCTAACTTGCTCGGGGTGCAGAGCATCCGCTTTTTCGATTCAGACCGTAATCGCCTGTTCGATGAAGTTATTAACGTTGACGAAGATTACCTGTCAGAACTGATTAAAGAGTCCCAGTCGATTAATACCGACTGGCAGGTTGCTGGCGACACCTACAACCTCACGATTGTGTATTTACTACACTTGATGATTCCGAAATTCGGTGACAAAGAAATCCATGCTGCAGCAATTGACTTGGTGACGATACTCCAGTTTAAATTCTACTCGAGTATTTACTATCACTTCTTTCCGAAACCGGTTGATCTCCCTGCTGCAGAAGCGGCGTATTCGATGCTCTCAATGAAATTCGATATTCGTCGTTTGGGTAACTGGGGATTGCACATGGCCGAACGTTCGACGTATTTCTGCTCGCCCGAATACCCGAACTACGATGCTGTAAAACGCTTTGACACCCCTGACTTGGTACTGCGTTATATCACCGATTTAAATACACGTACTAAGCAAACCGTGAAAGATTACTACGCGGTGCTCGATCGTGTACGTCGTGAGAATAGTCGCGTGGTTAGTCAATCCGCGCGTATCGAGTTAGATGGGCAGTCTGTTATCCGTGATAAAGTCGGTGCATTAGAGATCGCAAAGCAGAATCTGTTTGATGCGTCTTACGACATTAACAATCTGTACAAGGAAGAGTTGGCTCGTGTGGTGCTTGAAATGGTACCCAAAGCATCTCCTGCCGCGCTGAAAACGCTGCTGACTTATATCGCCAGTTTGCCGATTGGTAAGAAGCGTGATGAAATCAATAGCATTATGGAGGATACGCTCTCACATGCTTTTGATGAGATTGTTACCAACCGTATCAACTTCAATGATGCGGTCACGGTGTTGCAGCGTATGCGTGCGTTGTATCAAGCATCGAAATCACCGAACCCGTATGTGTTATCCTTACGGTCGAGAATTGAGAAATTAGCGGCGAAGGAAACACACATCCGACACGAATCCGCGTTAGCAGCTTTGCGTAATGCGTTGTTGTTATATTTCTTAATCCGGTCGTTACAGAAATAAAAAAGAGTTAGCCAGTAACCCTAACGGGTTACTGGCTAGTTTATTTAGTTGGGTTCAATGGGGCCCTGACATTACCACAAGGTGTATAGAATAGACCATGTTTATCGCATAGGTGGCTGATGTACCTGCTACCATCAGGCCAAATACCGCCAATGCCTGCACATACTGTGTTTTTCGTAAGGGAATACCTTGCGAGCGTCCGTATTGTTTTATCGCTTGATAACTCTCGCGGATCATTTTATACGTCGCTATCCACGAAAAGAACACAAGTAAATAGTAAATTGGAGCCATCACTTCATCCTCTGGCGTTGGATAAGCTCTCTCAAGCTTTCCATTGACGCCACGTTTTGTGTATCAGTGTTAAGTTGAGCAATGAGGGACTGGAGACGGTTACGAGCAGCCATTGCTTGAACCGGGTCTAATAACCCGTTTGTGGTTCGCACAAGACGCTCAATTTCCCCCATCAGTTCCTGCTGTCGCGCCTCCTCCTCGAGTTGTAACTCTTCATCCACCCCTTCGCGATTTTCGACTAAATTACGATTGCGCATCATCAATCGACTGTTGTTGATTTCATAATGCCCCAGGTTATTCCCAAGCAGCAATAACCACATCGCAAGTAACCAAGAAATCACGAGATCGTCATGACCTGAAGCCTTGTGGTCAATACGACCATTTTTCTCCACGAGGTTAAGTATCTGGTCGATGAGTTCTCCGCAACGGAGTTTATCCGCGGATAAGCGCAACGCTGTGGTGAATACCTCACCGTACAGTTTACGACGTTTTTCCTGGTCGGTTGAGAAACCGATATATTTACGGAATTTATTCCAGAACTTCTCAGCGTTACCAATAGGTCCACGGTGATACTCTTTGTAGAGATCATCCGTACGTGAGTAGTCCTGGGTGATTCTCACAAATAAACGACGATGTAAGTCCGTGACACGAGTCTGTAACTGCAGGATAATCGCATCAGCCACAGACGAGCCAGTAGACCGTCGTTCCAGGATTAGTACCGTGTTAGGATATCGCACCATAAAATCCGCTAAATGAATCGCGAAAGAGATAACGTTAGATTCGTTAACGGTTAATTTACCTGCATACTCTGCAGTCACAGAGTTAACAATAGACATGGCGATCGCGTCTCGACCCACAGCCTCAGAGGTATCCAACCCGATGACGTGTCGGTCTTTGAGCTTCGTCATCATCTCCTCTTCGGTGTAGTACCAGTCGGTAACGTAGTTTTGTGGTGAAATATCTTTAAACACAGCACGCATACGGGAAGCATTCATACGATCTGCATCTTCCGCTGAGAACGGCTTGTTCAGACCACCGGTCGTCCATTCCCCACCGAAGTCACGACGGATCTGGTCAGGGGTACCTTTGGCGTTCGCAATCATTGCCGCTAACTGCTCATCGCTGGTACCGAGCTGACGGTGGTTGTATTTCACGTAGAACATGATACGTGGAACTTCTGCCGTGGAGTTAGAACGGATGATATCAATGAGCTGTTTACGGGTTGGAATGTCGATATAGCGCTCATCCCACATAATCCCCGACGTCATCAGCTCGTACATGTACTTGCCTTCTTCTGTCGCTAAGTCACCCGGAGTTGTTGCGAATACGTTACCGTAAGGGACACCTTCCGCTTCGTTAATACGACGTGCCGCTGTACCGGATGCTAGTGCTGCTGGTAGAATGTGGTGTACGTTTTTGGTAAAGGGTCCTTCGTCCGAGAACAGACGACCGGCAGTAAGTCCACGACCGATACCGTTAGCCGATTCTGGGTCGTTTTGACCAATACCCGTAATCAGTTTGTTACCCTGGGCTAAACACGCAAAGGTTTCGCGGTTATCTGGATCGTCTGGATGCGCTGGCCACAAGTACGAGGGTAGACCGTTACGCAGTTGCTTAAGTTTGTTAATGGTTTCTTCACGCAGTGCCGGACCTTTTGTGATAAGAATCGTACGAGAGTTTTCCAGAAACCGAATTAGCCACAACAACAATCCGCTCATCCCGACGGTTTTACCGTGCTGACGGAGGAATTCGACGGCGGCGTCGATGTTGTTGAAGAAAATCCAATACATCGAAAAGTTACCACGGTCGATACGGAACGGTGAGCCGTATTTCATACCGTCCGCAGGTACCCTGACACACTCTCGAAACCAGTACCAAGGGTTTTCAGCACATTCGATAGTGATATATGCCTTCTGTTCGTCCGTTAGGTTTTCGTCAAAAGGATCGACCCCTTGCAGTAAGGGGTTATGTAAGGCGAGGTGAATATACCAGTGCTTCACGCCCAGCTTTTTTAGGATATTTGCAAATTTGATAAACGATTTGTTTGTGGTTTTATCATCCACAATTGCGCCCGGATAATAACGCCAATCCGATTCTCGTAGTATCATACAGACTCCTCGCCTCCTACCCTTTCGGGTAGGAGGCTTGTTATATTTATTCGATGTGGTGCGCCAGCATTGGCGACGCAGCTAAGTTTAATGTATCTGTTGGTGTGCGACGTATCCAACGAATCACCAGCGGAGCGTCCAGTGGTACGCGGTAGTCTATAACCTTTTTATCCAACCACTCGTCTACGCTATAGGTGTAAACTTTACCCCCGACGTGGATTTCGAAGTGTGTTGGTTCGGGCGGTTCAGACTCATTACGACGATCGTACAACGGATAAATCGGTTCGTACAACAGCTTCAACCATTCTGCCTTAGAGGCCACTTTGTTACTGACGTCGATTTCAGAATAATTGACGTTGGAGTATTTAAACTCCGCCCACACGTTTTCTCCATACTTCAAACCGTCTGGTAAGTATTCCAGAATGAAGTTCGAGTTCAGTTCGTTACCTGGGTTTACAAGCGTAATGGCGAATGACTGAGACTGAATAAACGCACGGAATTTGCTGTCTACCTTACTAATATCGACCTGAACATTAAGGCGTTGTTTAACACCCATCAGTAACGGATCGAAGGTCGTGCCCGTGGTGTAGTTAACGTGCGCCGTTGCATCGTAAACCTTACCGCGTGTCAGGTTGTACAGCAAGAAGTCCAGACGATAGCCACGTGTGGCATCCAGCCATCTCGGCACAACGAAAAGTTTCATGCTGTAGGCACCGTCGACCTGTTCCGTTACCGCCGTATAGTTTTTCACAATGGTGTCACCTACGACATCGGTACCTCCGTAAGTTTCGCCTCTGGATAACTTGTAGCTCAGTACACAAGGTAGGGTGTTACCTGAGTTAGAAGCGATGTAGAACGTGTCGTGTGAACCTGCGTTACGTAATCCGTTGAATTTCACACGAGCCTGATCGATAGGTAGTCGTTTTGTGCCATCGCTGTAAACAACGTCACACCAGAGCGGTATGGACTCGATTGGCATGTTGATCGGTAGCGTCAGTGTGGTGCCGTCGTTGTCTACCAAGAACGGCGACACCAACTTAATACCCAACACAGTACGAGCTGGCGTTTCTTGCGGCATTACCAGGTTCGTTTTGATGATGTGCGCGTGACCGATTTGCACCACGTTACCGACGTCGGAGTAAACCGCGAACATACACTCTTCACCGTTTTCGACCTCAGCCAAGCAAGCACCAGGTAACGTTTGTTTAACGACACGCTCAGCACCCTCGACAGAAATCGTCTGGACTGGTAAGTAAGTGTATTTTAATTTACCGTCTTTGTAGTAGCCGGAAAGTATTTCAGCACTGTCGTCAACTTTACTGCCTCGGAAAATGCGCACCCCGTCCACATCCGGCCCTTCAAAGGTGAGTGCGTTATCCAACACCATTGTTGCCGGGAGTTTCGTAGAATCCACGTAGACACGATATTTATCGCTACGCAGTGGGTAGTGGCCGTTTAGACGGCCGTCCTGATTAGCCACACCCACGCCACCCCATGGTTCGGTTTCCCACGACGGTTTGGAGTAGTTAACGCTTACGACGATATCGAAACCAGAGGTGATATCGTTAACGATCAGATCTTTCGGGTTCGGTACGTATCCGGTTTGACGTTCCGGCGCATAGAGTTCTTCAGGACGCCATACACGAAACCCGCGATCCTTATTAATAATGTCGGTTGTTAAGGCCATGATTAACCCTTGATTTTCAGATACTGGTTCAGCTGAACTTCACCATTCAGATACCGCTCGTTAACGCGATCCAAAAACGCGAACCCGAGTTCGTTAACTTCCACGGTTTGGTATTTCACATGCGGATGGAGTTTGACAAACGCTTTATCGTAACCGATATACGCGGGGTCGAAAGGAAGCAGGTCTTTATACCGCTCCATAATTTCGTCCAACTGTGTTGTTGAGATACGATAATCTGGGTCGTCTTCCACTAGGGTGAGAACACCCCGTAAGTAGTCCCACAGGATTTTATTCAGCGTAGGCGAATAAAGGTGATACAGGTGCGGCAACGGCACAGGATTCTGTGGGGGTGGTGTCGGGAACCAGTTAGTCATGTAGTTTTCTACACGACTATCCAGGTCACGAGCTGCGTCCCTGAGTGCATACGTGTTCCCCGTTACCAGCGTACGCAATGGTATTGTAGGGTCGTCGACAGAATAGGGATAACCGTCATCAACAATATTGACACCCACAGTGTTGTCTTCGCGGAACACTACCTCGTCACGTAATAGCAAGGAACCGCCAGCAACGACACGAATAACTTTGTCGTCACGACAATCGAATTGGTTGTTATTTGATAACAGCCCGCTTGAGACGAAACCGTGTTTCGGAACACGAAGTTCACCAGTGACACCACGACAACGCACCGCGATGTGGTTCTCATCAGAATCGCTCATCCAAGCTTTGCAGACTACAACGATTTCTGGCCAAATGACGTGATAATCGATGCCGTGTACCAGAGGGTGTCCGTTTAACCACACTTCAACAGTTTCCATCGGAATCCACAGAGTGCGTCGATTACCTTCTTGGTTTCGGGCCAGAATAGGAATACGAATCTCCCCTTCTCTGACCGCCACATCAATTTCGAAATACAGATGGCGATCGTCGTAAATCACCGTAGGATGACGACGGGTACGGTCCACAGTCCAGGTAATGTTATTACCTTCACGGGTGTAATCCGTCCCTTCTACTGCCTTCAGATATTCGTCCCGTGGGATATCATCGATAACTTTACGCAACCACAAGTTAACGTTTTGGCCTTCCTGAATTTCGAAATCATCGGCGTTATCAACGATAGTTACTGCCTCGTCTTTATCACCTTCAATTGCTTCGATAATTCTGGTGTTAGGGTTGCGTGCTTGGTAAACGTCATAACCACGGTTTTGATGTGCTTCTAACAGCAGTCCGTCACCGTCATACTCGTACACGGTCGAGTTGGTTGCCAGTAACGCAGGTAGGGTAGCGCGGTATCCTCCCTCCGTTAGCGTAAGTCGCTGAGGGGTGTCGGCAGCATAACGACTTACAGCATTGTAACCGTAGGCATCAGTACACAAATCACGCGTAATATTCTCAAGCTTAGCAGCTGCTAGTCGGTTAAAAGCAGCTTGTTCCAGATTAGCGGCTTGCCACTCCGTTACGTTTGCATTCGCGCCGATCATCGCGTCGATAATCAGGTCATCTGATAATCGGTATAAATCGTGTATGTGTGCCGAGTTAAACAACGGCGCAATATCCAGATAGTCGTCGCGAATAATCAGCCTGATGATCAAATCGTCCAGGTCGGTGATTGAGCCACTAAAAACGTTGCGGTATTTTGCAATACGTTCAGTCGGGATTGATAAATCGTTCCATGTTAGCTGACGCAGTGCCTGGTGTCGGTGCCGATGGTAATAACGCCCCCGGCCTTTCCAGTAAAGCTGGATTTCTGCATCGTTGTTAAAAATCCAGATGCCATCTTTTTTCGGAATATGGAGCAAGTATTTTCGTTTGCTATCCAGTTTGGACATAAACGTTTGTAAGTCGCCGCAGCGAAATTCTACAACACGGCGAACACGACCATCGACGCGAATGTCGATATCGTCCCACGTTTTAATATCCGCAGGTTTTGGAGAATCAACCAGTTCTCCGTTTAACCAGAACTCAACATACCCTTTGTTTTGTTGTTTCAGGTAGTTGAACCGGTCAATAACTTTTTGAACTTGTTCCCGATTCGGCGGTGAATAAAACTCAACCGTTGTTGGGTTGATGTACGGTGCGTTCTCACCCCCGCTGTAACCAGGATAAATTCGCAGGTAACAGGGATCGTTGTCCAACCAGGCATACCGATCGGATTGCGGAATAGCCATGTAAACCATTCCTGCACTGTTACGGTAGAAATAAACGTATTCGGAAGGAATTGTCGTTCCGTTTTCGTTATAGACTTGTATCCAGGTGCTAAAACCGTTTACGCAGGTGGAAAGTTTCTTCCAACGGTTTAGGGGAATAGCAAAATTCCCCCAGTTTACATGAAGTTTATCCACCGCATAGGCGTGCCACCACGAATTTTCTTTCGGTAAAGCGACCGGAATCCGACCGTGTTTGAAAAAGCCGATCGCCCCGGTCTTGGGTGAAAGACGGAAGGGTGCGATGTTGAGCACCCCGTCGAGATATGGACGCTGCCACGCTTTTTGGATGGCGTGGGCGACCAGCCAGTTCTCCATAGTGGACCTCTTACTGGTTGTTTATCGGTTTGGTGTTTTGGTTAAGTAATGTGTCGTATGCCATGATAAAAGCGTCTTTACGTTTTGCCACGTCACATTTCTTAATTAGCCCACCTAAACGGGAGCGGTTGAATACCACGTTCTCTAAGCAAGTGCGGGTAATAACAAAGAGAGACGGCGGGTATTCGATAGCGCTGGTAACAAGTTGACGATCGTAGCTAATAAAACTACCCAAGCTCGTTGCCAGCATACCTTGCAAACTTACTACGCTGAGATCTTTTAAGCGTGCGGTAATGTCTGCAGCTTTTACCATCTCGACGAATTCACCGATATTGCGTGGGAACAGGAACTCTGTGTTTCCGGTAACGGTTTCAAAAATCTGTGGTCCGAGGCGAAGTTCACGCTCTAACTGCTGCTGCATTCTTAACATTTTAACTTCATCTTCGAAGTTGTTGTAGAACTGTCCTACGGAAAACAGGGCAGCGAGTGCCTTGACTTGACCGCTTTGATATGGAGCAAGTGCGTAGGTGTGTTCAATTGCATCGCTAATCCACCTGCTGAAGATCTCATGGTGATAAGACATACGTGACATTAATGTACCGAGCTTATCATTGTTCCGTTTCCACACTAATTCCCAACGTGCTTCGTCGAGACGTAATTGGTGCTCAATGGGGTTACGGATTTTCAGTACGCCGTTTTTGTCGAGCGTAGTGAATGTTCGTGCGTCAACGTACACGTCATCACCGATGACGATCGGTAACGGGAACGGTTTTACATCGGCGGTTTCGATAACGTAATGTACTTCGTCAGACTGTGCAACGGTCTGATTGACTTTACGCGCCAGTTCCAAATCCGCGTGTAAGCGGGTAAGGTCTATGGTATTAAACGGAGTACCGTTGTAAGCGTTTTTGAGTGCCATGAGTATGATACCTTAGTATGACCCTTTTTCAAGGTCTTAAAGACTGAATATGGAGACGTTCCATGAGTTTTATTCCACGAAACGGCGCGCCATTGAATAACAAGCAAGGGTGGCAGGATAACTCTGTCCCTGAGCTTGTCCGGACCCCCACGGGTGATCCGATTCATAAGCCGCTGATCTTCACCTTTGCATCACGCGGGGTAGACGACGAGGCGTTCCCGTTATCCGGGGATAATGCATTGTCTCTGCTTGGTCGTGATTTGTTCGACCTGCGTGGCGATTACGCGACGTTCAACACACCCTTCCAGGCGATGTTTAATGCCAATGGTAACGAGTGTATGTATCAGCGTCTGGTACCGGATGATGCGAAAACCGCAGCTATCCGTCTGGTGGCTGACGTCCTCGAAACCAAAGTTCCTTCATACGAGCGTGTGAACGGCATTATCCAGTACGAAAGTAATGGTAAGCCGAAGAAGAAAGAAGACGTTGATGGCTTGAAAGTGGTTTTCCGTCTGCAAGTTGTCGAAGATGTAAGCACCCTGAAAAAAGGTGTGGTTACTGAAGGGACAATGACCGACGAAACCAGCAGCACGAAATCAAAGCTCTATCCGATCTTCGACATTAAAGGCCCGTACGCGGGTGCTGATGTCAACGGTTTCGGTTTTAAACTGGTTCCGCTGAACGAAAAATCCAGCCCATCTATCGCGTCTGCTTATCAGACCAACGTAGGTGGACGTATGTACGCACTGCAATGGTTTGAAACCTTAGCAGGGGTTACATCGCCGGTAATTTGGAAGACCCTTAAAGGTCTTAGCAGCATCAATGTTAGCTTCAAGCCCGATGCATACTATCAGCCGATGGCTACCCAACTGGACTTCGAAGTCGTTGTTCCAGATGCCTATCGTCAGACGATGCCAGACATCGGCGGTCTGCCGGACTACGGTCCTTTCGAAGAGTTCTACATTTACCGTGAAAACCTGGAAACTGTTCTGAAACTGGCACAGTCTAAAATTCAGAATGCGAAACCAGCGATCACCGATCCGTATATGGTTGATATCTTCGGCGGTCTGGATTTAACCGGTCAAATGTACGATGGTCTGCAAGTTAGCCCATCTGATGAAGTGGGTAAAGTTGTCTTTTCTGCTTCTAACATTCACTATCTGCAGGGCGGTAGTGACGGGACGATGGGTAATGATGCTTACGACAAACTTGTGCGTCGTGAGATGAGCCAGTTCCCGGACGGCGGTAAAGTCCGTTACGATAACGAACTGAAATATTCGTTAGGCTGTTTCTGGGACTCCGGCTTTAGCATGGATACCAAGAAAGTGCTGACCAATTTCATTGGTCGTTCTCGCAACACGTTCCTGACACTCTGTACTCACGTTTATAACGAAGGTCGTAATGACCTACAAACCGAAGAGAACGTGAAGACAGCGCTGATCGAAATGATTACGTCTGTGCCTGAGTCGTCCTATTACGGTACCCCAGCGTGCCGTGGTATGATTACTGGCCAGTCTGCATTCATCCGTAACTCGAGCTACAAGAAACCGGTTCCGATGTGTTATAGCATTGCGAACTTCTTCTCGAAGTATCTCGGTTCCGGTGAAGGACGTGCAAAACCGGCGTATCGTTTCAGCCGTGGTGAAGAGACGATCATCGAAGATCTGTACGATCTGAGTATGCCGTGGAAAGGTAATGAGGTTTACGCATCCGACTGGGATGTGTCCCTGGTTACCGCACGTTCCCGCGACTACTATCGTTTGTTCATCCCAGCTATCCAGTCCATCTATAGCGAAGAGCGTTCAGTGCTGAACAATGCACTGTTTAACTTTATCCTGACTTACGTTTATCGCGTCAGTGATCAGGTTTGGGCAGATATGTCCGGTGAAAGCCGTATGACGGACGACGAACGCGCGAAAATGATTGAAAACAAAATCACCGAGCGTTTGGAAGGTCGCCTGGATAATATTGCCGACATTACCCCGAGTGCGTATATGACAGCGGACGATAAAGCCAACGGCTACTCTATCACGCTGGATATTAAAGCTGAAGGCGGTGTACTGTTGTCGCAGTTCAACACGACGATCAAAGTTTATCGTCGCAACAGTACGGAGGTCTAATAGATGTCTATCAAAGAACGCATGATTTTACCTGACCAGGGCCTCCACGTCGATGGTGGCCAGTACGATATGGTTAACCCCTTCTCGTCTGGTCAAAACGGTCCGGTCGGCCAGGTTGGTAAGTTCGTTACCAACGCCCACCGTCTGCGTCGTAACGTAATCGCACGTGTGATGGAATTCCCTCGTTGGGTTGATTACATGCCGAACCCACAACTGTGGCGTCAGGCAATCAAATCGTTCATCGAGGTTCACACCACGATTACCGGTCTGGACAAATCCCTGAGTGCTGAGTACGTACAGACCCAGCAGGGACGTAACAACCGCGTTCAGTACGAAGCTGGTCTGGTAACGGAAGCACTGTCTTCTGTTACACACACTACCCCGGATAAACTGGGTAAAGTGTATCAGAACATGCTCTGGGCGTGGTTGGTTTACGGTGTTTGTGATCCGCACACAGGCCACCCTGGTCTGGCGGCAATCAACCCGAACGTGCCAGATCACCTGCCGGATATGTACAGCATGACCGTGCTGTATTTCGAACCGGATGCGTATCAGCGTAAACCGCAGAACGCTTGGTGGCTGACGAACATGGCTCCTGAATCTAACGGTCAGGATATCGGTGAACGTGACCCGAACACCGGTCCTCAGACCAACGAACTGTCCATCACCTTCACCTCCCAGCAATGGACAGGTTGGGGCCCGATGCAGGCAGCTCAGAAAGAACTGGAGCGCATGAAGCTTTACGGTCTGCGTCCTTACGAACGCAAACTGTGGCTTACTCCGTCTCAACAGACCAACGGTATCAACCCAGACGTCGATGCTACGGCTGGCGGTTATCGTTCTGTGTCCGACGAACAGATGGCAAATCAGCTTCGTTAAGCAAAAAAAAATAAGTTTACCTACCTCCGTCATGGAGGTAGGTAGCTTTTATTTTTCTTCTTGCGCCAGTTGTTTACGGGCAGAAGAACGAATAATTAAGTTTTTCATCTGCATTAACAGCAGGAACGTAGAGAGTAAATCGAACGTGGTGGGTGGCGTGTTGGTGGTGTCGCTGGGATAAGCAACACGCCACAGTGTTAGTTCTGTGTCGCCATTTCCTTTTTCGTTACGTATAATTTCGTTGTTGTGCAAGCTAACCAATTCAGATTCCAAAGCTTCTAATACATCTTCACCGAACTCAATCCGTAAGAGTTGTTTGAAACGGATAACGTAACCGGCGACGACATTACCGACAGAACTGCTACGTATTTCGGTTAAGAAACGCTGGTAGCCGTTGATAGTGTGTGGGATCGTTTCAGCAGGCCAGCCCGCAATGTGTGGAAACGCATCACCTAAAGTGGCTTGCATAGACAACGTAAAGATTTCACCGATCTGGTTAAGATGACTAATGACTTCTGTACGGTTCATGACGTTAGGAAGCGCGACAGCCCGTTCTGTATTCGGCTTTTCTTGAGCCATGGGATAACCATCGAATAAGTTTTGCATTGTTTTATCTCCTGAAATCAAAAAAAAATAAGGCGGTCATAAGACCGCCCTAGATTTTATTTTCTCCGTCGGTGGCTCAGGTAAACCAGACCATCGATCGGTCTAGGTGGTCCTGGCTTCCGAGAAAGAGGTTGTTGCCATTTCGTAGGATTGATTTTCTCTTCAGGAACAAAAGCCCGATATAGTCGGGCTCCTGAAATGATGCCGATCTTATTCGTCGTCTTCGTCATCGCCCGCCATCATCGCATCGGCAAACACTTTGCGCATTTTCCCTTCCAGCTCTTTTGACTTAGGTACACCGTAACCAAAGCCGATAGAAGCTGCCCATTCAGACGCCCCTACTGTTTCCCCAGTTGGACGTGAGAACACCGTAGAGAACGACGCGTTACCAATATTCGTGGTAAGGTCTAGTGCGACCAGTTCGTCGTCTGCTTTCGCTTTCTCAACGATAAGTTCTGACGCAACCTTACCGTAGACTTCCAGGAAGTTTGCATCGTGTTGGCGAACCGCATCCGCATCTTGTAGCGTCAGACGATAATCGGTGTCGTTCACTTTGATGACCGGAAGTGATTCTTCGTAGATTTTGATTAACGGGTCTGCGTTAAGCAGAGCGCTTTCGTCAAGAGCCATTGCTGGAGTTTCCAGCGCATCGATCATTGCAGCCAGTTCTTTAGTAGACATTACTTGTGCCATTTGATTTATTCCTTAAGGTTTACTGTTGTTGAAGACGGCTTTCTAAGCCAGTGATGATTTCGTCGGTGAAATACGCTAAGTCGAGCATTTCAACGTACTCTTGGCGTTCCAAGATTTCTTTCGCAAACAATGCGTTATACCAATCAGGAACACGAGATTTGCCATTACGACCGAACTTATTTTGCACGTGACTGATTGCATGGAACTTTGAATCGGTAACGGATTTTCCATGGTCACGTGCGTATAAGTAAGAGCGGTGCATGTAATTTTTAACTTCTTCGATGGTAGGGATACCACGATCGGCGGCAGCGACAATTTCAGAAACAATGGAATTATAACCACCTTTGTGGGAACTCCGATGTTCTAATACTGCATACGCTACCTCGGTTACATCGTCGGAACTAAGTTTAAAGCGACGTCTGAGGATAGGTGCAGAATCAAGCACGTAATTGAATGCTTTGATGTGGTGAGAAGCACGGTCAGCAGGTGTGGAGAAAATGTCGTGTGCTGCTACGGCAACCAGAACATTCTTTAAGTGCTGTGTTTCATTCAACAGGTAAGCGATACGAACAGCGTTCGACTTCACAGAAAGAATGTGGTCTAGTCGGTGTGCGCTATCGGTATAGCGATAGAAATCGCGGAAGTGGCTAAGTACACGTTCCCAGAATTTATTAATTTCAGTAGCTTCCATTGATAATACCTTACAAGTCGATTAAGAGAATGTGAACTGACAGCGTGCCAACAGAATACGATGGTTTTTCCAATCGTCAGGTTCTTGGATAATGTTTCGATAAAGGATATGGTCGGTGCTTATTGCCCTTGCAAGTTCTTGCACCATATCCGGGAGCGTAGATGCTTTTAGCTGATGCGCTTCACGCCACTTAGGAGACGCCATACGGCACAGAAATGCATCTTTAGGTCCAATGGTATTACTTTCCTCTTTTAACGCTTCTAAATGCGCCTCAACGCGTTTTACATGGAGCTCAAGAGCTTGAGGGTCTGTTACGAAAGTATAGAATCTATCATCGCGACGTAAGCTACACAGAATCCATAAGGTAAAAGGGTCACGACAAATATCAATAAGTTCTTTTGACCATTCCATTTTAGCTACCTACGCTAGAAAACACCCAATTGTTTCTGATGGCATTAATTTGTTTAACTGATTCTCGAATACCTTCAAACAGTTCGATGCGCTCTGACGTAGAAAGACATTGTTTGAGGTCTTTATCGAGGGAGAACAACATCGCCAATTTCGCAAGCGAAACACTCAAGATATCAGACAATTCATTACTTCTACGCCACTCGGGGTTACGGAAAATAGCCACTAGACGTCCAATACTTTCGCAAGGACATTCTTTGTTCAGTAGTTTGTCACGCTGCTCGCACAGATAAGTTTCATCTGTAATTAATCGTTCCAGGTCATCTGGACGCATGACTGCACGAGTAGAAATCATTAATACAACAAACGGGTCTTTAAATAATTCGTTTTTCATTTTTTAATACTCCTTTAGGTTAAACAGTCGAATAGCGTGTAATTCTACAACGCTCACCTAAGTAAAATATATCTAAGATAATTTTCAATACGGTTAAAATAAAGGTGGGCTAGTCTATTCATCGAATAGACTAGCCGAAAGGTTTTACTGCACGCACAAAATCTGACCTGAGTATTCGAAGGGATTTTCTGCGAATGTTCTGAGCTGCCGACAAACTGCTTCGACGTCAGGTTCATCCGTTCGCGTATAAATCGCGGTCCCGTTCTTTAACACCCACTCACGGCAATTCCGGCCATAGTCATCCACTAACAATCTCCCTTTATCAGCGTAAGTCGCTTTTTCCGCAGAGTTTGTAGTTACGATAACTTTGTGACCAGGCACACCAAAGTGTTTCTCGAAGAATAATTTTTTACACTCAACAACACGGTCGTGATCGAAATGGTCTTCCGAACCCGACGTTAATATCGCCCAACATTCCCCCAGACTTTCTACCGTTTCGAGGATTTTTTCGGCCTCGGGTATAGGGTCTAGTTTATAGAAAAGATCCGGGTCTTTTAAATACATTTCCCGGACTAGTGCACGGCGGCGCAATTCCGGCATTCCATGAAATTCTTGTATGGACATTCCTTGAAAGTGGTGAGTCAGCACGTATTTGCGCCAACTTGCGAATACGCCGTCACTATCTAAATTGAACATTTTTGATTATCCTTTTTGTAGAAGTTCCTCCGACACAATAACGGTAGAAATCGTAAAAATAAAAAATTAGGACTGCTTAATCGAAAGAATGAACCGAAACGGTTCAGTTAACAAGAGGTAAGTACGTGTAAAATCGATTTCGGTACCGGCTTGACGTACATCGCAATAAAATTTCGCGATATCTTGTTGTGAAATACCTGCGACAATGTTGTTGACTTTACGTTTGGTGTCAAAACGTTCAGCGAGTATCGAAGAAAGCACTTCCTTTCCAGCGCGTTCTTGAACGGCATAGATTGTTAGTGCTTTCAATTCCTCAGGCGTTAAAGTTTGCAAAGTCGGAGGTATGGCAATGTTAACCACTTTCATGCTTCCCTCACAATCGACAAATTCGGGTTGCAGACCATGAACTGGGCGATTATGGAGTTACAGTGTATTCGTTTAACGCAGCGTCAAAAATACCCCGAGAGATTTCTTTTGCATCAGAAATCGTAATCTGAGGTTCCCGTTCACTACACGTTACAGTAAGTTCGTAGAATGAACCACTTTTTAATAGCTGGTTAGTATTCAAACGAACGTCTTGGTTAAGCGCTACTGCTAACGTGTGAGTGTATCCGTTATTTGCTAATCGAACTAAACGCAGCTCACCAACCATACTAGGTTTAATTTCCCAGTTTGATAAGCGGTGAGGAACAATCCACACTTCATTAGCGCGGTAGGGTTCAGCCGACAGTTCTATCGAGGGCTGCACGACATCACGTTCGTCGAACCCATACAGATAAAAACGCGGCACAACGTTTGCGGTTTCCGCAGGTGTAAAGTAACGACGAACACCACGCAGACAACGTTCTAAATCGACAGAACAGCAAATACGGGGCACCGTTTTGTCTTCGTCACTGTAAACGCTATAAGGAATCCGAGGTGTGAAAACCGGAATCTTTCGATCGCTGATATGTAACGGGGCACTATCTAACTTTTTCAAAGAAACTTTCTTTGCGGTGCGTGGCAGTTGTTGCTCTAACCACTTCACCAACGAAGGTTCAATAGTATCAGCCATTTACCACTTCCCGTTACCTAAACCCATAACACGTAGGTTAGTTTTCTTATTAGCGATGGCCAGGTACTCCTGCGCTAACGCACGAACTTCACCACGACGAGATTCTGTCGCGATAGCAGACGTAGTGTTAGGATTTCGCAGAATGTCCTCCAGCGCCTGGAGAGAAACACGACGGTCCAGCAGTACACGAGTGGATTCTTGCGCCACTTTGCTACCGCGTTGAATTGCAGAGTATTTATTACAAATCTGCAATCCGTCTTCGATAACCCAGTCGAACGTCACCAGGCGATCTAAGCGACGTGTTTTCACACCACCTACATAGCCTTCACGTACGATTGCGCGCAGAGAGAAACATACGTTCTGGTGTGGGTTTTCGAGCGCTTCTGCTAAGTACGGACCACGTTCACGGTTCGGCTTAACCCAGCCCCAGATTTCCATAACCGGCAACCCGTTACAGGTTTGGTCGGTTGGAATCACCTCAACTTCACGAATGTGCATACAGACATTTTTCGTCTCAATCCACTCGTTGCGATCGATCCACTGCGCTTCGGTCATGCCAGGCTCTGGTGCCGGGTGATCTTCTTCCCCGAACAGATTCCCTGCTTTCACTTTACGCATAAAAATATTCGAGCGTTCGAATACGTGTTTAGACTCGTTATAGGCGTAAAAAATCCCTTCCGAGTTAAAGATATTCAAAGCACCCAACAGTACGCGGTAATAACCATCCGCGTCTTTCTCCAGTGTGGCTGGAGCGTTAACACCGGCTAACGCTACACAGTTGTAACGCAGTGTTAAATTGTCCATTGTTTTCCCCGAGTAAAAGTAAAAGGTAGGATTACCTCATAAACAAATCTTCGAGCGGTTCGGCACGCACCGGGTCAACCTGTAACGCGGAACGAATACCACGTTTAAGTTCTACGTCCGCAAGTTTCGCCAGTCTCGACGTTTTGTTAAGTGAACCACTGCGCAACGGAATAAACTGCACAGGGTTGTTAAGATCGCTATCTTTCTTCAGCGTGTAACGGAAGAACGTTCTCGGATCACCTACTTTACGCTGCGTGTGTGCTGCGTAAACGTCAGCGGTAATCTGATCGGCAAATACAGTAAAACCGTTCCATTTCTTGACTTTATCAGGTGCCAAGAGTTCAGCATCATCCGCTGCAGTAAACCAGAAAGGACGATTACCAAAGTCGTAAATATACGACGCAATGTTGTAAATAGGGTGAGACAACACCTGTAAATTGCGGTTGGGGAAAACCACTGTACCGGGATCAAAACGAAATTCGTAATAAGGAACGCCAAAGACGTCGATCTCTTCAAACGCCGTTGGGGTAATTTCCATAAGCGTTGTAACGCTGGACACCCCATATGTTTTACGGTCGGTAGAAATCGCAAAGATCCCTACAATTGTTACCGTAGAAGAAATAACCGCCAACTCCTTCGCCACAAACCCAACGGGGATGTAAATGAAACATCCCCCTTTGGTAGTGGTGACCGTGCCGTTATTTACCAAGTCCGCATGAACCTTAGTAGGGTCACGACGGGCTGTTTCAATCGCACTCACGATCACCTCCTAAGCGCGTTAAAGTTTATCGACGAATACTGAACCTGCAATCCAGTTCAGTACATAGTCAATCATCCAACTGGTTGCGGCTTCTGCCGGGTCGGTGTTCTCAATCATCGCCGTGTGAATCGCACGCATTAGCGGATCAATTTCGTAGGCGCAGAATACGGAGTTACATGCAGTCCGGATGATAAACAACGTAATGTCTTCGTCTGCGTTGACAAAGAAATCATCACAAAAGCCCATAACAACCTGCTTGACTTCTTCGCGAGTACGCGTCAGTTCGCCAACAGTCAGGTAGCCCTGGTCGAGCTGGTCGATTGCAATCGAGAACGCATTTTTCAGTGCCTGGCGGTTACGACTTACCCAATCGAGTTCGTTTCGTTTTTGAACGATAATTGCACGACGGTTGTAAGCCTCAACGTAGGCTTTCTGGTTCTCCAGCAGAGACGCAACACGTGCAGAAACGTTATAGTCGCCTTCATCCATCAGGTAAATGGCACCCAACAGGGCTTCAACGATACCGCCTTTTTCCAGGTAGTCGTCCATCGTTTCCTGACAGATATAAACGTTTTTCTCGCTGGTATCGTAGGAGTAAACGATGTTACCTGTGGCGACACGGTTAGCCACCGCTTTTTCGAAACCGTATACCCAGCCGATAGACGTGTAATAGGCACGACCCATTTCCGCCTTCCATTTCAGAGCGTCAACACCTGAGTCAGGCCACGGACGTTCAATGAAGAACGAAGACAACAGCAGTACCAGAACACGTTCTTTTACCATCTCTGGTGCTTTATCTGCAACAGGTACGGTGTAGTTACCTGCCAGCAGCAGTTTTGCTGCGTCGTACATGCTGAGATTCAGATCGTTCAGTAATTTACGTACCAGTTCATCGTACGCTTTTACACCTGTTTCCGGAATCTCGATGTTGGCCGGTACATCGAACTTGATCGGGTCGTAAGTTGTACCGTTACCCATCGGGTTGGCGATTTCTTGAATCAGCGCCTGGACAACCGGGGAATCTACACACGGATCGATACCTACTGGAATCAGGTTCCAGTCTTCGACCAACGGTTTGACATCTTCAATCGTGTTATTCTGGATAACCAACTGTACAAACGGTTGAACAACGTTACGGGCAAAGTCTAGCATCCCGTTACAACGCTGAATGGCCATGTTCTTCAGTTCGAATAGCGTGGTTTCGTGATCGTCAACACGCAGTGCTTCAACTTCAACAGCGCCGTCACGAATAATCGAAGCTTCTGCCGTACCGTCTACAGGACGTTTAAGCTGCGTAATCGCAGGCAGTTCCTGGAAGAACTGTTCGTCGGTGATTGTGGTATCGAAAACGCGCGTAGGGTCGACCGCACGGTTGAGTAAATCAACCGGAGAGTCAACGTCTGTGCCAAGCTGAACATTATGCTGTTTGCACAGTTTCATGGCGTTAGTAACCGCATTCAGCGAGTATAAACTGATCATTGTTTAACCTCTTTATTCGTGCTGATGTTCGCCTGAAGCATCGCGTACAAACGCGCGCCCACCAGATCTGCGATATCACGTTTCAGCAGTTTCTGATCACCGATACGGTCAGACATTCCTGAGTTACCGCGAATCAGTCCATGTACAATCTCCGTTGCTAATTCAACGGTATTACCTAAAGACACGTAGTTGGTACGTTGAATGGGACTGTATCCCTCCACGTTTTGCTGGGTAATATTTTTCCCAGTCGGAATACCGTGCCGCTGTTTGATTTTATCTAGAATAGACATTCTCTTCTCCGGAGTTTATCAGGGTGGGAGCGACCCACCCCTCGAGATTATTTAAGTGTCGCGGGTAAATCAGGCACAGCTTCCCCATCGAGTATACGCCCGATGAGAATCCCGGCTTGTTCACCTACAGCATTCGCGGTACCGATACGTTGGATTGAACCTACGATACGCGCATCGACAGAATCACGACCGAACAACACGTCCAGGTCATCACCATCCTCTGTTTTGTTGTCGCCGTACATGACTTCTTGTACGGTGGTTTTTAGCTGGTTAGCAATAACCATCTTATCCGCAGCGGCCATCTCAACGTCGTGTGTAATAAAGAATCGAACACAAAGTGAGTTAAAGGCTAATGGTACACCTTCGACACGGTAGTCGCCGTTTACACTGCCTGAAACCGGATCACCTCGCCCAACTGCCAAAGCGGCTTTACGACGAATTCTGTCGTATTTACGCACCAGTTCAGCAAGGCTTGGTGTCATGTCTTCGGTTTCACCGTGATACACCACTTCGATCTTATCCACGATACCACGTACCCCTGCACGAGGTGCGTACGAACTTAAACTTTGCAACGTTGCGGCTGCTTCCTGACTAAAGGCACTCATATCGCCTGTCAAGTCGTCAGTAAACGTGCATAGGATTGTATCGACGTCTACGTGGTCTCCTTCATTCACGATTTCCAGAAGCATCTGGTTGCTGTTAATCGTCACTTCTTTCAGCTTTGTTACCTGCCCCACCATTTTCTTCGCGAACCGTTCAGAAATTGCATTGGAGTCTTCGATAACTTCTTCAGCTTCTAATAAAGCAACGGTAGCCAGTACCCCGTTTTTCCAGGAAACCTGAGTAGGATCGTAAATATCAGGTTCAAAGTGTTGCTCGTTGTACGTAATCACTGCTCCGGCCGGGAGCTTATCACCGGCTTTCCAGCGTGTTACCAAGGTGTGCGGATAGAAGGTACCTTCGTGGGGGCCGAACCAGCGCCCTAGAGGAAAGGCTTCTTTACTTCCATCTTCGTACGTAATTTCAATGTGGTCTTTCGACAGACCAGTAATCTTACCTGCTTTATCAATAACGCGTGCATGTTTCACCGAAGTACGGTGTGCGACGAATTTCTCCTGTTCAGTACGATACGGGGTTGTGGTTGCCCCAATACAACTGGTGGCAGAACCTAACTGAATCCCAACGAAGTTTTGACGCTTTGCGTCGTCCATTAACGTATCTGGTACTAACCCGTCAATAAACGAAAGGGTGTCGCTTGGTTTCGGGGTTTTCTCTTCACGTTTAAACGTAGTACCGTCAACGGTGTCAAAACGTGGGTTATTGGTGACGAAAGCAGTAATACCTACGTCCCCGTTATCTACGGTGTTACCCGAGACTATCCCGATATCACTGGGTTGGAATTCACGCGTGTGGTAGACCATCGTTTTACGATTACGACCGCCTGTACCCCCCATCGTAATAACGTCTTTTTCTTTAATCGACTGAATAGGGTTAGCGCCTGGTGCCAAAAGTACCGACGGGTCGGAGTTAATTGCACCCCAAACCATGTCTTGCGTCAGTTCGAACTTACGGTTACTACCCGGTGCGTTATTGTAGTTACGCATCGCTCTGACCATCGCGGTATAGATGTGGTAGGCAATCCTCTGATTTCCTAAGAACATCATTTCGTCGCCGTTAATCTCTGGTAAAGAGTGGTCAGTTTGTAACAGTTCGTTAGAACGTTCCAGCAAACCAATAAAGGTTTCTGGTTCACCCATTTTCCTGAGGATACGTGCGTGCATGTCGTCAACAAACGCGGACCGCATCTGTTTCAGCTCGTTGATGTACCGTGGTGTTAGGCCATCTGCATCACGTAATAAGTTCAGGTAAATGTCTTCACGGTCTGCTTCTGATTCGGTATAAGCAACCAGGTGTTTGAGATAGCGATCCAAACCATGCAGAATCATCTTCTGTTGATCGTTATCGCAAGTAACTAAAAGTTTACAGTCTTGTAGTCGAATAATACTGTCGTAGGCATTCTTATCAACACGTTGACCTGCAGGAACCAACTCGTATTGGATACCGAAATGTTTCAACATTCCCTGGAGTCCAAGATAGAACGAGAAGATAAAACCAAGCGACAAAGATTTACCCATCAAAGACAGCTCGGTCATTTCGCGAGGCACTTTCTGGCTATTAAAGCCCAGTACCTCTGCGATAGTTCCCACTGGCTCAACTTTGTTTCCGTTCACACCGTAAAGCATGGATTTGTCATCCATTGCCAGGATTGTTTCACTACGCGGACGTTTCGCCACCGGCAGAAGTTTGGCAGCATCGGCGTCTCTGAGCTGCTCGTCGTTAAAGAAGTTAACGGCTTCTTTGTAGTCGAAGTTCCACATATAGCCGTTTGCATTAAAGCTGGCAATACGGCGTGCAATCTCCGTATACTGACGCGGCAGATGTTGCGTAGGATCGAACACATTTGCTAAACGTGCATCGGTGACTTCGGTGTTTGTCGGATCAACAGCACGTGTGATAATCGCGTTGGTTAACCAACGACCGTAATCGTTCGCGACCTTATCACTACGACGGACAAAGTTTTTACCGTAAGCGGTAGTCAGCGCGACTGTATCCGGCGCAACTTTACGAATCGGTAAGTCCACACGTTGTCGACGCATGGTGTATTCGACACCGTTAGCTACCCAAGTACCGTCCTCGGTCAAGCCTGGGATGGAGAAGCGAACGGTTGTTGGTTCACCGCCGACCGGCTGAACACGTAAAGTGTGGTGTTCGATAGTCCCTGTAACAGAAACTTCTTTTTCCACCGTGTGGTTGTGAACTGCCAGACCCAAACGTTGTGAACTGGCGACCGCCGCCAGTACGTCCTTGGTCATCATGGTCTGGTTGTACTGTTTCACCATCTGGTCGGTGACGTTCTCTGCCCACCCTTCGTCGGTAACAAGCCGCTGAACTTTTTTCGGTTCAGCTTTAACGACGATATCCTTTTCGTGAACAGTAAGCGCTTCCCCGTAGGTTTCTTTCGGGTTATACGGGTTAGGCAGCTGAACGAAACGTTTAGACGATTCAGACAGGAACTGATATGCTTTAGAACTTAAGCGGCCCGCTTCAGCTAAGCGTTGTGCTTCCTGTTTAATAATTTCGTCATGCGGAATGACTTTCTCGACAACAATTGTCGTCGGTTTGACGTCTTCCTTCGGTTCTTCAATAACAACGTCTTCTTTTTCATCGAAGGTGTTATCGGATTCCACCACAGCGTCATTAACAACGTCATCGTCGTCGACAACATCAACGGTTTCTTCTTCGACGTCTTTAAGGAAAACACGTTCGTCACCTTCAGGCGTTAGGAACTCCGCTTCGTACGCGTTAGACGGTGCTTGTGTCATTACACGCACCAGCGTACGGTAGAACATCCGCGCCATTTGGTCGTCACTTAAACGGCCGCCGGAAGACTTACGCATTTTCTCTACAACACCCATGTTCATGGACGTAAAGCCCGTGTTGTGGGTGAAGATAAAGTTCATTCGTGACAGCTGAGTTAAATCCATTCCCGCGAATAAGGAATCAGATTGTTTTCCATAAGCCCAAGCAAACAATTCTAATAACCACAGCAAGTTGAAGTCCTGGAACTTCTCAATCTTGCTCTTAACACGGTCGTTATAGGTTGTTTGAAACTTCTGGAACGAAGGCAATGCCGAACCCAGTTCAATAACGAAATAGTTCTGACGCATGTATTCTTGCGTGTCGTATTTGAACTGGTTAATCATCAATAGTTGGATGTTACGCAATCTATCGTACCAGGCTAACTGGGTGTCAGGATAGTAGTAGTGCGATAACATCGGCGTGTAGTTCTCGATCAGGAGAACTTTTAAGTCTTTGCGAACCAGTTCGTCTGAGGTAAGACGACGCATCGGACGGTTTGCACGGTGGTAGGCAAAGATAGCACGTTCTTGTCCCTGTACAGGCTTGTTACGAGGATGCCCACTAATACCGTCTTCCGGTAATTTAAAGTGGTGGCGAACCTGAGCAGGTTTTTCTAACGGTTGAATAATTTCAAGCGTTGCAGGCGGTGCTAATACCACCTGGTCGAGATCAATGACGTGGAGTACAGAACCACGCGGTATCTGTAGCTTCTCGAGCGGGATAATCCTCGGATTACCAAACTCGTCGGTTTTACGCACCGAGAAGCGTTGGTTAAACTGTTTAATGAGCAGCATTGCTTAGCCTTATGGGTTCTTTAATAACGCTTGCGTTGCACGTTTAATCACGTTGTTGATAGGATTGATTTTAAAGTTCCCATCAGAATCGAACCAGTAGTTTTTCGAGTGTATCCAGTTCCGGTTTTCCTCGAGCGCTTCCTGGGACATAGGCGCGTTAAACGAGCCGGTATCACCGTCATAGTCACCCCCTAAGCCACCTAGGCGTGAAGGGTGTGGTGCCATAGACTCAACGAAGGTAGGAACCGACCGGTCAGGGTAACTGATAGCCCCTCGGGGTTTTTCAGTTTCCCAGTCATCTTCCAGTTCTTTTAAATATAAAGATGACGTGGTGGTCTCCAATCTTATGGTCGATGAATACGTCGAGCCTCGGCCTGTAACGGGATAACGTGTAACGAAACCGAAATAATCGTTCCAAAGTTCGTAGCCCGACAAATAAAGCAATTCGACGAGTGTCATACCGTGAACGAATTTTCGGTCAAACGTTTTAGGAAGTTCTTCAATATCGTAGAACACCTTAAAATGTTTGGTGTCTTGGTAAACCAACGCAATGTAGTGGGTGTCATCCAACATAATCGGCTGATGGCGAAGCTCGCGAGCTTCCATTCGGTTGATTAAGGATTCAATCCCATCGTCGGTGGTAAAGGTGTCGTATACACGACCACCTACTTCCAAGAATTCACGTTTAAGGGTTTTGGTGTTTACGCCGTAAAGGTTGCCATCACCAGCACGGATGTTACCGAGGTAACGTTCACGTATTTGGTACTGCGCAACAGGGAGTAATGCTTTTAAACCCTGGTATAAACCAATTTTGGTGTCGGTAGGACGAATAGCGTCTTCACGACCCATGCATTTAGACCCCGTCGAGAACGAGGACAATACGTTACGTGTCCCGTTCATTAATTTACGAGACGTCACTTTACGACGTTGGAAACCCCCTTTACCGTCTTGGATGTTAAAGAAATACATCCAGATATCATTGAAGGTTTGTTGAAGTTTCCAGCGTACGGGGTTAGTTAATTCGACACGGGTTGCTCGGTCAGGGATTGCCCTGGCGAGAGATACCAACCGACGATACATCCCACCGATTTCTTCTTCTTGCTCTCTGCCATCTTGCCGAATTACTAAATCGCGTAAACCCGCGGGTAACACGAGAACGTATCGACTAAGACTGACGGGGCGGAATTTCAAAAAGAAATCCACGGTTTCGTCACGTTGTAGGGACTCGTTACGCTTAGGTTTTAAATCGTTATAGTGACTGAGGAAGAAGTTAAAACCGGTATCTGCGCCTGGGTCTCCCGGCAAGGCCGGTTCGAAATCTTTTTCTTTTTCGCTCCACGTTGCGTAGCGTTTTCCAGAACAAATTTCTTCGTAGAGTTGTTTGAGTTGGAATAACGCCAAACACACTGTCGGCGAAATGATATCGAGTTTAATATCGATATAAGAGAATGTAGAGTCTCGCGCTTCACTACCCGTGAGTCCAAAAATCTCTGTAGAGTAAAGACCTTCGGGGTGAAAGTTTTTTGTTAACCCCTGGAAAGTATCCGTGGTCGTGACGGGTCGTAATCGCGACACAAGAGACTTGTTTACATTGAGCAGATAAAAGTCAACCCAATTAAGTTTATTCACGCTAAATCTCCTGATACGGATTAAACGTTATGGCTAAAAAAGGTAAAGATGATTTCGATGAAATCGATCTTGATAACATGGACGACTGGGACGATTTTGATGAGCCCCCTCGTCAACAAGACCAATCGCGTAACCCGGTCATGGACACATTTCGTGCTGCCCGTAAGTCGGCGTTGTCGACTATCTGGCCCGAAAACAAACGTGATCAGGTTATTTTAAAAGGGATGCCTAAACCTGCGGCAGAAGCCTACGAAGGCTATCAAAACGTTAAAGCTGCAGGTCAAGACATTCTGGCCCATACGAAAGACGAGATTGAAAAGACGTCTCGCGTCGTTAAGATGCAAGCGAGACAGTTAGGCCCAACACTGAAACGGTATTTACCGGAATCCGTAACACGGAAAATCGACAAGTGGGCACGTAACGATCAAATCGACTATGGGAATTACGATCCTAAACAAGCGTTGATGGATCGTGAGCTGGACAGCGTGTTCTCAGGTGCACCGCAAACGGCGGACCAGCAACGTGAAACGCAAGAAGGGATGGTTGAAGACCGCTTGCGTGACACGATTAAGGACATGAAGTCCGACGCACTGTTCCAGACAGTAATCGGTATTGCAAAAGACGTCAACTTAACGACTAGCTTAAGTCGGGGCGTGTTGTTGAATGTTCAGCGTAAGCAGTTAGAGCTGCAATACCGGACATTGTTTGCTTTGCAGGATATTGCGAAACTCAAACAAGACGAGTTTGCACGCAATACACCGGCATTAGAAGCCATCGTTAAGAACACAGCACTGCCAGACTACGCGAAGGAAGAGTTTTCTGAAATTCGTTGGGCTAATGTAAAACGTAAAGCTGCGGAGTGGATGAACCCCTTACATTACGCAGACAATTTCATTAGCCAGATTCGTGAGAACGCGAAGAAGAAAATCTCGAACGTCTTTAGCGATGGTCGTGGGATTCTAGAACAAGTTCTAGGGATGGCCCAGGAAGACGACTTTGACATGTCGGACAGCTCATCGTTGTCTCCTGACCGTCGTAATACAAACTCGCGTAATAAAGCGGCAGGTTTTGCAGGTGGTTGGTTAGCAAAACGGCTCTTACAACCCCAGATCGAACGTCTACAAAACTGGACTCGTGGCGAGTTGGAGAAAAATCCAGAAGTCATGAAACGCCTTCAGTTGGCGAAGTATGGTTTTGGAAATTTATCGTCTATTTCTAACTCAGCAATAGCAGGAGAAACAAGCGGCCCGTTAGCTGATCTGTTTCGACTAATGCACGAATTGGGATTGGTTAACCCGCTACGTCGCGAAACGTTAGCATTAGACGATCGCTCTGCGGAATCTCTTTCTGCGGCGGCGAAATTCGATCGTAAAGCTTACCTCAGCATCACTGAAGTTATTCCGACGTTACTGTCCGAGATTAACAAATCTATTCGTCGTGGATATGGTGAACACCACGATCAGGTTTATGACCTGACCACACGCGGTATGGTGGATCGTAAAGTTATTGGTAATCGTGTTCGTAAAGCGGTTGCTAATGACGATCAGCGTAAACGTTTACAGACTTACATCAACGATACAGTCGACTTTATCGATAAAGATAAAACGCTCGATCGGAAAACACGTCAGGCGTTAGCAGACTACATCGAATCCCGTGCCTCGGAAGGGAAAGCGTTCGATGTAGGGTCTTTATTGAAAGACCCGATGCACATGTATCGGTACATGAACGCAAACGCTGTGGAAGCGATTCAGGGTGTTTTAGAAGCCCGTTCTGCGGAACTGGTTGGTGGACACCATGAATTGAGCAACGCGATTTCAAACAAAATCGCCGCTATCCAGTCAACGATTCGCGCACGTCAGGACACTGTTGATGCTGCGTCTGTGATTTACGGCGAGAATGCACTTCGTGATTCCGGTATTTTTAAATACGATGCGAAGAAAGACATTTTCGAGGTCGATAAGGACATTAACGATCCCTATACGTTATTTAATGACCTGTCGATGGGTAAGACCCGCTCTGGACGTTCGTTAACCCGTGAGCAAGAGATTCAGCGTAAATTGCAAAACGGTTCTGCGCTGGGTGATTACTTGCGTCGGATGGGTGCAGGTGCAGAGCCGAGCTTTGAAGACAAAGAACTGTCCAATGTGCGTGGCGGTGGAAAAGGTGGTCGTGGTCGCGGTTTAAGCGCACGTCAACTCGCTGCGGTACTTTATGGAGAGAAATCCACTAACTTTGTTGAACTATTAAGCAGTCGTCCAGATACGAACGCCGGGTTGGAACAGCAATTCGACCGTTTGATTGATGCTGTACGTAAACAGCCCGAATCTAGCACAGTGCAAGATATCCTCAAACACGTTAAGAACATGGATGAGGAAGGTATTCTCCTAGCCAGTTTAGGCGGTAGTCGTGATGACGGTGACGAAACTGAAAGTTCGAGTGACTCGGGTCGTAAACGTCGTCGTAAACGCAAACGTATTGTGCTAGGCGAGACAGGCTTGTTACGCCGTTGGGCTGGGGTGCTTTGGGATACCGGTTCAGGTGTAGGGCGTTTTGGTAAGAATCTGTTCCTACGTGGGAAAGATCGTCTGCAGGCTTTAGGTGGTTTTATCCGTGGGAAATTCTCAGGCGGCTCCTCCGAAGGACCCGGTGTATTTAGCCGACTGAAAGGGTTAGTAACAGGTACTCTATCGACAGGTTGGAATTCTGCTGTAGCTTTCGGTAAAGGCGTTTTAGGTGTTCGTGATATTTACGATGAACGTGGCAACGTCGTATTACAAGGAAGTCGTTTAGAAGCTGGGGAATATTACCAGGCTGACCCGAAAACTGAGAAGCTGATTCAACTTAAAACCCTCGACGATATTAAACTGGGACGTGATATTGTCGATGAAGCGGGTAATTTAATCTTATCTGCTGCTGATTTGGCTGCCGCAGGTAAACTGCGATTCTACAAAGGCGGTAAAGTTCAAGCGCTTTTCCAGTACATTTCTGGGAAAGCAGGAACGGCGGTAAACAAAGCTGTGACTTTACCGAAGAAACTTTTAGGCTTCATTTCACCTAAAGCGGCTTCGTTGTTCGAGAAAGCACGTGAGTGGTTAAATGAGGTTCCAGAGGGCGCAGAGAAAACCCGTTTACAAAGCATGATTTCCCGTGTAACGGGAATGCCAGCACGTTTGTGGAACAATGCAAAACGCGGGTTTGAGAAGCTCAAAGAGTTGGCTTCTGATAACCCTCTGACACGTTGGTGGCAGAACCGTAAGGAAGGGGGTTCTGGTGGTGGGTTTAGTGTGTTCTCATGGTCGAACGGCCGTAAAACTAACCACATCTTAATCCGTATCTACAAACTCCTTAACCGGAGATTGCCAGGTGAACCAGAAGATGATACCTGGACAGAACAGATGGAACGGAATACGGGAGCCAGCTCAGTTAAAGGATTATTCCAACGTGCTAAAGACATACGTGAAGGGTTCCGTGAACATTTTCAGGGGTTCCGGGATTGGCGTGGTCGGATGCGTGACAGAATGTCCCGTTATCGCGGTGCGGTAGGCGATCGTCTTTCTCGTTGGGGCGGTGCCGCACGTGGTTGGTTTGATCGTTTCCGTGGTCGTGCAAGCGATATGGTCGATACTTTCCGTGATCCACGTTTCGATATTGGCACACGTTATCGAATGGAGAGTCGTTTAGCAGGACGCGATGACGATGTTGCTGAGTTTTACCGTCAACACATCTACGCAAGAGGCAAGGTGTCTAAAACACGTATCGTCGATGCGGCAAAAGAAGACTTAGACACCGTAATGGATAGCGCTGGTCGTGTGATTAATAAAGGGAAACAGAAAGCCCGTAGCGTTGGGTCAGCTTTACTGGAACGCCTGAACCGAATGGTTAATCTTCAGGAAATGTCATGGTTTAACACCATGCGTGATTCTGCGGAAAAAGCAGGTGCTTCGGATGGTTTGTTAAGAACTATGTTCAGTAAGTTCGGCCAACGCAATAAGCCGCCTGCCAGTGATGAAAAACGCGATTACTTCCAGTTCTTCCGACGCCGTCGTCGTTCTAAGGAAGAGGAAAAGGCTAAGAAAGAGGCTGAGAAGAAAGGTGGTAAACGTGGGGTAATGGATTTCCTTAAAGGACTGCCGTTGGTAGGACCGATTGTGAGTATTTTGGGCACAGTGGGTTCAATCTTAGGTAAAGTTGCAAAATGGGGAATCTTCAAGCCGGTTGGATTTGCAGGCAAAGCGTTGTGGAACGTTGGTAAGTTTGCTGTGACCCGTTTGGCTGTCCCTGCGGTGAGTGCTGTCGCGACAGCGGCATCTGCAGTGGTAACTGCGGTTGGCTGGCCGATTATTGGCTTGGTCGCTGCAGGCGCTGCGCTGTCTTGGTTTGCGTATAAAACTGCAACCCGTGTAAATGCCCAGTATCTGGATAACATGCGATTGGCGCAGTACGGTTTTAGAGACCACGATGAATGGTCTTCCGACGACGGTGCAAAAGCACGTTATTTAGAAGACAACTTGAAACCGTATATCTCTTATACAGAGAACGGTCAAGCGCAGCTGCGTGGTTTGTCCGGTGACGACGTGAAGAAACTGGCCGAAGGGTTTGGTACTAACGTAGAAGACAAAGGCGAAATGCTGGCGTTTAGTGCGTTTATGCTACAACGTTTTGTGCCTATTTACTTACGTTGGATTACGGCACTGAAATCGATGGATAACGATATCGCGTTAGCTGACGTCGGTAATCCAGCGAAAGTGTCGAAAGCAGACATGTTGAACATCTTTAACAAAATGAAGATGTCGAAAGACGCACCTGCATTCCGTGCATTAGAAGACCCCCGCAAGGTTAACCAAGGTTGGTTCTCTAAAGCGTGGGATTTCGTAACGTTTACCCCGGCCGAGTTTTTGTCAGGTGAAGAAGTCGTTGAAGCACAAGAACGCGTGCTTCGTTCGATTAACATGCGTCGTGATGAAAAACGTAAGGATGTTAATGCTACAGGCGGCGTGGCCGAAGGACACAAAGTTGCTTCTGTGGCGGAATCGTCCCAAGCGTTGGCTCAAGCGGATGCGGAACGCAACAAAGAGGTTGCAAAGGTTGAAGGTTGGGAAGACGGCACCGAACAAGTTCAGGTTCAAGTTGACTGGAGAAGCTTACCTAAAGAAACCGATCTCCGTGATTTGGAATCTGTAAGGTTGAAAGCTTATGGTGCTGTGAGCATTACTCAAACAACCCGTAACCTCTATACGCTCCTAGAACGTCAAGTGTTGCAAGACACTGATGTGAAAAGTTGTACGTATAAAGGAGACTGGAAACGTGCGATTGCGGTGATTGCACCTGACGCTATTGGTGGGCCAAAAGAAGATCGGTACAAGAACTGGTTCTATAACCGCTTCTTACCTGTCTTCATGACGTACGTGGTTGGAGTGAAACGTTATGTCCCTGCTGCCGATCCGATGGACCTACGCGTTACAGGCGGGTTCTTGTATGAAATCGCACTGATGATGCGTGGTGCATACAACCTGAAAGGGGGTATTCGCCAATCGGTGTGGGAGGTACCGTTTAACCCGTTAGGGGGTGATGCTAACACTGACGCTGGTTCAGTTGCGACGGAGTTAGAGAATCTGAAAGAACTGTCTAAGGAAGCTGATTTGGCAGTACGTAAAACGCTGCGTGCTACGCCTTCTGCTGGTTTCCGTGTGAACTGGCAGCGAAAAGATCGTGCGACTCAGATGTTCTTGACCGATGACGAGAAGGACCAACCACCTCGGCAACAGATGAATACTTCCTCCTCTTATCGCGATCTGCTTCAACCGGCAGCGAATGACGGTGGGAATTACGGCACGCCAAACGATTTGGCTGGTGCTTATGGTCAGATGGGAGCTAAGAATTACGCCGCGTTTAGTACCGGTAACTTCGGTGTGAAGCTTGGCGAGATGCAAGACGGTGATTATAAAACGTTAGCGGCTAAGTATCCAATTTCAACGTTGGGCGACGGATTGAAGCCTAACCTGAATGCGGTTGCGGCACTGATTACAGATGTAGCGAAGATGATGGGTGTTCCCCCAGCGTTAGCTCTGGGAATGGCACAAGCAGAATCAGGACTTAGATACGGCATCAAAGCTAAAGGAAGTTCTGCGGCTGGCTTGTTCCAGTTCATCAACGATACCTGGGGTGCGCAGATGAAAGCTTACGCTAGACGTTACGGTATCCCGCAAACCGACCAGTATGACCCGTGGGCGAATACTCTGCTTGGTGTCCGCCATATTCGTGACAATATCGAGAAAGCCAGAAAGGATTTAGGTGGCATCGATCCTCCTGGTGCAGCAGTTTACCTCTACCACTTCTTAGGACAAGGTGGCGGTAAGAAATTCCTGCAAGAATGGAAGCGTGATCCGAACGGTCCGTCATCGCGTGGTGCATCGGCCGATCAAATCGCGGCAAACAGCACAATTTTCTACAAGAATGGAAAATTGCGTAGTTTGGATGAAGTGCTCAACATCATGGGTGGTAAGATTGGTGCAGTAGGAACAAACGCAATTGCGGCTAATCAGGCATCGGTGAAAGACTTGACGACAGGCGTAACGCCAATGCCGTCATCCCCAGCCATCGCTGCGGGCGCTGCTAACGATCCGTCTATCACAGGCCCGGCAGATAACCTGCCAGCTGCGAACGAGGCGAATCGTGATGCAGCCTTAGCAGATAAAGGTGCAATGGGGGCCGATGACATTAAAGCTGCGACGGGCGGTGGTCCGGCTGTGCCGAGCCCTGGCGGCGACGTTACACCGAGTGATGCGTCAGTTGTTGTAGATACGGTGGGTCAAAACGCTCGTGCTGACGGCCTGGCCGAAGAGGATGTTGCTAAAGTAAAAGAAGGTGCTAGACAGCAGATGGAGAAATCAGTCCGCCCTGCACCAACAGTAACGTCCGATGCACAGACCGGCTCTACAGTGAACAGCGGTGATCCGATCAGCGTACAGCAGCTGGCGGTTGCAAAAGAGTCTGCGGGCTACCTGAAAGAGATTGTAACAATTCTTCGTCAGCGACCACAGGCTATGCAAAACGGACCGGCTAACCCTGCGTCAACCGCTCCGGGTTCGGCGTCACGTAACGTGTCAATAACCCAACCAGCGCCACAACTCGACGTTAGTCGTAAATCGGCGTAATAACAACAGGGGGTAGGAAACTACCCCCGTTTTTTTTAGAGGTAAAACGTGGACGCTAGATCAGCTAACGACTCAAGCTGGGTCAGAAATCTATTTAAGGGAGAGTTGGAAGGCCGAGATGAACGTTTTCTGGCCTTGCGACGCTACTCTAACGGTATGATGTCTTTTGAAGATACGACCATGGGCGGTAGTAAAGCGATTAATAGCCCTCCGCAGTTTACGTGGTTTGCAGACCCCCCATCAACTGGGGCATTTGCACGACCCGGTAATCGTGAGGCGGAGAAAAAGGCGTTGGCTAACGGTATGCCAACCGCTTCTTATCGCTTAGGGACGTATTATTACGAAAGTATTAACCAAAATTCGTTTTACGTACATTGCCGTTTCGGAAAGCCGAAATATCTGGGCATGGCCGCGTTCTTTGCGAATATGTACGATTCCAACTTAGCATATTTAGCGCGTACGGGTGACTATCCGGGAATGATCCGTACGATAGCAAGTTATATCGGCGCGGCAGCGATATGGGCAACGGTGGGTACTGTCGCTTTTGCGGTAATTTTAATTACTCCACGCATTCTCGCGGCAGCGTTGAATAAACAAACGTCGCGTTATTATTACGTTAAACCGACGATGCATCTGTATTTGCGTGCTGTACAGAACATCTTGAATACGCAACTTGTTTATCGTCGTTTGGTTCCTACGGGTATCTTAGGTACCTTCCAGGTTAGTCAAGACGGCGATGGAAAAGGAAACAAAAAAGCGCGCGACGATGCGTTTGAAGCGTTGCCGGAGGTTTGGAAAAAAGACGGTGAATTCGATGTCTTTAAGATGATCAACCGTTATCAAACTTTGGCGAACTATCAGAATCAACGTTTAAAAGAGCTTCGTAAGCAGTCCTCAAGTGACGATGATCTCGCCGAGCGGATACGAAATTTCTATTTGGATAGCACATATGGCGCAGCTTCGTATTCTGACGATGTGAGAAATTACGAAGTTTCTTTGCAAGACATGGAACGGTTAGCCGCATCCGAACGCGGTGGTTATGCGGCGAAAGACGCGTCGGGTAAAGATATTAACAGCGTTGATGAACTGGAGAAAGGGGTTCTCGATGCGTTTAGTTCAGGGTTACAAACTGGGGGAACGGCAAGCGACCTAGAGGCGCAGGCGGCAGAAATCCAAAACAAAATGAATGAGGATTTGGAAAATGCCGATGCGAGTAACCTCACCGAGGGACAACAGAATACGATACAGTCCTGGGCGGATAAAGGCAAAGAATCGACCATGGAGACGTTCTTCGGCGACTTTGTTAAAGTGGTTGGCGAACAGATTGAAGGGATTAAAGCACAGGCGCTGTCCGAAATCTACAACGGTTCTCAGTGGGTGACCTGGAGAATCGATGGGAAGGACACCGTCTCTCGTTCGTTCTCTAACTCCACAAAAGAGCCGGAGATTTCTAGTACAGTTAACTCAATGACGGCAAAAGCTCGTCAACTTGAAGTAAACTTGTCTGGCGGGCAAACCGGCTTCAACGCGGTCGATTCATTAATTACAGGCTTTAAGTCCGTAATGCGTGGGTTAGCAGATACGCTTCATTTAACGGGGATTATGTCGTTATATAACTCATCCGTCATCGACTTCCCAGAGGTGTGGGACAGTTCGGATGCCTCGGGTGACGATATTAACTTGACAATACCTTTACGTGCGTGGTCGGGAAGTGACCTGGATATCTTCCAGGAAATTCTAGTGCCGCTGTCCTTTTGGATCGCCGCGGTATGTCCAATTGCGACGGGTAAACAATCATTCACTCATCCGTTTTATTTGGAATGTTACTCACAAGGCCGATTCTCGTTCCGTAATGCTATCGTAACGTCTTTGTCTTTACAATTCGGTGTTGGTGGTTTAGGTTGGCGGCCAGGCGATTCTGTTCCACTGTCTTGTGATATCAATGTTACCATCCGCGATTTGTCCCGTGTGATGTATATGCCCATCGTTACAGACACCGGTGTTTGGGACGACGATAATAAATTCAGTGAGTTTATGGCGTGTTTGGGTGCAGCGACGTTGTACGAGCGTACGAACGGTATAGAGCGTGCTAAGATCCAAGGAAGCATTTGGGCACAGAACTGGGCATCTGCATGGTCACAAGGCAGCTTTATCAACTCTGCGTTTGATGTGCTTCCAGCACGCCAGATCGCGAACATCTTCTTGCCGCAAGCACGTTAATGTTTGAGAGGAAATAATGGCTAATACGCTATTAGGTAAATCAGGAAAACAACTGGTTTATGAGTTATTAGTAAAAAAGAATCCTGGTTTGGTAGAGAAAGGTATTACAATCGATAAGTTGAATTTTGGCACACCGTCACATATTCCTGCGGTAGAAACACCAGAAACTCAATTTACGCGATTAAATACCCAACTTAGCGTCCAGGGAATTATTGAACAGAAAACGTTTGGTAAAATCGATGTTATTTATCGTCGATTGGATCTAGAGCACCTCTTAGGTGACTTTGTAGTTTCTGTTGCGGGTGTTAGTGCGGCTACGGTATCTGAGGTACTACAGCTTTTTCGCACCAAGTACAATTTACAGATTACCGACGACGAAGTTGAGAACCCAACAGCTGCACCGGACAGCAGAGATAAAACCATCATTATCATGAATGGGAGATCTTTGGCGTGGACAGGTCGGCTGGAGGTGTACTTAACAGAGCTGCCGTCCGACGGTAAGGATATTTCGAAGTTGATTAAAGTCACCGAACTTGACGGTTTAACGTATATCTCTTCTGGGATTGTTCCAGGCGCTTAAAAAAAGAAAAAAATAAGAAAGTTAACCTACCTCCTTTCGGAGGTAGGTGCTTTTGTTTATTTCGCCAAGTCTGCTTCTTTTACAAAGATGCCGTCGGCGTTCAGATAGCCTTTACGGTCTTTGATTTCATGCCAGGCTAAAGAGAAGCAATGACGAATATCCAGTTTATAATACAAGGCGATACGAGCAAGATGGGCTAAACCCAGGCTAACGAAATCGAAACCATGATCTTTACCTTCCATAAAGGTTGTGGCAAAACTTTCAATAGCGCGAAGGTATTGTTGATGTGGGTATCCAGCGTTGTTTAAATTTTCTTCAACTTCAGCTACATCTTCCACGTTTAAGCGTAGACCAGACTCGATGCAGTCTTCTGCCACTGTAAGGTGACCAGAATACGCATCCCCTAATTCGATGATGTTTACCAGAACCACCAACGCATCACCAATACCATCCATGATCAGTTCAGGTTTGTTTTTACTGATACCTGTTGCGATTTCACCAAACTCTTCAAAGAACTTCGTGATTTGTGTTTCCACTTTACCGTTGTCAAGGATACCACGTTCTTTAGACCAACCTTTAACGAGTTTTACACATTTTGCGATCGTGCAAACTAGAACAGATTCTGTATGCATTACCGTACCGTTATAAACGGCATCGGTAAGCTTAATAGGCGCTACAATCGTTTCAATATCCAGTTCTTGATTACCGGTGTGGCGTTTACCTTCTACACGAATACGGTTGGTACTAGGGTTTACACCAATTGTGTAAATAGCGTCGAACTGTACTGAATTCTCATTCAGAGCGCGCAGTTGCGCGTTAACTTCTTCCAGGTGCTGACCAGGATTAACTACGATGTTGTAAATAGTGTTGATGTCAAAACGTTCGCCCATTTTAAACTCCATTAGTTTAAACAAAAAAAGAATAAGGATTAGGGGTGCTACATAAGCACCCCAGGAACTGTTAAATTTTGCAAGCCCCGCCTGAGCAGTTATCGTCTTCCGTGGTCGGGTCGGCTCCCTTCTCTACGGTCGCTTCCGGGTCTAAGCCAGGGATTGCAAATTCATCAGTTTCTTTAACGGTTTCTACTTTAACTTCTTCAGTCATTTTAGTTCCCAAATTTCTTACAAAGGTGTTAGCAGTTTTGATTTAACGATGGCGGATGTGAGACAGAAGCAGGCCCATCCGTAATGGAACTGACGCTGTCATTGCCTTTTTATACTGCACAGTGCGTACTTTCGATTTACCAGGTCCCTTACGTACGCGGTTGTAGCCAATAAAATATAGAGTACCTGTAAAGAATCTGAGGTTATGAAAATATGGCTTCTTCATTGTTCCTCCTTCTCGAATGGGTTAGCTTCAAGGAACTTGGAATAATCAAGTTGGATTACTTGGAAACGTTTACGCCCTTTTTTCGGCCCTTTACAATAACGTGTGTTAAAAGTACGGAACTTCTTCGGCTCGAAATACGATATTGTGAAATTAAGAACATCGCCCAACATAATTTTTCCTTATCGCCAACTAACCCATTAAATGTATTACGACGTCTTTAGTTACTGAGTTTGCTAGTAAGCGGAAAAACTTCATGTAACGGAACATGCTAAAGAAAACCCCAGCGTCGTCTACAATGACAAGACTGTATTTTTCTTTTTCTGTACCCATCTGATAACCAATGATTTGCGTGATATTCTCAGGCAAGTCTTCGAGACCCAAACGGAATAGCACATCGTCCTCTAAGAACCCTTTTGGGTTAACGAATAACACCTTCCCTTTATGGTTCTTAGCTAACTCGACACCGAAGTCTGTAAGTCCTGTCTGCCTGCCTGTACCGTAGCGGATAGTACGAAATTCAGATAAGGCATTGGGACCATAACGATCAGTAAACGGATTATCTTTAGAATCCAGATCGGTTAAACCTTTTGATAATTCTTCTACTACGATGTTATAGTCAACATGAGTTTTAGACATTTTATCATTCCTTTTAGTTAAGTGGTAGTTTACACCGCGACAGGCATGGCGATGTGTGGGTGTGATTGGTAACCGACTACTTCAAAGTCCTCGTATTTGTAGTCGAAGATAGATTCGGGTTTACGTTTAATAACCAATTTAGGTAACGGGTACGGCTCACGAGTCAACTGGAGTTTTATTTGATCGATGTGGTTCAGATATAAATGCACATCGACCCCACTATAAACTAACTCATCGGGAACCATATTCACTTGTTGGGCAACCATATGAGTTAACAGAGCGTATGACGCGATGTTGAACGGTTTTCCTAATGCGACATCGTTGCTGCGCATCATGTAAAAACATGAAAGCTTACGACGAGGGATACCTTCACGATCTAAAGTTTCATGAAGTCGTTCTTCATCATCAATATCTTCGTGATTAATAAGTGGCGCGTTCGCAAATTTTTCCGGTTCATTTGCTTCGTACCAATCCAGTCGTTCAAGCAACGTCATTTCTGTTGTGTAGAATTGGAAATAGTTGTGGCATGGATTAAGTGCCATATCGTCCAGGTCACCTACATTCCAGGCGCTAACGATAATACGGCGGGAGTCAGGGTCTTCACGAAGTTGTTGGATAACTTTGCTGATCTGGTCATGTGGTTTTTCATAAACCAAATACGTCGTACCATCTTCCTTCATATTCCCAATATACTTGTAACCCCGCTGCATCAGTTGTTGTGTACGTCTTACGTCATGGCACTCCACAACTTTACAGTCGCGCCATTCGCGCCATTGTTTACCATAAACTGGCCCTAAGTTCCCCTCTTCATCACTCCATGCATTCCAGATTTTTACCCCGTTCTCTTGCAGGTACTTCACGTTAGTGTCACCGTTTAAGAACCACAACAGTTCATGAATGATACTTTTCAGGTGAACCTTTTTCGTAGTGACTAATGGGAAACCTTCTTTCAGGTCAAAACGTAGTTGACGGCCGAATACAGAAAGTGTCCCTACACCTGTGCGGTCTTTCTTAACAACACCGTTATCCAGAATGTCTTGCATTAACGCTAAATACTGTTTCATCAGATTTTGTCCTTTTCGAGTTCAGTTAAAATTTCAAATAGGTCTGCGTTGGACTGCAGTACGATTTCACTGCCTTCTGCTACAACGGTAATTGTTGGCTTCTTACCGCGTAGCAAGAACTCCCAACGCATTGTTCTTACGTGGCTGTCGAGTAACTGTTTTAATTTGTGGTTAACTTCAACTTCCAATTTGCCCAGTAGCTGTGGTGTAATAGTTTCGCCTGAGTTTTTGTTATAAAGTGTACGCACTAAAGAACGTAAAGAATAGCCAATGCACTGCGAAATTGCCCAACCCGAATAGTTTTCCATGTTAACCCTTCAAAATGTCTTTAAGTTTTAGTTTTGTATAGAACGGAGAACTACTTAGTTCTTCTGTCCAACTTATACGTCCGTTCTGTAGAACCCGGTCGAAGATTAGGCCGTTCATCTTTACAATTCTGGCCAATTGATAAAAGAGCGTCGCGAGATGTAGACGCCGCTCCATTTGTGCGCGAGCGGTACAACTTCGTACCGCTTTGATAGCAAGTACCGCTTCTGGCATCAACGTAACCGCGATTGACTCAGGATGTTCGTTTTTCCATTTCTTAATGGCTAGTAGTCGGTGTAGCGATTTTTCAAGGGGACGTAAATCCCCGTTATTCATCACGTAAACTAGAGCAGCAATATCCCACAAGGCGATGCCCACTGCTTTAGCAACAAACAACCCGTCGTGTGTTGTCGTGGATTCACAGACTTTGCCAATACTTCCATAAACACGTGCAGTCCATGCGTCTGTCTGTTCGCCGGGTTTTATACCCGCGTTATCCAGAAAGTGTTTAAACGCATTAACGTGATCAGTTAACTGTATTTGTTTCATTTCCGATACCCGATTTAGTCACGAGACTTTATTTTAAGGTACGCAACCGCAGCTCCCATGATTGCAATACCGGCACCCCAACCTATCTTTTCTACTACAGTCAAATCAGACCATTTCTTCTCTTCCGTAGTAGACGGGCCTGTATTCTTCTTCTCTTTCGTAGTAGCCGGGTCTATACCCGTTGTCCTGGCATACTCCTCCATACGCGCCACATCATTATCATGGCGTCTGATCTCGTCTGCTAGTCTTCTCCACGCCTCTTCACGTGTTAGATAGCGAGTATTTATTTCCGCCGAATTTATTTCCGCTTCATATCGACGTTTCCGTTCTTCAATTTTTCTGATCAGCTCTTCTAAATAGAGCCTCGTTTCTTCCACAGCTTGTTCATAGACGTCTATGCGATCGGGAAGAATTCTCCTGTGAGAGGCTTTGTTGCGAACGGAAGCAATCATGTGGAGTTTCCGTTCGTATTTTGGTTCGAGAAGATAGGCTATGCTTTTGGTCTTCTCATGAAGTCCGCGACCGGTACCGCCGAGTTTTTCCACAAGTTCTTCTACAGAAATTGCAAGATCGAGAATATATCCACGCATAATTGTTTCTCCGCTTAAACGCTGTCTTGGGAGACATAAGTCTGTTCCCAACTGTAAAAATCATTTCAACAAAACAAGATGAATTTGGTATTCGTCATCCGCAGGAGAAGAATAATCGCCGGTTTCAGGAAACGATAAATCCCCTAGTAGACTGTGGAAGGATAATCCGTGTACAGCTTCAACTTTTCGTACAAGCGGAAAACCTGTTCTTTTAATCCAATTGTAATCGACAAACAAAACACCACCAGGACTTCCCGAGCCTGACCATACGCGAATATCCACAGTCTTTCCTGAGAAGCTGGCAAGAACGGTGCGTAGTTTTAATAGCACCCCGCGTGTGAGGGGTACTTCAATAACAGATTCAGGGAATCTAAAACCGAATCCGTTGGGTGTATTAAAAAACTGAGCTTGCATGGTAATTTCTCCTTTAGGGTAAAAAATGAAAATACCCTACTCCTGTCTAGGAGTAGGGTAGGTATTACATACGGGTAACTGAATCCCAGTAATCGCGAAGATATTCTTGATCTTCAGGATCTTTCGGTGTAGCCGGAATGTGGCCGTCAAACTCAAACGGAATTACAGACAGCACATCCGCAATCTCGTAACGCTCGACTTCCAGTTCAACTTTCACCCAGTCACCGACGCTGGTACTACTACGCATCTCGGTGAGGAGATCGTTAAAGTCAGCCGAAACTTCAATTGCAGGGTGACCGGTGGTGATAGTGAAAATATCAATATCCCAATGCTTAGCGCCTTTATCGGCTAATTCGCCAGGTTCTAAGTGGATACGTTTCACCAGGTGAGCCAAATAACCGTCCTTGTAAAAAGAGAGTGCAGAACTAATACCGATATCCGAATTCTCTTCAACCTTTCCGTCCAGGAATTTACGCTTAAGCGTTAGCTGTGCTGTACCTTCTTCTTTAATACGGATACGACGACGCCCACCTTCTATCGGCATGAGAATGTCCATGAACATCTTAGTGGACTGTGCGTGTAGCCAATCCCATCCCGCTTGCGTGGGTTTTACCCAAACGCAATATTCCTTTTCCACTTCACGTTTAATGGATTCGCCTGCAACGCGAATAACCTCTTCTTCCTGCGCTTTTTCCAATTGCGCAAGGGTATCGAATAATCCCATTAGATTAATCCCATACTTTCACTGACGCTCGTAATGTCGAACGTTGTGTCGTTAAAGTCGATGTTTTCTACAATAGAAACCACCAGATTAGGAAGCCATTCTGAATGGGGTGGTGTAATAACCCGACCGTTCATAACGTAGTAATGCAAGAACGGTAGTCCCATCGAATGGCAGTACGATAACACATTACCTAAGCAACTTCCGTCAAACTTCAAGAGTCGGAGCTTACGCAGTAATGCGTTTTGAAATGCACCGTTCGCGTAATTGCTAAACTCGCCAGGTCGATAATCCGTGCCACCGTAGATACTCGCCTTTAATCGCCGACCGCGTTGTATACATTCGGCCCCAGTCAGGGTTCGTAATAAACGAATGTCTGGATATTCAGTTTCCAAACGACCCAACGCGTTTATTCCGTAACCCTTGTAGAACAGATAGTCTACGATCCTTAAATAATGATAGTAACCTTCCAACGTTAAAAACTGACCGTGAATTGTGTCGAATTTAGCACCGTCAGGTTGCGCGTAGAAGTTACTGATCATTTTCCCTACGGTAGTACGACCGTTAGAGTAAAGATTAAGATGGTTAATACCGTCGGTAAAAGGGAGTTTTTCGGGTAACGCACAAACGTAGCCTAAACGACGAAGGTATAGGACATAAACAAAGCGCTCATCAGGAGTAAGCACAATGTTCGACGCGCTAACGTATGTATTAGGATTATTTCGGCCAGGCTGATAACCCAGCGTTAAAGCCAATGCTTGATTGTCTTCGCTCTGACTTTTGATCTTCTTTAATACGGAACGCAGTAATTGTGGTTCGGACATAACCGGCCTCTTAAATTGCAAAATAGTCTTCCACGATTTTGTCGGTAGACTGGTAACTTACACTGCCTGCAGCAATCACGTAATTACGTTTCTCAGTGGTCAGTAGTGCCTGAATCGCATTTACGCCCGCGTAGGTGTAAAGTTTAAGTTCAGTCATCTCCGGCGTGATGTTCTTCGCTTTGTCCCACTTTGCATCTAATCCTTTAAATAACGTTAATAGGCGAGTACCATACGTTTTGAAACTGACACCAGGTTCAACCCGAAGGTTAGCCATGAGGTTTTGGATAACGGTGGTTGCGATCTGGGTTCCTTGTCCTGGTTGGAGTTTATCCAGATAGTATTCCGTTGAATCCAGATTACCTGTCGCTGCCGCCTGAATCATCAACTCGCCGTACAGTACCTCTTTTGCTTGTGTGTCGGTAATCGCTTGAAGCATCGGTTCGATTTTAGCCGGTAAACCATAACTGTTCAGTTTGGTAGATAGGCCATAAATCAGTGCTGAAGAGGTATTAATGTCTAACGTGGAGAAACTGTCGCTGCCTTTAAAGCTGTTAATCAGGTTATCGATGGCTAAGAAGTCGTCTAAGTCTTTGTAGCTGTCGAAAGTATGTTGTACGTCATCAACGATCGAGGTGATTTGATAACGCATACTGTTGACTTCAGACATAAACCCGTTGACTTCTTGACTAACTTCCGAGGGGAGTTTAGCCAGTTGCCCAGCAATGTTCATCGTCCCTTCGAGACGTTTTTTCACCGAGTTAAAGTCAGTACCGATACCGGATAAAACGGAGTCGGTTAAGCTGCCGATACTATCCCACCCTTTACCTAACAGCTTCCCCATCCCACCTGGACTTAGGTAGTCTAGCGCTTTTAGGCCATCTTCATCCTTTTTCTTAAAGGGTTCAGAAACGTCACGCTTTTGTGGGTCGAGGACAGGAAGCGTTTCTTTGGTGTTAGATGCAAAACCGGGAACCTTTTGTCCCGGCGATACACCGGAGGCCGAACTCCCCGCAGTCTTACTACCTCCAACACTGGCGGTATCGCTACCGCCAAAAAGGTTACCAATTTTGCTGGTCAGTTCGTTGCCGCCGCTAATGAATTTGTTGAAAGTTTCACCAGCGCGGTCTGATAGTCGGCTGACGCTATCGACCGTGTTCTTAATACCACGCTCCGCATTCTCCACCGTTGTTTGTACGCGGTTTGCGGCGCTCTTTGCCGTATTAACGGAATTATCGATTGCCGACTGACCTTTATTTATCTGACTGGTTATTTGGTCGATTTTCATTCTGGTCTCCAATTTGGTATTCGTCAAGGTTTACCGTGACCTGAACTTCGTAGATCTTATTGTCTTTCTGACGCCTTAAAGTCAAAAGGATTTCGAAGCTACGAACATCAATTGCCTTGAGTACCCTCATAAACCATTTCCAGGAAAACTTCTTTTTTAACCTTAGATTGTGCTGCATATTGTGCCGCAAATCATTTCGTTTCGACGGCGTCTGCTCACAGTTAGCAGGATCGTTAACGAAGTTTGTGGAAAGACGGTACCACCAATCCGCATTCATTTTCATGTTTGCGAAGATAGTCCAAGTTAACCGAGATAACGGATGTACCATCATCTTTGCGGTCTCACCACAGTTCTGGAAATAACGGTTCAGTTGCGCCGTTGCAGACTCCTTAGGTCGTTCGTCGTTATCTTCGAACAAATCCCGAGCGAGATCTTCACGCACGCGTGTGGTAACTTCAGATACGGTTTTTGTTTTGAAGTGTCCTCGGTAAGTGGTTACACAAATCCGCAGTGTTTCCACTCCGGTAATCACCAACCCTTCTGTAAAACCTCGCCAGGTAAGATCGACAGGTAGTGCAGGGATGTTACCTGAACTCAGCTTCGTGGAGATACGTTGTATTCGATCGTCCATCGTTGCTTTTGAACGTGTTTTAAATTCTGGAGACAGAATATGTTTGGCGACGGCGAGTTTGTAATCCGAAGGCTTCCATCCGATCAATTCTTTATAATTCCAATAAAGCGTTTGAAGTGGTCCGCCAGCACGTTCGTCTTCAGCGTCCACGACCACACTTACTTTTTTGCTATCCATCACATCACCTTGTTACAAGGGGTTACTGGTTTGTTAAATAGGGCGTTCTAAAAGGTAGTGTTCGATCAGTGTTTCCAACTCCCGGAATAAATGCGCTGTTTGGTTTACCAACGCTTTGTCTTCGTCGGACTCCGGTTTAAGGAACGCCGATTCATAGGGTTGAATTAGCGCGAGTAATTTACCCAATTTATAAGCGGCAACCTCAGGACTGGACGTCCCAAAATAAGTGTCTAGCCATCGGTATTCTGCCAAGTCGTTTCGTTTATTTAAAGCATCGGGCAATGGTAGCCATTCAATTGAACTCCTGTTAATTGCTCGTTGGTATTCGTTAATGAGAAATGCTAAACGTTGATAAACAAGATCAATGTTATTAACACGCAATTCGAGGAAGCCACGAAGGCTGGGGCGAAAGGGTTCTTCATTTATGTTTAAAGGCAACGTAAGCAATTGTAAGCCGGTAAAGACTCTGACATAGGGGTTGTGGGTGTTCTTATGGAACTCCTGCTTCAGAGACTCTCTGAGGGCTTTTAAACGATTATTCTCTAACCGTTGTTTAAAACGAGTTATTATTCCTGTTAACATAATTCACTCCTAAAGAATGTCTCACGTAGATAATATCTGTCTGACTTCTTTTTGAAATTGAGGTAGTAAGAATGGCTGACGAAGAAGTGAAATATCAGGCGTTTGATGGAGATGTGGACGACGAAGAATCGCTTCTCCGCCAAACGCAACAAGCCCGTGTACGGATTGTGAACCTCATCTTAGACGATCCACAAGCACACAAAGACTTGAAAACGGTAGACCGTCTAGGGTCTTTGCTTAACGACGTTGATAAACAAATCATTTCCAAACGTCGTGTCGCCGCTGCACAGAAAAACAGCGAAGCTAACCAAGATTTGGCGAATGCACTTAATAGCATCCTCATGCAACGTGGTAATATCAAAATACGACGTCATGATGAGGAAATCGAAGAAACCCAGGGCTACCAGCCCCCCGTTCCTGCTATTCCCAATGTTGAGGTAACAGAAGGGGAGCTGGCACCAGTAGGTGAACAAATCGATGTTAAGTCCATTATGATGGCGGCGTTTGCACGTCCTGAACAGGACGAGCAAGACTAAATAAAGCAGCATCCCGTGGGTCGACACCGACCCACTCTGCCATAAACCGGATATGTTCCTTAAACGGGTTAACGCCGTCTTGTTTGATTTGTTCAACCAACACGCCGGTCAATTCTGGTGTGAGCATGGCAGGGTGTGTGATGGTAAAGCTTGGAATCGGTTTTTTCAAGTGCGAAGCGTTAAGCTTAATCCACTCGAACCAATCGTACATTATCCAGCAATCCCACGCCAATGATAATCTCCCCGGTGTGAGGTCTTCTAACGACCAAGACACCAATTCGACTTGTACGTTATTGTAATACATCCGAAACAGATTCAAAAAGGCTTGAAGTTCTTCGCCTGTTAAATCCGTATAAGGCCATGTATTGATGGTCAGAGTAGGTTTTTCAATTGGCGAATGCATTTCGATTTCAAGCATCATACACTCGAATTCGTTTTTCATCGTTGCCAATAATTCAGTAGGCTGCGCATTAATCAATGCGCGCTTATCCCGCTTCCGCCACTCTTCATCCCATTTTTCAAACCCGAGTACACCCGCCCATGCTTCTGTATAGCGACGCCGATAAACATCGTAGTCTAGTAAGGCTAAGCTTTCAGGCTTAATGGCTTTTACCCAACCTAAACGCGTATCAAATAGCGTATCAATATCGATTAAGAAACGTCGAGATAATCTCATGACGGATGGCCTATGTTGTTACCGATATGCATCGCTTTGAGGTACGCTGACCACGTCCGTGTTGCTTTAGAACTCGTTCGCTCCGCTCCAGGCAAATCGATACGTCCTTTACCGGTTTGGCGCAGCGACTGATAGAAAGCACGTTGTAGTGCGTCGTTACCACCACGCGCCCACAAGAACTCTTTCAGTGTCCAGTCGTGACCATCGGAATACATGATGTATGCTTCTGGGAAGGAGACCCCGGATGCTTTGGAAGGACCGACAACTTGACCGGAGAGTTTATCGCGAACTTTGTCGTTCTTCGCAACCGCCATTTTCTTTTCTTGCATCTGCGTCTGACGACGGACAGGCAAGCGTAAGACCAAGTGAGGGTAACGAGTACGGTGATAAACACCTGTTTTTGGTTCTGTTAGCCACAACCGTTGCTCCAGGTTTACCCCTAGGATTTTGCACACCTCGATATTGCGCAGGTGGTCAATTTCGACTTTACTTCCCACCGGGTTGTAAATAGGTAAACCGTTACGAAGTCGGTTAAACTGTTCGTCGGTCATTCGTGCGAAGGCTTTCTTCGCGGCTTCGGCATTAATGCCAGAAGGGTCTACCAACTTTAAGATTTGTAAGGCGTAGGCTTCCGCCTTCTTACGCCGCGCTGGTTCGAGTTTCATTGTCTACCGCCTTACGTAGATTGGATAACGTTTCTGCTTCAAGCAGGTCAATCCAGTAGCTGATAGCTTCCGTGTTTTCAGGAAGTTCGGAACGTACTGGCGCATACCCGTAACGTACTAATAGATTCGAGTAATACTCAGCGACCTTTAAACAAAAGGATTCCAGATCGGGAAACGGAAGAGTGAAGGCTTCACGAAATTCGGCCGCTGTTTCTAAATTAACACTTGCCAATCCTTCACTTAAGCGTTCCACAATCTCCGTTTGATAACGCATGATGACTCCTTAGGTCGGGTAGGGTAATCCCTACCCGAGCCCATTTATTTCTTTTTCGTCAGGAACTTCGGTTCTAGTCCATCGACAGCCATACCCAGAATAGTACGTGCAGTCAGTGTGCGTTTACCGCCTTTGGTTTCCTGGTCTTTAAACATCCAGTATTCTACCGTGTTGTCCAGAATTTCATTCCAGTCCCACTTCTCGTCAATCAGTTTGTAAATCTCACCCATGCTGAGATGATACTTCATTTCAAGACGATGGTAGTTGTTTTGCATATACGCGATTGCCGCCGTGATTTCTAAAGCGCGACGTAAGCGTGCGTTATCAGAAATCATATCACGGATTGTCGTGCGTTGGAATTTCACACCAGGTAGAATGTCCAGTTCTTTGATGGAGCCGCCACTACCGCTTGACGTGAAACCAAAGTCTGACTTCTTCAGTGTGTCGCTTAAATAGTGCCACAGGCTCAGGTGATATAACAGACCCATTTCCTGAGAGAAGATCATCTGGAATTTCACACCAGTGTGACCACCCTTCGCACGATACTGAGTAAAGGTGATAATCTTCAAGTCGTTTACCGAAGCATTCATCGCCTTAGAGCGTGACGTCGGATAAAGTTCTTCGTTAACACCCGTCTGCGCGTTATAGCTCTGGTCTTTCTTCAGTTCCCCTGATTTCGTCGCGACGATAAAAGAGTTTGTTAAAAAGCTAAGCTGACGGCGAGGAATACCTGCGAATTTTAAATCGTCGTTGGCATCGTCAAGAATTTTCGCATTTGCTTTTTGTGCCTGACGGCCACCTGCCATCGCTTTCCCAGAGTCATCGGCCATCTGTGCCACGAAGCCCATGTAAAAACCACCGCGTGCAAACGCAGACGGCCAGCGGCTCATCATGTTCGACTTTTGCAGGGCATCGTGGGCGTTGAGGATGTTCTGATCAGAATCCCCAATATCCGTTTTTGCGTGTTTGTCTTCCAGCGAACTGGAATGCCACTCTGACAGGGAATCGATAGAATAAAGCCAGGGGTCCAGGATTTCTTTTAACTTACGACGAACCGGATCGGGGAACGGCGTTACGCGGGTTTTACCAGACATATACTGCTTGAAGCGTTTTTCAACTTCATCGCGAATATAATCACTGTAATACTGTTCCCCAGGCATTACGTCAGAACCGACCAGGTTATATCGACCTTCGTGGATAAGCTCCAGTACGGACGTTCCGTCGTCGATACCGTTAGCGTTCATGGCAGAGATGTACCCAGTTTCTAAACGATCGAGGGCGGCTGACACTTCTGTATCGTACTTAGAACCCCACTCTGCTTTATAACGTTGCAGGATTTGGAAAATACAGAAATCTAACAAGGTGGATTTAAAAGTGTTACCGCGACCTGCGAAACCCATGATGTGGGCAAAACCACCGTTAAGGTAGTACAAACCATCTTCACCTTTTTCGTAGTTACCTAAGGCATGATCCATGATGGTGTAAACGTTAAAACGTGGACGAATTACTTCACCGATAACTTGTTTAGTTGGGCCTGCCATTTAGCGCTCCGATAATTAACGATTCTTGGTCGGAAGAAGGAGACGGCGGTTGTGCCAGAATTCAAAGTAGGTCTCTACCCACTCAGTAACTTCTTCCACATTTTCAGGATAAGGGTTTTCAATAGACTCGAAACGGCGTTTGTTACGCTCGTCAATTTCCAGTTCCATAACACGTTTACCGCTCGGGCACGACGTTACGCTCAAGACTTTTCCAACTTGAATAGGTTTACCGTTCTGACCTTTTTTAACTGGGGTCAGATAAATTTCCGGTTCTAAACGCGGTGTGGTGTTTCGAGTCAGTAATTTGATTTTCATCGAGCTTTACCTTTATGGAATTGTCTCGGTCATAAGGTTTGGGTGAACTGTAAAAAGACTTTACTATGTAACCCTGACTTATAATCCGAGGTTTTAGAATGAATGTAAATCCACTTGCAGCGTTATCTAGCTTCGCCGCTAAAGCGTCTGCAATCTTACCGAAAGGCTTTAGTGGCCCTCAACAAGAGATTGCATTAACCACTTATGACGAGATGTCGGACGTTTCCAAGTGGATGCAACAAGAAAAATTCCTTCACTTTGCGGGAATGTTGGTTATCGTTCCACCTGGGTTTAATACCTACGTGATGGATCATTTGAACCGCTTAGAATCCGTATGGAGTTCACTGCAAAACATTTATACGGGTATTCTGTTGCCGGTCGATAAACAACTTTCGGCCCTTACACATGATGTGGGTGTACTGTCATTACCGATTGGTTTCCGTTACAAAAATGTTAATATACCTTTACGTAACGTTAACCCGAAAGATCTGGTTAACTTGTTAGCGAAATCGTACACTAACAACGTTATCGACCAGCGACCAATTGAGAAGACGTATCACAGCGCGTCCGAAATTGATGTTGCGTTCAATCGCGCTAAGGCACTGAACGTTGAAATCACAAAACGTCTACGGACAAACATCGACAAGTCAATCGAGTCTATTCGCACTACGTCAGAAATCTTGTCCGAACAAAACATTCATCCGAATGTAGCAAAAGAACTGACGATGATGTTAGATTTTGCTTCCGATTGGGTGGAGCTGTTTGGTTTGTTCATGAAACAGGTTAACGAATTAATCGAATGCCTGAACGTTACTGCCGAACGCTTAAAAGCGCTTAAGGCAAACAAAAAATAAAAAAGTAAAGCTACCCCTAGACCACACGGTCTAGGGGTAAACTATTTATTTCCCACGATAAAATCCAGAGATGTAGCTTGGCGCTATCCATCGCCATTCGCGCCAGCGCATTTCTGACATTTTACCACACCATACACGCTTCCAATGAGCACGACGGATATGTGCTGCGCAATAAATTGCCAAACAAACCTCGTGTCCTTCCTTGCGTTGCTGCTCTATATCTTCCCATTGTACCGGACTTACGTCTAAAACGACTGCTTCACTACGTGGGCGAATCTCTGTATCAGGAACATAACGAATCGTTCTTCCACGAAATTCTTTCTTCTCACGTTCAGTACGTTTAATTCGTGACGAAAGATATAGCCCGATGTAGACGGCGTCGAGTAGTCGTTGATTCTCTTTAACCGAAGTAAGGAGCGGTTTTAGCTCGACGAAATCATCTTCGCTTTTATCGATTTTGTAAATCTCAAACTCCATGTATACCGATTCTTCACGTTCTTCGCATGACATCACAAAGAGAACTTCTTCGCCTTCGTAAAGACGTCTTCCGATAAATAACGTGATTGGGCTTTCGTCGAGATTTACGGTAACCGAGAAAGTAAATGAAGGGATGGTTTCTATCCAGAAGTACGGGATATTTTTTAGTCTCTCAGTTTTTGCTAAGAGCGCCATCAGTTCTTCATCCGAGATGATTTCAACAGCAGCGTATTGCCACCCTAGACCCAGGGACTGTTTAATCAGTCTAGGAATCTGTTCTGTAACACCATACTCTCGATAAGTCGGATCTTTAACTGGCATAAACGTTACGGGTATTTGTCGTTTATGCTCGTTAATGAACCGAATAAAACGGCACTGGTCTAATCCGTGAATTGTTTGGTGCGCTTTTTCTATCTGTTCGCTCATGCGTCTTAGCGCTTTCCCGTAAAGTCTATTATTCGCTATCATTTTAATGCTCCTAAACACTTTTAGCTTAATTGTGGGGTACGTAGCCACGGACAAATGTAGGCGGAATCCAGTAAAGTTTTCTCTTCCTTTCCCCATCTCTTGGACCGACCCAATATCTGCGCCAGTGTGCGCGACGAATATGTGCAGCCTTGGCGTGTTTGATACCTTCCATGGTTTTCAAGTCGGTGTTAAATCCCTTTAGATATTTCACTTGTCCTGGCGTGATGTCTATTTTAACGTCACGTTCACGAGGTTTGATTTCGTGACTTATGCTACCATTCTTTTTGATTTCTTTGAACTTAATGTCATTGAAAGACCCTCTGAGATTAGGCGGGATTAGCGTACAGAGAAATATCAACGATATGGCGGTCTTAGCCAGTGATAACCATAACGTCTTCTCTTGTTCGGTCTGTACGCCAGTCGTATAATCGATTTCAACAAGCCCGTTTCCAACACTACATATCTCTAACGAGCAGGTGGCGATCGTGGTAACGCCTTCTGTTAACCCGTAATCAGTATTTGTAGCGATTATAATAAACCTTCTATTCCTATTTTTTCGATAACCGAGAAAGAAAGTCTCATCTTCTTTACCTACATCGATTGCTACAGTCCAAGTAGGTATAAAGTCTAACCACTCTTCAGGGAATTTACTGGGCATCTCAGTCTCGAAAACAAGTTCTCTAAGTGCTCGATCGGATATTAAGGAAGCACCACCGTATAGCCATCCAATTGCCAATGTTTGAGCGTGAAGAGAACGGGGATCTTTGAGGCCTAACTCAGCGTCGTAGGGTATAAAGGCATTAGTTAAATGCTTACGATTCTTTTTTATCCACTTCGAGACGGGATTTTCTTTTGTTTGATTTTCTTCCATGACATTTTCTAGATGCTGACTCCCCATTTGTCTAAGGCAGTCTTTAATACCTTTTACTTTTTTACTTTTGTACAAATACATGGCATATTCTCCTAAAATGGTTAAAAATAAAGTTACCCTAGCCGAAGCTAGGGTGGGTGTTAGTCGATTTTGACGTAATCAGGATAATTAGCTTTTAGCCACTCCCATAGCTGGTATGCAAGTTGGCTTTGGTCGGCACTGATAAGTGCCACTATTTCATGATAAACGCTTTCATTACTCCATATCTGACTATAAAAGCGTCGCCATTCGGGAGCAGTGTAGGGTACTGTTACGTCAGGCATATACCCGTTGTGCCAGCCATTAATTATCGAGCGTAGGGTTTCGATACGGATGTCGTAAAACCGACGCCCGATAGAAGTCCATGTAATAAGCCCTGGCTGATCGAAGAAATTGTCCAGATTCATTAGCAATGTCGCGCGATATCTTGCAACGATAACGCCCGCTGCCTGTGAAGCTATCCAAATGGCATCCACTGTTTTCGGAGCTAACAAGTTACGGATAGACTGTTCTGTGCGATCGCAGTGGTTCAGAAACTCGTGGACAATGTCGCTATTAGAGAGATTGATAATTGCATTTACGTTCATTTTATTGTCCTAAAATTGGGGAGAGTTTGTCTGCGGTGTTTAACAACGCTTTTGTAATTTCGTGGTTGGTCTCTTTTAGGATGACGCAGCAGAGAGTGGTATAAACCTCGATTGCTAACGTGATTTCTTGTTCAGTCAGACACGGTTCGGTACCGCCAATCCCGTAACGTTGCGCCGCATACTCAATTTCAAGTTTCAAACGTTTTCGTAGAGCCTCGTCATCAGTTAAACGCGCACACGCCCGATCGAAACGTCTATTGTAAGACTCGATCTTGTGGACAATTTCGCGTCGCAGTTGGTCGACCTTTACGTTATCATCAAGAGTGATGGTGACGTTGTCAACTAAACAGTAATGAACTGTGTGTCGTAAGTTGTGTAATGTGGCGGCAGTAACGACCCGCTCCTGATGGTCGCTAAAGCCGTGGGCACCACAGAGCTTGCGTGCAACCGCGCCAGAGATTTTCTCCTCTAACGCTATCGGCGTGGCAATGGTTGTTTTCTTACGAAGCTGAATTAAAATATCCACGGTTATACTCCTTTAGGTTGTCCGTATTTTGACGATAGGTAGATGAGCTCAGCATGACAGATTTTCTCAACTAACCCGAGTGTCTCAAGGAAAATATCCCGGATACGGGACATCGTTTCGTTGGTAAGAATATCGCTCCAACATGTTGTGTCTATTATATCCGTCGTTGAAGATTGGCGCTGCAATATTGCGACGTACACTTCGTCGAGGGTATCTGGAGCATTATTCTGTAAGTAATGCGCGGCATGTAGAAAGGCTTTCTCAAGAATCAGGCGAATATCGGTATCGGGATCAGTTACCTGCACTAAATGCGGGTATGTCATGGCCGAACTGATTTTTATCACTAACTGCTCAACGAGGTTATTCACCATCTCTTCTGAATCCAGGATAGTAATATCAGCACCATCGTGTTCTTCAGAAATCTTGTTCTCATGCACTGCTATTGCATCGTGTAATTCAAACGCAACACGACTACGCATTTCACTTAACACCTTGTTTAATTTGTCCCGTGACTCGCTGAGTGAGAAATCGATAAGTATTTTCATGTTAATAGCCCTGATAAATGATGTCGTCTCGGTCTTTACGTAACTGGCAGTATGTTACATCAGCACCGTTAGGAATTTGCACACCAGTGTCTTCAAGATAAATAACACCGGTCTGATTACAGAAATAAAAAGACCACAAGTACGGATTGCCGCAATAGCCGTTTTCGTGACGATCGAAGGGCCAATACCCTCGATATAATTCATCGTAATCGCCGCGCTCGATACCAAAAGCAATCATTTCTTTTTCCCACAATCTGCTTTCAGCATCGTAGGTCGAAAACCAGAAACCAACGAGGTTCTTTGTCCGCTTAACGTTCATTAAGTCGATATAAATGGGAAAGAGTGCTTTATTGAAATTTTCTAACATCTCTGGAGAGAGCAGAAGGTTTACGTAGTATTCTAGCCATTGATAAACGGCCTCCCAGACATCTTCAGAAGAGAAATGTTCGAACACAGCATCATCGCAATCGTAGTTATCGAAGATCCCAGAGAGATCTATTACGACGTCACGAAGGTCAAAGTTTCGGTTGGTATTGACAGCGTCAATAACCTCAGCGATGAAACGAGTAAAGACGTTTGTGCAGGCAGTCTGTGCGGTATAAAAGAATTCTCCTTGTGCGGTTGACCACTTCGGGTCCTTCAAATGTTCATTGAAGTATTGTGGCCAAATTTTATAAAAGATTCCCTCGAACAACGAGGGATTGATACGTTGTAATTGAGGGACATAAACTTTTAGCATTTTAATAACTCCAATGGTGTTACACCTGGATAATATCTATCTAAGAATATTTTTAGCGAAAAAAGGATCGACTGTAAACTCCTTCACCTGTGAGTCATAACCCGAATGTATTTGATCGCTATTGAGCAAATACTGGTCTAAGTCGTGCGGAAGAATCCAAGAATCACCTTGCTTAAAAATACCATAATCTGCTGTTCCTGCGGAAAAAATGATTTCCTCTGGAAACGAATAGACACGGCGTAAGGCAAGATCGGACGGCTTTAACACGATTAATCGAACGGGATGTTGACTGACTGCCTCTTTAATAAACTGTTCACGATTAAACCAAATTATTTTTTCGGGGTAAGTTTCGAATTCAGCCCATGCCCGCGTGATAACTAATTTGGAAATCTTTCTCAATTCTTCAGAATGCTCTGCGTAGCCGATACACTCCTTGCGTACTTCATGATTTTCTATCGATGCTGTGAATTTTTGGAATAGGTGTTGTTGGAAAAAGCCGTTCTCAGGGATATCACAACCCGCGTTGTATAGTGCAATGATCTCCCACAACAACGAAAGAGAAAACACAAATGCTAACTTTTCCACAACTTCCCAATCTTCGGAGTAAGGGGCTTTAAAGCCCCAATACTGCCGTGCGTTATACATAAAGTGAGTTTGTAAAAACCGAGGGGCTTTTGACAAGACCTCACTATAAACGATCAGCATTCAAGCTCCTTATCCGTCAATATTCGTTTGTTTGAATAATAGCCGCACCACAAACCATGATATTTTTCCCCGATATAAACCAACGCGTATTCGATATACTGCCGTTCTGGACGACGTACAGCCACGTAGAACCGCCCTTCCGGTTCTTTGATACGGTTGATTTCCGTACGCGTCGGTATGTCGATACCTCGAGTAAGGATAGCTTTAACCTTGTTTTTACTACCAGGGATCTGGATGGTTACGTCAAAACCTTTATCTACGTTACGATAAATGTCTTTCTTCGGCTTACCTTTCTCATCGTAAAGTACGTCAGTAATGTCATTCAACACTACTGAGTTTTTCCCTTCCATGGCATCGCGTAACCAACCTGCAAGCTCATCACGAATCGCAATACAACGATAAGATAATAGCGCAGGACGAAGAATTCGTGTAATCGAAAGATCTTCAAACATCCACAGGTTTTTGTCTTCGCTAAAATGCATCCGATCGATAGGAATGCCGTTAGCAGCGGCTTCTGCGAACTTCTTACGCTTTACGAATAAGTTAAAAACAACGGCGATAGGATCAAATTGACGTAAACGGGGCACCCCTTCCCACGCTTTCGCAGAATGGGTATTTACCAACTCGTATACGTTATCCCACGGTTCTTTGGTAAACATTACGCAGAATTGTGCATCTGGAATGTACTTACCAACGAAGACGATATCGTCCTTCTGTTTTGCGTGGTTTCCACCGAACATGTAATAAAGTTTATTACCGTTAACTGTAACAGTGGGATGGGGTTCGTTCACCATCGGGTAACAGAACTTCGTAACACAGATATCGGGGAAAGCGGACAAATTGACACCCTCACCAACAACTTCCGGTTGCTGTTCTTCCTCAGGCAGCTCGTCTTTTGACCAATACGGTGTATAGTCTAACCCCTCCCCTCGGGCAGAGATAATTGAGCCTTTCCGCGCTAACTCGTCTGCGCGTTCGTTTCCATAACGTCCAGAGTGGCCTTTAATTTTAAGGACACGAACACCTTTCCCTTCTTTCTTTAAGCGATGTTTAACCTCCCACATCCGTTGGATTAATTCCAGATTCGCAATAGGTGTACCGTCCGCACGACGCCAACCACGTGCTGCCCAACCATCGATCCAGTCGTTATACGTGTTGACAACGTAAGATGCGTCGATATAGATAACGTAGTTTTTGGCAACGAAGGGGGCGTGTTCGAAGACGGTCAGGAAAGCCACGAGTTCTGCAACGTCGGAGTGTGACATTTTTGGTACAGGAACAACGCCGTCAATAAACTCCACGGTTTCTGGTAAAGGCGGAAGTTTTTCATCCTTGTTTATCTGGCGGTATCCTGACGTCGTAATCCCCTCTGGAATAGTGGGATGGCGGTAAACCCGACCATCCTCAATCGCTTCACGATTAAATAAGTATCCATGAATCCCCGCCCCTGTACCGAGCGGGGAGGTCAAATGGCTACCGTCCGTGTAAATTACTGCAACATCAACGTTCTTCATTCTTAATCCCTGGTTAATTGATCACGAATCTGCGGCGCAACATACTCGCCAGTTTTCAGTTCTTCGTGACAGGCTTTGGCGCGTTCAAACCCGTATTGGCGGGTGACCAAAGCGAGGTGATAAATACGTGCCGTGGTGTAGGCTTCTTTTGCTGCATCCCACATTGCGTGGTGCTCAAAAGCGGGCTTACCGCGCGTCCAATAAACTTGCTCTACCGTTAAGTCGGGTTCGAAACCAAACGCAAAGGCTAAACGCTCTGCGGTGCGATCGCTATCCAGCGCACTAAATTTACGGAACTTCCCTGGCGGAATATCGCACTGTGCGAAAGCGTTCATGAAAATCGGCGCATCGAAGTCGGGACCGCGCATGGTAATAACAAACTCATGTTTTGCGGTGATCTCCCCGAGCCATTTTTGCATCGCCCACAGAGCATCAGGCAATGCTGTTGTTCCACCCCATGCTTCCGCATAGGCTTCACGAGACGGTGCGTATTCAGGTTCGCCTTTACCTTCCCACCATCCAACCGTTTGTGGGTCTTCGTGGAAAATAGCTTTTGCTTTAGGATCGTTAGGATCGATACGGATGTATGAGGAACCAACCATTTTCAAGGTAGGGACGTCAAACGCCACTAATCCTGCACTCAACAGATAAGCATCGGGGCGTAACGATTTGGTTTCTACATCGGCACCAATAACCAACGTCGGTGTGTACGGGGTGATAATTTTTGGGTAGGTCATGTTGAATTCTCCTGTTAGTCTACATTAAAATAGTCGTAAACGTTAAAAAGAAAGACCCTCCTGTACCACGAAGGGTACAGGAGGGAGTGTCAGTACAAACACGATGTCAAGTATTGGTTATACGAATCGAGCAGTGCCTGACGGTCGGAACGGTAATTCCACAACAAATTATTGAGTTTACGCGATAAATCACGGCTAATCTCTTGGGCTGTTAAAGAACCCTCATCAAGAGACAAGCGCTCAGGTACAACGTGTAATTTCGGTAACTCATAGCGTTCACAAAGTGGAGCCAACATTGGTGGACTCCAGCCACGTTTAGCGGCTTGCTGGTTTAAATTTCGTGTGTAGACATAAACGTAATAAGCATAGGTGTTGACATCTGCAACATACTCACGCATTGCATTCTTGTCAATTTTCCAATTCACCATTATTGGTGGTTCAGGAGGAAGCTCCAGTGGCCTATAAGCTGGACGTTCAACTTCGTCACCGTAGCTATTACTCACCAACCCCACGAACACTACCATGATGAATAATAGCATTTTCATCAATCACTCCTTAGAAGACGATAGCGTCTTTATGATCTCCTGTCGAAAACTGTTCGCGTTTAAATTACCAACAGGTCTCGCCGAAGCCTCTTTACGTTGTTCTGGTGTTGAAGCCGGATTAACAGGAGTTTCTGGTTTTGCCGAGGACAGATCCTTCGTCGTACCGCTCGCTTTCGATGAATTAAACGTGCTTTCATATGGCGGTTTCTGGCCGAGGCAAACGAAGAGTCTGTCGTATAACTTCCCATTATCTTCTTTTAGTTTATCTCGATCTTGTTTCATCTCTTGGTAAGACTGCGACATATAAGTGTCATGAGACTGCACTGCAACGAGCGCGTGAAACTGTTGTACATAGGCGTAGGAGACGAAGCCAGAATACGACAACAAGATCGTGATGATTAGAGTCATTATCTTGCTTGCTCTTGATACGTTTTCTCCTTCTCCTGGTTTAAATGCTTCCATTAACATCTGAAGGAAGAACGGAAGCACTTTAAAAAATGAACCCATTGCTCACCTCGGAGTATTTTTAATTATGTTAGACTTACAAGGTTTTATTCAGATACCGGCACTGTTTGACAATCAGGACGGCGTCACCGCTCCGGTGGGCGAGCTGTCGGATTTGACACTCTCGTACGCGAAGAGTAAACAGACGTTTACTAAAACCAATTTGCAAGTACAATTGGTGACTTTTACGTCTAAACGAGAAAAACAGACGGTTGTTGTGCCAGCCGAGTTTTCTGATCATATTCTAACCGTTTCTCAATGGATTTACCAGCAAGCCATCTTGGGGAATCTGAGAAATGACGAACTTGAATTCCAGCGCCTATTACTAGGCCAATTCCAATCAACCATTTCTGGCGTTCAGTCCGGTGCGATGATTCAGACGAACAGTAATTGGTTCCCACGCTGGGTGAGCTGGAAATATGAAGCAACAGCAGATCAAGTACAAGATGACACTGATGTAGATAATCAGATCATTGTTTGGTTCTCGGATGAAGACTTCGATCAAGATTACACAGGATTCGAAATCGAAGTGCAGATGCCGATTTCACCAATCGACACATTTTTGTCGACCAAGTCAGTCGTTGAAAAGGCGATGGAAGGGTTTAACCTTACCGAACACCATAAGAAAATCAATGAGTTAATGGCAGGATTTCCTTACACCGCTATCCAAACCAACTACTATACTTGGCACGATCAAGAAAACTACGAGTCCACCCTAGTTGTCCCAATGTCGGTTATTATTTACGGCCGTGCGGGAAAAAACCCAACGAAAATAAAGCAAGCGTTGCGTGAACATATTCTCGCTAATTCTAGCTTTACTGTCCCCGTCGGGGTAAAGGTATTTCCTGAAATTTTCACTACCACGAAATTTACAATTGTTCCTGGATGGAAAATTCGTGGAATACCTAATGAGGAAGACGTAGCGGCGCTTTATTCCCCTATCCTTCCATATGATTTCTGGGTCAAAGCTATCAGTCGGTTTGGAGAATGGGCAGACCTGACGGTAGCAGAAAGAAATACTAAAACGATCAGTAAGCCTACGACAGATGTAACTGACTTACCAACCGTTTATAAATCATTAAACTGTGTTGTAATCAGTGGGCCGGAAAATGATACGCGGAAAGCGACCTTACACGAAACTATCCCGGATTATGCGTTAATTGCGACGACTAACCCTGATATTGCACGTATGTCGAAAACAACGACCGAATGGTTGGCGTTATTCTTCCAGGCACTTATTGCTGCGGAAGAATACCACCCGTATCAAACCAGCTTAGACATTGTAAAACTGGTCGATGAGGCAGACCCCGATAACTATTTCTGGGTATTTGAGTACGATAATGTGGAATATCGAATCCTGTCTCGGAAAGCGAAATGGTACAGCGAGTTAGACGAGGAGTAATGAATGGCTACGCGTTTACCACTACAGGTACCAGTCAACACCACGGGTCTGTTTAAAGTAAAAACACCATTTACTTTAGCCGAGACAGTCATTTATACGGTAGAGGCATCGCGTACCTTCCCAGATTTAGTACGTCAGAATATCGACGTTTATAATTCGTATTACCAGCCAGCAGGGCTAGGGCGTGAAGAATATTTAGCAGATGCGAATGTTAGTGCGTCGATTTTGACATTTAAATCTCGTGATGGTCAAGTTGTATACATACCTGACACCTACCTGGAATCGTACCCAGGTTTATCCGGGATCACGTATCAACGAAATGTGTTAGTGGTAGATTTGGCACTAGTACCGGATTACGTGAAAGTGTCGTCTATAACAAAAGACGTTTCAGATATTCTCACGCATACTCTGGGGATTGAACCGAAAGTTGAAATTACAACTCTCGAGTATGAGGGGAAGGTAACGGAGGAACAACACTTGCAGATGGAAGCGGCACGAAAAAATAAAATTCGTGAGTCTATTCCGTTAGGCGAGAAAGTTGCTGCGTTGACAGAAGAAAACAAAAAATTAAAAGAGTTAAACAACCAAATGTTAGAGATTCTTAAAGCTAACGGGTTAGTTAACTAAAAAGATTACCCTACTCCAGAAGGAGTAGGGTAGCTTTTATTTTAAATGTCGACTTCTAGCTTACGGTAATCGATGACGCCTTGAGCAATCATAGCAGCAACGTCGTTCCAAGTACGAAAAATGAAGTAAACGGTATCCCCGTTTAAATAGATATTGGATTCTTTATCCGGGAAATCATCTTCGCTAAGGTAATAGTAGGGCCTGTCGAATGGGAAGTCACGTTCATCAGAGGAGCCAAGTACCGCATAACGATTGCCACAATCAAACAGAATCTTCCAACCAGACATTTCACTATTAATGTCAATACGATCGGCGATTTCAACGGTAATAGGGGAATGATCAAGAAAACTGATTGTAATATCTCCGTTATAACGTTTGAATCGCCAAATATCTGTAGGTACGATTTCAGACGCCGCTATAAGGGAATAAAGTTGTGTTGAGGTGATCTTTTTGTAAACGTTAGTTCCATCACCAAAATGGTTATATAAGAAATTAGCCAGGAAATTTATATCCTTTAAACGTGTGCGGAAAACAGAACCACGGCGAATACCGTAAGCCAGATGAGTTAAATATTCAGACGATGGAAACATTTTAATACTCCTAAGATGGAAAAAGAATTAACCCTACTCCCGGAGGAGTAGGGGTCTTAGATTATTTTTTGGTTTGGCCCAGCTTGTCAAGAACCAGTTCACGAATGTACTTTTGAGTACGTTTCTTCGGCGGTAAAGCCATAAGGGTGTCAACGATTTCCTGGCCACCGATAACCTTGCTGACGAGTTGTTGAACTTGGAAGAGTTCCGCTTCTTCGTCGCTAATTTCGTTAGCTTGGTCTTTCTGACACAATGCTTCTACCAGATCAGCTACGGATATTTCATTTTCGTCACCAGGGAAATCCAGGTTTAACGATTCGAAAACATCACGCTTAACGAGTACAGATTTCAGATCGTCGTAGTTTTCACAAACGGCGACTTCTGTGCCAGGTACTGTTTCTTCTTCGTCTTGAACTTTATTCTCAGCGGAGAAGTAACTTACTTTTGTTGCATGGAACGTTGCGTCAGCTTTTCTCAGGACGTGGCTCACATGCGCCCAGTTGCTCAGGATGAAGTAGACAACACCCCCATTTAATCCGATATTACCCTGTCGAAGTTCGAGAGCAATTTCCAGGGGACGTGAAATCTCCCCCAAACCAAAGAAAGATTCGTCGTGCGCCGCAACAACTTCGTACTTATTCACGCCTTGTTCTACAACAACGAACCAGTTATCCGACAGTGGATACGGATTACGCATGAAAGAATGTTCGATCCCCACGCTTGGGTCAACAGTAACGGTTGTATGGCGCATTCCCATGGCGAAGTTGAACGTATCCCCATTTTGAACCGCAATTGCACAGTCAATCGGAAGAATATCGGTGGTACGATCGATAGAGAAAATCGTTTCCTGCGTAATTGAAGACTGATTGCTGCCTAGGAAATGGTTACGCAGAAAAGCAGCGGTTGGACCTACGCTGGTTTGCAGCATATGGTAGCTATAACGACGACGTAGAGTGTTAGCCAGTTCGTAAATTACTTCAGATGGAAAAGTCATTTTAATAGTCCTCTTTTAGGTTTGTTCAAATCAACTAAGGGTTATGTAAAAAGTTAAAATAGTGGTAAGTTACGCCATTGACCTACCGAGTAAAAAGCTTTTGGATGTTTACGGATATACGCTTTCGCTTCTTCTGGCAACCAACGATCGCCTACCAGTTTTTGTTGCGCAACAATTACCGCCAACAGCAAATACGGGTTTTTCGCGCCGGGGAACTTTGCATTGGTTTCTAGCGCAATATCTAACATTGACGACCAGCCCAGTAATTTACGTTGCGCCGGTAAACGTTCTTCAATAAACATTAACCAGTTCATGATTTGTCTAGGTTTATACGGACACGTATAATTCGCCCAACTCACCATGGCGAACTTAATAGCCTTCGCAATAACCCATACAGGAACTGCCACGAAAAGACAGAAAATGGTCAACTGTGAGGCAGGTGCATCGATAAAAGTAACCGCTACAAGAACCATACACAGTTCAAGCACCACAAACCAAAAACGTGTTGGGTAACGCCAAATGAATTTTATCATATCTCTGTTCCTTTAGGGAATGAAAATAAAATTACCCCTTACTCCGTAAAGGGTAAGGGGTAGAGATTAGAAGAACGGCTGATTTGGAATGACAGCGTACTCTAAAATGAACATGTGCTCTGGGGCGTCTTCTTTACGCCAGACTTTGTGTGTTAACACAAGTTTTTCCAGAATCGTTAGAAAACTACGCTGGCAGTATGTGTTTTCGCCAAGTAGCAGTTTCTGAAGTTCTACAGTAGCGTCCATATACGCCTGTTTAAAGACTAGGCTACGGTTATACTGTCCGGTAAAATTCCAAAGCAAGACTTTCCCTTCTTCGGTTTCTTTTACCGTTGGACGTAAACCACAAATCCACAGCAAGGCAAGGTTGACATTCCAGTCAAACTCTAAACCTTCTTCTTCGTCATCACCGAATGCTGTAGGTAAAGCATCGTAAAATTCGTGTTTCTCTGCGAATTCTTCATCCGATTTAATCTCGTCTTCGATGCTGCTTCGGACGATACCGTAAATATCTTTCGCGGTTAGTTGTGCGGCTTTTGTAATGCCTTTATACCAATCGGTTACAACGATGCTCAAAGGGTAACTCCTCTATTGATTGGAAAACTCGTGTTTATCGTATCCCAAATTTTACTAACTTCCGCCAATTGAATCTGACGTGGTGTTTTCTTCGCAAACGCAAGCTGACGTGGGGCCGAGCCCACAACAACAGGCACATCGATTTTCGCGCTATAGAACGCGGCGTCTTTCATAAAGCCTGCCATTTCTCGTTGTGCTGCTCGAGATTTGCTTTTGATTCGCGTGTGAGCGCCACTTTCACCCCAGTGGTAAGCTAACGCAACTTCAGCCATGGTGGGCTTGCGTTTGAGTCGTTTGGTTAACCCCTTCTCAAGATGTTTAACATACGCGGTAGCCAGCAAAACAGCGTTACGCGGATTATACAAATCAGCGTTCTGACTAAGACCTAATTCTTTTCCATAAAGCTTTAGCAGATTGCGCTTGGTACTTGGAAGCATCTGTACTAGGCTGTGCGCTCGTGTGCTTTTGTTGTAAGCCTTGGGATCAAAACGCGATTCGCGATAAATCAGCGTAATCATCAGCTTAGGATCAACGCCTTGCTTTCGTGAGATTTCCACAATTAACGGACTGACCTTTTCGAACCGATGTTGGATTTGTGTAAATTCACGCTGATGTTTAGTTTGCGGCGTTGACGTTGACGCCTGTGCGTTAAACGCGAAAAGTGTTACCAGTAAAAGAAAGAAGATACGAAACATTTTGTTTCTCCAGTTGGATTTATACATTTCCGTATTCCGTAAGACGAAATGACGGCGCGGACAGCTAATACTCCTTTGTTGTGTGCCCTAATGATAATATCTATTTAAAAGAGTTTGGAATTAATGACTCTGCTTCTCGGTACAGCTTATCGGGTAAGTATAACGTGTAGCGTTGCCTCCTCGGTTCAAGTTTTTTGTAAAGCCACAAGAAGATTTCTTGTCTTTCCCAGGAATCTAACCACCCATTTGCCATTCCCAGTGGAGGGATAGCAACGCTGGTATCCAGTTCTTCAATACAATCTGCTAATGCGGTAATGCCCGCAGTAACATAAGAAACCTGGGACTTTAAACGCCAATGTGTTTTCGTGGGGAGCAAGATGCACTTTTCATCAGGGTAAACGTAAACACTTCCAATCTTAATTTCGTCTTCGCGACACCGCTTACGGTAATCTTGATAAAGGTTGGGGTAGCGTTCACGGCACGCCAGCGCAATACCGCGACCCATTGCTCCTACACAGTTAATGGTAACGACTTTATAGTCTTCGGGCGCATTAAAAAGATCGTTACCAATTTCAGATTCTTTACGTACCGTTAACATAACGAATCGGCCGTAGTTGATGTGTAGTATTAAAACGTGTACCGCCGATTGATAGCTCGACAAGTATAGCGATATATGTTTTACCCATTAGCGATTTTTTGTAATCCATTGTTTGACCGCCGCTTCTAAACCTTCGTGTTGTAAGCCCAGCCGTTGCATAGTCAGTGCCAAATTGAGCGTGTGCACAACCTGTTCACGGAACTGATGATCGTTCATGCGGTCCCAGACCTTCTCTACTGAAATATTGTGTTTCCACAACAAATAAGCTTCGCGACACGATGCACGACGAACCAAGCTGGGTTTAACAAAAGGTAGCTCGATTTCAGGTAAGTAACCTAAAAGCTTAACTAGCTCTGTTACCTGCGTGTTACCAAAGTCGTCGCACTGATAACAAATTTGTAGAATGTCAATTTCATTCAACGGTATGCCGTAAATTGATGGGTTCTCTGTGAACATTCGTATTCTCCTCAGGCTCGAAATGTGTTTCGGGTGGCAACGTTCCTAAAGCCCCTTGGATACAAGCTGTCAACGTAGGTTTGCCGAAACAGACCTTACCTATTGTCCCTACATTGGGATGTTGTAAGAACGCTTTTGCACGTTCGTATTCTTTCCAACAAATACTCGTATCCAAACCACCCACTCCGTACGATTTTAACATAATTAGCTCTCCTGACGTAAATTTCTCACACTCATAGTGAGGTACGCCAAGAGAGCTTTTATTGTTTTAGAATGTTTTGCTAAAATCGACCCACTCACGATCGTGTGAGTAAACCGCCTGATAACCGCGTCGGATGAAATACTCTTTTGCTTCTTTACATTTCGCATACATGCCAGTAACAATTTCACCGAAAACTTCATCGGCGGCAATTGCTTTGAAAATCTCTTTCATTACACCCCGCTGACGATAGTCTGGGAGCACGTATACCGAACGTATCTTAAGTGAACCGTTACGATTCCGATAACTACAGTATCCTACCGCGACATCATCCTGATACACCAGAACTATGCAGTTACCTTCGATCAGTTGTCGAGCTTTTAATTTCGGTACCGACGTTTTGATTTTTAGTAATGTAGCCTGGTGGTCCAAGTAACGGTAGTGTAGTTTGAGTAAATCGGCAGCTTGTCGTTCGCCGACTTTAGAAGATGCGTTCAACAAATAAATTTCCATTTGCAAACCTTAGAGACGCAAAAAAGTAAAATTAAAACCAACGCGCGATGACGAATGCCGCTGCGGCTAATATGGCCGTGGTGATTATTAATCCACCCCATGAAAGTTCCGCATCGTATAATGCGGATATCGCTACATTCGTAGTGTTTATCGAGGTCATTTTCTGCTCCTAGTAATACCCTCACGCCGGAGGGTATTTTCCGGATTATTTGGGCGTTTAATCTTCAAACGCCCATCTGTGTTGTTTAACCAGCAAGTTTAAACCTTTACCGATTAACCACATCGCACCAAGTGTTAACAGAACCCCTTCAACCATATTCCCTTCTCCTAATTCCGCCATTCGCATTCACGTTGACGCCAAATTGAACCCCACGATAGTTTAATCAGATAAGATGAAACTACCCATAAAATCATCACCACGCAAAACATGACATAAAGAACCGCTAGAATGGACATGAAACCAAACCCCGCCGCGTCCATAAAACGACGGAACCAATCAGTTTGCATAAACAATTTTTACTCCTTCGTTATACACCGCAGGCAATGTCACTCCTTCCGGTTCGATGACACAGTACGATGCTTCATTAAGTTTAGAATGAACCTCGGCTTCGTGGGAGACTACCAACAGCTGTGAAAATTCTCCCGAGTTTGCTAACGTTTTAATAAAGCCGACCAGGTTATTACGGTGCTCCTCGTCCATGCCTTCCGAAGGCTCATCCAAAAGCAACGGAAACTGATGCAACTTCAACGCTTTGTACGCAGTCAGTCTGAACATCAGATTAAATATAGCACGCTGTGCCTTAGACCCTTTACGCACGTCAGGAACAGGCTCAGGGTGCGTTTTTAGCTGGACAGGAAAAGTATAATCCAAATCACCGTCAGTGAGATCACAGGGCATAACGCGCATGGGGTACGTCCAGACCTGTTCGATATAACGCGTCATTAACTCTGTGATTCTAACGATAGCGTTGTAAAAATACTTTCTAAGTACACCCTTTTCTGGCGAGAAGGCTTGAATCATCAGTTTGTTATTGAACTGTTGGGCTTGTAAGTCTGTAAGTTCGCGCTCCAAACTGTTGAGCTGATTCAATTCGTTTTCCATCTGACGATAACGTTCGCGTGCAGTTGTAAAAGCATCCAGCTTCCCTTCCCGCACTCGTAAGAGCTCCTCGACGACCGTATTTGTCAAAGTAACCTTAACATCACTCTCTAACCGTTCGAATAACGCACTGAAATCATCTACAGCACGTTTAACATTCACTAGATAGGTAAGTGTCGTGTTAGCCAGTTCGTGCTCTCTACGACGCATTGAGAGCATCTCTGTGGCTTTACCTAACCGTGACTGTTGGAAGGCGATCTTTTGTTGTAAAGCACCATCGACGTTACCAACGGCCGCCACGGCATCCTGCCATTCTTTTTCCGCTTTCACTAACCGTTGTCGGGTTTCATGGTACTCAATAGCAGAGTACAACTCACCGTCAAACGCTGCGCATAGACTCCCGAACTGCTCGCGAGACTCTGTGAAAACGTTACGTTCTTGCAAACGCTTAAAGAACATGCTCAATACAGGGTCTTTTGAATACGTCAGTACAATCTCACGAACCTGCCGCATATAAGTTACATCAGATTCTAATTCAACACGATCGCGTAATAAAGTCTCTAACTGCGTTTGCAGTTCCGTCCGCTGCTGTTGTTGTCCACGAATCGATGACTCGAGTTCAGGTAAAGAACGCGTAACACCTGGCCGAAACTTAAACCGACACTGCGGACAATCCACTTCTGCCGTTTCTAAGTAGTGGTTACGCTCGTGATTTAAATTCTGTAAAACGTTCTCCACTCGCTGGAGTCTATCCCGTAATCCTGCGGTTTTTTGATCCATCACCAGAAGACGTTCTTCCAAAACATTGAGTTTCTCGGTTGAATGAATAGCGTCCAGTGTTGTCCCCAACCGTTGTCCCCAAACACGCGCATCGGTAGCCGCACGAAGTTGGTCTAAATTAACGTTATCGTTAAATAAACCTGGAAAGAGATGTTCGGTGTCCCACTTGGTAAGTAACTCACGTAAACGTGCCAGTGTATTCTTGAGACCTTCGTGATTCCGCATCAGGTAGTCTTGTCGTGTTGACTCATCCATCAATAGCGATAAATCTTTATTCAACATCGATACCTCTGTTTCGGTAGAAACGACGGCTTCGCGGGCTGTCGCTTCATTTTGTCGGGCGACCAGTATCTGTTCATCAGTAGGCAACCCACCACGATGTTGTAATATTGCGTCGATGGTTGGACCCAAACCGTTTAATAACGCTTGGATTGTTTCGATCGTGACAGCACGATTTAATCCTGGCAACTGTTCGATTTCTCGGTTCAGTTCACGTAAATCCGATTCCAGACCTTTTAATCTCGTTGCTAATTGTTGTCGTTCTTCCTCGTTCTCAATAACACGCGTCCGTAATTCGGCAATCTTGCGACTGGTGATTTCAATACCCCCATTTAAGGCGGTAAGGTTTTTACGCAAACGTTGATAAAACCCTAACGCGTATGTGAGATCAGAGGTACTTAAACGGTAAAACCATTTACGGCGTAATTCGGTTCCCGCATCGGTTAACAAAACATCACCATTTAATAGTTCTTTAATTTCTTTCGTAATACCCGTGATTTCTTCAACACGGGAGTTGTAGACCTTCGCATTACCTTGCTCGACGATCTTTGCTCCCGTGGTCAGATTTTCAATATCGCAAACCAAAGAGTTACCTTTACGGGCAACTTTGAATCGATACCGTTGATCACCAACTAAACAGTAGTTCGTGTAAGAACCGCCGTCTCTGAATTCAGTTTTAGCCGGTGCTAAGGGTAAGAATACAGACAGTAGACTGGTTTTCCCGCAACCGTTCCCACCCAGGATAATTGTTGTTGGAGACTGGATAGTGAAATCGAAAGTTTCAATTTCATGTAATCCCATCCCCGTAAAACCTTTGAGTATAATGCGTTCAACTTTTAGCATACCCACCTCCATAAAGACGGAGTGTGGTGTAAAAAGAAAAAAAAACAGAGAAGGGAGAACCCGAAGGTTCTCCCAAACGTTATTTGGTATATGGGTGATAACCCATTGAAGTCCAATAATCGATGTTCTTCGCGTTTTCTACCCAAACCTGTCCCGCCTTTGTGGCTAAGACTTCCATTGTCAGTGCACAGATCAGGTTTGTTACCGGAATGCAATTTCCTGGCGTAACGTCGTCCAGATAAACCGGGTATAAAAACGGTGATTTAATGGATTGGTATGGATAAGAATAGTGATTGCCGACCTTCCACCCTTCTTCTACAGGACAGAGATTAAAAGTGCGTGTTTCTGGAACTGCGTTTTCAGAGATCCAGTTAACAACATCGGCTTTAATTCGATCGTGGTCGATATAGTAGAACACAACACGTTGTGGGATACTTGTGGTACCAGCCGGGTCTAAAGCCTCCAACGCCTTGAAAGGCGTCGTTAACAATGTTGAACTGTTCTCAAGTGCGTAAACCAATTTTTCGTAAGCATTCGGCGTTTTACGTTTAAAATACTCCCGTAAGCGTGGATACGCCAGGAAGCCCTCTACTTCCTCTTCCATTAAGTCGATGAATAAAGGCGTATGCGAAAAACGCTCTGCATTTTGCATCGCTTCAAGAAAACGAACTAAGGTAATTTCGTTCATCTGGTCTTTCCTTTTAGATCAAAAAAAGAAGCCCCGAATAAACGGGGCCGGGCTAATTATAGCCCTAAGTGCGTGAGTGATAAAATAGGCTGTGTTTCACCTTTAATCGTCGCGAAGGAACGATACATTTCTGCGTTACTTGAAAAAACTTCGTTAGCAACGATACATTCACCCGTCTCTAAAGAAAGGAGATAAATGTAGTCGCTCCATACGCTTTGTACCAATACCCATTCGAGCGCGGTGTCATTTTCGCGTGTTGTCCGCAGGTGGTGAAAGTAAGGCCGGATTGCGTCAACCGCCGCATTAAAACGGCGATGATAAATTCGGGTTAAATCAAATGTCCAGATTGTTTCCAGGTCAACTGGATGTAATGTGCGCACAGTGTCGATAATCGTTGACTGATCGTTAAGGCGTGCGGCTTCTGCGATGCGCAGCAGTTTCCAGGCCACCGTTAAGTTGTGGCGAATTTGTTCAGGTTTAGCCGACAGGTCATGATGAAATTGCGCAGCTTGATAGACGTTAGATAATTGCATTTTAATACTCCTTTAGGTAAAACATGTCGTAAAAAAGGACCCCGGACATTCCGGGGCCAAGACTACACTCAATGATCTAATTCGATAGCGCCAGCCATCTTGCCCCGTTCTTCGATAACGATCAGATAACGGTCGCGAGATTTGCTTTTAGCGAGAGTTAAGACAACAGTAGGGTCGCACGTTTTCGTGGTGATAGGAAGAACCTCTCTTGCAACGGAATCGAGAAGAAAGTAATAACCTGCGGGACACATTGTGCCACCATCAGCTTTTACCAGAATATAGCGCCCGTCTGCGCCGACTTCTTGGCAGATTGTTTCACCGACTTCACAAACTTCAAACCCCGGAGGATTGTACTGGTAATCGGTATTGTTGTTTGGGGTTAGCAGTAAATCGTTAACTTGAGTAGATGCCGCTACACCCAGGGAGAAGAAGAATGCTAAAGCGCAGATGAGACGCATGAGTTACTCCTTAAATTTTAAGTTTATCCATAGCTACAACGATAGGTTTTTCCGAAGTGTCTAATATCCCTACCATCGGTACACCATCTACGACTTTGAAGAATGGTTTGTTGTTGCCTGAGCACAAATGTTTGTCGTTGTATTCAAGACGTTGTGCCTTCCACGTTTCGAGGTTGAGTACAGACATTGGGCTGTCGTAGCACCAGGCACCACCTTGCTCAACGATGAACACGTATCTGCTACCTTTGTATTTAAACAGGTTCTTCGCCTGGCAGTACAGACCGTCAATTTCCGTACAGTAGAAATCGTCGGTGCTATTGACGTACTTAATACCGTCTGGCAACTGTATTGTTTTTGCTGATACGTTAACAGAGAACAGAATAGCAATTGCAATGAGAAGAGTGTTGATGATAGTTTTCATGATAAAAGTCCTTAGTATTTAGATTGTTCCGCGTATTTCTTAACCAGGTAAGCGAATTCAGCAACACCGATATCACCGAACCAAATCAGATAACCGGGGTCGATGTTGTAGTAATAACCGACGAGTTTCTTGGTGTGTGGGTTGTATAGCGTTACGATGTATTCCCAGCCACAAGCATTAGCTTTACAACCACCACTTTCAATCCAGATTTTGTTGTTGATGTTTACCGGATACATGTTACCGCCAGGACCATCCATGTAACCTTTAGAGCCGAACATACCATCCAGTCCCACCGGGTCTAGTGTTTTATCAACAACAGCTTTAAATGACTTATCGGTATCGTACAAGTCGTTGATGTTCGGGCACGCATTTGGCTGACCTTCCCAAGCGTTTCCATCACAGGTAAGTAATTCGTCTACGGAGGCCGCATCTACAGTTGGTGTGGCACCGATAAACAAGAAAACCAGAAAGAACATCAGCGTATGTAAACGTTTCATTGCAACTACTCCTTTAGATTATTCAGCAGGACGATTTAAAGTAACACGGCCAATTAATTCGGCGTTATGAAAGAAGTCCACAGCGGTATAGTTACCAACTGATAGCGGATGGATACTAACTGACATTACTTTCGGTTGTTCGCAAGCAATATCGGTTAGACGTTGGTAGACTTGTGCACGGGTGTCAGCAATGAGTAATCCCGTACACGTTTCACCACGCACTAAACGATAAACTTGCAGTTTACCGAAACTGCGCATTAACGTAGGGGACTCATCCGGGTTGATAATGGGTGAGTCAGGAGCCGGTTCGTAATAGCGGACATCCGAATCACCGAAAGCATAAGTGCCAGTAATTCCGACCGCACAGAAAATAATGATAGTATAAAGTATAGTTCTGATATTCATTTTCACGCACTCTAAAAAAGATTAATATTTATTTGTTAGGACGGCTGTGTCCACAGTTCTGGAAAAACGTTTCGTTAAGGCGTTCGCCTTCTACGGTAAACCCTGCTGCCACGTTATCGTTAATAAGCAAGCTAAAATGGTTTGCCCCACCGACCGCTTTAATGAAATCCGCCCAGGCTTGTTCTGAACGGTCGCTACCGTCGATGGTAGGGATACGGTATTTTTTACCATTTACGACAATATCGAGCGCGTTATCCTCAGCGTTTGTTGCCCCTGCAGGTTCTCCGTAATACCAAACATTGTGCCCGTAAAATTTACGATTGGCGGTTTCTGTACTGCAATTGATAGAGAGGCTGTTGCCTTCAGTGTCTTCGATTTCGTAGATGGCTTGGTCTGGAGACTGGATTTGTTCCCAGCTATTGATTGCTGCGTGTGCAGTATTGAGACCCAGCGTTAAGAGGATGGTTAAAAAGGAAGTAAAAAATTTCATTGTTTTGCTCCTTTAAGGCGTTAATGTATAAATGAGTTAATCATAACTCTCACCTAAGTAATATATATCTGAAATTATTTTTAATGTTGACGAACAAAAAATAAAAGGTGGGGGTTTACCCCCACCGACGTTATACATCGAACCGATATTGTCGGGAGTTAATGAGGAACTCAGTATTCAGCTCAATCCATTCGAGTAAATCCCCCAACGGTAATCGGTTTGGGTTTTCTAACTCGATAGATGCAACCGGATAAGAGTTTACTAATTCCGTAATCGCCTCAATGCCCTCTTGCGTTCCATCGTCTTCTAAGGTGATTGTAAACGGCATATCGGTACGTTCCGCATTAGGATTGTACAAACTGACTTTCGTTGCTTGCACAAACGCAGTCAGGTCGTCTCGCATAATGCGAATATCTGGCGCTAGAACTACCCAGAGATGTTGCCCTGGCTGGAGTTTACGTTTTGCGTAGTTTACGAAAGGACTTGCCGTCAAGTTCTCTAAACCACAACAGATGTTACGTAAACGAATTCCGCGCGGTTCTTTGTAATCCACGTCGAAAATCCCCACAGGTTCATTCGCTGCCCGCTTTATCAGAAAGGCTAATACCGTGTCCGCCCTTTCTGGTAAGGAAAGCCCAACTCCCTCAAGCTCCCCATCGACGAGATTTTCCAACCAAACGTCTTTTCGCATTTCTATTAATCGGTACACGGTTCCACCTCACTAATAATTAAGTTTTACATCGGCAATAAACAGCAACTGTTTACCGTGTTGCTGCACTTCTTTCCAACCTAGCTTCATAGCAGCGTCAACAACATCTATCATGCTGTAACGAGACATCAACGCGGTTGATTTTGTTCCTGACATTAAGTAGAGCGGCTCATTAGGGCAACGGTCGCGAGCATCAGGAAGTTCCCGAGAGACTGCTGATCCTTCGGGTACGGTAACAACATGAATCACGGTAAATGGTCTCTTGTGGGTTAAATAGATACGAAACCCAACGTGTTCAGACTCATGAAAGACTTTCTTTACAACCACGTCTTTTAGCGTCGTCTGAACGTCAGTTCCAGGTAATATCATGGATTCGCGAGAAACGAAACAACGACTATTTTCAACTGTGGAGAAATAATTACGTAACGGTAAACTGGCGTTATGGTCACGAAGTCTTTTGCTTAGCTGGTCGTAATCCATTTCTTTAACTTCTTCTAACCATGTGTAAGCACGTTCAACGTGGTACAGACCAACGGCGCGATAACTTAATACCTTGCCTGTGCCCACTTGCCAAAGCTTAACGGTCAGTGTATCGGGTTTATATCGACGATATTCTCCACGTGTGTGAGTGATACGTTGGTAAAGACCCACGTCTTCAATTCCCGTTGGCGCGGTTTCTACCGATTGTAATTGTAGCGTTCGATGGTATCTATCGTCTAGCAACAATGAAGCCAGCGAACCTTTAACCATGTACGGTTCAGTTTTAAAGAGGTCGTCTAAATGGATTTTCATTTCTTTTTTCCTTCTTAACAAAAGCCGCGACTAAAGCGCGGCAGTTAGAGAAAGTGTAGTTTCACTTATTAGAGGTCAGCAACAAACAGTAGCTGACTGCCATACGGTTCGACAGATTTCCAACCGTAATCTTTACCGATCGTCGTTAAATGACTGGTAGTTAACTCTTTATCAATCGTCCGCAGATGTATCATTAGCGTATTGGACTCTGCCGCATCAAGTAACATCGCAGGTTCTTTTTCAGTGCGGTCATCCGCTTTCGGGAAGAAACTGTAATATTGACTTTTGGGCAGATCGATTGACAACGTATAATTTTTCTTTGTAACGAATAACGCCATCCCTTCGAAATTGCAATCGAAACGATATTCCCAACCTGCTTCTGCTAAAACGTCTTTTAGCATTTCCATGACTTTAAGCTGATTAACACTAGGCAGTCGGTAAATTGCAAGACCACTTGGGAAAATGCGTATACCATCGACGACACTATCGGTGGTTTCGTCAATAAGTTCAGGATAACGTTGTGAGAAAATGTGATCGCTCTTGCTTTTCTCTTCAACATCACGAATGAATTGGGCTAATTCTTCTTTCAATGTACTTGTCATTTCTTTCTCCACTACTTTACGTTCAATACACACTGCGTAATACATTACGTCGTTAAATTCGGTTACGAGCCTTAGTCCTGTGTCGGTGAACTCGTACGGAAACCCACCGTAAGGGGTATGACGACTAGGTACGTTTCGGGATATTTCCTGGGTTACGTGAATCTTCTCAATTTCAAATCCACAGAGTTCTTCCAGAAAAGCCATATCCTGCTGGTCGAGTAAATTCACACCCTCGTAAGGTAGCCGTCTGATTTTATACTCTAGTATCGACCCTCTGTGGGGCGGATAGACGCGGTACATTAACCGCTGATTTGATTTCAACTCACGAACATAGAGTTTATCGTACAGTAAAGAATCGTTTACGTAAAAGGTGAATTGAAAATCCTCAATTCGTTCGTCGAAAACACAATTATCCACAGGCGCACAGATTGGTTCTGGCAAAGCGTTAACGGTACAACCAAAAACGCGACCGAACAATTCAGTTTGCGTATCAGGCGGGATGCTAAGTAATATTTTCGGCACCCCTTTCTTGTAGTCCTCGAAAAGCAATTCAAGATAAAGTTTGTGCGACGGTGCGTTATGACAGATATGCATGATACCATCCTTTAAACGTTATAAGCTAAGAACAACATCTGACGCCCAAATACACGCACGGTATACCAACCGTGTGCTTTAGCAACCCCGATTAAGGTTTCATGGTCATCGACATCACAACCTTCTTTTCTCAGTTGTGCACGCAGTGCTTCAGCTTCGTCTTGGTTTAACAGCTTACTCGGATTGTCTGGGGTGAGACCGGTGGGTGAAGGAAAGAAATCGTATTGACGCGCTAAGAGAAAATCAACCAGATACTTGGTGTTCTCTTTATAAACCAGCGTGGAAGTCTTCCCTTCGTGGAAGAAGCTGCCTGTTTTCCAAACGCTATCTTTCAGTAAGCTCTGAAAGTAATTTGTAAAACCCGTTCTAAATGGAATATGGTTTTTACGTGTGATGTTACGACGCAGCGGGGCTTCCTCTACAGCTTGTACACTTACCCCTACTATCATCGCACCTGGCTGGATAATGGTATTGGTCAGTACGGTATAAGGACGGACAAAGAAATGTTCGCCTACGCCTTTTTCAAGGGTTTGGATAATTTCATTTTTCAGTTCAGTTTGAAACATGGTATATTCTCCTTTTTTCGGTTTTCTTAATTACGCGGTTTTAATTAACAGCAGATAGTCCTTCGTAATCTCAGCACAACTCCACCCTCTCATCGTGGCGATTTTACGAAGATCAATTTTCTCGTGATATTTCAATAAGGGATCGTCTGAGTTAATCTCAACCAGGTGGGTGGCTTTAGAAATCGTTTCCACATCTGGGATCTGTTTTGCTAAGTCGGATGCAATCAGTTCAATAACGCGGTAACCCTTTAACACAGAAACATAGATGCGCAAACCATATAGCGTGCCCTCGTCTTCTAATGGACAAAGATCGATGCCGGGTCCAAGCAGTGATAACTCGACGTTATCGGGAAGCTTTTCTGCATTTCGGAGTAACCCTATCCCATTTCTAAACAGAGGGAAGTAAGAGAATAGTGGTGGTAAAGCCCAACCGTTCCCAATAAGCACATCATCGATACTAGTAGGCGTGTTCGCAAGAAGACGAATGTGGTCAGCCACAACTTCAAGTTCGGCATCACTGATCAACTTATAGATTAACATGACACTGGTTTCGGTATTAATAACGAAGAAGACGCGGTTGGCGTAACTGCCTATCACGTATTCGTCAATCATACAGTCGATAACGTCACTGTCTGGATAATCTTCAGGTTTAATTGTTCCAGCATCGATTAACTTAGCAGGTTGCGATTGTTTTAATAGTTCGTTAACAACGGTAGAAGAAAGTTCTAAACTGGTGTTAGTAAAGATATCGTCTAATAATTCTCTCATGATTTACTCGCTAATCTCAATAAAGGGGAGTCTATTATTATGGATTGCAGAAGAGGAATAAGGAAGTCACTACGTTCCTCTGGGAAGAGTATGTCGGTATACTACGTATACCTCCGCTATTTATATCCGTATACATAATGCCCCCTACCCCCTACCGGTATCCCGAGTAGCAGAATAAAGGGGCAGACTGTAAAATTTTAGTACCTGTTATCGGAAGGTACTAAATGGAGTGTAGTCTTTAAGACGTTTGAGCAGCTCATTGAGACTTTCTTTTTTTAGTAGACATGATCTGTCTCCCCAAATGGTTTAATCAATCCGTTTCGAATGAAACGTGTCCGTAGGGACTGAACTGGTACTTCAGTCCCTATTCACTTAAGTAATATATATCTGAATTCAATTCCGATCTAAGGAACGTCCCGATGGAGAAATCCAGTGTTGATTTTTTCTCAATTGGTATCGTCGCGGAAGACAAACCCCGTGGTACAGATCGGGTAAAAGTGATACCAATTGAAACCAACTTTGCTAACCCTACCGTGGTGCAATCTGTTTCTTCAGCAACTGAAAAGACGCATGAAACGTCTGGTGCAACAGATAACCTAACCATTAAGACGGGTAACACGATAACAGCAAAGTGGTGGAAGTTTAACTCCAACCGAATTAATTCCCCTGACGTTAAACGAGAAGATTACGTTATCTTGTTACGTTTGGGGAAAACCGATATTTATTTTTGGATTGATCTGAACTTCGCTAACGTTAAGCGATTAGAGGATGCGGTTTACGCGTGGTCTGCTGACCCTGAAAACCAGATGGCGGATGACCTGTCCAATGCGTATGTGTTGAATATCTCGACGATTGACAAACATATCACGCTAAGAACAAGTATGGTGAACGGCGAGAAAGCGGCGTGGTTATTTCAGTTTGATAATGCAAATGGCACGTGGCAGTGTGTTGACCACAAAGGGAATAAGTATTACATTAACTCGGTGGAAGACGATTTAGGTTTTGAGAATGCGATGCTTTCAAAAGTGAACATCAACAAAGAAGATGCGTTCATTTATTCAAAGCGTTCTATTAACCTGGAAACGAAAACAATTAATGAAAAATGCGAAGTTCGCAATACGGAAGCAGCGAAATCCGTTACGTTTAAAACACAAACCTGGTTAACGGAAGCAGGGAGTTCGACAACATTTAAAACGCCGAACTTTAAACAAGAAGGGAATGAAGCGATGTTCACCGGTAATCTGGAAATCGCTAAGAACTTCAAATACGGCGGTACTGGCAAAGGCGTCGGTGTCTTTACGGTTAAAGATGCCGTTATTTCTGGTATTACCTTTAGCGTTCACATTCACCAAGGTAAACATGGCCCGACATCACCTCCGCAATAATTCCCCTTTTTCTTACGTTGTTTTTATATATTGTGACCTGACGTTGGTAAAACTTTTTATCAACACTTTTCTTAAACCCATCGTTTAGTTAAGCAGGCCACTTTTTTCGCGCACTCTACTCCTCCCTACGGGGAGGAGCTATCTTATGCTTCGGTTGTAACACACGTCGGTCTTAGACCACTAACCTTTTGAAATGGAGAGCTGTTATGTCTATTAAAGAGTTCTCTTCTGCTGAGCATATTCCAGAAGAGTTTAAGAAAATCGGTAACGTCAGCGCTTTCGGCGATACCGTTGATCATGTAACTGGTAAACTGGCTGCTGAAGCCGAAAAAATTGGCGGCGACGCATTCAAAGTTATCGGTATTTCCGGCAACAACAAACTGCACGGTAACGCGATTGTCTACAAAAAAGACTAAGCGAAAAAAAAAAACGTGCTACTCCTACCCTCTTAGAGGGTAGGAGGTTACTTTATTTTTTTCGTGCTTTAAAGCGATGCATTTCTAAATACACTTTTTCCCAGGGACCGAATGGACCAACGATTGCTTGAGCATCGTTAATCTTCTTCTGATTATACCACCGGGCTTCACGAAAGACGTAGTTTTGACTGTCGAATTCGGTAGTGTTAAATACCCACTCACCTTCCTCCCACGTAGGCCAATAACCTACCGTCTTACCAAATCGATTATTTAAGTACCCTAATGGTTTTTCAGAATCAGGATCGTTGGGGTCCTTGAGGTAACAGCGTCCCCAAACGGCGTTATGCGAAACACCCACAACTTCTTCTTCTAAATACGGATTATCTACCGTAAAGATAAAAGAGGATTCGTGGAGTAAAAGCGCCTTCAGTGTTTCAGGGTTACGAATACGTTGAACGTTGGTAGGCGATGATAAATCCCCTACACCGATGCTATCCCAGTCGTAATAACGGCGGGTTTCCAGAACGGTCCGTGCAAGATCAAAATTCGGTAAAGAAATCATGATCGCACGGTCAGAGAAATAACCGTCCGGGGGCAACCAACGTAACAATCCGCCTATGACGAAACCCACGGTTTTCCCCGTAATAGACTCAGGCAGCGATATCATTAACGTGGAGTAATAGTCGCGTGTAGTGTCGAGCTTGTTTAGCGTAAGGTTGGCGATTGGATAGGTTTTAACATTCCCTAGCTGACCAAAAACCATACAGCCAATATCTGGCGTACATGCTCTCCGTACGATTTTACCGGCCCCAGGCAATCGCACACCTACGGTATCCGTCTGGTGCGGTACCCATTGACCGTTAATGTTGTACAGCACACTATTACGGTATTTGTCTTTCCACTTGTCCTCACAAACGACGACAACGTCATCAGCATCGTCTAGGCTGAAATCTTGACTGTGGTGGTACCCTGGTGGACACAGATATGTTTCGACAGGTACATCGGCATTAATTGATTGGTAATGTGCCCAACTGAATTCCAGTTTCGGCAATCCGGCTTTTAGAGTGGGAATGACGTTTCCGGCCTTTTCATTTAACCAATCTTGTAAAGTGTCTGTTCGGTTTTGTAGTTCAGCAAGATGGTATTGACTGATTAACGTATAGTCTTTACCAAGTGCACTTAAACCGATCTCAAAGGTGTGGTAGTCTGAACACAACGTAGTTAAGGGTTGCGTGACATCGATGGCTCCCCAGGTACGGGACTCTCGAGAGAAGCCAAAAGCGCTGTCGGGCCGCACTTGATAAGCAGTAGTCACAGCTCTTTTTCCTCTATAGATTCAAGTCATAGTATGAACTTCGACGCCCACGGACTATAGGAGTAGATAATGGCTGTCGTCTTAGACCCACACTTCAAAAAACCGGGGAATAAAATAACCGGTGAAGCGGTCGCCGTCATTGGTACGAAATACCGAATGTTGGTACCTGCCCACGCCCCTTTTTTCACCACATCCCTGGTGGTCAAGAGCGGCGGCAAAATACTGACCTTAGGCGACGATTACGTTATTACACACCCGTACGAGACTGGTATGTTGCGCACAGCCTATCTCATTCACGGGATGATTTGGATTGTTAATGACAAATACAAATCGAACTTTACTGTAGATTACCATGCCGTTGGTTGCGGTGAAGCAACCCAAGAGCAGATTACCGCAGAGCGCGAGCTTAATAAAGGTAAATACCCTTCCGCGTGTCAGTGGGACACCGTTATCGGAGACGTTTACTTTCCACCGGTCGATATCCAGTTCGATTGGGAGAATTGGAAAGGTGAACTGGAGCTAATGCAGGCCATTGCTGGGGTAGGCGATTCGTTAGGGGAAGTCGTGAGTCGGCTTAACCCAATCGCACGCAACACACTGGATTTGGAATATCGTGCTAATAGCAAGGTTATCACTTCCGAGCAGTATGCCGCGTACGATAATAAAGGCGGTTTCACCTACAACACAGCTCGCCACCGTTATAGCCTGAGTTATAACGCGACAACCTTTAACGACTATTCCCTGTCGGTGAAACACAGAATTCCTGCTATTCTGCCAGACATGACAAAGTTGAATCCGAACGAGCAGATCGATTGGATGCTCTGTTATGCCAACGGCGGTGCAAGCATTCTACGGTTACAGCTAAAACAGCGCAAAATCTCACTGGTCTTAACTGTCGCTATTGGCAGTGGTTCAACAAACTACGATTATACTTTAATCAACGGTTTAACTGACGATGAGTTAAAAAACGATATCGATTTTAGTGTAACCCGTCAGCCCGGAAACGGCGTTTACGTAATCGTAGTAAAAACAAATAAACAGACCATGGATTATACATTCAACGTCGATACGCCGCCTGATGAGTTCTCGGCAGGGTATTCGAAAACGAATGTAGCCAAATGGTTGAAGTCTAAAACGAACATTAACCTGAACTGGTATGCGGCTGAAAACGATTATGTTCAAATTCGTTCTTTACCCGGTGCGCCGGAGCCCGACGTCGATAACGATGTTTACCAGTTAATAGTTAAGTATCATCAGTTAGTTGAGCAGCTGTATCGTAATGCGCCTGCGCACGAACACGTTACACGTAAGGACAACCCACACACAGATACGTGGGGTCCGATCCGTGCGTTAGAGTTGAACGGCATTGCGTCGGATGCAGCATTAGCTTACGGAAAAACGAAGCCGCAGTTAACGGACTATGTTAATGCTAAGTATCCAACACAAGCGACGTTGACAGCACAAAAGAAACTATTACGCACGTCAGCTACGAAAACGGCTAACGGAACTATTGGAACGCTGCCCGGTTTTACTTCGTTCACGACGGAAGTTGACCCGGTGTCAATGTCGAAATACGTGAGTCCTCGTTTTAGCGAAAGCTACGTTAGTAATGGTCACAGGTATCACGGTGCGCTTCGTTACACAGGAACGAAGAGTGGATTCACCACTTCTTTTAATGCGGTACCTGCTAACCTGCAAGATATTGACTTTATTGTTACCGGACGTAAAACAGCGTCTGGTAATGAAGCCGTCGGTACGGTTAGCCTACGTTTCTATCAGAAACCTGGTACTAACTCTGGAAAATTTATCCAGCTTACAGGTGAAATTTCTGCGGGTAAAGTCGGCGTTAAGTTGGAACTGAACGGTTTTTCGAATCCCACACCGGAAGTTCAGTATCTTTCCCAAGCTCCTAATCCAGCAATACCGGATGGGGATTTTACGCTGCGTTTTCAACTGAAACGCACAGGGAACGTGTTTGATGTCGTTATTACCATAAACGGCAAGACATATAGTGCACGTGTTAACTTCACTAACATGGACGCTGCACTAGAAGCATTGGAGAATAGCCACCACTTTAAATCATTGATCGGTAATGTTGCTGACAACGTCACTATTAGCTCGGGGAATAAAGGTAACACGGTTACCATTAAGAAAGCGCCCGATGTCGTTGACGGGACCCGTTTAGGTGCCCAGTTTGTCGTTGACCCGAAATCCATTAAGTTCATCGGCCAAGGTTCTACTGATGTTAACGTGGGTAACAACCCGGTAACGTTGCAAGCGGGCGACAACCAGCTTGTGCTATATCCCGATGACCGAGGATTACTGTGGCGTGGTAAGAAGCTCTTAGACCCCACCACGGTAGCGCCGTATTTGCCGGGCAATACTGCAGGTGGTACGGGATTATTCTACGGTGCATCTACAGCTACGGTGGAACTTACCGGTAGTGGGATTAAAGCATCGCCATTCGTAGCAACGTTTATTCTTCCGGTTGCCGAAGACGTTACTACGTTAGCGTGTTGGCAGTTAACGGACGAATTCGGTACGGCTGAAAATCTCGCAGCAACCCCCGCATTGATTGAAAAACTGGACGCTGAGTTTACCGGTAAACTAGTTGCAGCTAAATCGTACATTAACGACATGCAACTTACCAGCTCAGTTACTATCGACAAAATTACCTTTGGTTTGGGTAACGTTGCGAATACACCCGATGTCGATTTGCCGATCTCCACAGCACAGCAGGCGGAGTTAGATAAATATTCGCCTAAAGTACACCACCACCCATTTACCGCATTTGGTACCGGGAACGCAACCACCGCGAAACGTGGCTTGATTAAATTTGGTCTGGATGTGGACGACGCGACTTTAGCACTCGATGGCAGTGTGGTAATGGCGCAGACTACCCAGATTGAAAAATTGGAAAGTGCTGTCGGGGGTGTTGACTCGGAGGCACGTCTCGACATTATACGTTTTGGTAAGTCTGGTAACGACTTAATTGATGTTACGGTCAAAGACAAAATACTGGTTACACTTCCAGCATCAACGTATTTTATCGGTGGCGAAACATACACCGTGCCGTTGACGACGATTAACGTCAGTGAACGTTTTCCGAAGTTGAATACAGAAATCTACGCGGGGATTTTTGTTGATATTGTTGACAACAAAGCGAAGTACATTATTCACGACAGCTACAGTCAGGCTGAAACGGATACCATGACGCGTGTGGGATTAATCGGCGTCAATGACCTTTCTGAAGTGTTCGTTACAGAGATGCGTAACGTCACACGGCTGGACGATTTCCGTGAACTGAAAGATCACGCTGCTGACGATAACGCGCATATTCACCGCTCCACGACACGTGCAGTGCTTGGGTTAGCTAACTTAACGGTAGGTGCGCCCTGCTGGGCTTCGGGACTCCAGGCAGTAGTACGTGGTGAAGCAGATTGGCGTTATGTCGTCGGTGGACAGTATAGAGCCTTAGACGGGGTGAAATACGACCAGCTCGCATCAAAGTGGGTTTTCGATGCGAAAGGGGTAAGTGATAACCTTCATGGTTTTATTCACAACTTATTCCCGACTTTCAAAAACGCAGGAATGCGGGTAAGTTGGGAAACAGAAAGCAACGCAAAAACCGGAACAGTGTTAGAAACTGTTTTAGGTTGTTGGAAGAACACCGACGGCGAGTTTATGCGGTTGTCATTACTCATCACTCGCGGTTATCGTTTAACTGACAGTAACGGTGAATATTGTTACGCAGGGTTCGGTTTGAACTTCGGTAGCGGGAAATCGGTAGTGGTAGGTTTCACACCAACGAAGCGTGTTACAGCTGCACCGTGGAGTTCATTACAACCTGACGTAACGTTTACCCACACCCGTGGTGCAAACAACGCAATAACGTTTAATGCATCGCTGACTTTAGCTGGCACTGTGTATACTATCGTGGTGTTTTTATCCACGACAGATAAATACGTAAGCTGTACGGCAGCAGGGGGAACTACGCAGAAAATCCCATTAGTCGACCGTTTAACCGGGTTCAATATCGAACCTATTGTTAATGATCCGTATACCCCTATTTACTACGGTTTAGGGGGACTTTATGAGGATGAGGTTCGTGCCAACATCCGCTCTACAGCAGACAGCGCAACTGCGAATAAAGTCTACGGTACGTTGTTGGACTATATTAGCAACTATTCCTCATTAAATCGAGTACGCGTCATGGAATTGGCCGGTGTCAGCTCAGACCCCGAAACGCTTAATGCGTTAGTGGCAACTGAATTTAATAACAGCCTGGCGGATTACGCTGCGTTACCGATACCTCCTTATCTTAACAAGGAGCGCGTAATGTCGTTTATCGACACCAACAATAAAGTGCAGGCGGTAATCATTCGCGATTAAGGAGAATTTTTTGATGAAAGCGTATCCTTACGATCCTCGGGGGACGAAAACCGAGAATCACTTCTTAGAGGAGCGTATCATCGGGTCAGAAAACAACAACGATCGGGTGGTGATTTTAGACCATCGCCCGTTCTTTGAAGATTTAGTCGTCAGACAACCAGGTTCAACCACCCCACTGAGTCGTGGGGTGGACTACGAACTGCAATACCAACTGACAGAACTGGATGACTCGGTAGCAGCCAACGTGTATTGTGGGGTACACCTTATCAACCCATCCATCAAGGGCATCGTAACCTTTGAAGGACAAATGCTCGGTGGTACGTTCTACGACCCGTTTGTTGACATTCTCGATGAGCTGGTGAAATATTTGAATAACCCAGTCAGCGCTGATTGGCTGTTATTAGAAGGCAGACCGTCGTTATACCCGGCTACGCCTGCGGCAACGTCCTGGGCGGATTTGCTGAACAAAAAATATTTAGCGTCAGCGGTCCACGATGTTGAATTGAAAACCGACGACGCTAACCAACTAATTAAAGATAAATTAGCCGAAGTTAAAGCGTTAGTCACCGCTCTGGGTAAAGAAATCGAAGCATTTAACTACCCGGCACACATCGCGGAAACCAACCCGCACCAAACTACTTCTGCACAGATTAGCGCACATCCTGTTAACTTGAAAACACCCGACACCTTTATGGCGTACGGGTTAAAGTTGAAAGCACTGACGGATGAACTGAAAGCGTTTCGTTTACCACAGTCAGTTATTGACACGTATATCTCCCACTGGATTTCTTCAGAAGTACGGGGTGTGTTTAACTGTACGGTGTCAGGAAACCGTGCACAATTCCGCTCAAAAAACGGTGAGTCAGAAATCATTTTTGCGAATGATGGCTTTACGTTAAAATCCAACGGTTCTGTGGTGTTGGCGGTAGGGCATCTGGAGGGAACGGGTGCAGGACGTTACATTAACTGGCGTGCTGGTAAAAACACCTTACGTATCGAGTCAACCGGCGATGCTTTAGGGATGAACAAACTCACCCTGAATGGTAACCCGTTACTGACTACCACGGCGTTGATGGAATACCAACAAGATCCTGATGCTGGCGGGAGCGGCGGCGGTGACCCTGATGACTCGAAGGTGTACATCGAAGGCCGTAATGGGATTAGCTTCACCGGTAAAGGCTCTCGGACCGATCCTATCGTGGGTACTATCGACCCGACGAAAGCGACAACCGCTGAAAAAGGTGTTGTTAAGCTTAAAACTGGTAAAGGTACAGAAACGGTTGGGGTTGCAGCAACGCCAGCGTCATTAACACCTTATTCGACCGACCTATCAGGGTATGTGGCTAAAACGACCATGATTAACGGTAAGCCAATGAATGACGGCTCCAGGACAATCACGAAAGCTGACCTGGGGTTAGGGCAAGCGGATAACACCGCAGACCTTGACAAACCGTTGTCAACCGAGTTAACTAAGGCGGTTAGCGGTCTAGCAGATGTAGGCCATCATCACGATTGGTCGGAGTTAGGCATTTATAAAGCTTCTCAATCTGTTTACGGTATTGGTCGTTATGCAACTAACCAGAACGGTTTGGTTGAAAACCGTGCAGTGGTACCGAACATCTTAAAAGAGCTTTCGGCACGTTTAAGTGTGGTCGCTGCGGCAATTGCAAATGCGAAAGAAGGAACAGTCACGGATTTCGCTGCTGTAAAAGGCGCAGACTGGCGATTTAATAGCCAGGGTACGGCAATCTCCGTTCAGGATTTGAAATATTTCTATTTGCTGGACGGCACGAAAGGTGACAGTACCGTTACCGGTGCGATTGACCTGCAAACCACCCCGATGTTTAACTGGTTCTCACCGAATAACCAACTTGAGCTGACTTGGGCTACGGGTAAGGTGAGTAACGGTACGGGGATCAACTGGACGGGTATTGAAGAACCGCCATTGATGGGGTTCCAGTCTGTCCCGGTAGGTAAGACTGCTACACAGATGGGTGACCAGTCAGTTATTACTGTATTGGCAAAAACGCGTGTAAAAGCATACCAACCGAAGCTCTGGGTTTATGCTGCTGGGGGTGGTCAGGTTACGGTTTACATTAACGGTATCCAGGCCGCTTCAGGCGAGTCTCCACTCGTCGCGGTGTATGAAACGTCAGCAGACGTTGAAAATTACACAGTGGCGGTTAAAGCCGAGTGTAGCGACACGACTAAATCCGCAGCGGTACAGTTCGAAGTTTACGATGGTGATTACCCCGTTTATTTCAGTGGTCCTGAAACGCGCGTAGAGCTTCTCCAGGAGTTTGTTACAACGCACGTAGGGGTTCGTCACTATTTATACGTTAACATGCTCACAGGCTCTCTGTATTCGCGTGCTGAACCGATTCAGAGTATTGCCGTTGACCCAGAGCGCGGTTATATCGGATATGTTGATATCGTTCCTGGTCAGTCTTACGCGAATAAAACTGTGGGGTTTGAAACCACGTTTGATTTCGGGAAAAGTGCGGAAGTTAGCGAGCACATCAGCACTCGTAAGGCACACGGACTCAGCGCTGTTGACTGGGCGTTAACGGATAACCCACGGCTGCCGTTATTAAACCGTGCTATTGCTGAACCAAGAGCGTGTATCTTTAGGAAACCGTTAGCAACCGCTACAGGGGATGTTTTCCATCTTGTCAGTCGCGGCCTTTATACCTACGCACACAACCAAAACGTGAAGTCGAGTCTTCAATACGTTGTGATACCTGAAGGTGCTACGCCGTATTGTTGGTTTACACCATTTAACCCGAAAGAAAACAACGCACCGACATTCGAAGGCTCGTTTGCGTTCGATGTTGACGATGTTGGTGGAACGCAAGCCCTTGCTGCTGCGCCGGATTTGGTTCTATGCACGTCAACGCAAGGTAGCAGCGTTAAACGTCGCTATCTGCGCATTGACCTAACTACCAAAACCTGTAAGTTGGGGATTGGTTCCCGTTCAGATTCTGCTGTTACGGATATTCCGTTAGTGATGGAGGAGTCTGGGGAAACGGCAGTGGCCGCAACGTTTAAGGATGTGTTGTTCAACGGTGAGGAAACCAACGCGGCGACGCTCGACTTGATAGGTTGGGGTGCCGGTCGAGATAAAATTTCTGCAAACCATGCACCTCGTGGCATGATTCGCTATCGTTACAACGTAAACAGTCGGGTATTACGTTTAGCACTGACGTTCTCACAGTTCGGAACGACAACAGTTAAACATCGACAGCTGGAGATTCAATTCCCGTTCGATTTAGTGGATTATTTCACTGGCGACGGTGTGGGATTGTCGTTTAAAGAACTGTCTGCGAAATGCCGTGTAACGATTAGTCACGCGCTGATTGATCCGGCTACGAGTAACGTCGACATTGATAAGTACCATTACTTACGTTCGTTGTTCGAATCGTATCTGGATTCGTCCGTTGGGTATTTGGCTGATACCAAAGACGTTGATTTTAGTCAGTCTGTGATTGACCCTGCGACTTATGAGGTTAGTCAAAAATACCGCGTTACAGAAAGCATCGCGCTGCCAACCGGACAGGGAAGTGTTGCTGTTTCCCATGACGGTCAGTTGCCTGCGCAGTTCTTTGACCGTAAGCTGTCTCGTGGTGCCTTGATGGCCAAGAAAGGTGAACTCAACGCTTCCTGGAATAATGAGTGGAGCACGACTAAAGCTGCTGCGAGTCGTTATCGCCATAAACTCATTTTACGCTTTGCACAAGGTGCTGATAAACAGCAGTATCGCGTTGCAAAAGTGGCCGGGACGGTGAAGTCTAACTGGCCGGGTAAAGTGATTATCGGTGATGCCGGGAAGGACCCGTATGTATCGGCTATTGATAGCGTATCTTTTGCGCTTTCGACCGCCTCTGATACAGGTAAAGCGATTACTCTTACGCCAAAGGACTTACGTGTAGGTCAGGACATTTATATTGTCTTAGAACCACCCGGCAATAATCCAGAAGGTTATGAACTTAACTTCGCTTGTTCGTTAGATGTCACTGACGAGAAAAGCGTCCGTCAAGATCAACTCAATGCACAGAGTTTCGAACTCCGTAGCGGCGAAAGTCAGTTCTTAATGGAGAAACGCAACCCGTACCACATCACGAGTAAAGCGTGGAAGTGGATTCTGGCTGTACTGAAACGAGAACTTAACGGGAAGCAGTTAGGGGATCGTACTTAGGACAGACTGCCTGCGGGCAGTTGTGTGTCCGTAGGTAACCCCTCCCTGTAATGGGGAGGGGTATCCATTTTATTTAAAAGTAGGAGTCTTTACGATGCCGAGAGAAGACGCGGCGCAGTTTAACGGTACGCTAAGCACAACGACGTACCCTAACCGATTTAACGTGGTCATTCCGCCTGAAGGACCTTTTTATCGTATCGGATTAAAACTCACAGTAGCCGACGATACCGCGCCTAACGGACGTCGTACTCTGATTGAGGGGTTGGACTACTATTTAGGCTATTACTTTAAAGAACTCGCAGAAGCTGAACAAGATCAGATTTATGGCGGGTTTATGTTGCTTACTGCAACAGAAATCGAATATGAGATTTTAGGGGTAGCACGTCAATACCGTGTACCGCAATCTGAAATCGGGAAGTTCTTAGTTCGTACTGACCTGAAAGACCCACGTAACGTGGACTGGTCGGAGTTAATGGCGTACGCGCCGGTTATTCAACCAATCGACCCCCCTGCTAACTTAGAAGAAGCGATTCTGAGGGACGAGGTCGTTAAAGCGTTGAACGATATCCGCAAGAAAATCATTCAGCGTTCAACAGAGTTAGATGCGGCCTTCACCGAAGTCACTAACCTGATTTACGAGAACGGTAAAAAGATTTTCGATGAAGAACTATACCAACACCACCTTAATCCTAACGCTCACCAGTATACGACCAATGACGTTGGGGCCCTTCCGGTTTTAGGACGTGCTGTTGACGCTACAAAAGCGTTTGGGTTGACAATTGACCAACTGGCTACGCTGATGGGTTCGGCGGGCATTGAGCAATCAGACGTTGAACAGTTAATGGGCGAAGCCCTCGGTACCGTTTACGGTCGTTGGGGTACCACGAACGGTAATGAACTAACGTTTAAAACACCGGGTGGACACATCATCAGCATCCGTGGTGATAAGTGGTTAATTACTTCACCACAACCGTTAGTGATTAAAGCAGACCAAGACAACAACGAATCCGGTTTGGCGGTTGAGTTTAGTGCGGGGCTGAATACGCTTTGGGTACATTCTGGGTCAGAACAGGATGTATTAGCACCGGTCTATAACTCTGTGTATTTGGTTACACCAGAAATGGTGAACATGTACCTGACGTCTGTAACGTTACTTGAAGCGAACGCCTATTTCAAATCGTCTGACACCGTAAAACCGTACGGTACAGCGAAGCAGTCTAACCCACTAACGTTGAATGCGAATATTCCCACAGCAACCGAGTCGGTTTATGGGGTGTTTTCGATTACGAATATCGCAACCTCTGTAGCGCTAGGCACTGCTATTTCCCAAAAGGCTGTGACCGAATTAAAAGACCGGTTGGACTTGTACGTTGACGACGACTACACGGTTAACGGTAAAGGGTTTGTTAAGACAGGCGACAACATGGTGTTAACCTTAACGAAGGCCGATTTCGGTATCGATAAGATGAATAACACCACACCCATCGCTAAACCGGTAACAAAAGCATTAGCGAACGTGCTGAAAAATAAAAGTTTGAAGGTACACACGCACACTACCGCTGATTTGGATAATGTCCCGATCGGTAGCGCAACAGTGGACGGTATCTTACAGCTGTGGGATGCGATTGATACCACGAATGATAAAGCCGTCACATCACGCCAAGGGTGGTTGTTCGCAAAAGAGATTAAGAAGGTCTCTGATAAACTGAATACCCTCTTGCCCGCATGGACAACGGCCGGGAGCAAATATACCAACAATTCGATATTGCCGATCTTGTCGATGGGTAATTACGAAGGTTATGGTAAAAACATGGATGCGCTCCAGATGGTTATAGGGGTACAACAAGGTAAGCTTTATGCTTTAATTAGTTCTAAATCTGCCCTTCCGGGAACTGAGGGTATTTATTACGCTGTTGCTGGGTTAAAAAACGACAAAAGTCTCGGTGAAATTTACAAAACAACTTTCCGTTATAAGCCGAAAGGGTTAGAGACGAATTATCCGGGGGTGGAACTAAAAGAAATTACCGTTACTGGTACCGAAGCATTTATAGCGAAGGGCAGCGACGATAATTATTATTTAGTTAAACTGAACGGTTCAATGGATTACACCAAACATACCGATGTCAGGTTGGTAACTTTCTCAGAATTTGTTTCAGAAACAACATGGGAATTTGTGCCGAATATGTTCATGGATCGTGTGGTCATAGCCGATAATGGCGTTTATGTTTTGCGTACGATGCTAATGGCCGATCTGAAAAACAATAGTCTGGTGGACTACATTAAGGATACTCCGCAACCTATGTTCCGTGTTGGGTTATTGCGGCTTAATAAAACCGATCGGTTTGAACAGGTTGATTTAAGCTCTACACGAAAAATCGGTAAGTGTGCCGATTTGGTTGAACCTGGCGCGTTCGATGTAGATAATCCGAATACGAAGCGTCTTGCCTACTTCACTGCGGAAGGCAAAGCGTTGTGGACAGTGAATTTACAATTAACTAGAGGGGTGTCAAGATGGATAACGCCCGTTGTTAAGGACGGTCACTTGTTAACCGTCGGCGTGTCTGGCGTTTGTCTTGGTTTTTCTTCAACGAAAGGTACCACATTCGGGCCATGGAATGGTGCTTATCGTCTCGACCTATTAACCGGGGAGGTTGGGTTAGAGACAACTAACATCTTCCCAATCAAAATCGATACTACAGGTTGCTACTTAAAAGACGGAACAAAAATAGAGCTGAAATGGAAATGGGCTACTCGAAGTTCTGGCTATATGGCCGACAATAGAATCTGTGTCGGTGATATGGTTTATTCTTGCTGCTGTTCGACAGAAAAACAACTTGCACCATCTCTCCATTACCAGAAACTCCCAGAAGGAGTTAGTTATCTGGACTATGTTAAGTTGAGTGCGGGGTATGAGGGGCAATCTACGTTTGAAAATCGGATAAACCCTGTGGTGGGTTCGGTGTGGAAACCGTCTATGACCTTCCCATTGTTCTTCCCAGGAACAAACAAAGTATGGCTTAAACATCAAAAAACGGCTTATTTCATTGAAGCCGAATATGATAAAGATACGACTTATGGTTATCCTGGATACGGCGGGTTTGGACCAACATCCCGCCGTGTTGAAAAAAAAGCGAACGAATACGGCGTATTGACAAATATACCGCTGGTTGTTACGCCAGACATACCGAAAGGTCTACTAGATGGGGCTTACTTTATCGGTGCTGAAAGTAAACCATGTAAAGTTGTTTACGGTACCACTACGGTGGCTAGTGATCGGTTGTCTATCGATGCGGCAGAATGGGCGAAGTTGACTAATATTGTTCAGTCCAGCCAGTTCTCTGGGGCTTCTAACGGCAACGCCTATGAGCGGATTAGCGTAGCTAAGACCAAAAAGAACAACTACAGTTTGTCCTTTTGGGTGCTTGGTCAAACGATGTCTGGTGGTCCGCTTTGTATCGCGATAGTGAGTCTTATCTATAAAGACACTGACGGGGTAAATAAGTTTGCTTTTTACTTCTTTCAGGTAAAACCGACTATAACCAACGGGGTCATAAGGTTCGTTAGTTCGGAAGCGAGAATGATGACGTTCAGGGAAAAAGTGGCCAGTAACGCCATTAATCTCTCACCCACAGCTTTTAATGGTGAACTTAAACAACGCTCCGGTCAAGTTTTCCTTTATTCGCAAGACGGACAAAAGTTCAGATTCTCAATACATAACCTGGTTGGCGGGAATCTTGTAGGATCAGAGATTTCTTTTGCTTTTGGGATAAACTTGACTAAAAAAGGAGAATGGTTTACCGGCGAAATTCATCGGGCGTGGGGCTATACGTATACGCTGAATAATACATCTGAAGTCTATATACCCGATCTCTCGGGCATCGCGCTATTGACTTGTAACTCGGAAGATTTAAACGAGTTGTATCTCGGTGGCGAACAGTATAGAATCTCTGATTTGTTTAACAAAAAATATACTGTTATCGATAAGATTATTATTGGCGGCGTACAAACACAGAGCGGTTGGAATTTCTATCTGACGGAGGAAACCGAGTTAAGTTTTGGAAATAAAAGATATACCGTTCCAAGATGGTCCGTTGATTTAAGCGATGAATTCCCGACTAATCACGCTAACCAGACATTCTACGTTTATGCTGAAGTGGTCGGTTCTACTGCCCAATACCGCATCGGTTTAGAGCAGTTAGCTGATACCTCGTCGAGACTGTTTGTTGGGACAGTAACCACTGATTCGAACCGTATTACGGATATCAGTATCGATAAAGTAAAACGGTTAGGTCGTGTAAAAGAGCTGGAAAATCATGCCTCGGTTGTTGATCAGCACGATGTGGCGCAGGCGTTCGACAGGAAAACTGGTCCACTATTAACAGTGGTTAATAAACCCGTTAAAGCCATTACAGCATCTGCGAGCAAGGGTGCTGGGTATGTCGATGGCCAGAAATGGAATACGTTGTCCGGGATTGCAACGCGGCCCAGGTTGCCGGTACAGGAAACCTATTCAGGTTATAAAAGTATCAGCAGGGTGGCGTATGAGAACTGCGCTGACCAGTTCTGGCAGAAAGCGGTTGCTGCGAACGTTGCAGCGGCTACTGCTTCTGAGAACAAACAAGCAGCAACCGCGAACATGAAGTGGTTGGGTGCGTATACGAAACCGACTACCGGCGAGTATGCATATCTGGCATTGAGTCTGCGTGTTAAAGTACCTGGCGATCCTGGTACTACTAATCGTCGACTGAAAATCAGGCTTGCGGCCCCGACAGGTATAACTCAAGTTCGTTACGGGCTAAATCAGTCTGGCGGTACGATGACTGAACAGACAGTAACGCTAACTGCTAACAGTTACCTGGAAAAAGAACACGCGGGATTTAAGCCAGCCGCCGAAGTCCGCCTTCATGCTACGTTTGTCATTCCAAAAAATGAATACGATAGTTACCGGACCAAATTTGGTGCTGTTCAGCTGATTGACGTTGAGACGAACACTGTCATTAAACAGACAGATATCGACACACCGTTTATCGTGTACACCGCCACAGAGCAAGCGGCACAATCTGGTTTGGTGTATAAAGCGGTTAAGAGTCAGTTTCGTCAACTCCCGGCTCAACCTGTCGTCATTGTAACTGATGGACAGACAGGGACTACACCACCGGTGAAAACCGCGTTTTCTGACGGCACGTTAACGGTCTACGTGGCAACCACGTACGATGCGGTTAACCCAGCACAAACTCGCGATATCGATAAGCTCCAGTTCAATCTTATGTTTACATCTTAACGCCACGAGACAAGGACGTCTCGGATTAAGGAGAGTGGCCATGGCCTCCATTGTATACCAATACCCTTTAGATTTAACGGGAACCCTAACCTCTAACGCCGTGGAGCGTCAGATTACGTTAGGTACAGGTAAAGTTAACCGTGCGTTTGCTTTCCCTGATGGCCCGTTTTATGCCGATACGTTCCGCTTGCGGGTTGCCAATCGACCTGGAGCGACGTATGAGCGTGGAACGGACTATGAGCTGATTTTTGCACACCCGGCTTACGAGAAATTGACGAAGAACCGGGAAGTAGTAATGGCGGTTGTTGTAACGAACACCGCGATTCCGACCGATATCACGGTATCGGCGCAAGTAGTTGGTGGTCCACAGTCTGCAGTTGTGACCGCGATTGAGCAAGCGATTGCCGAGTTGAATCTCGATAATCGAACTGTTGGCTTTAAAGACTTGCGAAATGTGCCGGACACGTTTCCTTCGGCACCAACGTATAAAGACGTCGGCGATATCTACGGCTTCGAATACATCATTACAGTGCTCGCCGGTATTAAAGATGCGATAACTGCGGGCGATGCTGTACAGCTTGAGAACATCAAAGCGATTCTCGATAGCCTGAAAAACGATTTCCTGGACGCGCTGAACGCGCACATTAACTCCACTGGTAATGTCCACCATCTGGATATTCATCAGGTTAACGGGTTAACGGAAACGGAAATCCGTGCGCTTATCCGCGACGTGCAGTCTGCCATTGATGCAACGATTACTGAAATCAACGCATTGAAGAAAGCGGACGAAGCGTTAGGAAAACGTATTGATGCTGTTGTCAAATCTCTGGAAGCGTGGAACGACCAACTTAACGTCGTTGCACAAAACTACCAGAAAATGGCACTGGCACTGGCGAACCTAAACTCGTTAGTGTTACAGTTACAGAAAAATATCAACGATCTGAACACCAAGCTCAACCAAGCGATTCAGCGCATTGCTGCGTTAGAACAGCGGGGTAATGAGACCGATCAGAAAATTGATAATCTGCAACAAAACTTGGATGCGCTTAAACAACAGGTTGCGAATAACACGAACGCAATCAGTCAGGCGAATCAGAACCTACAAAACCATATTGCGGCGGATAACCCACACACAGGTTACCTGCACAAGAAATACGGCGGTGTGGTTCAGGCTTCAGTGCACGTTAACGCTAACTTGACGTCCCGTGATGACGTTCAGGCAGAAGCAGGTACGAGATAATTTTATTACAGGAGGAACTATGCTTATGGCTGGTTCCTCCTCTATTTTAATTTTAAGGAAGCGTAATGGCGATTAGTGTTAAACAAATGCGCGATCGGTTAACCGTAGTAGAAAATACAGTCGCTACCGGCCCTCGTGTCGATGCGCAGGTCGCATCGAAAGCGCATAACGCGGCAGATTCGTTTTCTGGTTGGACACCTTCACGTTTAGACTGCGGAGGAACGTGTTCGTGGACATGTTCTAACGGATGTAGTCACGGTTGCTCTAGCTGTTCAGGTAACTGTTCAGCCGCTTGTGTGGGTAGCTGTTCTTCGTCCTGTGGGGGTAACTGTTCAGGATGCTCTGGCTGTTCTGGCGGTTGTTCTAGCAGTTGTACAAGTACCTGTACCGGAAGTTGTACTGGACGTTGTTCGCATAACTGTTCGGGTGCTTGCTCCGGCGGATGCTCTGGACGATAGGGGGAAGAAATGGCAGTCGGTTTATCTGAATTAGTAAGACGTCTTAATAACGTCGATAGTATCGCACTGAAAAATACCACGGGTGTACAGAACTATATCCGCAATAAAGGTACGAATAACGCAGACCTGTTCGGCGGTCAGAATCGTGCGCATTACGACTGTGCGGGTACGTGTTCGTTTACCTGTTCGAGTTGTTCTGGTGGGTGTACTGGGAACGCGTCCGGCGGTTGTGGTTCCTCATGTTCTGCAAACTGTACGTCAGGGTGTTCCACTTCGTGTTCAGGGTGCTCGGGGAGTTGTTCAGGTGGGTGTGCTAACCTGTGCTCAGGCACTTGTTCTGGCGGGTGCACAGCATCGTGTTCCAGTAGCTGTACTGGCGGTTGCTCAGCGTGTACAGGACGATAGGAGGTGAGAAGTGATTTCCCTCAAAAATATTCGAGACAGAATCGGTCAGGTTGAAGGCTACATCAAAACCTCAGACGCGAATAACTACATCGCTAACCAAGGTACGGTGTCCACGACGAATAACTTGGCAGGATTACCATTAACCCACTATAACTGTAACGGCAGTTGTAGCTGGGCGTGCAGTGGTAGCTGTAGTAAAGGTGCGGGGGGAAGGTAAGTAAACCCTCCAGTGGTAGACTCTATAGCCTGAATGACCGTTTGACCGTGAAATAATTGGAGTAATCAATGAAGAACGATCTACATCTTGCATATACGACAACGTTCAATCATCCACTTCACATCTCTTCCCCTGATTCGGTACGTCACCATCTTGCCGACGACGTACGTTTAATTGCCATGATTCCTGGGGAATGGCCGAAAGTGCGCGGCCGTCATATCGCTAATCGTGACAACTTTACGGTTGAGAACACGTTTAAAATTCGTGATATGGTTGGCGAAAGCATTGTTGTCTTTACCGGTGATAACTCACAACGCGGTAAACTTATCGACGGCAAATATTTCTTTAGCGACGGTGTGTTAAATAATACAGTTGACTTAGAACTTATGTTCACGCCGTTTGAAGAACTCGATGCTAAACCGATGGCCCGTCGTTGGTGGAGCCCAGACTACCTGGGTGCGTTCCCTAACTACTACGCTTTGGTTGAAAAGGATACCAAAGAGTATTTTGATACGGAACCGTATATCGATATTGAAGGTTATCAAGAACTCGGAATTACGCATCTGGCTGACTTAATGGCGTACAGCTATAAGTTTGAATGGATTCGTGAGCGTTCGGTTTGGAAAGCCATTACTGACGAACACGTGATTACGAAACGCATTCGTAAACCGTGGATGCAGCACATGGTTCAGGTACGTTTCGGTCAGAGTCCAGCCACCGAAGCGGACATTTCTAAACTCGTCAGTTTCCTGTTGTCGAAAGTTAAATTGACTGACGAGGAAGCCGCAGCGGTTAAACCGATGCTGGACCGTGTTGTAACCTTAGAAGACCTCAAACGGATGAATAGCCGCTACAACGAACTTAACCGTTTACTGGAAGCGTATAATTCACCACTGATTTTAAAACCAGGTGTTAACTTCGACGAAGATCCTTTATTCGCCATCGATTATATTTAAAAATACTGGAGCAACCTGCAATGATAGACAATGTGGAATCCAGGATCTCGACGAAGTTGTACGATAAACCCACTATATTGTCCGTAGTTACGACGTCTAAGTGTAACCTAGATTGTAGTTTCTGCGGTGGAGCCTACTACATGAATCGTGAAGATTCGTCTCGTGCTTTTCAACGCGAACGTATCCTGGAATTACTACAAGAGAATCCGGCTATTAAGGAAATACATTGGACCGGTGGCGAGCCGCTACTCGTCCAACGTAAGATTGAGGATTTCGTTAACGAATTGAAAGTGTCTCATCCGCACCTTGAGCATCACTTGTATACCAACGGCTTAAAACTGCGTAAATCGCATCTTACGCTGCTAAAAGACTTTGAGCATGTGTTTGTATCAATTGATGGCTACAAGCGTTCTGAGCGCCCTTTTATGCGCTTTATTGAAGAGGATAGCCACGAAGCATTGGAAGCGTTATACGAACTCGATAATTTCCAAACCTGGGCTGTGATTACGCGTGACCAGTTAGCGGATAAGCGCTGGTATGAAGATATTGTGGATTTGCATCGTGCGATGTACCACTATCGTCCCCGTGCGTTTTCTCTAATGTTTGATGCGCAGATGCCAAAACCATTGTCTCCTGATCACGTCATGAACTTCGTTTATGGCTATTTAAAAATTCAGGAGAATATGGAACGGTTGAACGTCCAAACTGGAGAATCGTGCGGCGTGTCTGTCAGCAAGATTTTCGAAAACGAGTGTAATGTTTGTAGCGAAGAGTTGTATTTGAACGCAGATGGAACAGAACATCAGCTTCAGAATGCCCCAGCTATCTTAAACGGTGGCTGCAATCAGCTCGCTTGCTCTATTGGAGTAGGTGCTTACGAGTACATTAAACGCGTGATTTATGCAGAGCGTAAAAGGATAAGCAAAGATGAGCAATAATGAAGCACCACGTTCTCAACGTACTTACCAGGTGGTAACGAATCTGTCTTGTAACTTAGACTGTGAGTATTGTTACGAACGTAAGTATCCGCGTAATAACAAAGCGGCGGATATCGTGGATTTCTTACACGCGTGTTTTGAGCGCGATAAAGATATTCCGAACATCGACGTCATTATTGATATCATCGGCGGTGAGCCTTTTATGCAACCGAAACTGCTGTTAGCGGCGTTCGAAACCGCAGAACAGTTGTGTAAGGAGCACAATCGCCCGTATATGTTCAGTATCTCAACTAACGGTACGTTGTTAGATCGCCCGTTAAACCGTGAGATTGTTGAGCGTTGGAAAGACAAACTCTCCATCGGTGTTTCTATCGACGGTTTACCAGAAGTCCATGACCGCTATCGTATCTTTACCACGACGCGTCAAGGTTCTTACGAAGCCGCTGTTCGTGGCTATAACTACTTAAAAGAAGTCGGTATTGCTGAACTGGGTATCAAGGCAACCTTTACGACCGAAACGTTACCGCATTATGCAGCGAGTATGAAATCGCTAATCGATGTTGCCGGTGGCGGTACGATTTCAGGTAACGTTACGTACGAAGATATTCTTCCACGGAGCATGGCAACGGATATTGCGTTGCAGATGATCGACGTGATGGATTATTGGATTGAGAAAGGGTTGCACACCAATCCACGTAACGTGTTGTCACATATCATTCCCGAAGGTCTGGATTTCCGTCAGATTTGGGACCCAGATTGGCGCGATAAGCTGCTGTATGACGACACGCATCGTTATAACCCAGATCGCCTACGTCCGTTCTGTGGTACGTTAACGTTCATGACCTGTTTAGGTTTTGACCGCAAGGTATACGGTTGTAACCGTTTTATGTCAACGGTAACGTCACGTTCTGCGGTGTTTGAATTAGTTGGTCGCGAGTTCGTTAGTTTAGATGACGGGAAGCTGCTGGAAGAGATTCAGACGCAATATACTAACTACCCTGAAACGTGCTTAGGCTGTCCGATGAAACACGGTTGTGGCAGCTGTGCAGCTGCTTCCTACGAAAACGGTGAAGGGACACTGGAAGACCGTAAGGCGTACCACGCTGAACGTCGTCAATGTGGCTGGACGACCGCAAAACTGATGGCAGCAGAATACTGGCGTCAACGTACGGGTACCGTCCACGCATCGTCACTGCACGATTCGTCTGTTTGTTACTGTCCGAAATGTACGCGTGAGCGTGAGCAAGCTAAACGTGCTTTAAATGCACAACCTACTGAGGCAAATAATGAAATCAATTCTGATCCACAATTTTACGAAGCGTAAACTCCATCTGGTTGAGCGTTTTCTGCGCAAACATAAACTCTATAACGTTCACGCCATTATCCCTGGCGAAGACTTTACAGATGAGATTAAACCTCTGTTAATTAAGTACGGGCTAAACGTGATGATTCCCGTTTACTGTACAGAAACAGGTCATGAGTCCGTTGTTGAAATCGAAAAACGTAATCCGGGTTTCGAGCAACGCGTACTGGACTATCCGCGCCACAAAATCGAATTGCTTCGCTATTCTGCGGAGAATCCGAGCAGCGCATCTATTGCTGCATTAGCGGTGTCTTTCCCAAGACTGCCAATCCGTTGCTTGCGTTCTACGTCTATCTACGATGCTTATTACGTAGAGCATCAGACGTTCAACGAAAATGTGTTACCGCAATTATCCGATGAAGAACGCGACATTGCAAACGTGGTGTGGTCAAACGATCTCTCTGAAACCTTCCAGTTGATTGATTTTGGCTTGCTGCAAGAATTAGGTATGGTTGGAGAAGAAGAATGTCTGCTTCTAACAAAAGCTTAACGAAAGAAGAGATTCGCGCACGTTATTTCGCGCACGATCTACCAATTGACCGCCATGGTAACTACATGGAACGTGTAGGTAACGAAGACCGTGGACGTACGGGGTTCTGTGCATTACTGCACTACAAGTTGATTGAAGGGATGAGTGATGAAGAAGCTTTAGCCCAGATGAAAACTTACGAAATGTCTCCTATCGAGTCGAAGTTTACACTGAACAAAGCAAAAGAATTCATTACTGACGTTCTGGAGATTAACCTGGAAGAGATTCGAACGAATATGCGTTCGACGGCGCGTTACATCTATCTCGATATCCAGAAAATCATGTTGGAGATGGAACACCGTTATGAAGATCAGCGCCACGGATATATTGAAGTCGATGGTCGCTACTTCCAAGCGGACGAAACGTCTCGTCAAATGTTGGGCCAGTATATCCAGTCTGAAACAGCACCGAGTTATTGGTTGGACACGGCTAACACCCGCATCGAACCTTTTTCGTTAGAGCAGTGCAAAGCGCTGATGGCAGCAATCGTTGCGCGTGATCAAAGACTACACCACGCAATGTCTGAGCAGAAAAAAGAAGTCAGGGCTTGGGCTGAGGCGCGTGATTACGATTCGATAAAAGCGTTTGCGTTAGAGCAAGGGCTGTAATCGACAGTGAAAAAAAGATATACCTACCTCCTATTACGGGAGGTAGGTATTTTTTTATTTTTCTTAGGACGTAAAGCCGTCCAGCTCGCCGTTGGTAGTGGCCAGGTCAATACGATTGTCAACAACTTTCGGCGTAATTACGAAAGTTGCCATTACACCCGGTTTATAACGGAGGTTCTTTTCAGTAACGGTGCACGTTACCGTACGCAGTGTGACGTTATCATGTTCGTCTTTCTGGTCTTCGGTGCTGTACACAACGTCACCAGGTGCGATAGCGTCGTCAGGTTTTACTTTGTTGATGTAATATTGTAACCATGCGCGCAATTCGTTTTGATCTTCCCAACGAGACAAATCGTCAGTTAGTTCAATACGTCCTACAACACCCGGCTCCAGACGATCGTAATGCAGCTCGATTGCGCCTTTGAAATTCTCAGAACCCGGTAGTGCAGTCATGGTAACTTTGGTATTCTTACTTTTGCCTTCCAGCGCAGTAGGGAGACCAAAGGACACTTCTTTATCAGTAATCTGATGTGGTAGCTCAGTGTTAGCAGCATTATAAAGCGCGACCAACATCATCTGGTTAGTAGCGGCCATTATCTTAAATCCTTAAAATGCGGGTTAAAGAAATATCGGGGGAGGTTACCCCCCCCCCGGTTCAATTACTCTTTAGGAAGCGGTGCAGTGAAGCTATCCAGTTCACCTTCCAGACCGTCCAGTGCTACTTTCTCAGGAGCCGGAGGAGTAACTTTATACGTTGCAACAGTGCCTGGCAGGAACTTCAGGTGTCCGGCCACAACAGTTACTACGTAAATGGTTTTGCCTTCTTCTTCACGAGAAATACTTTGCAGGTCGTTTTCACCGAACTCGTCATCGGTGTACCCTTTCTCAGCCATGGCTGCGTTAACTTTCGCCAGGATTTTCGCTGCTGAATCGAAATCGGTAGCAGGTGCAGTTACTTCAACTTCACCAACGATGTCGCATGAAAGACGAGTATAGTGGAATTCTTTCTCGCCCTTGAAGTGCTGGCTTTCTTCCTTGGCGGTCAGGGTAATTTTAGTGTTGCGGCCAGCTTCTCCGGTGAACTCAGCAACAGCACCAAAGTCAACATCAGCTACGGTGAGTGCGGGGTCCAGGGTACTGTTTTTGGTATTAACAGCGTCAATAAGTTGCTGTTGGAAGGTTTTAGCCATCGTATTTACCTCGTGGTTGGCAGGGTGGATTGCATAGTATTGTTCGGATTATAGAAGTGGTGTTAATTGTTATGACAGTCGGCAGTAAGGGTTGTCTGTAAAAATATTTTTTTTAACTTTTTATAAAAAAGGTGAAAAGTATGATAAAGCGTTTTCTTATCGTTATGCTTGGTGTTTTTTCATTAGCAGGATGTGCCTTACAACCAAATGGTAACGGCCAATTCTCGACTGTGCCGGTGGAGCCACACGACATGGTTATTTACACCTGCATGGGTGTAGAGCAAGATTTTGCAAATTACAAACCTGTCGTCAGCTCGACTAATCTAATGTTAGGCTCAGTAACCGTAGTCGATACTGGTGCTAATTGGGTAGCCACTTGGCCAAATGGTAAGATTGAGTCGCCCCAACTTTATAAAGATTTATTAGGTAAAGTTAATGGGAATATTGATCCTATCACGGGACAACGTTACTACCGTGTAAATGGTTTGCTTTCAAAAACACCAACATTTGCGTATTCTACTTTAGAATATAAAACGGGCGATGGTAAAGGCATTACTTTCTTCCGCTGTATAGAAGGTGTAGCGCCTGACACTGGAACAATGCTCCATCCTGCGGAACAATAAAAAGTACCCTACTCCTTAACGGGAGTAGGGTATATTCATTTTAACCGCCAAATCGTGCGTAAAACGCATTCTAAGCGTCTTTATACAAAATAAGGTATAAACACCTTAGAAATAGTTAAATCTCGACTAAGGCGCTCCAATCGATTGGCTTTTGCTTAACAACCTTCACAGTGCCACGGTTTGGTGACCAGAAAGTAATGTTAGGTTGGTTACGAACGTCGATGTGTAACCAACTGATATCACATTCAATAAAGTGAATGAACGGAAACTCGTCAGGGTTAGCAGCGATATAGTCGTGAACCTGTTTTACGGTGCTATCCAACAACGTTGCATCAATAGCGTTACCGAATTTGTGTTGACTTCCTGAATCGGCGTAAAGCTGCAACGCACGTTGTTTATAACTACCACCCTTAGGCTTTTCTTGATTAATAAAGAAATCTAAGGTTCTTAGTCCGCGCTGTTGTGCGGCAGTTGAGTTAATCACCATTCTACCGAAACGGTTACGAATCTGTTGTAGGGAAATCATTAACAACGGATTCATAAACCGAATTGCGGAATCACCGTATTTGGCAATATAGGACTGTGGTACTAACTCTCTGAGTTTAAAGTTACTCGGATTTGGATGAAACATCTTCCCTCCCAGACAGAAATGCCCGTTTGATGTTCAGGTATTTGACATTAACGGGACAATCTGTGGTGATATCAATACGTTCGTGGTCAGGGATTGCAGGTTCCTTAAACTCGCGAACGAATAAATAGTTTCGATTGTAATCTAACGTACGAAACGCGTTAGTGTTGTAGGATGGCTTTGCATTAGGATCTACGTAGGCATCCCAGCCGAATTCAACAACAGCCTTATAAAATGTTTGGCAGATATAAGGCGAGATTTCCAACGACTGCATAATACGCAGGAAAGTTAAGTCAGAGAACTCTTTATCGATAAAACGCGAAACGTTACCACCCGGTGTCATGGGATAGCTACGCTCTGTGTTGCATTTTTGATAGAGTAAGTCGTGAATACAGGCCGCAGGTGCCCACGGTCCGTCAGGATGGAAAATTCCCTGGAGGTGATCAGGAATTGACGCTAAATCGGTAACGAACCCTTTCGGTGCTGTTAACCACAGTTGCGTGTCAGGCAATACACCCGTTAAATAAACCGCACGGTCTAAGTGTACGTGGTCGTGATAAATCTCGCGTAACGTAAACGGATAATGGTAATCCTCCGTTAATACAAACCACTTATTGTCTAAACGTTTATATTGAAGCTTCTCCATTACCCACACCTTCCCTTATAGAAACCAGAAAAATTCGTACCCACGCTTTTCGTCTTTACGTTTCCGTCCAGACGTTAACGCTTTCCACAATAGTGCTAAGAGTTTAGCAAACCAATTCATTTTACTAACCCCGCCTTCACTACATAATCCGGCATTTCCCTGTACACGCGTCCGTACCAGCCGTAAGCGAATTTTTCATTCTTCTTACGCTTTTCGGAGATTTCCGTGTAGTAGGTTACCTGGTGTGAGATTAACGCAAAGATTAAGATGCCTAATCCCTCGCCTTTACGGTAATTCAGATAAGCATTCAGGGCACCTAGCGTTTTAGGGCCCATGCCACCGTCGGTGTCAATATCTGCGTAAAGTTTCCCTTCGTTATTTAAAACGTTGAGAATACGTTGTAATGATTTCACACAGTTAACACGGCCAGAGTTAATACCAAAATCAAACATCCGGTCTGCGAGTATCGGCGAGATAGCGAAAATCTCATCGAGTTTAAGTTTCTTCCACCAACCACGATCGTAAATATCAAACGCTTGCGCACGGGTCAGATCTTTCATTCTTCCTTTGTACCCGTATTCGCGTGCAGTTGTCAGTGTTACCCCGTGACAGGTTTCCCCACCTTTATCGTCAGGGTCGTTCACGTACCCACCCTCTAAATCTGTTTTTGATTCAATAATACCTTCTTTAGTCCAACGTTCGGCCATTTTGTTTAACTCCTCTTTTTACACAAAAAAAGAAAAGAGGGTGGGATTACCCCACCCTGTAGTTATTTCTTCTTAGCGCGCGATGGCTTAGCTGGCGGTGTCTCGACAGACGGTTTACGCGCAACACGCACTGTAAAACCACCGACCCAGGTTAGACACTCTGGGCGGAAGAAAATACCGTGCTCGATTGCACTGCCGTCTAGCGGTAACGCACCAACCTGCTCTACCCACACATCGTCTTCGGTAAGGGTTAAGCCATACTGCTCGTTAATTACAGGCAGCAAGTCCGCAGTCGTGGTGGCTGTTTCAACTAACAGTTTCGGCAATACGTTGAGGAAATACAAACCTGCATCAATGCGGTTATACTGGAACGTTTGCTTATTAACATAACCGAGATTCTTCACCGGCGCAACCGTAATTTCGGTGTTGTACGTACCGGTACTTACGACGGGCTCACCCAATGTGACTTTGGCGGTGTCGAGCTCGGCGTCTGGGTTAGCCTTTTTAATAAGGTCGAAGATAGTTTCTTGACTGGTCATTACTGTAATCCTCTTAATCTAAGAATCCCGGTAAGACCGAATTAGTCTTGGCTAATTCAATCTTCGACTTCGGACGATCGGTTCCGTTAAAGTGAATTAACAGTTTACCGGTCAGGTTAGAACACATACCGCTTAGGGCGAGTACCAGCACACGCGTGTACTTCGCATTTGCGCCTTCGAAACCTGCGGTAGGGCCATCGTAGATAACCTTAGCACCGAACAAGTTATTAGCAGCGTTCTTAGGTACGCTTACCCATTTCTCGTCAACAACGTTAGTCAGTTTAGTAGCTAACTCTACTAAGTCTACGGTGTCGTTAATGGTAATCGGATCAAGGTAATCTTTTTCTGCGGTGAAGTCAATCGGATAAGAATAAACCGCAGCGTTACCTTTCTTGGTGGACGGATACTCTACCAGGTTTTCTAATTGAGTAACAGGTAGCAGTTTAGCCAGATCAATAGGATCGCGTAGCGTAAGTGTCACTTCGCCACACCACTCGTAGGATTTCTCGTTAGCGGCAAGTTGGTGGGTTTTACCTTCAACTTTCGCATCAACGATATCTGACGGCAGAATATTTAAATCGTATTTTGCGTTGATTGCATTAAGCAAATCTGCAGCAGTTACAACACCGTCGTTACCGAATACCAACTCGCCTGTTAGGTATTCTGGCAAATTACGACGATGGTAAGTCACCGTTAAAGTAGTAGACTCATCGCCTTTGAGTTTAGAAGTCAGAACCACCTGGGTATCAACCCCAGTACCAGTAGGTTCGCCGATATCAACATCACTGAAGGTCAATGGCGGAACAATATTGTTTTCAGTGTTGATGAGTTTTAGCAGTTTCTGTTTTGACGTAAGAGACATCGCGTTAACTCACAATAAGTAAAAAGGTTTAAGAGGTCGTTTTACATCCCTCAGCCAGCATAGGAATAGCCGAGTAGAAGGTAAGTAACGTAGCGTCAAAATAACAAAAAAGAAAAGGGAAAGAAAATTAATTCCGCTATAGACTTCGGTCTATAGCGGAGTGAGGTTAGCGAACGTTGTGTGCTAAGTACATTAGGGTGCGAGTGTCGATATCACGAGAAGTTTGCGACATCTGACTCAGTAACTTGTTGGTAGTAGGGTCATTGTAAACACGACTTAACCATTCGTCAACCATTTCTGGTACAGTGTCGACCAGAAGCGGATAGTTAAGATTTTCCAGTGTGTATTCAACGAATTCGTGCATCAGATTCTGGTCACGATGCATAGTGTCACCTAACTCACCTACAGGGTACTCTTCACGAGGACGTTTACCCCAGCTACAGATGTGCATGTAGTTAGTATTCACAATTTCCTGATATTCTTCTAACTTAACTAAATCGAAGTCAGTATTTGGGCGACAGAAACCTGCTAAAACGCCCAGAGCAATCGGATTGTTACGAATGTAGTTACGGATTTCATCATTTAATACGAAAAACATTTTAATACTCCTTTAGGTAAATACAATAATAGAGGGGCGGTAAACCACCCCTTGGTTGAATTTAGAATGTCGTTAATTAACGACGTTTTTGACAATTAGGACAATCGCAATCTTTGTTGTAAATATTAAAAAGCTTTTCGAGAACCAAGGCACGTGCTTTTTCGATATAAGAATCCGTTGAAACAATTCGCAAAAAGTTCGTTAATGATTTGAAAACCTCAACATCGTTGTCGATCAAAACGGTGAGTGTTTCACCTTTGTAAACGGATTGATGAATTTTCTCCTTGTGTTCGTGCACAGCCACACGCATGAGTTCATCAGCGGTATCTTTTCCGATACCATGAATCGAAATAAGTCGAACGGCATCGTTATCGATCAGCTCAGCGATGGAACTAATTTCTTCCATGAGATTACGATCGTCTTTCTTCAATCGAACGACGATCTTATCGTTATCCGAATAAATACCTAAATCGTCGGGATAGAGGGTCTCTAACGCTTCTTTAATTTCCTTAATCTTCTTACCTTCGTACCAGAGGACGTGTGGTTCGTCTTTCTGCTGTTCTTCTACTTTCGGTTGTTCAGTCTCGGTCGTTTCCACCCGAGTGTTCGTGGTACCTTCTGCTGAGTTGAGTAACTCACCGATTTCTTTCGCAATAGTGTCGCAAAGATAATCGTTGCAGTGAGTCCAGTAGAATACGATGCTTTCATCGTTGACCTGCTCTACACGGAAATGTACACCTTTATCCAGGAATATGCGATAAAGTTGATCGAGTAACTGTGCTTCAGGAACCGGACGGATTTCAGTTTTAACGAGCGGGGTAATTTCGATATTAAACATGTCATTTTTTCCTTTTGGTAAATTAGCTGTAGTTGTGCTTAAAGAACTCTAAAGCACGCTGGTCGTTTGTAATCGCCGTTGTGGACATTCGTTTTAACGCCTGGCGGCAGTAAGGGTCGCTCAGAATACGTTGCTGCCAAGCGTTGACTATTTCCGTCACTGTTTCCCCTTCTACTGCAGTGTTAAGTTTATCGAGGCAGTGTCGTCCTAACAGAAACGCAACTGCGTAATCGGTAAACATCTCGGTGCCGAAATCCCCGTCGGGATAATCGCAACGTTTACGTACTGACGTTGCGGTAATGGAGTTATAGGCGGTTTTTATTATCTCGTGGAACTGTTCCACCGTTAAGATGTTAACGTCAGTACCTGAAAGCGTAAGTGAAGCCAGTACAGGAATACTGGCTGGGTACTGACGGATGTAATCACGCAAATCTGAATTGAGCGTTTTCATTCATGAACCCTTTTGTTTTTATCCAATATAAGCAATTTGCACCAACCTGAACTGGCTCGATCCTATCAAGTTCTTCCATCAGAGCCAGATAAGTTTGCCAAACGGTTTGACGTTCGAAGAAAAATGATGTTGTGCCATTAGACCTAAGACATGCACGTACTAAGTGCTCGGTTTGTGAAAACTGTATATTAACGTTGTTCAGGACACGTTGAATAGTATCAGAGTCGTAATGCGCGAAACGATCTTTGTGTACCAGAACCATCTCTATAGGCGAGGAATCGTCATTGACTGAAAAAGGTTCGTCAATGCGAATAAGGTTATTCCGGTGAGGTACCCCATCGTAACCGAGCGTATAGACATCCATACCTTCCCCCGGGTTACAGTCGAAATACTCCAGAATTTTATCAGCGTTTTTCTCCGCCGAACGTTTAAAGTAAACAATATAAACGGTATGACTAATCTTCTCAACTTCGTATACTTTTTCGGAGAACGATCTGAAAATTGCCATGACGTTTAATCTTCCTTTGTCTTTAGCAACGTAACTTGCAACTAAACACGTTGCTTCACCACGAAGAACATCGTCAATGAACTCTTTTGCTCGTTTTAATTCATCCTCGTTAAAACCACCGATAGTGAGCTCATTCCCATAAATCTGATAAGCAAGATGTGGAGTAACGTTTCTCAGGAAACTCGTAATGATGTGCGTGTATGCCCAAAGACTACTATTCTTAAACTCGATAGTTTTCATTTTATTTTCCTTTTGGTTTTACAAGCTGAAGCGTTAATTTACGCTTAGAGGTGTTTTCCGATAACTTCCGAAACTAATTCGTAAAGGTCATCGTCACTGCACACGTCTACGCTAATTCCGATATCGATACTACGACTGCGGAACCCTATTTTGAGCGTTTTACCGAATTCGGTTTGTAGGGCTTTATAGAGTCTATTCTTATCTTCTTTAAAGAGAGGAACAGGTAGTCTAACAGTGAACTTGTAATGTTCTTTCGAAACAAGTTCGTTAGAATAATTAAAACGTTTAGCCACACGAGTTCCGATAATCTGTGTTATCAGCGTAAACATTTCTTCGTCGCTATACGGTGTTGCACCATAACCGATATCAATAGAATTTCTACGGAATCCTGCGCAGAATAATGCACCGAATTGCTCACGGAATTCTTTGTGTAGAATATCTTTTTCTACGTCCCACAGCCCGTAACCCAAGTCAATCGTGAATTTGTATTTTTCTTTGTCGACTAATTCGTTAGTGTAATCAAGTCTAGTGAAGTTCATGGTATATTCTCCTAAAATGGTTTCGTTAAGTGAGAGTAACTGAACTCTCACCTAGGTAATATATATCTGAAAATATTTTTATTAAAAACCCGCAATAAAACTGCCTAGCGAGACACGCTGTAGGTATTTGGGCTTACGGGCCAGGTAACAGTTCTTAGGATTACCTATTGCCATCTGCGCAACTGCACGTTCTAAACGCGGTGCTTCTAAGATGGCGCGATAGTTCCCTTCGTAATGCATTAACCACGCACACTCTTCAACGAAACGTTTTGCTTCGCGATAATCTAACGTACGAATTAACTTCTTGCCCCGGTATTGTTTTACATCACCGTTTTGACAAAATACAATAGTTTCACGCTTCATTGATAACCTCCCAGTTAGCTCTTTTAACCTCACGTTTACACGCTTCAATATCTTTACGGTAAAACGACGTTTTTTCTTTTAATAGTTTTAATATCTCCTCTTTAGGCAATTCCCCCTCACAACCCAACTCAGCAATAGCACAAACAAGGATGGTCAGATATTCTACTGAACCAGTTTTCGCACGGTATTCAGAAATGAGTTCTTGTTGTGTTTCAACTGTTTCTTCTAATAGCTTGATAAATTCTTCGTGCTTTGCGCACTCTTTGCATTTTCCGAAACCTAGCAATTTAAAAACCACTGTTACCTCCTCTGGCAATCCAGGTCGCCACACGCACATGGGCGTCTTGAAAAGATGAGATCAGTAAGATCACACCACCTAACGTACGAGGTACACGTAGGGCTTCGAAACGTCGGCAGTAAGAGCGTACACAATACTCGGAACCTAAGATAACGATTTCGCAGTATTCTGAACGAATAGGCAGTAGTTGAGAAACGAGTTTATCGCACGTTTCTTTGTTGTCTTCTAATAACCCGCCTCTGAGAATATAATTGACAATGTTCTCAGGTGCCGATGTGTTCGCGATTTTATTTTCCATCATTAAACTCCTATTGTGATCTCCGTAATGTGCATTCTTCGCATCTCACGGGTCATTCTGTCCATTGCTCGTTGACACTCGAATAAATTGTCGTAGTATTTCTGGGCGGTAACATTGAATAAAACTCGACCATCTTTCAATTGTTTAGCAGCGACTCTTATAGTTTCCGATTCAAACAACCGACCGCCACCCCTACCAACCTTAACCATAACGTCACGAATAGTAACGTTTATAAGTTCACCGTTAGGGGAAGTCACAACCTCCGTATACCAGTCTCCTTCTTTAACGACATATTGTACCCTTTTACCGCACAGCCAGTTTTTAACTTTCTCGTTAACAAACAGTTGGGCTTTTAATGACAAACGCCTTTTTAAGTAAAATAAACGCATCTTTTAAATCTCCACCGTAGTTCGTTCAGTTTCTTTAATAAACTTACTAAGCGAATCATTTAAACGTTTTACCCTTTCAGCAAACTTAACAACTGTATCGTAAAGGTGTTGTGCTGTACCGATAAATAAAATCGGACCGTTTTTTAACTCCAGGGCAGAAACTTGATAGTATTCAGAGTTGAAGATTGCACCTCCTTCACGTCCTATTCTAACAACTACGTTACGAACTTGTACGTTTTGCAATCCTCCATTTGCTAATGTAATAATTTCCGTATACCAGTCACCCGATTTAACTACCGTTGTGACATTCTTGCCGCAAGCCCAGGTTTTAAACGAAGTGTCTAGCCAACATCTGAATTTGTATAACAGTAATGACATATCGTTACTCCCCCCTCTCAGGATTTCCTGAGAGGGGTTATATCACAGTTTCTCTTCTATTGTATCTAATCGAACTAACGCATCGTGACTGACTTTACGTGCGTGTCCGATTGTCCCACCGAGGGCTTTTGTTGTTGGGTCTAAGGTATTCAGACGGTGATACTGATAATCGATATCACGTATACAACGCGCCTGTTGTTTTACCATCCGAATTAATTGTCGTTTGGTCTGACGATTGTTACTAAGCTCCTGCCGTAATCGCGTGTTTTCTTTATAAAGCTCCTGTTGACGTGTGTTAATTAAACCCAACAACCAATCTAACATTTTTACCCCCGGTGCAAGAAAATACGGTTAGTGTTTTCGAATTTCGGTTCTGTCCACTCCAGTTCCCAGTAAGCCTGGTTAATATCGCGAGACGTGAGTTTCAAATTCGAAACGCCGGGGATTTCGATCTGCTGCAGTAAATTAATAATCGTCACCAGCTCTTTACGAGGACGGTTCCAGATAACTTCAAGATATTCTTTCAGACGCTCTGGATAAGCGACAGGTCGAATATAAACTAGTCCAGCGGGATACTCAATTGCTGTGGGTGTTCTTGGCACTAACCAAACCCAGTCTTTTAATAGCGGTCCTGAGTGGTAGTTAGAGAGTTGAGTAAGCGCATTTGCGACCGAACAACAACGGAAGTAGGTAATGTCCCAATCGTGTTCATGACAATTTCGCGCAACGATAACTTTTAAACGGTCAATAGGTTTACCGTCGATAGTCGTAACACCAGGTTGATTCGCCAGAATCTGACGTTCACGTTTAGTATAAAGATTCATGTTAATATTTACTGACATTTAATGCTCCTTTAGGTAAATGGTGGGGTGATTAAGCTATGATTCCTTAAATCATGCCTGGGAATTCGAAATCGATTTTATCTAAAAGTTTGTAGTCGTCTTTTAGTTGAAGCATTAGTGTATTCTTAAACAGTTCAAGTGAACCGATAAAGTAAGCCGTGTAGCAGCTACCACGAACAGAAGAGGAAAGACCCAAGTCTCTTAAACACTGCTTCAAGATTTCATGTTCTTCAGCGGTACCGAAAAGTTGGAAATTGATAACGGTAATCTGTTTATTAATGATTGCCGATAACCATTCTTTAATTCTTCTCGTGGTTATACGTTCTTTGAAATCACTAGCTTCTGGCAGCCAGGTAATGTGAACAAACGGTGCATCGTAATCCACGAGAACTTTCTGCCGCCAACGTACTTGCATCAAACCACGAATGCGATTTGCTAACGTTTCAGAATCACAAAGTAGCATAATGCCGTTAGTAGTATTTGGTTTCATAATTGCCCTTCCTTCTTAATGTAATCTTCAACCAACTTATCAAACACGATTTTTATCTTCTCGCGTTCTTCTTCACCCAATTCACCGGAACAGGTTAGTCCGTTTATCTTTCCGTACCGTAATTCCAACACATACTTCAACCGATGACGTAAGGCTTGATCAAAATGCGTTGGAATATAAATTGGTTCGAAGTTGTGCAATAAAATAAAATTGTCTTCGGTGTGTTTAGGGGGTTCGAATTTTACTCTATCTAAGATAGTAAGCCAGCGTTGTCTGTCGACTAACCGATCGTCCCAATAAACCGATTTTGTCTTAGAGGGAGTAAGTGTATTGTAGTTACTGGAATCAGAGACACGGAAATTTGCCGTGACGTAAGTCTTCGTGAGTAACGAGAGAAGACAAATCGTGCCTTCTTCAGAGTAACTTAAACCCTCGTCGAGTACGTCTTTAGCTTTCTTGAAGTAGTCCTCAATATAGTTTTCAGCAATTGGTTGAATTTCTACTTCTATAGCGCTAATTTGAGGCCCGTCTATCCGTAAAGGAAATTTTAGTTCAGCAATATATTGCCTATCCGACGTATAAGCTCGCGTAACAATAGGGTACGTAACAGGCTTAGCCAAATGGCGATATTCACCATCTCTAATGACTGCGGAACGTCCAAAGCCATCTTTATTCGATTTTGAAAAACTGTAAAGGTCTTTTAGATACTCCAGATACTGGTCATCGGTCATTTCGTCGGTATTAAATTCACGAATGTAAAGTCGATTAAAAGACCCCTTTGTTTGTTCGTAGTAATAACCAGGGTCCCTATTTGCTAGAATACGCGGGAGATAATACGGGTGATACATCTAATCCTCCTTTCGGCTATAACTAATGGAGTGAATGTAAATTTCACTCTCCCCTAGGTAATATATATCTGAGAAAAAATAAAAAAAAGAAAAGGTAGTAGGGGCTTAAGCCCCTACTACCTAAAATTTATTTCATTCCGTTCTGGGAAAGTGTTGTCCCTGCAAGATGTTTAATAACGATCTTAACAGGTAAATTACTATTCTCGTATTGTACTTCGGTTTCAGACAAATCGGTGATATCGATAACTTTAGAGGGTATCTTCGCTAAAACAACACGAATGGTGTGGGTTATTGTACTGGCTGTGGTCTTTGTATTACTAATGTAGAAGTACGCATCAATAATACTGCCGTCTTCTCCCAGATAAACCAATTTATTTTCCAACAGACACTGGCTATAAATTGACACTCCAGATAATTGCGAAACCCCCAGTCTATTATTAACGTCAACTGTTGTTTTGCAGATTACCGCACCACCTGTCAACGTTTTTTCTACCACCATATTTCCCGATAAGGTTTTTGCATCCATTTTTGGTATAATCGGATGAGTGCCGTCAACAAACAACCCATCGTTGTTAGACTTAAGGATGTTATTCGCTGACGGACTCACTGTAACCTCGGTACCCCCTAATTTCTCAATCGGGAGTTGGTATTCAGTTTGTTCCTTAGACGCTAAGACTACTACACCCGTGATGTCTTCTGAAAGTGTCTCCAGTTCATGAATGCGCACCTTTCCTACCAGTTCAGCCATTAGCGGCCTCCGAATGTTAAGACACGGTTATCTGCGGTAACGATTAAATCGTTGTCTTTTACTACAGCAGCTTCTTCATCGTTACCGAAAACCAGAACGGAGAATTGGCCTTTATAACCTAACGAGTTGGGTGAAACCTGTAACGTTACAGCGTCTTTCCCTACGGTAAATGATTCGTCGGTAAGATCGTCGGGTTGTAAATTACAACCACAAGCCGCGTTAATTCCGTCGATTAGATCGTGTGCGGTAAAGCCATTACCGGAAACCTTTACTAGGATAGGTTGCTGGTTTAACCACCGCTCTGCGGTTAAACGGTTGTAATATATCTGCAACGTTCTGTTGTCCGGACGTTTTATCTTTACAACAGCAGTGGTGTCACGATCCATTTCGTTACTGGTCTTTACGTCGCTGACTTCAACCTCGTTCTCTTGCAAGTCGAGCTGGAGGTCATGGTTAACCAGTGAAATAACCATGTTAAGTGAAGTTAACGACAAATCCGGCACGAATTGCCCCATAAGCTTACTCCCTATGGTAGGGGGTGAAATGTTTCTAGCAACATCTTACCCCCTCCGATTCTAATAAATCAGCCTTTCTATAAAAAATTATTGAATTACGAATTCACTAACTCTTATTTTACTAGCATTAGTTGTCGTTTTACCCCAATTAGTTAACTAATTTTCAAATCTTGTGTAACACCCGTTCTCTTCATTGCTGCTATAAAGGCCGAACTAGGTGTTCCTTGCCAGTAATAGTGAAAACCGTTAATAACACTATTATAGGTGAAAACTTGTGAGACCCCACCAACTGTTACTGTAATATTACTTGCCCTTCCTCCTGCGATGTATAAAGCCGCAGTGGGTGGAACACCAGAAATGTAGTGAGCTTGCGTAAGTACGATCCCCACTAAACGACCTAAACCACAGCTCGAAGCACCAGTAATTGTGCCTTTGTTCTTTTCAGCCAATGGCCAATCTGAACCTACGGCCCCCCAGTTTTCAACTTTATCAGGAGGATTCCCTTTGTAGTAAGCGGTCGCAATTTTACAACCCGTAGATCGGCCCACCATTTGACTCATCATAAATGGTCTACCCAATCCTAATTTACTACCCGCAGCGCTCATCCATTGTTCGCCAGTTTCATTCTTAGCTGAAGATCCGACCCATCCTGATGCTACCGCCATTTTACCCCCACCTTTTGAAAGATGCGAGGAGGGGAGTGAGTACCCCCATACTTTTTCAAATTAAACACGTGAACCATATATTGCACCTACTGCGTCCCATCTTGGCGCATTACCAGTAACAGCTTTACCAGCTGCTCCGCCGTTATATTCTGTACCGTTACCATGAGTATTACATCTTCCTCCAGCAGCACCGACATTACCACCCGAACCGCCTGTATATGCACTAAGAGACCCCTCACCAACAGATCCTCTACCAGGAGCGGAAATAGTACCAGCAGCCGCACCGGAACTCATATGAGAGGAAGACCCACCAGCACCGAATGGGCGACCACCGCCACCACCAAATGTTAGTCTACCCCTGTTACCGCCGCCACCGCCGCCACCGCCTCCGGCAATAGCGCCACGGTTGGTTATACGCAGTCTGTTTCCTATTCCGTTCTGTATTGCGGTTCCACCTGCACCGCCTGGTGAGTTAGAACCGCCGTTGCCTCCTCTGCCGTATACTGTAACCCCAGGATTGATGATGAGGGTAATATACGAATTTGGAAGATTGCTAGGGAATTCTAAACAAGGAACCGTGCTACTATGGGACACTAAATCCCCCGTAATAGTCACAACGACAGCAGTAGAGCCTAAAGAACGTAAATAGTTAATAAGAGTATCCTTATTATAGCTATGGTTAGCACCAATAGAATAATGGACCTCTTTTGATTTTCCCGCCAATTGCGACATCCAGCCTGGAACCGGCACACCAAGTGTGCGCATCGCGCCAGACATCCATTCGTTACCAGCTTCAGCTTTTGCTGAAGAACCAATCCAACCACCTACGCCGACAACTGCCATTAGGATCTTCCTTTAATTTCGTTAACCTCTTGACGCAACGCTTTCATACCCTCTACTAACAGCGCAATAACGCCATTGTAGTTTAGACGTAAACGTTTTTCGCCTGAAATGGCATCATCATCCTCAGACACAAGTTCAGGTAACGCTTCTAATGCGTCCTGAGCAATTAGACCTACAGAAGTCTGCCAGCCGTCATCCGGATGCTGAATTTCGTACAAATAACCGGTTAGTAACTCTAACCGATCCAAAGCTTTATCCAGCTTCACCAGATTACGTTTGTTACGACGGTCAGAACGAATCTGTACGTCGTTAAACGAACCGTTACCGTTGCCAGTAACGTTATGTCCAAAGTTTACTTGGCCGTTAGAATTATTAAAAGACAACGGGCGTAATCCGTTCCAGGAACCCGTTGCGGCTTGTCCGGCGTCGGTTACTAAGAAATAGGTATTGGCACCGTCGTTACGTAAAATAAAACCGTAGGTACCGTAAGCGATTCGAAAATCAGGGTATTTAGTGGCCAATTTACCGTTAACGGTTAAATCGCCGCCTATAGTACCGCCCCCCGAAGGTAGTGCACCCACTTCTGCAGCAGTTGGCTTGTTTCTCGTATTGTAAGCACGACGCCAGCCTGGTGAGTATGTATCGCCGTTAAATACGTAGATAAACTCCGCATTAGTGAGTGCGCCACCGACGCTCGCCGTTGTGGCAGTCGTTATACGGATCGTGTAGTTGTTTGTGCTATTACCGTTACTAATCACTTCTATAACGGCCCCAGCTAACGGAATAACACCACAACCCGTCTCGCTGTGTGGTATGGACGCACTAGCGGCATAAGCCCATGCACAGCGAGCAACCCACGATCTTGTGGTAAATGCGCCGTTATTTTTCAATAACGTCACTAGCTGTGCTGTAGTTATTGCGCCGCCATCTTTGCCAGTTTCTAACCAACCACTAGGCGATGCCGGACAACCTATATCGGCAGGTCCTAACGATATATTTCTAGTGCCGTCAAATGCGATACCGTTAATGGTTCTTGCGGTTTGCAACTTTGTTGCCGTGGCTGCGTTTCCGGTAGTCGCCTGATTACCTGTTTGGTTTACTCCAGGTAAACTGATGTCTTTAGTACCATCAAAAGCTACACCACCTATATTTCGCGCAGTCTGGAGCTTAGTCGCTGTCGCCGCATTCCCCGTAGTCGATTGGTTACCGGTTTGGTTTACGCCAGGAAGATTAACGTCTTTTGTCCCATCGAAAAGCACACCGCCGATCTTACGTGCGGTTTGTAACTTAGTAGCGGTCGCTGCATTACCTGTCGTATTCTGGTTGCCTTGCTGGTTAACGCCCGGTAAATTGATATCACCTGTACCGTCAAAGGTAACGCCTCCGATCCTGCGAGCGGTTTTCAGTTTCGTCGCGGTAGCGGCGTTGCCGGTAGTATCTTGATTACCGGTGGCATTTACGCCAGGAATGCTGTCACGGGCAGTGTAAACTTGTGCCCAATCTGACCACGGTGCATCAGCCGTATCACGTCGACTACGAATATAAACAGGCGCGTGCGCACCGCTCGTCCCCGGCCATCCGATTAACAGCTCGCCTTCACCTAGCGCAGTAGCGCCACCCAAATGCAGTAAGTTACCATAAGCGGTTGGATAACCGTTATTGTAAACTTCGTACATCTGAATACCGGGTGTACCTTTGTTTGAACCAGACAGTGCAGTAACACGTCCACGTCCTACCAACGTGTTGATATTGATGTCTCTAGACCCATCAAATTTCACACCGTTGATGTTTCGAGCCGTTTGTAATTTGGTTGCGGTTCCCGCGTTCCCAGAGGTGTTTTGATTACCCTGTTGGTTCACACCAGGGAGGCTAATGTCGCCGCTACCGTCGAAACTTACACCGCCGATTAAACGGGCTGTTTTCAGTTTTGTTGCCGTTGACGCATTACCTGTCAATTCGCCCGATAACCCTTTTGCAAAGGTCTGTTTTTCTGCCCACGTATGCGCTGCATTCAATACGGGCATCTGGCGGCTAGTAATAGTACGTTTACCCTTTTCACCAGCGACGCGAACAGCAAAGAAGCGATAGTTAGCAGTAGACACTGTACCACGCCAGACCAACATACTCCGGCCAGTACCGGTGTCCTCCGACGCCCCTACAAGAATAGTGACCAAGTTACCGTCGATAACACCCCAATCCATTCCCGCAGGAATATTTTTCATGGTATTCAACGGTGTACTTATCATCTGGCCAGGAACGAAGTCGAATGTTTGCCAGTCTAACGGATCGACCTTAGCAGCAACCCCACCGATCCCTAAAGTCAACGGGAGTGAATAGGATGTGAAAATCTCTCGCCATTCGCTCCAGGCGTTTCCTGTACGAATTCGTTGGAACTTGCGACCTTTCGAAGTTGCGCCTGTACCGTATGTGGTATAATTTTGTTCAACGCCTGAACCGTCTAAGCGTAAGGTAACTTCGCAAACACCTAGCAAGGTTGCGCCAGCAGAGTCTGTTAACGGACTGTCTGTAGCCTCACCGGTAACACTAAAGCGGCCCGGTTTAGTTAAGTCGTTAAAGCTACCCTTATAGTAGGCACCGTCTACCTGATACCCAACCTGAATCCAATCTTCCCACTGCGGATTAGAAGAATCCCAAGTCGCAGTCAAACCACGGACATACATCGTACCATGTCGTGTGGTGTATCGTTGCAACCGTCCATAAAGACCGCCTTCCATGACTTCTAATACGCCTTGCGCATTACCGCCCTCTTCAGGATAATGTCTGTCGAACACCGCTAACGAACTGGACGAGTTACGCCAGTTACCCATGTGCTCAGCGCCGCCTAAGGAGTTCAGATCGATCGATGTAGATAACGGACGTACACCGGTAGTTACCATTCTCCACGGTGACCACGGGCCATTAGTTCCGTTCCACGCACCTGACAACATACGGTTGTACACGTTACCATTACGGCAGGTAAAACGTTGCGCTCCACTGTAGTTGCCCGCTTTATACACTTCCAGATAACCGACTGCACCGTCTTCTGGGAAGTGTTTTGCCATCGACGCATTGGTTGATGTCGACTTGGACCATGTTCCTGTGTAATTAGCATCTGGAGCAAATGTGTTAATATCAGCATCTACAGGCATTTCGCCACGGAAACGCAGATAGGTATCAGGAGATAGGCCGATGTTGCGAGCAAAAGTTTCTTTATTTGGGATATCAGCACCGTTAGAGTTTTTCTGTAATGCGCCGTTTGCTTTATCAACGGTGGGTTTCAAACCCAGGAAGTTAATGATATCCGCAGTTGACCCTTTCGCTAACAAGGATCTGGCCGTTTCTGTAAAATCTGTTAATCCGACTTTATTACTGCCGGTGAAATACATGAGTTTGTTTGCCGCTGTGGTGACTGCGGCAATAGCGGTGAGTAACGGGCTGAGAGGTTGTTTCTGCGCAAGTTCCTCAGTGATCGTTGTTGCGAAGTTAGGGTCATTACCTAACGCCTCAGCTAATTCCGCTAAGGTATTTAGCGTCTCGGGTGAAGAACCAACCAATTCCGCAATCGCGTCACGCACCCAGGACGTTGTGGAGATACTCGTGTCATTCGAGTCCTTCGGCGGTTTTGGGGATGTCGGGTTACCCGTAAAATTCGGCGAATGTTTATTGGCTTTTAACTGTAAATCGTCGTTCAGCTGTTTAACCGTGGACGGTGTAGCAGCCTCAGTCACGGAATCGCTTGTCAGGGTATCGTTAAGTTTAACAATACCTTTACCGGTTGTAGTAGCGTCAACTAATCCTTGGGCAGCGATTTTCTCCGCACGTAGGGCAGCTGACTCCGAACGCGTAGCTGCCCCTTCTGAGCTTTCTTTATCTTTCGCGACCTGTGCAGCGATTTTCTCCACTGCACCTTTACTGGCCTCGACTGAAGCTGCGGTATTTTCAACGCTGGTAGCCGTCTGTTGAACTTGTCCGGCCTGTTGCGTAACCGTTTCTGCTTTCTTAGTTACATCAGCCGCCGTAGCCGTCACAGATTGTTCGGATGTGGCGACAGCTTGAGCCTTCTCATTTACTGATTGTGAAACAGTATCTACGGCAGTTTTCGCTGCTAAAACTTCAGCGTGTTTTTTGTTAACTTCAGCAGTTTTAGTGGCAACGGTTCCCGCTTGCTCACTGACTGTGGAAGCTAACGTGTCAGTTTGTTGCTTCGCGGTTTCCGCTAAATTTTTTGCTTGCGTAGCTTCTGTTGCAGACTGCTGCGATTTGGCTGCAGCTGTTTGTGCATCAGCAACCGCGTTTCTGACGGTGTCAATATCCGCAACGATTTCGCGGACGGGTAACTTATAATCTTTTTCGTCTTTCGAAAAAAGTAAAACGCCTTCACCGATATCCCCGGTGTATGGACGCAAATCGTGTAAACGTATTTTCTTTACCGCTTTAGCCATGATATTTAATTCTCTATCTGGAGCTAAAAGATCTGGGGAGGTAAAGCACCTCCCCAACATTTTTATAAGCGGATTATTATACTGGTTTTAATCCATCAACTTCTAACGTGAAAGTGATGTCCAATTCCGCGTTCTCATGATCTGGGTTTACTAAGTCTTGATAAAAGTTTACTTTGGCCTCCATTACCAGTAAAAGCGTCAAGCTCATATAGCCGGATTTTCTTCAGCCGTACCGTCATCTGGAACCTCAAAGGTAAGAACGGCCTCATCATCAATACAGAAGATTGCATCTTCTTCGTTTGCCAATGCCCGTTCGGTTGTATCAAATAACGTCACCATAAACGCATTCATCCACGCAGGGGAATCGTCAGCAACGTTGACAGCAATGGGTTCTTTACCTAAGGTGATATCTGAAGCACGTAAATCCTCGGGTTGTAAGTTCGTTCCGCAGAATTCATTTACAACACCTAAAATGTCACGAAGGTTGTCTTCAGTACCATCTAACGAAATCAAAATAGGTTCAGACGCTAACACTTCGTCCGCATCCAAACGGTCGTAATAAACAACTACAGAAGCACCATCAGGTTTCCTGATTTTTGTAATCTCTGTCAGTGTGTTACGACGCGAAGTGGTCGGGGATGGGTTTGCCGTAGTGTTGCTAATACGGATTTCGCTTAGAGACAACCGTGAACCGTTATCGTGGTTGATTAAAGCGACCACTAGTTCGGCTGAGGACAAACTTAAATCAGGTACGTAAGCAGTCACTAAAACCTCCCAGATCAAAAAAAAATAAAAACACCTACCGCCCATAGAATCGGGCGGTAGGCGGTCATTTTGCAGCTAAATATCAAATCAGACCGTTAGTTCTCCACATAACTCAACATCGATACCGAACGTCATTCCCACTTCTTGAAGTTTGTTCGCCAGTAGGTGACGATGACAAAACTTACCTGCGGGACAATAGCACATCAAAACCAAATCTTCGTGTCTAAGCAACGAGACCAACGTTTCGGCATCGGTATCTAACAGTCGTTCGAGTTTGTACAAATACTTTATCGTGTATTCACGCTCAGCGGCGGCGTCTTGGGCAGAGTTTTTATACGCCATTAGGAAATCCCAGTCTGGGGCGAGTTCCTTTCGCCCTGACTTCACAGTGATATCCACTGCGCGAAATCCTTTCTGCTTAGCTAATCGCCACTTAGCGAGTTGTAGCGTCCAGATTCGCATTAGGAACGAGTCTGCGATTCGGCCATCAGTGCACAACTTTTTACAGCCTGTGCATGAAGCTCTGTACCCGGTGTGTAATCCTTTATACAGTCCTGATACAGTTCGCGCTTTGTTTCTAGAACACGATTATCGTACTCAGCACTTGCTAGTGCTCCTGCGATAAGGATAAAAACTAGAATCGGTAACCAAATTTTCATCCTCCACCTCCCATTCGTTTAGCGTAATCCGTACACGCCATTACCAATTCAGCGTAGCGTGGATTATCTACCGTAGTACCTGCCATACATTCACGATAAAGAGATTCTTTACGTGATTCGTCGGAAGTCTTAACGTAGAACATCAACATTGTTACAATCAGCGCAGTTGAAACAATTGCCGTGATGATATATCCGTCATTTATTTTCATCTATAAAGCACCATGGTTCTGGATAAAACTCTGTAAGCAAATCAACGTAAAAACTGCGTAAGTTTGTTAGCCTTATAACACGCCCGAACAAATCATTCTCAGTACGGTGATAAATCACTACAGAAGTTTCTGATACCCGTTTAACATGTATATGGCCCGTACTTTTAATGCTCTGATACAACCGTCCGAAATCAACTGTACCAACCGCATCTGATGAACCTGTAACTGAGTACCGTATACGTGGGGTTTCATTCCCCGCTATCGATAAAAATTCCTCTGTCGCTATTGCAAAAACCTGCCCTGAAAAGGATAGGTGTGGAATTACCTGTTTACGTAAAACACTACTTGAAATCTTAGCAAAAACCTGACGTTCCGTTAAGTGCATTAACTCACCTAATCTTTTCAGGTCTTTGTTATATTCCAAAAAAGAAACTACTTTCTCGTCATGCGTAATAGGCGGCCATTCGACCGCCTTTGCCCGACGTTGCTTAAACCGACTCGCAAGTCGCGCTATCACGTTTAGTAATCCTCTTCCTGATTGACTACCGATTGGATACGCGTTGCGACTTCACTAGTGTCCAGGTCAGTTTCGTCGACCTTATCCACGAGCTTCTGTACTTTACGTACATGGGATTCGGTAACATCAAAACGACCACGATCGGCTAACAGCAACGTTACCATATCCTTACGCGTAACCATCAGTTCTTCTTCAGGTAAGTGTAGGGATTTGTCTAACAGTCCAGAATGCATGAAGTTTTCCAGTAAGCGTTCTTCTCCCTGGTCAAAATCATAACGTTCGTTAGGTGCAGCAACGAAAGCGTAACCGAAGTAGTTTTCTTCTGTCTCACGTAGCGATTTAATGATTTTGTCACCGTGCTGACAGAAATCACTTAACGTGTAGTCGTCAAGCGTTGCAACGATGGTTTCTGCCTGTACACCATTATCTGTTTCGTAGAGATGCGCAACCCAAAGTTTCCAGTTACGCGGTTCGTCAAACAGACCACCGATTAACATATCAGTCGCTGCCATGCGCATACGCGGTGACGTTGTAAACTGGAAACCACGACCTGCGTACGGACCGATAGGACGAATAGAGCTACCGACGAAAGTAATGCGGTTTAACGCATTTTCAGCGATGGTGTGCGCGGTACGGTTAGCAGCTGCTTTCGGGTTATACTTTTTGTTACGAGGTTTCTTTTGTTTGGTAGCCATTATTTATTCTCAACTAATACTGTGTGAAATGCTTTATAAAGAGCTTGACGTGTCTCAACTAACGCAGGGCGATTAATCAAGCACATGTATCCGATTTTCCAAGACCAGTAAGAAGTGTCGTCGGTATTTAATCCGTAGTCAGGTTCAAGATATACCAAATCCGTGTACGCATCTGGTATATAAAGACGACACAAACTAAGATTCCAGAAATTCGGTAAATCCGATTTTGCAAGTATAGACATAATCTGCATTGGAATCTGACTTCCAATAGCGTCTGTTGCAAAAACGATATGCAGATTTCCAGGTGACTTAGAATACATACCGTGGCCTTCACAACTCCACATTGTCGCCAAATGTGGATGGTCGTTGATTAGCTTACAGGTGTCACGAACTCCTTTTTCAATATAGCCGTTTTTGATTGCAAGCTGAGCACGCTCTTTAAATGACGCCAATCTTTCTGCATCAACGGAAAATTGAATCATGACGGATTCTTCCCTAAAATTATCTCACGCATTTCCAGGTAGGTGTCAAACGGCACCACGGTGTCTTTGTAACGCAACGTTACGTAGGTTACGAAGTGTTGCGGTGCCAGAAAAGCACGTTTCGGCGACCCGTCGTGGTTGTAATACTGTTTCGGACGATAGTTGTTGAAAATGTCTTCCCGTGGGAATAATGATTTCTGAATAACCACTTCCCAACGGTGTGGTGTTTCCAAGAGCCCAATACGGATCAGCATAGCATCTACCCACCGGCTCATGTTTTCGGTTAATACGAAACTGACGTGGTGGTGCTGTACCTCTGCTAACGCGACTTCGGGTTCTTTATCCAGTCGCATTAATACCGCAAACAGTGGACGATAATCAGAATCGTACAGGTCACGGAAAGCGGTTTTCTCACGCTGCTTAAACAACTCAACAATTTCTTTAGATTCGAAGCAATTCATTTTGAAATCCCCAATTCGTAAGTAACTAAATCGAACAAACACATTTCCAGCATCGCTTGATACAACGTGTGTTCCCCATTACCCACAAAACCATTGTTCAACATTTTATACGTATCTACCCCAAACATCGTCTTTACGTCTATAGGACGTTTTTCGATAATACGTAATAGCGATATTTCCATTACAATCCAATAAGCAGGCTCAACCCTAATTCTGAATAACGGATTGATTTTACTTATTGTTTTATCCCAAATATTAAACCAGCGAACCCATTCTGTACTATTCTGGGGTTTACGCAATCTAAGACGTGTATACGGTGAGTTGTTATATTGGTCAATAAATGTCGTAATGGCATCAGCTTTTCTTGACATTATACCTAATATTGCGGTCATCTCTATATTCTCCTAATCATTAGAATAGCCGCAGTTGTAAAAAAGACTACGGATTAAAAGGTAGCGGCTTGCAACCCCGCTTTTTCAACTCCTCTACTAGCTCAGGTAATGTACACCAACGTTTAAATTTGTTGTTGGCTTTAAAGTGACTGAGAATCTCCTCTACACGCTCAATCGACCACTTCCCTTTACCTACGTTATCTAAATCTTTACGTAGCGAGAGCGTCTCAATGGTAAACGCTAATTCTGAACTGTCCGAGTGATCGTACAGCACTCTTACCGGTGCGGGTTGATGAAGCGTAACGCGCCAACCTGACTCCTTAGTCCAGTAGACATCTTTAATTCGGCCACTGGCGTCAATTACGGAACTGATATAAGTCCAATCGGTATCCAATTTGTTCTTTTCGGCGGTTAATGCATCTTCTAATCGTAAAGAGTTAGGGGACGGAATCCACCAACCGTATTTACCGTAATAATCGTCTATTACAGTAATACCTTCGTAATACAAATATTGTGTTTTTGTATTCACGAATATTTCATCGCCGATTAAAACCGCATTTATCTTCATCGTAAACCCTTCCTGTAAAACAAGTCGTAAGTGGTCGAGCTAGACGGATCAATAGAACCTACCAATGGCATAATTTTCTTTTCTGATATTCCAGTTGCCCAAGCAGCCCGCGCAAATCCTCCACCAGAACCCGTTGCCCAAACCGCATTTTTATTTATTACAAACGTTTTAAACTTATCTGCCACTAATGTCAACCAATGTGTTTCTCTAGCCGTAAAAATGACGATTTGATCGAATATTCGCTCTTTTTCGAAAAGATCTGCAAGCAAGGGCTCAACTTTCTGACGTTTATCCTCGTCTAAATATTCTTCTATAGCAGCGGTAATCGATATTTTCCAAAATTCGGTGTCCAGTACACGTTCTCCCGTGTAGAAAACAAACTTGTTTTTGTGTTTGTGCAGTTTGGGCAATTCTTTAACCGTGCCACCATAATCCACAAGTCGGTCAGCTAAAATGTAATCCTTTGTTACTAATACCGTTGTCATCACACACCTCGAAGAAAAATAAAAGTACCCTCTCTCCAAACGGAGAGAGGGGCACTGCTTAAATCTTACGACTGCTACCGTAGCAGCCACGACCTGCTGTCGTTTTCGCAGCACTGACAGGTGCTAACGCAGCCATCGTACCGTCAGTCTTAACAATGTGTAGGTTACCTGCGCGAACCAGACCTTTAAAGGTAATCTTCACACCCTTACGTAAACTCTTCACATCGTACCCGTCGAGTTTGAGTGTTTTGATTTTCTCAGGCTTACCTTCTTCGTAATAAGAAAGAACATTACCCGCACGTTTCTCAACAATGTAAATCTTAGCCATTTTAGATTACTCCATTTAGTTAAGTGAGAATTCTCACATAGATGAAATATATCTTAAGTTTTTTAGACTGTCATTAACACAGCGCAATATTAACCGACTTACCAGGTAGCGGGAAATGCTGAAGTTCTATCGATAGAAGTTTCCTGTCAATAGTCAGTATTTCATCAACGTTGGGGGTAAGGCGGAATACAGCACGCGGTAACGTGAAAGGCACGTTCGACGAGCAGTTATTTAACAGCAACTGATCCTGAGAATAGTCAATTTCTACCACCCTCGCAATTACCCAACGTTCGTGAATCTCGCCACCTAGCGGTGCAGTTAGTGCCCGTTGCAAGCGCTGTAAATTCGTTTCGTCGGTATTAGTGTGGTTTTGGCTCGACATAAGTTTCCCCAAACACGTATGCGGTTCCGGCTTCATTTGTCGGTTTAGCAACACACCACATCCATGCACCGGTTTCAGGGTTTTGCCAGGACAACAGAAGAGAACCCTCACAGATTTCAGAGGTATCGACCTCAGGGTGGAACAACATGAATTCGTTCTCGTTGTCGTCTACTACGACGAATTGACCTTCTTCCACCCTTTCGAACTTAGCAACACCTACTACAGTTGCTGGTTCCCCAACGGTAAATACCATTTCTTGTTTTGGTAAATCACGGTGAATCGCACTTAACCACATTTAAGCTGTTCCTCAATTAATTTTGTTTACGTGTGCATAATTAGACGCGAAAGCGTAAAAATAAATACTCCCTCTCTCCAAACGGAGAGAGGGAAGGTTTACAGTACGTTTTCTTCGCGATCGTCTACTAACACAGAAGTAATCACATAACGCGCTAAGCGATTACGTGCTTCTTCCGTTTCTTCTTCAGAAGGTAGCTGTTCGCCCGCAGGCGCACACAACGTTAGCCCAGACTCACGAAGCTGTTCGGCATAGTCTTCTACGGCTGTGTCGAACGTACCACGAATACCTGCTACCGCATCCATAATTTCGTCGTTCGGAATAATGGATTCTTTTAGCACAGCGTGAGCATCTGTAGGCTCCACCATTTGCAGGTTCTGTTCTACCAGCAATGCCTGTTTCGCTAAGCTGTCGGTGATAAAGCAAGACAGAATCTTTTCGAAATCGTCTAACGAGAATTCGGTGTCTTCAGATGCCCCGGTAATCAATTGCCCGTAGCGATTAAAGAATTCTTTACAACGTGTTTCGTAGTCAGTTTCTAAGTCGCGAACACCGAGATCAAAATCGTGCTGCTCCAGCTGATTAAAATCCAGAGTCTCTTTCATCTCTAAGTCTCCAGTTAAGAGGTCATATTACCTGCTGGCTAGAGAGCCAACGTTAACCCGGTATGGGTTTGTACTGAACCAACACCGTCGCGCGCTTTTGCTTTGGCGATAAGCTTGTCAATCACGCGCTGATGACTGCGGGTAATAACTTTACCCGGATAACCGATAATCAGCACGTTCTCGTCATTAATAACCGCCGAGAATTCGTTATCACCTGCGACATAAGTAATCTTTTTGTCTTTGGTTACAATACGCTTGATTTCCATTCAATGTCCTTAAAAGATAAAATGGCCAGTTAATGCTTCTACCTCAACACCAGACATTGCTGGAGGTGCTGAGTATGGAAAAGTAAGACGCACGGTTGCACCCTTTAAATACGCAATACGGTAGTATGTGGTCAAGAGCGCAATCCCGTAAGTACAGTCGTTATAAAAGAAACCTTCGGTTGCAAACGTCTTTTCGTTGATTTTCGAATAGACTAAGATACCTTCAACTTTACCGTCTTTACGACAGCACAGCCCTTCAGCAGCCCCAATAGCTAACAATCCCAGACAGTATGTATCTAAACTGACATTAACCACCTTAGGGATCGTAAACGTTTCTTCTAACGTTAGAGATTCAATATCATCTACATCAGGTAAATCGGTGCGAACTTCAGGTTCTTCAGTAAACGTCAGGTCATAGTCGATAGACGTCGGCTGCATACCCAAATACACCATTAACTGGTCACGACGTTTTAGGTCGTTGGCAGGGTATGTGACATCAAACATCTCCACTTTTAACAAACGTTTGAGTTGTGCGAAATTAATTTTCTTCTTCGCAAACACAACGATTGCCGACATGTAGAAAAACTTACCATCGACACGACCGGAGAAGATTCCTTGTAGCTGATTCGTGTTCGAAAGAATGATAAAGGTCGGATCTTCAGACTCGCGAATGACGTCCTTTTCCAGTAACCCTTTCCGTACACGGGTTAGTGAAACCATTTTCCCGTCGACACCAATTGCTAAATGGTCATTACGATAATCGTGAATATCCACTATGCGCATTAGAGCACTCCCAGTAATTCAGTCACCGTTTTCCGAGCAGCGCCAGACGCACCCATATAGCGACCGACCTCAATACTGCGCCACTCAAAACCGTAATAAATTTCTCGGGTGAGCAGGGTGTCTGCATTTGACAACACGACACTGTTGCCACGTTCCACCTGCTGCTGTAGTAACTTGGCTAATTCTCGATGATCCGTTTGTGAGAATTCTTTACGGTGGTATTGCGCATGTTTCGCGGTATCCGATAACGGAATATACGGAGGATCAGCATAAATCACAGCATCCTCAGGCGTCCGTGCTAATACGGAACGAAAGTCCTCACAAACAATCTCCAGATAGTCGACTTCTGCGCAACGTTTAGCCCAATCCCGAATTTCTTCTAACGGATAATAAACCCCATTCGGGTAACGTCCAAACGGAACATTGAACCCACCGCTACCGTTATAACGACACATCCCGTTATAACCGTGACGCATTAAGTATAAAAACATCGCTGCCCGTTCAACTTCTGACATTGTTTTACCGCTATTAAACAGCTCACGACGCTCCATATACTTTACAGTGGTATTACCGTCTAAGAACAACGGCTGCGACGCAGCGATCAGTTCTTCAGGCTGTTCACGCGCAACGCAAAGTAAGCGTATCAAATCAGGGTTAGAATCCGATAAAATATACCGGCTGTAGTTCGTATTTAGGAAAACAGACCCTGCACCCACAAACGGTTCTACAAAGGTTGTACGTTTAGGTAAGACCTTTTGTAATTCCCCTAAAACACGTGTTTTCCCACCCATCCACTTAATAATTGGTTTCCGCATTATATCCGCCTTGTAACGATGACACTTCGTCGCCTAACACCAACTCGACACGATTTTTCCGACGCTCCCAACTGACGACGTCATCGTCGCGCACTAAAACAAATTCGTAATCGTAGGGCCGAAATTTAAATAATTCGACGACCAGGTGTCTAAATGCAGGGTTGTTATTGAAACACCCTATCTCCAATGGTGCCGCTGTTGTCGATGCAATCTGCAGAGCACGGTATAACAAAGTCCGTCCGATACCACGCCCCCGGTGTGTTTCACTCACCGCAATGGCTTTTAATTCACACTCGTTAAGATTACGCAATTTAACTTGCACCACGCCCACAACATCGTTGCCGTCCATCCAAACGTAGGTGTGGTGGTTGACGTGACGTACTAATTCCACCAACGTTTCGACTTGTGGCATGATTTGTCGTGTGCGGCCCACAGGGTCAGCGTTGATGTTTTCAACGACGCTCGTACCCAAAAGCAACATAAGCTGTTCGCGTTGTGTGGCAGTTAACTCTTTATAAAAATCGCCAGAGATGTTCTTCACGTTCGTTGGTAGTGCGACATCCAGTAACTTACGTGTGCCTAAACGGTACGTAGAGTGGGCGTGTCTAAATCCCAGGTCATTAAGCTCAGCGATTTCTTCTACACCACTGGCAATTCGGTTAAGGTACGTAAAACCGGTATAGTCGAGTACCAGTAGTAGGTTCAGTTTGTTCAAACAACCCGGTACAATCTCATGCATATACAAGCAGTGTAACGTTGGGTCGCCGTAAATGTGTTTTGTGATGATAAACCCTTGAATTGTTTTTCCTTTTTGTAAAGAGAACGTATTCAGTTCACTATTGCACAACGCCTCACGAATCACCGCACCGTTAGGACCCGATAAACAAGCCTGAAGTTGAGGGTTGCGAATATCTCTACGTGCCAACCGACCTACTGTTAAATCCGTGGCGGTACGTTCTATAGTCTTCCTAAAAGCCATGTTAATTACTCCTTAAAAGGTCGTCTCAAAACAATACGCTAAAGCTGTAAAAACAAAAAAGAAAGGGGAACCGAAGTTCCCCAATTATTAAACATCACGCAAAAGGGGCAGAACTTGTGAAAGCAAGATTGGGTGTCAAGCCAGCTTTCCCTAATTTTTCATACAGGTAATTGAAAAATCTGAGATGGGTATCGTAGTGGCCAGCCGCTACTCGCTGGCCGTAAACTTCTACCAAGTCAGGCGAAAACTTAATATGGCAGTTTTGTCTAGAGAACAAAGGTTGTTGCACCCCACCCTTAATTAAGATGCGATACTTTTTACCATCGTCTGTTACGGCGTGAAGAATATTTGTATTGAAATGGAAATAGATAGAAGGGTTAAAACTCAACCAGGTGACAGCATTGATTAGTAAGTCAGCTAACTTAACAGCAATTTTGTCAAGTTCAGGTCCTTCAAACTTATGCATTAACCGCAGAAGAATTTCAGTAATAACCGTACCTGTAAGTAACTTGTCTCTATTAAGACCAGGAGCAACTGCCAGAACATCGCCATTATAAGTGCAGACAAGTGTGAATAGGTTGAAAGGCTGGTCTTGATAAAAATCGAAAACCAGGTCAGTATACGGGCTAAAAGTTAAGAATTTCACCCCGAGTATTTCATTAACGCAGGGTAAAAGTTCAACCTTCGCAGCATGTTGAACTTCGTTGGCTTTAGTCTCGTTCTTTACAGTTTCTTCAATTACGGTTTTACCAATTTTCGGTGGCATGATAATACTCCTTCAGGTTGATTAGTGTGCTGCGGTGTTAGTGATAAAACGCACATTCTTCGTGGTGCGTTTAATGGAGGTGTTTGCAACGTAGTCCAATGCGGACTCTACGTGGACAGTTACTGAGCAACGACCCTTAACGGAATTAAAACTAATCTGATACTTCAAACGAATCGCATCAGCAACTTTCATCATAATCGGTAAGCTTAAACGTTCTGAGTGATCGTTCTTAATAGATGAGATAACGGGTTGTGAAACTTTCGCAAGCTGGGCAAGCTCACGCTGAGTAATATCTTTCGTGGTCAAATGACGAATTACGTAAGACAAGTGAAGACCGAATTTACGTTTTGTCAGAACGATGGAATTGTGATTGTAAGCCATGGTAATACTCCTTTAGGTTAACAACTCAGTGTAAAGAGTTAATTGTAACTCTCACTTAAGTAATATATATCTGAGAAAAAATAAAATATAGGCACCACCGTTGGGTGGTACCTAAGCGGTTAGTTTGCTAAAATATGCGTAACAATCTCTGCAGCTTTCAAACGGTAATCGTCATTCTGCGTTACCGGTAATAACGTGTGAAGACAACCGCCTTCTGTTAAGATGTGATGTGCGAAACGATAATGGTCGCGTAAGCCATCCCAACATTGGTTGTCCTTTAGATACTTAACAGTAAGTACCTCATCATCCCAATTCTTACCTTGTTCTTCTACGCGTTTCTTAAATCGCGCTAACGCTGTTGGGTAATCAACATCTGTCCAAACATAAAGGTCAGGAGTGTGGAAATGACGAGTTAGTTTACGTTGGAAAACCACATCCTTACCATCTGTCCCCTGATAAACGATCGTTGAAGGACAGAAGCGATCGAAAATAACGACATCGTACTCGTCAACAACATGGTCCAACGTGTGAAGGAAATCATCACACATTGCTTCAGCAATTTTTGTTTTCGAAGCAGACTGTACAACCAAGCTACGTGCACGAATGCCCGCCTCGGTTTCAGACGTCGGATGGTTCCGAATACACACTTTTAATCCTGCGGACTCCAACATCGCTTTTACCATTTTACACAACGTTGATTTCCCAGAAAAATCAGGACCATCAATAGATACTGTCTTAAGCATTATAGTTTTACCTTTTTACGCACGTTAAGTGAAACCTCTCACAATGAGAGTAACAGTTGTAATAATTTACAATAAAAAAGAAACCCGCCCCTACCGTTAAGTAGGGGTAAGGTTTTATTGATGATCAACAATCGGATCACTCCACACTTCCGACGTTTCCGGCGTGGTAAGGTTAGCAGCCTGTGCGGATGTTACGCAGAGCAAGACTAGCCCTTGTTTAGCAAGATAATGTTGCATTCTTGCTGCCTGCACGGCGGTGTCTACAATAACGAGCTCAGCGCCACGTAGAAGCGTTAGAGCCGCTTGCCCCTCCTGTGGTGTGGTTAAAGCATCACTGTCGTCCAGAATGCGTTTAAGGCGGTTATACGCCAGCCCGGTTACATTACTCCGACCTGCACGAAGATCAACAACCATATCGTTATATTCCCCCACCACTTGTTGCGTCGAGTTTGGATAAAATCGAAACGCGGCGCGGCGGCGTTTACGACGCACCTCAGAAATCGCACGTTGTAAAACCAGCAAAACGTATTTCGGTGCCGCTTCGCTATTTGGTCGACGCATCTTGGCTAAACGTGCAGCTAAATCCAAAATTTTCGTTAAGGGGTAGCGGTGTTTAAACCCGTCACGTTCGATAGTAACGCCACGTTTAGGCAACTTGCCCGTTTTGTTGATGTACGATACTGTAATCAATAGTAATGAATCGAGAATCATCTCTGACATTACAAGGCCCTCTCTTAGAACCCCTCAAGAACAGCTTTCACAAATTCGTAAACCGTGCGTCGGTGTTCTTCAAGCGGATAAACAAACTTAGAATAATCGTTGTTCCAGACAACCGGATAGAGGTCGCCGTCACAACTTAAATAGCTCTTACGAACCATGTAATAATCTAAACCTACACGGAAGTTTAACGACAGACTACCGTGCTTACTACAAACGTGTAGCTGGAGCGATTTCACACCATCGTGAGTTGGCGATTCAATCGTTTCCGCATACAATACATCCGAACACTGTTCTATAGCGCTAACGACATCTCTGAGGTTGTTGTCTGCATCGATGGTCGCTTTTCGGAGAGCGTCGGTGTATTGCTGAAGTTCTCGATAGAACATCCTGCTAATCTCCTGTCTCTACCGTATGGCAGAGGAAATGCTTTGTGTTCAAATTCTGCAACGACATACGCAGGATAGAACAAAAGGTATTTATAGAACGTAGCTAACGTAACGTCCTTCGGGGTGGCTAAAAAGTAATTCAGTTCGGGGTTGTCTGGAAAAGCAAAATGCAACCCTGTGTATACCTGACCTTTATACTCCCCATTAAAGGGCGTCACTGCACATCGTGGGTGTGTCGGTTCGACATGCAACCAACGACTCCCAACGTGATAAACAGCCCGTGCTGTGGCGTTTCGTGTTTTACCTAAATAACGACAACGAATATTCTTTTCCCACGCAGCACGTTGGGTGGGCGAACCCAGAGAAACAAACCGCGTTAAAGCTTCAGGTGTAAAGTAATCAAAAATGCCCGTCGGTAAACACCAACACGCCTTATCGATTCGTACCACTCGCCAACCAGGACGAAAACCCACAGCGTAACGCTCTACACCAAAAGTATATCTAGACCCGTCGTGAAACGGTACGAATCTTGCAGCCATTTTAGATTTCCTTTATCATTTCCCTGCATTCGGTACGGAATCCCATTTTCTCATACAAGGAGATAGCTTTAACGTTGTTGTCTAACACATCCAAACTCATCCAACCACAACCTTTGGACTTTCCGTATTCACGGACTTTGTCCATAAGCGCACGTCCTACTCCTTGAGAACGCGCTTCGGGAATCACGTAGTAGTTCCCAATATAAACAAATGTGTCCTTTGAGCAAGAACCCATTGAAAACGTCATGAAACCCAAAAGTTGTTCGTTGTCGTCCACCGCACACGCACAGAGATAATCTTGAGGCCAAATCTCTTCTAGGTGCTCAATTGGGTTGAACGTGTCGCGACCGGTTAACTGACTAATACGAACCTTCTCTTCTGCGAACAACATGTTGTGCAGTTTGAGTACCTGGTCGCCATATAACTTTCCGTATTTACTGTCGGGTTTGAGAATAATAGTGATACGCATTATTTAACCTCAATCAGCGACAACCTGCACCATTCCAGTAATCCTTCCGCAACGCGCACTAACGAGGTAGTAAACGCATCTTCTAAACGCAGTGCGTTTTTATAACGTACGGTAGCGTCGCGTAACTCCCGCCCTTCAAGCGACTTAAGTTCCTTACGCATACGTTGAATTTCATCATAAATTCCTGTATACCCAACGCTACGTCGTTTCGTACCACGCTGACGTAACGCCCGGATAATGTTTCTAACAGCATCAAGAGCTGAACCGATTTCGTGCAAGTTCAGAGATTTGATCGTGTGACCAAAATCACCGTCACGGGCAATCGCCCACTCAATCTTACCGCTGTCGTGTTCAACGACCACCACGTTACCTGGCCACGGATATGCTTTCACCGTTTTAAACGGATCGATAATACCGAACAGCCCTGCGCTTCGTTTAATCGCCCAGTTCGTTGACCGACCCACTTTCTCCAAACCGCTTTCGGTAACTTTCTTGCTCTTACCGATTAACGTACGTGTTTTAACGGTATACTCGTTGACCATCGCATCCATTGCGCTCAGGTTCTTACTGAACTCAATACATGCTTTTACGTTAGGTTTGTCTTCTAAACAAACTTTGGTTGTCCAACTTCCCGTGTCACAGTCAACCGGTTTTAAAGTGTCCTTGATACCGAGTAAACTTAAACGTGCTTCTAACTTCTGTAGCTTGCGCTCTAACGACGATGCTTTGGACGTCGCTTCTTTCAGTTCATTAATAACTTCTTTACCGGCGGCTTCCGCGAAGTCGATAAAACGTAACGCCAGCTGCTTAGAATGTTTACCTGCGACTTTTCCAGACGCTTTGGCTCCTGCCACCGCTGCTTTTCCAGCAACGCGTCCAACTCCTTTAACCGCTCTGCCTGTCGCGCGTGCGACCGCTTTACCTACCCCTGCGTAAGGCTCGGTGTCCGCAACAAATTGCGCGCGTTCCATCATCGCTGCAGACTCCAGCGCAACGTGGACATCATCTAAAGCCCACCGTTTTCGGATAGCGACAACCGTCGGATAATTGTCTTTAACATTAAGCGATTCTAACGCGACCAATCGATCGTAGTCATCGCAAAGGACTTCTAAATCGGAATCTAATGTTGACATCCTTTACCCCATTTTAAGCTAAAGCGGGGAGAAGCCCGCCCTGACTAACTTCATAATAAGCGTAGGTCTTCTAACCACTTAGATGCGTCGGTAACATGATAGTAGCAAGGGATGTTCAGCGACTGCGCATAACGGACACCCATCGCTGTCCCACCCTTTGGATTTCCCTTTTTATCGTGTTCGGCGTAATAATAAACGGCGTCTACATGGTCGTCCAAAGAATCACCTGACACAATATTTAAGTTTCGTCCATGCAGTGCCCAAGCTATGTCCGATAGCTTATCAGGATTAGGGTGAAGCGATGCCACAATCCCACGATAACGAATGTCTTGAGGGATAACGCGAAAATCCACGTTCGGATGTAACTTACGTAACCACAACTTACGATCGTCAGGTAAATAGCAAATGTGTGGACCTGGTTCAGTGCGTGCTAACATAAACTGTAATTGGTCTGGTCCTTTATAACAACCCCCCGATCGGGTTTCGATATTGTGCTGTTTATTACGAAGAATTTTGAATCCACGTTGCAACACGTCCAACATTTCTTGCATCGTGTCTTCGGGCGTTTCTCGAGAACCAATAATAGCAATTTTATACATTTGTCACCTCCATACTGAAGTTGTGAAGCGAAAAAAAAAGAAAGCAGGAGAGAACCCCGAAAAGGTTCTCTCCTATCGCCAACGTCATCACTCTTCTAAACCACTTAAAACAACAGTTTCGAGTAACGCTTTGCCCATCCAGACATCCAACTCACCATCTACACTCCCTAAAGGACGTTTATTCAGTTCGTTGTTGTAGTTAAGTCCGTCAAGGGTTTTATTCGTAATAATTTGCCCAATATGAAGCGGTAGAATAAATCGATTTCGTGCGCTATAAATAAACGAATCACATTCGTAAATTACCGCATAGCGCTCGAGATCTTCATCATACTCAACATGGCACTGCGAGCCAGTATCCCATGCACGTGACAAAACCATACCACGATCCTGACACGTCTTCTCTACTGACGCTTTCGCGGACTCTGCCCATTTATCGTAATTTTTCGGTTGGCCGTTTTCGAAATCGAACCAATCCAGATACTTACCGGGAATATCAAGAAAGTCGTTCAATTGAAGCTTCGTGTAAGATACCATCACCGCGTCGTTAATATCGTTGCGGTTAGTTAACTTTACCCGATACCGACCTTCCGGTGTGGGTGCGCCTATTAAAGAAACATCCACTTTCTCAGCCGAAAGCTTTTTACGTACACTGCCGCTATTACAGTAACTGACGAGGTTGAGTAAGTTCTGTCTATGGCCAACTTCAAAATCAATTACAAAAGACATACAAACTCCGCGGGGGTTAATCGCTAATACCCGTATAACGGGTAGCGTGCGGTGATCTCATCACCAACATAAAAAGTTAAACGTTGAATATTAATACTTTTATTTGCATAGGGTACAGTTTCTAACGTTACCTTTACACTGGCAGAACAGCTTCCAGGATCAACAAACTGATATGTACGACGCTTGATATTTACCAAATAGAAGCCACCCGCTGGGCACAGTTCGGTTTTGCCATAATTTACCGTGGCAAACTCGTCGTTTTGAACTGCAACGACTGGATCGTCTGTGGGTTTAAATACAACAGGTTTATCGCCTGGCACCGTAGGTTCAAAACGACTAATATCGTGCGGTTTAAATTCCGCTAACGCGGAAAATGAAAGTAACGTTAGAAATAGGGTAATGACAGTTCGTTTCATCAGTCTACCTCATCAAGATGATCGCGTAGCCATGGCATCGACTCTAAACGCGGAATCATGTTCCGTGTGTTAGGCGAAAACCATAACGCTTCACGATATTTCTTTTTGAAACGTTCCCAGTGATACGAGAAAGGTTTGGGTGTAAAACCGCGCTCTTTTAGCACCTCCTCCCAAACCAGGTCTTTAATAAAATCATCCACTAAAATTAATACCAGCACTTTCCATTTACTGCGTCGGTAGTGCCGTGTAAAAGATTTGCGGAGATCAGAAAAGTCCTCTCGTCGACGAGAACGTACTGCTGGAGTTGCCTTCTCTTTAAATTGCGAACAAGGATTATGCTGTATTATCGTTACAGGAACACCCCGAACACGACCTGTACATAAATCAACCTCGTGTGCGGGGATAACTTCAACGCAACGTAACACTTTTGCTTTATTGCCTTCCAAGCACCGCGTCTCATATTCGACACGAATCATTTTGGGCTCTCAACTGTTTCTAATAAATCTTATCCGCAACAGAGAGAAAGATGGGGGTGTTTTCAATAAAATCCACCAAATATCCTTCTTCCGGCGGGGCGTATGACGAATCAACGTTACTGTTCGTCATACGAAAATACCGACGGGAGTCACTGGCAATAAACCATCGGTCTATTTGGAAGCCTTTTTTGGAAAAGAAACACAGCCCGTCGATGTTTGAAGGATGAACACGACACATCACCATTTGACGATCTGAATTGAGTTGAACGTATTTCAGTAAAAAGGAACCTACACCGCTGCGACGAGAACCCTCGGCCACCACCAGATAAATAAGGTTCCCCGGTTCCCAGATTGCAACCCCATGTGTAATATCGTCTTCAACGGCCAAAGTGATTCTAACCGGCGTTTCTCGAATCGAATTTAAATCTTTCACATATTCACGTAATTCAGGAAATTTAGCGGAGATTTTGTCTTCGGTGATATCTAGCTGTTGCATTATTGTTCCCCTATCGATAAAACATTTTTAACAAATTCATCCCACGTGGTGTTCCCACCAGAAGTAAATAAACTGCTAAGTGGAACGTTTCGATGTTGTGGAATAATTGCATCGAGTTTCGTTACTGGAACTTCGCTCCATAAAGCCCAACCGTACAACCCTTCCACCGTTTTTCTCTCACCTCGCAGGGTCGGCACCCACCAAGCAAACTGAATGTATCTTTTACCGCGATAGATTTTAAGGGCGGTAGTAAAACCGTGGTCTAACATCCGAACGTCGTCGAACTTACAATTAATCGAGAAAAGACCGTAGCGGGTAAGTAATCTTCTTATCTGAAACGTTAGGTCTTTCTGATACTCGTTCAGTTTAGAGATGTCTACAAAAACCTGCCCCTTCCCAACTCCAAACCCTTTCTTTTCTAAGTGCTCCACTATTAACGCAGATGTACTCCCCTCCACACCAGGGCAATCTAAACTGCCCGATAAGGGTACTGCATGATAATAGCGATGAACCGTCTCTTGGAAAGCGGTCGTAACAATTTTTTCTTCTTTAACGAAATCAACAATTTCCCCATTAGAGGCGACCAACGGCCCAACCTTCAGCTCTTGAATAGGTATCAGCAACGTTCTGGTCATTAAGCGTAACGGTTCCACAATTAACACTCCTTCTTTTAAGTCTCACACTATGTTTAAAAATTGTAAAAATAAAAAGAAGTAACCTCTACCCGAAGGTAGAGGTTAATATTATTTCGTTGCTGGGCTTTCTGTCTTCGACTTAAGCTGGCCTGATTTCTCAAGCTTCTTCTCAACAACTTTTGTGGCTATCTCAAGAGACTTATAAGCCAACGTTTTAATCGGCCAAGTCGCAAAAACAACCAATGCAAAGAACGGTACCAACGTCACAATCAGAACGTCTAGACTGTCTTCTGGAAAATGTTGGTGCGTGTCGTAACCCAAGAATCCGGTTACAATAACCGTCGCCAATGTCAAGAGGGCAATAATGAACTTCTGAGGAGCGGCTAATTTCGGCCACAAGGTTAGCATGGTTTCTTTGCTAATCTCATCCCCGAGAGATTCCACAGCATCGGTTGCCTGCTGATGGAATTGTTCTGATATTTTGCCTAAATTATCGATTAGCGTCGGTCGTAGATCGGAAAGAATCTTTGTTCCCGAACGGGTGACGTCAACATCGACTTCATCCCCATACGCCGCTTTCAAGAGTTTCGTTAACTGTTCAGACTGTTCTTTACTTAACTTTCTGTTTCCAGCTTGAATCAGTAAGTCAAGTATTTCGGTGGGTATTGCTTGTGTGCTTGGTTCCATTAACGTTTTCTCCGACGCCTTCTCCGCCTGGAGGTCTTGGTCGACTTTTGTTTAGGCGGTAGCAAGCTGTTTAAGTTTAACAGATTTACCCTGACGAAAATATTTCCCACCGCCACAGCATCAATGCTGTGCTCATCTAACGTTGTAATATCAAACAAAGCATGTTCACGGTAGAGTTTGGTCACGGCCCGAAACATATCGGTTTTATCCGTCCCCTTCGCCTCCACCCCAACGAATGATTTTACAATGATAGGATTGAAGCCGTGTAAAATTTTCTCCGGGTAAATATCCCACAAAGTACGTCGCAACATTAATTGTAGTTCGACGCCAGATTCATAAGCGGAGAGTTTTGCTCTCCGCATGAACGGTGTCTCAGTTGCAACGAAAGTTGGGCAGGCAATCCGAAGAAATTCACGGTAACAAGCTTCGAGCTTAACTAAACGATCGTCACGTTTACCGACACACTCTGCGAACGCATTTGGATGCGTTGGGTCTAATACATGCATGGTATCAGCCCAAACCACTTCGGCTTGATCGCTGCCGTATTCCCAATCCAATACTGCCATACCAAGATGGCTCGTACCGGGGTCTATTGCCGCGATTCTTACCATCTTATCTGGAAGTCTCGGCTCGGGTATCAACATCAGTTAGCAGTCCCCAGGAAGAACGGCGCAGGTTGTCCGATGCGAATGGTCAAAGACAGTTTGTCATTCGTCTGTGCCAGGTTGGTAAACATCGAAATATAGTACAGCGCCTGGACCCCAATCGCCTCGTTATAACTGAATTTAGACCCAGTTGCAGAGTCCCCGGACGCTACCTGGTCTAACCCTGAGCAGAGTGCCAGTTCAGAGATGATTGAACTACGCGGGCTGCCACGCATAATGCTCGTTACGTTCATATATTCCTGAACATCGAAGTCTGTCCACGGAATAACCAGGTCAGCACCCGATTCGACATAACGTCCGTCTGGAATTGCAACGGTGCCATCGTCGTCGTAATCGTAATCAGGCAATACTTTCGGCACGGGGTTTAACTCCGTGTCGGTGTATACAAAGTCTTCGACAGTCTCAACACCGTTCTCACGCTTGATATCGTAATCGGTGGTTTTTACAGCGCGCATATCGATGCGTTTTAAGTAATACGCCCAGTATTCGCGTTTGTTAAACGTTTCCAAAGTACGAAAAGCATAGTTTCGACGTTGTTCGTCAGACAGATCATTGTCTTTTGTACGCAGGACAAACGGAACGCGGGAAAACATCCCGGAAGCAATGGGCTCTTTACCTACAGGCACAACGTCAGCCACCACATCAGAGGTGTCGACCATATGGCCACGGTTACCAATTGCCATGTACTGCAAATGAGGACGCGCTTTACCGTCCGGCACTGGTGTTTGCATGAGTTTATAGAACTCATTCAGTGTGGATTTTTGTGGGTATTGCACGTCAGCACCGGTAATTAATGCGGTAGCCAAACGCATCGCATTAAGCGTTACCGTCGAGAGTTTACCGTCGTAAACTTTGACATTAGACATTGATTAATTCTCCTGGGCGGAACCCATCCAACGCCAATTTCGTCACAAGAGACGCCAATTTGCGTGGAGTGGAATCAGTAAATACGACCGGAATCGTTCCTTTAAAAGACAAATGATTCGGGACGAGACGAACATCATAAGAATCCAGCTCCTCTGAAATCGGCTCAATCATAATGTCGTCGGCACGCAGGTCAATCCCTGTTTGCGCAACGATATAATCGGCCAACTCTTCGCTGGACGTTACTGCGCCTTTCGGTACACTCACCGGTTCATCGGCCAGGAACGTTGCCAAATCAACGCGAGTTAAAATGAATTCCTGGTTTCCGACAACGCCGTTACGGAAGACGGCAGCAACCTTTGATTCTAGCCCGTAACGTTGACGTTCTGCTAAAGTTAGTGGTTGAACGCCGTTTGCGTTAAACTCGATGTTATCAGCAGTATAGGATAGACTAAATACGTAGTTAATCCGGTCTACTAAAATTTGTTTAGGTGCTTTCGTTAAATCGACACGATATGCCATGGTTTTCTCACTTAGGTAGCTGGTCTAACGTAAACCCTTCGAGATCGTTAATTTTCACCTGTTCGTTTAACGCCCAGTCGTCAAGTGAAGACTTGACCTTAACAACCCCGGTGGTCGGTTCATTAATATCCACCACGACTTGCTGATTCACTCTCACACGGATACCCATGTAAATGTTCATCCGTAGTTTGATGTGTTGCGGCATGGACAGCTCTTTAATCACCGGCGCTGCGGGGAGCACTTTGTCCGTCGTCATGTATTGGTGTCGCGTAACTGACTGTACGCCTAAGAGAGGTTCAATGATGGTAACTGTACCCTCCCCACTCATAGGGATATCCCCTAAGATCGGACAAAGCGGGTCCATAACGTCGTAAGAATCTGACCCCATCCGCGCAGCAAAATGTACGGTATACGACGAAAGCTTGGTCATTAATCGGACCATCGCACGCTGTATTTCAGATTGCGAAATAGTTGCACGCGTTTCAAGGTTTGTTGCGGTGTTCAATGCATCGACTGCGATATCTTGCCACGTTTCTGCGGAGACCAGTGTGTAGTCTAAACCGAAGGTCTTAAAGAACTCGTCGTAGTTACGATACTTTAACTTTAAATCGCATCGGTAATCGCGATAGTGGTAATCGAACAACATTAAACCCGCAGCACGGTCGGGAATCTTACGACGGTTTTGACTATAACGCCAACGACGGCGTTTCTGTAAGATAATTTCATTAACCGTGTCGTAAAGTTCATCGGCACTGAGAATCGTTCCGACCACTTCGGTGTGGGTGTCGGTGTAATAGTTAATCAGTGCGTCGAAACGGTGTTCCCAACTCGGGATAAGATGTTGTTCCATTTCATCGAACGAAACCCAACGTTTAATCAAGACATCAAAAACGTTAAATACGGGGATTTCTTCAAGTGCAACATCGGAGTAACCTTTATACGTCGCGTACAAAAACAGCGCCAACAGCTCTTTCGAACTCAGTTTTAACGTGTCGCCGTTTGTCGGGTTAAGAATCTCGTGGTAGATGCTGTATTTTCCCTTCGCTACCAAATGTACCCATTCATTAAAGAGGTTATGTGTGTATTCAAAACGCTCAATAGCTTCTGGGTCAACGGCGGTTACTTCTACGAGCTTCGTCGTTAAGTTGGGATACTGTGTCAGACTCAGCCGTGTGTCTAGGTCTTCTTGATACTCCGGTTCGTACGCCGGGTTATTATACGCTAACCCCACCTCTTTTTGGATTATGTCCGTAGTAGTAACAATATCCAAATCGCGTCCAGAGTCTTTCTCTGTGTAGTTTAAAGATTGCTGATAACCGATAGGCAACGGTGTTAAGGAATTATCATCGTTATCTTTCGGTTCGTGAATCTGCTGCGCAACATTATACCCGACCGCAGGCATTCCCCAACCTGTCAGTAGCGCATCGATTTGCCAATCGAAGATCTCTTCTTTCCCTGAGTTACGTTCCCAGTATCGAATATTTCGATAAAGAATGAATTTTTGTTTCTGAGTCAGGTACGGCATAAACTCGTGCAGTTCCTGATGCGAAGCTAAAAATTCGGTAACGAAGAAAGAGTGTGTTTCTGTCGTATGCTGTAAAGAAGAACGAATATAGCCAATTATGCCTGGTAGCTGCGGAAACAACATGCAATAGAAAGCTAACACAAACGCGTCGTTGTGGACCTTCCAACCCTCAGCCATGTAACGGACGTGGGCTGCACGAATTCTCGCCTCCAGACGGCTAATCAAGGACGTCTCTTGTGATTCTACCAACGAACTGTCGTAGTACAAAATAGAACAGTCGTCTACACGTAACGCGTAGTTTAAATCGATTGGCGTAAAGACGCCGCGAATATAAATCGCGTATTCAGGATAAGTTGCGATCAATGCCTCAATATACTCAGCATTCGAACGAAAAACGTTAGAGGTCTTTTTATGACGGGACAGGTTGGCTGTCGTTAATTCTATCTGCTCTTGCGTGTCGAGCGACGTTATGTAAATGGGTTTATCCATTTCGTGACGTTGTCCTGCTAAATGCAGGTAGTATCGCCACGTACTACGGTTATCGGAAACGAAACCGCCGTTCTCGGTTATTGCCAGATTCATCTGTTGCGCGATTGATTCTGATTTAATAATCAGTGATTTCGCCAACGCGATGTTCTGATCACGAAATATGTTAAATCTCTGCATCGGAGACCCCAATGGACGATATTAGTAAATTAACGGGCGACCCCGCCGTAGCTGCAATTCTTCGTAAAACTACGGGCCCAGCACCCCAGCAACAACGCGGTACGCGTAGCGAGGGTGGTTCTACGCCAACACGTCAAGAACTTGCAGGAATTGTAAGTTCGCGTATTCGTACTATCAAAAGCGCGGAACGTATCTTTGATGCGTTACCTGAACTCGAAACGATTGTTACCATTGCAACTTCGAGCTTGCTGTCGACAAAAGACTTAATCAACACCACGTTGATTTACGACAACATCGCAGACATTCCAATTGACTTACGTAATGACTTACTGACGCCAACGCGCGATTACCATGATAACGTACGTCAATTACCTAAGAAATTATATCAGTGGATTTACGACGCGTTAAAAACAAAAGGCGCAAGTCCAGTGATGATAATCTCGGACAATGGATTTGACCAGCTATTCGGTTTAGACACCAAAGTCGCTACCGAATCCATGCGTCGTTCTCAAGCCGCCTATTTCGAAGAACAACTCGGTATTCTCGGCCCAATTAACGCGCAAGAAGACGGACAACGGGTGGGTGTGGAATCTATTCTGAGCCGTGTCCGTGGACCTGTTAAAGGACCACAATCACTGAAAATCAATTTCAGTAACCATGATAAGATGTTCTCAGATAAGTTCGAAATGGACATCTCGATTACCGACAACCCACGTATCACGTTACTGCCCCATGCTTATCGTCGAATCGCGCATGAGAACGCACGTACTGGTCTCTACGGCCAATTAGAGCAAGCCGCATATGAAAAGCCAGCCACACCGACAGGTGCTGCGCCGTACGAAGTTAATCAACAGTTTAACGATCGTCAGCGTGATGCGGCTGAAAAAGGTTTCATTAACTTAGGTGATCTGAACGAAGCGTACAAAAGTACACCAAAAACTCAGCTTTATGGTAACATCCCGATTATTTCGATGGATGAAAACAACCAGATCGACTATTTCGAATGCTTACTCCCTGCTGAGTCTACCGCCCCGTTGGTTATTGGTGACGACGTTCGTAACCCTATTGGGTTTCTGACCATTATTGACGATATGGGTAACTTCATCAACTCACGTTCCTCACTCTACGGGGACGCGAACTTTATGAACTACCTTAATAACGATGGCATGACAGACAGTATTATCAACCGCTCTAATTTAGGCTTGGGTAATACCTCTCGTATAACGCCTGAAATCGCCAACCGTTTAAGCGCACGTTGCAGCGAGATTGCTGAGAACGAATTTACCCGCGCTTTAAGTCAGGCGTTGGGTGGTGCCGAAATCAGCATGAAAATTACCGAAACCTTCGGTCGTATTCTACTGGCACGTCATCTCGCAAAACGTCACACACAGGTTGTCTATATCCCGGTTAATAACTTATGCTACTTTGCAACGGACTTTAACGAAGATGGTATCGGGGTGTCTATCACCGAACGTTCCTTTATCATCTCTACGGTCAGGATGGCGCTGTTGTTCGCAACAATGAACTCTTCAGTGTTGAACTCAGCGCGTCACATGCAATATGACATTGAGTTATCGCCGGACGATATGAACGGTCAGAAAACAGTTGACCAAGTTAAATCGGATATCCTCAACTCCTATAATCGTCGTTTACCGATGTGGGGCGATATCAACGATGCCTGGTCAATGGGGGCTAATGCCGGGATTGCATTTAACGTGACGGGTAACGAATACTACGCCAGTCATAAAGTGTCCGTTTCGGACACAACGCCTGAGTATAAAGTGCCCGATCAGCAAATCGATGAAAACTTACTCCGCCGTACTTGCCACATCGCGTGTGTAGACCCGGATCTTGTTTTGACCCCAGAAAACCTGGAATTTGCTTCGCAGATTTATTCCAAGTCACTGCTGGTTACTCAGCAAATCGTGAAGAAACAAGAAATCCTGTCTACGCCGTTAACACGCTACGTGACAAACAGTTTGCAAGCCTCTCCTAAGTTACAAGCAGAATTGATTCGTATTATCGTTGAGTATATTCGCAATCAAAATCCTAACGTAACAAGTGAAGACTTGACCAAGCAAACGTCAGAGTATCTGGCGAAGTTCATCAATGGCATGAAAGTCACCTTACCACCACCAGACACATCAGCTTCTTCTTCACAAGCGGATCTGTTCGATAAACGCTATGAGTTCATTGAGAAACTGGCGGATCTGGTTGTTACCGACGACATTTCAAATATGCTTCAGAATGAAGGTATCGAAATGCAGCCTGATGATCTCAAGACGATGATTAAATCGTTCTATACGCGTAACTGGCTACGCAATCAGGGCATCGAAACCGATCTGTTTGATTTGATCTACGACGAAGATAAACGTGGCGAAAACGTCAAGATGATTTCTGATGAAATCGCATCAGCATCTAAAACGTTGATTCAGTTAGCAAAGCGTGCAACAGGTAAAGTTGAAACCTTGGCAAAAGCGGCTGATTTGAATCCTGAGGACGCCAATAACTTCGGTGGCGGTAGTGACTACAGTGGCGGGTCTGAAGACGACGGCGGCTTAGGGGGCGATGAGGACTTAGGAGGTGACGATATGGGCGGTGATGAAGACTTGGACATGTCTGATGATGAAACGACGGAAACCGATACGACAACGGAAGAAGACGTTTCTGCTGAAGGCACAGACGAGACGGATACCGGTACAGACGACAACGCCGATGAAACCCTCTAAATAGCAAAAAAAAATAATTCGAGCTTACTCCGACCCTTCTGGGGTCGGAGTAGCTTTTCTTTTTTCACCACGCTATTTCATCTTTCTTAATAACAAGGTCTAACATAACTCCTATTGCTAAGGGATCGTTATCGTACGCCATCAGTTTCGCTAACAGCTCCGACTGACCTGATTTCTTGACGGCTTTCAGTAATTCATTACGGGCATTATAGTAGATAAGCCAGTATCTACCGTGATTAATTTTGGTGTTTGAATGTTCTAATAAATAGCGATTAAACTCCATGGTTGCTTCGGTTTCAGGTAATTCGAAGCGAAAACGTGGGCTACGTTCGTAGTTTACATTAATAACAACATATTTAATCATTTCCTCATTCCCTCACTATAGTGGGCGGCTATAATAAATTGGGGAATAAAAATAAAGGAGGAGAGCCGAAGCTCTCCTGTGGGGGCGATTAAACAATAGCGGCAATGCGTTCTTCTAACAACAATTTCTCTGCGGCCATTACCTCCAGTTCCGCAGTGATCAGTTTCACTTGGCGCTCGTCAATGAAAATTGGGCGTTTTTCAATGAGCTGTTCGCGTTCGTGCATCCGAACTTGGAGTTGGTATAACTCCAGATTAAGTTGTTGTTTTAAACGAGCGGCGGTATCAATCTCCTTTAACTCAATTTTTGTTTTACTATAATCAACATAGGCTGCCATGATACTGTCCTGTGGTGTCTATAGATTAGGGGGCACGAAGCCCCTTAGTAACGCACCGGCGCGGTAATTTCACCATTGCTAAGCAGCGTGTACGATGCCGACGGCGTAGCCAGCTTCACAATAGCTTCAGGTGCGCGTTGGTTAATTGCTTCATAGATACCGACGATAGGTTCAAACGCATTACCGAATGAGGAAATCTCTACGATATTGCGTCCTTTCGCAGACGGATAATCCGCAGGCAGTTGAATGGTGTATGTTACGCGGCAAATTTCAATAGCACGATCGTTAGATTTCAGACGGAAATGCAGCTTACGAACAGAACGTGCAACCAGCAAGCACAGTTCGCGGAAGAAATCCGCAGCCGTGGTTACGCCATTTTCACCGATAGTGCGCGGGAACAGAGTGTCACGGAAATATTCGAGATCGCTTAAGTTGCAATCGAATTGCACAAATTTCGTACCTGGAATACCTTTACCGTAGTTTGTCGCAACAGCAATCGCGTTGTGAACCAAAACAGTGAGTGTTGCGTTAAACTGTTGACAGAACTCCACACAACTTTGTTTCAGTGTATCCGGCTCTTCTGCCTGAGTATTGAAATATTGCAGTAGGCGTTCAGACATTTTACGGATGCGGAACACCTCATCGATCGTACGCTTCAGCATCTCTTCTGGATCGTCAATATCGCGAATGTCTTCAATACCATCAATTGCCTGGCGGGTGGCAGTATAAAATTCTTGAAGGTAAGTTTTGCTCGAGTCCGTACTTACCATCGGGAACAATTTATACTCACTTTCGGTTTTCACCATCACGTCCGCTTCATCATAGACGCAATAATCGACGTCTTCATTATCGATGATTTCGTCAACCTTTTCAGACCAATTGTGGTGGCTTGAATACGGTGAATTTTTGATGCGTTCGTTGAGTTCTTTTGGCGTAAGAATATTTTTCTTAATCTGTTCTCTGAGTTCGTGATCTAAATAGTCTTCCACAATTTCTACCCGGAAATGGTCGATGATAGGTTTATTGTAACGTTCGACAAGTTCTTCGATGGTTTTCTCGTCGAGCTCACGCGGCTTGTTAGCTTCCACCATAGACTGCGAAACAGTCGGTTGTGGCTGTGCCTGTTGCACGGGTTGTTGTGCAGGCTGTTGTGCAGGCTGACCGAAGTTACCTTGCGGTTGCGCTGTTTGCTTCTGTGCCGCTGTGCGCGGATCGTAAGTTGACATTGGGATAGAACCCCCTTGTACCGCAGGCGTTGGTTGCGGGCTACCATAGCCGTTGCCTGGAAAGCCAGACGCGGGCATCGCTAAGCTCGGCGACCCGCCCATTGCTGGACCACCGAATGTGTTTGATTGCGCCATAAGCTGTTTAGCTTGTACCGCATACTGATTCGCCGTACGGAATTCCTGTTCCAGCTGGCTGTGAATACGCGGGTCCAATGGCTGCATACCACGCCCCAGTAAGTCACTATACAGCGTCGATTTAAATGTTGCCAGAATCGCCGATGCAGTTTCGTTATCTGGACGACGGTTGTATACAAACCACGTGGCGACGGTAACGGCATTATCCATGTATTTGTCGTCATTCAATCCGGCAGCACGTGCTTGATTACAAAGGTATGATAAAAGTTCGTCGCGGCCACTAGAGATTGTGCTATAGATGTGATTACGAATTACGTCTTTATTGACAGTTGCCATTATTATACTCCTGTTACGTCTTTTCTATAATTTAATTCGTTAACGGCCAATCTTCGCAATGTCTTCTTCAGTTGCTTGGATCAAGTCGTTGAGTTTTGGATTACGCACCATCACCAGTTGGGTATTCGTCTTCATATACGGATTGAGAATGCCCGATTTGAACGGTGATGATTTCGGAATGTAATACACGTTACCACATTCCAGATGAGATGCAGAGGCATGTTTTGTCCGGTCGTTAAGGTTAACCGTCTTACCGCCCTTGCTGCTACGTTTTGATTCTGTTTCTGTCTGGCTGATAGCATGGGTTGAAACCCCCAGCACCATAGACTCTGTAGAAGCGTTGAAATAACTTACACCGCCGTTACCGGTAATGTTGCGCAATACCAGGCTGGTTACAATGTCTTTATTCAACGCACTGCGTATCATGTTCGCACAAGACTCCGGTGTTCTATTCTCCGTTTGTCCCAAGTGAAAACGAATCGCAGCAATGGTAGGTGTAAAGCCACGCTCACCTAATAACAGGTAATCTGTTACGGTCAGACGTTTTCCATACATTGACGGAATATCGCCTTGTTTCGTGAGGCGCGTTCTCACCATCAACTTCGTCGCGTACCAGAAGAAATCAAACATATCCATATCGTCTGGGATATCGGGATCTGACATCATTAACTCGCCACGGAATGTTGAGTTAACGTAGCGTTCACACTCCGTATAGTGTTTCGTCATGCTGTGTGCCAGTTCAATATCAGACGGTTTAAGTCCAACAATACTTCTCCCCAAAATCTCCCGCCAAATTGCGGAGGAATTCAGGTTTAGAACATCGTCCTCCATTGCAAGTTCGTTAATAGCGGTAAACAACGGCGGTAAAGGAACAACGTTGCCGTTTTTAATCGCTTGCTTTCCGCAATAATAGTGCGCTGCTTTAAAGAATGCAGAAATCGCCACGAGTAATAAGTGCTCGTTTTGATCCCATCCTGCTTTATCGAGATTCGGTAAAGCCTCTGCAGGAACCGTCACTACGTACATAATCGACCGATTATGTTTAGGCTCACCTGAACCGATTACTACTTTTTTATCGAGATCGATTTCAGGTACTTTGAATGCAGGATATATCTCCACATCCACGCCAGTATAACGTTTGATGGCTTCCTTAAATCCATAACGTCCGAATAACCAGTACATTAACGGTTTTTCGTCCGTGTCAGGATGTGTGGCGTTTTTGGCTTTAAACAAATTGTTTGTTCCGGGCAAGAACAACTCTTCTTTCTTCCCATTCACTAAAATACGTACTGGATGCTTACAGAATTTTAATGACGCTTTACGTTTAAAGTCAAAATTAACAAACACCCCGCCATGCTCACGACAGATACCCGGCTGATGAATAACAGGTGCAACGTGGTACGTTGTCCCGTAATAGTTCATCAACCCACCACGACGAATGAATGGCAAGTTAATCGGTCTTGAGATTGGTCTTGAGTCTCCAGGAATACGGAACGACGACATGACCATATACGCATCGGTATTCGCGATAGACATCACCCCGCGACGCTTATCCATTCTGCTGCTCTCTGAGCGAGACAACTTATAGATAAAAGTTTCGAACGGCGACATTAAACGAACACCCAACACGGCCAAGCCTTCAGGAACACGAGGGTTCTCTACAGGATGGTAATCTAGCTCACGTTTCAAGATTCGATGAACGCGATCATGAATACCATCTTTGGCTTGCGTATAACCGACTCCTTCCGCAATCGCACGGTTAAAGGGTACTATTTTACCACTCTCTTTAAGCTTTTTGATTGCATCTTTAAACACGCCATGCTCCTTACGTTAGCATCCCTATAAATGCGACACCCGCCGCCAAATACGCAGGGACAGATTTAAATAGGTCTGAGCCGTCCTTACGAATGTAAGAACGCGTCTCGTAGAATTCTTTACGCGCCTCAGCCCGCGACTTCGCTTCCAATTCCTGTTGTTTGAATGCTAAAGTCAATCGCTCCTTTTCTAAAGCCATACTCTGTAGTTGTTTCTTGTGTTCCAATTCTAGCTTGTCTTTTGCCGAATCCAAGCTTTCTAATTTTTCTTTGTACTGCTCCTCTAAACGCTGCTTAATCTCATAAAGACCGGGAACTGCTTCTTGCCATCGAAACGCGTCCGCCGATGCCTCATCCTTAAATAATCTAAACGGTGAAGTAATGTCGTCGAATTCAAAATGAATCATACGACTCCCTTCCACCCTCGTACCACCTCCTATTATCATGTAAACACCCGGATCATAATAGCGTGACGTTATTGGTTCGATTTTCATTTTCGTACCGTAGAAACGTAGCCACCGATAATTGTCGGGCTCATCGTAGCGCTGCACAACAACAACACCCAATGTAAATTCAGTGCGCTCACCTCCAGGGCGCATAGTTGGGGGTTTACTATCTAAGCGTATAGGTGTTGTTGAGAAAGCAAACCCTAATTGCTTTAGTACAACCAAATCTCCTCGCAGCAACGCGCCAACATCGTTTACTGCATACTCTAACGTTACCTCCCCTTTTTCTTTCAATTGGTCGCAAAAGCGAGAAAAATGTTTTCCCGGCATCAGCTCAGCAAACCCATTGAGATTCGCGCATCTTCCGTACGATTGATACGTTACGTAAACGATAACCCCATGCTCATCAGCGGGGTTTTTCGAAGCATTTAAAATAAAGCTACCGCCACTGGTTTCAGTGACGTGAATAGGTACGCCAGTGTTATTTTCAAACGTAACAAGTTTCCTCAATCCTGACGTTTGATACAACGAGCGTTCAGAGATACTGGGCACCACATCAATATCAAGACGTTTCATGGGTGACCCAAGCTAAATTTTAATGATGATACATATCTTTAGTTTAAACTGTATTTTTTCCATACATACTCCTTTAAAACCAACTGACTGTCTCCCTTTAATAATATCTATCCAAAAAATAATAGAAAGAAAAAAAAATAAAAGGTCTAAGCCCCGAAGGGCTTAGACTCTTTTTAAGCAAGATTACTTACCAGCAGCAGCTTTGCCATCGCCAGCAACGTTACCTGCTACACCACCGTCGGTTTGCTTCTGACCGTTCTGTTCAACAGAAACATTGTAAGCCAGTTTTTCTTCAACCAGTTTGGTGATGCCTTTAACCCAGATCAGACCAGTGATCGGGCAGTGGCAGATGTGTGCGTTGCGCGGCTGTACGGCCAGCTCTTTAGAGGTAGAGCCGTTACGCTGAATGTTGATGTTAGTAACCATGATCGGAGACCAGAAGTGGTTACCCCAGTTCAGCACGTTGTAGGAACCATCGTCCGCAGTCGGAACTTTCAGGAACCATTGCAGACGACGAGTCCAGGAACCGTCAGCTGCGTTGTAGATACGCCAGCGGTCATCGTTGGTGGTGATCACTTCGTATTCGTAGCGATCGCCCAGCAGACGTTGGTCGCCCTGTACCAGCAGCAGCATAGATGCAGTCGGTTCGTCAGTTGCAATAACAACTTTCGGCAGAATGTCCGGATCGGCGGTGTACAGACGCAGCGCAGGAATGAAGCGAGATTCCTGGATAGCCTGAGTTACCTGATTACCGATACGCTGTACCAGGCCCTGACGAGCGTTGATCAGTGCATCTTTGGTATCCAGGGACTGTACAACTTCATCAACGTTGTAGTCAGACTCTTTGAACCACGGAGCAACCCAGTGACGGCCCAGACCACGAATGGCCGGTTTGTCCCACGGAGTGATCATGCTTGCAGCAGCGTTACGTACCGCTTCGGTGTAAGACAGCGTCTGAGTGATAGCCAGCTGTTCGTTACGGATGTTAACTGCGGAAATCAGGTCGTCCAGACGTTCGGTGTCGTCGTATTCAACGCCAACCGGAGACTTGGTCAGAATCGGAGAACCGTATTGCAGTTTGTAGTTTTCTTGTTCCCAGATTGGGTCAAGCAGCAGACCCTGGGTACGACGGTTTTCGTTGGTACGAGTACCATCGAAGCGCCAGCCCATCAGTTCAAGTTTCAGACCGTCCAGGATAACTTTGCCGGTACCAGATTTGGTATCAACTTTGTTACCGGTAGCGTCGTACAGACCTTCGATTTCCAGTTTGTGACCAGCGATGTCAACTTTACCACCGAACTGACCGGTAGTGAACAGAGACATGTTGATGGTGATCACATAACGCAGGGTGTAAGAGTTCTGACCCAGCGCTTGCAGTGCCGGAATAGCCGCACCAGTCCAGTCGGTAGTTTTCGCGTTCAGAGAGAACGCAGTACGACGGAATTGCAGTACCAGCTCACGGCCATCACCTTCAGCAGGACGCTGGAAGGTTGCGAACTGCATGTCACGAACGTGCAGTTTGATGAACTTACCTGCTTTCGCTTCTTCGGTCGGTTTACGTACAGAAATCAGCAGGCTGCCCAGAGCACAACCCGGTGCGATTTCATCAGTTTCGTCGTAACCTTCCTGAACGATACCCGGATGCGCAGACAGCTGGAACAGGTTCAGAGTGTCTTTAGCAAAGCTCAGGTAGTTAGTCGGGTACGGAGGTACACGGCCCAGGCGAACAGATTCGTTCGGCACCAGATCTTCGCTTACGAAGTATTCAGCGTTTTCACCGGTTTCCATTACGTAAGGAACGATGTTGATCGCTTCGTCCTGGAGAACGGTGTGGTCGGTCAGTGCGTTGTGCAGCGGACGACGATGATCTTCAACAACGTCTTTGCTCAGCAGTGCGTTCATTACACCGCGAGAAACGGTGGTCACTTTGGTACGTACGGTAATACCAACATCGTTGGTGTCAACGGTAATGGTCGGGAACAGAGTCTCAGCGAAACGAGACTGAGTTTCCAGAGCACGTACGTTCAGCGTCCAGGTCAGACCCAGGTTTTTGTCGTAGTCTTTGTTGGTGTAGTATTCCTGAGCGACAACCATACGCTCTTTGCCCCAGTCGCCGTTACCAGCTTGGGAACCAGGAATCGCAACGTCCAGGTTAAAACGGCTATGGAATTCTGGTTTAGCGTATTCTTGCGCTACTTTTTCTTGCAGGTCCATACCGTGACCAGCAGCACCCAGAATCATTGCAGAAGCAACTTCCGCAGCGTGGGACATTTTCTTACCGCCAGCAAACGCGTTTGCGTAGTGCTGTGCAGCGTCGTCACGCAGGGTACCAAAAACTTTCGTGTTGCTACGTACAGATTCACCAGCAACGATGGTGTTCCACATTTCGCCAGCACTGTTGTTACTAATGACGCTTTGTACCAGCGAGTTACCAGCTTGTACGAGTTTCTCCAGATTAGAGATTCGGGTATCTTTCATTTGTTTAATACCTTAATGAGATAAATGACATGCGTATAATTGCGTCAGCACTTCGTTAGCGGCAAACTGCGTTGAGGTACTGAAGCAGTCATCCACGACGCGAGTCTTGGTACGCATATATTTAAAAAGTTCTGCGCAGAACATCTTTTTCGCAGCGTGGTCTTCACCCGAAGAAAAACCCGAACCGGACTTTGCTTCTGCAAATGACGCCACAATCGTATCACCACGTTGAGTAAACACCCAACGTACGCGACAAGGAATTGTTTCCCCATATAAATCGTCAAGGGAAACCTTTTCGCCTGATTCGACCAGACGTAACACCTGATCATAATATTTACCTGGAAGCACAGGCGGAGCCATCAGTGCTTTATAAATAGCAGAACGACTTACTTCAGGTAAGATGATAGAACTGAAACCATTCGGACAGTCATATAACCAGTTAAAGAACCCTGCCTGGAGCAATTCTATACTTTTAACGGCAGCGCCTTTATCTATGTTAGGTTGAACTTCCCACGGTGGACTAAAACGAATTTGCATTTAAGGATGCTCCATGAATAACAAAATGATGTTGATAACCGCCTTAGCCACATTATACGCTGAAAGTCTTCTGACCGATCCTGAAAAGGACCACGACATCATAAGAAAAGTGCTGTTAGAGGCTAAGCTTCCTGATTACGCAGAGGAAGGTGACGAACGTGCCGCCCTCGTCGAAATCAAGGATATCATCACATCCATCATAGACGGCGGTATGCCTTACGACCACACAAACGTCATGAAACGTTTGAAACTGGCCACTACGCAAATACGTCCTCTATACGATACGATTACCAAATTCCTGGAAGATGATATTCCAGAAGAACCAGAAGCACGCATCGAGCATCTTAATCGCCAAGTAGCACAATACTACTTTCAGTTACGTCAAGCTATTCAAGGCGTACAACTGAAACAAAAATTGGGTCGTACGTTAGGCGCACTGAACGGTACCGAAACGCGCGTTGATTTACAAACGGCGCTCAACGACCTTAAGGATACCTTATCCACGTTCAGTGAACGCTCTCATAATAAGATTCCTTCTCTGGTAGGGGAATTGATTACTGACAATAAAGCACCTTTCGTACACGTTTTCGACTCTATCAGTAAGAAAGCGGCAGGGAACGGGTTGCGTACAGGTTGGAAAGCAATTAACCAGATGCTCGGTTGTAACAAAGGGATCACCGAAGAACTCTGGCTGATGCCTGCTCTCCCCTTTAACTGTAAGTCATTATTCAGTTTATTGCTCTCTATTAGCATTCCTGTTTTCAACACCCCAGAAAAGGTGATGGCGAATGTTAAAGGTGATCTACAACCGGTTATTCTAGATTTAAGTTTAGAAAACGAATTGGATGTTAACTTGGCTTACGCGTATCAGGCACTTTACGGACACTTTGAAGGTACAGCCCCGGTAATGGTTGCGCCAGAAACCGCAACTGACGAAGAAAAAGCGTCACATAATGCACAAATGTCAGACTACCTCTGTAGTAAAATGCGGGCGAACGGTTGGGAGTATATTTTCCAAAAACACACAAACTCCGATTTTAAAATTCACTATTTAAATGATTTGATTTTAGATTTAAAACGTCGAGGTTATCATGTAGCTGGAATACGCGGAGACTATTTCGGTACTATCAGCAAAGCAGGGCACGGTAACGGCATTGCGGGTAGCGACATTAAAGAAATTTATCGTATCGCACGAAACATCCAAGTGGTACGTAATCGTGGTTTCCTGTTAGCACCACACCAAATCTCACCAGAAGGCAAAAAATTAAAAGCACTCGACCCAGCGAGTTTCTGTAAGAACTTACCTGGTCGTGGTCTTTACGACAACTGCTCTAGCTTAGACAACGAAGCTGACGGTGAGATGTATTTTAACAAACGTGTCGTCAACGGTCACAGCTATTTAGAAGTACAACGCGGTAAACACCGTACCATTATTGATACCAAAGAAGCTTATCATTATACTGTAATACCTTTCCGTGATGTTGGCATTTTGCCATGGGATTGTGATAAAGAAGAAACTGTAACAGCCTCGTCGATTAACGTATTTACCGGCGGCATGGGTGACGAACTCTTTTGAGTCTGGGGAGCTTCGGCTCCCCCTATAACCCCTTATGCGTCTCGAAAAGCAAAAAAAACAGAAGGCTATTAATTATGAACGGAAAACAACTACCGAACTAAGTAGGGGGTGTTGTCACCACCCCCTTTATTAGTTAGTAACTTATCTCCTTAGAGATGGTTGCTGAACATTGTGGTTGTTAACCGTTTTCGGTGCCGCAACGAGGCCGAGACGAACATATTCGTCCATGCGTTGGTTAAACTGAATTTGTTTTTCACGATTTCGCATCGCGGTATTGAACATCTGTATTTGATATTCGTTCATTTTTCATTACCTTTCGTAATGTTGTAAAAACGTCAACAACTTTATGTGTTGACACCGTACAGCAGAGACTGTTCCGCCAGTCTCTGCTGCTTTAACTTCTCTTTGGAAAAGTTAAAGCTATGAAAAGGGGTGGTGGTGCACCCCTTTTTATTATACCTACGACCACCATCTCGGCAGGTTACTGTACGAAGCTTTACGCTTCACAGTCCCACGACTGGGTTGTGGTCCAGGGACAGTAATCAGGCCACGCATGACATAGTCGTTTATGTGTGCCTTGAACTCACTTTCCCTAAGCTGTGATAATTTCGTTTGCTTTAAAACTTCCTTACGTAAATCAGGCATTTTGATACCTCACTTAGTGTCTTAATGTTAGGCTAACAGTTCGTTAGCCGCCTAAGTAGGGACTGCCTATACAGTCCCTACTGCTTTAACTTCTCTTTCGAAAAGTTAAAGCGAGGAGGAGGGGCTGCTGGAACAGCCCCTCCTTTATTAGTTAGTAGTGTTCACTCCTCTTTTCAGTGAAATTTGCGAAAATAAATAAAGTGTACCCCTAATCCTTTTCGGGATTAGGGGTTGCTTTTATTTAGTCGCTACGTATTGAACATGGCCACATTCTTTACATTCCACGTTGGCTTTCGGGATTGTCAGGCCGGTTAAAGGAACACGTATTTGATACTGTGCTCCACATTCTTCACAAACAAAATCGTATTCTGGGTAGACACGACCTTCTAATTTCTCTTCTTTCCTTAGTGTGCCTGCTAAGAACAGCATTGCGCCTAACGCTTCATTAATCTGCTGTTCCCATTCTCCGTCTAACGGGTAAGCGAACGCACGAGTCAACGTTTCCACCATCTCTGGAGTATTACTTACATAAACGTGTTTCAGTTCAAACTCAACACGTTGCAAGCCGAACAATACGCGCGCCGTCACGGTAACATTATCCAACGTTTGTGCAAACACAACGGGATTATCGTCACCGTACATTGCGAATAACGCAGCACGTTCGTATTCGATATCACTCCACTCGATCAGTTCTACAGATTTAATCGCTTCCGCAATCTCAGCACTACCGAACGTTTCGTGTTCCAATAATCCGACGATAACTTCATTCAACGATTTCAATTGCTGTAATCGAATCGTAGGATCGGTATTCACGATAAGTAAACGATGCATTCTGGATTTCAACCAGTTAATCGTTCCTTCTACACCGCCCCCAAACGAGCAGATGCTTATCACTTCAGGTTCACGAAGGATAAGAGTAGATTTTCCTGCTGCTGTACTCAAGTAGAGTTTAAAAGACTTATCGTTAGACTCTGCAACGATGGCAATGTCTTCAGTTGGAACGAAGTTTTCATTGCTCAGCCCACGCGGAAAATAATCTTTAATAGTAATCATCTTTTATGCTCCAATTAATAAAAAAATTAAGGGCACCCGAAGGTGCCTTATACATTAACCACGACCAGTGCACTGTGCAACGGAATTACCGTTGTCGATGCAAGTGTCGTAGCCTTTGTCGATGTCCAGGTACAGGCAACCCAGAACAACAGCGATAACAACAGCGAAGATAGCTTTTTTGTGTTTTACAGAAATCATGATATAACTCCTAATTAGGTATTCGATAAATGAGTATTACGTAAACTCTCACCTAGGTAATATATATCTGAAATCTTTTTGAATCCATATACCCTCTAGAACGCTCTAAAACGCATTCTAACGCGATTTTCTTTTTAAAGGGTAATTAGTCGCCTTAATGGTGAAATGACTTCTGCGTGGCGTTTAGCGATAAATAAAAGGTATTCCCGTTACCCACAGAGGTAACGGGAAGTTTTTACAGACCTTGCATCTTATCCATTACAGCGATTTCAGGATCGCTAATGCCCGTCTTCGAAGAAATCATAAAGCGCTTATCGCTAATAGCTTCTACAGATTCGCGAATAAACAATGACTTTTCTTCCGCAACAGGGAGAATAGAATCGTTATCCTGCGGACCCACAAGCTGGCAACTGAATGGTACGTAGCTGTTGAAAGTCACATAAGGACCTAACTGCAAGACCGGGTACACTTCATTAAAGTTATTTGATGTACCGCTGTCTGTAGAAATCACAGAATAGCGCACCACCGCACGAACCGCTGTTGTGTATTCAGGATCGCGGGCTTCACCCACTACGGTAAAACGAAACGCATTGAAGTCATAGTCTTCCGACTCACTAAAGTGTGAAGGGAGAATACGTTCAATATACTGAGGATAGGTTTCCTGTTGCCCTGGGGTAACCGCTGCAGCCAATTTCTGAGCATAGAAGTAACAATAAGCAAAGCCGTATTGCGCTTCTAAAGCACCAGACACCACAGCAGTTGTGATCGCGTGCAGGAACAACAAGTGACCTAACGTCCCTTTTTCTTCGATTGGTAATAAGCGACAATTCTGTACACCGTCTACGGTATAAATAACAGAAATCGTTTTGTCAGCACTGGACGCCATGATGTAATCCAACTGGCGTTGTTCGCCACCAGGAATAACATTAAGGCAACGTTCTAACAACTTCGACGGTTTCGAAAAATTCTCTTCTTCGAACTTGTCGATTTGGATTAACGTTTGGCCAGACATTCTGAAAGTAAGTAGATTACTCATTAACAAATCCTTTAGGTTACGGACAACATAATTTACGTAGCGGTTGTAAATTTTTCATTAGTCAACCACAACGTCAATTGACTAATGGTATTGAATTGTGGGGACGCCATCGAACCGCCATCAACAGCAGCTTGGAAAACTTCACCAACCAACGTCCCATAACGAGTGTATACACCGTAATTATTCGCATACAGATATTTTACTGCCATACCCGGCTGCAATAAGCCATACGCTGAACGGTTCCAGGTCGTTGCGGTCAGTGTCCCTCTGGCGGCAGCCAACTTAGAACGACGGGGCTTATCCGTGTCGCTGAAGTGCTCGTTTGGATCAATAGGCGCATTAACAACACCACCAGGGTACTGTGTAGGGTCTGCTGCTGAAACAAACGAATCTGACGTCGTTGCCGAAACATCGCCTGGAGAGAAAGAACTTGCACGTCCATCTAAGGCACGGATTGAACCCACGCGGTAACCCGTTCCCTGATTTAGCGCAAGGGCGTCTTTGTCTTCGAAGGTGTGAACATCGCCACCACAAATCAGATAAATGACGTCACCTGCAATGTGGCACGTTTTATCTAAATAGGCAACTTTCTCTCTTGGAAGGTTAATTACCACCAGTTTCTTTTTCGCCGTAGAGAATTTCTTAGAATCCCACGGTTGAAAGATATGCCAACGGTGTTTATACAAGAAGACACCTAATCCTTGGCTATACACACCGTAACGGTTCTGAATGAAATCGAAAACCGAAAGAAAACTTTGCGAATCGGGAATCAAAATGTCACGATAAGGCTGTTGTTCTTCTTCCTCGTATTCCACACCAACCAACTGACCTTCTGGTGCATCCCCAGTAGGTAACGTATCAGCAAGCAATGCACGAACGACACTTAATCCGTCTGTTTCGTGGTAAATCCCTCCTACCTGCCGACAGCGAAGGAACCACATCGATTCGTCCATCAGTTCCAACGTCACCACGCCCAACCCTTTTTGGTCAGACTCACCCAAGAACATCGTGGGCGATTCCATATCGGGATCGTGATTGTTAACCACGATTCCTCGGTAGTTCAGTTGAGCAATGGTTTTCTTGTTCATTGTCCGCATCAGGATTTTAACTGATAAATCCCCTTCTGCCGACGACGTAAGAATACGTTGCTGGCTCAGTGGAATTACCACACTGAGATGTGTGATAGTCGTTAAATCCTGAGCGAAATTACTGGCATGGATTATCGACATGGTTTTGTAAACGTCGATCGTCACCCCACGAACTGTAATAAGGGGTACGTAGTCGATGGCCGGTAATCCCGCCGCTTGTGCAATGTGCACGTTTGCTATGTTCTGTAACCGACCAAACGACATTACAGAATTCCTCCACGTCTACGGTATATCTGTTCAATACGGTGCATAATCGTATCGTTGAACTGATGCCGTTCTGTTTCCAATCGGACTTCGCCAAATAACGCTTGTACGGAAACCACCATGGTTACTTCAGGTTTCTTAAAGTAACCGTAACGGTTCGCTACCGGGAACAGTTTACGCGCTAACGCATTAAACTGACGTAAGCCCTCCATAGGGACTTTACGTGTTGTTAAGTGTGGGGTCTGCATGTAGTTTAGCCAATCGGCTAAGTGCTCCATGATATACCCGTACACGATAATCCCGTCATGTGGGTCGTGGACGTCTAATGCCGCACCCGTTTCTGCATAAACCGCAACTTCGAAAGGTCGCATGTATACGGTCTTTTTATTTAGCAGTATCGCGCGTGCTTTTTTCTCGTCTTCCGGTAAGAACAACCCATGTTCCTGAGACATATACGTTGAAATCGTCGTCCATTCAGGAACACGCCATCCTACCCACTTGTGAAACAGCATAAATGCTGCGCTACGTTTTTCAGCCACGTTAATCCCTCGCATACCGTAACAACAAATACACCATCGGGATGTAATAGAATTGCGCATCCTTCGGCAAACGGTAAACTTCTTCAAACAACCGCAACGCAATTACCGTCGACAGTGGTCGCTTATTCAGATAGAGATATAAACCGTATTCTAATAACGAACTGTACGAGCCCTCGTAAAACGTTGGGCTTAACAAATACGGCTTGTAGGTCAGCGGTAAAAACGCAGGGATCGATTCGCCTTCGTTACCCCGATAGTTCTCCACTTCAACCGGTTCAAACTCCGTCCACTTCGGCCACTGTCCAGGAAAACGTTGTGCCATCCCATAACCCGGTTTTAATTCATCGGTAAAGAATCGGGTATCCGAAATTAATGACCAGGTCACAGAATTCCGATGCTGCATCGTGCGGAAGGTTTTTACCTGCCAGACACTGGAATCACGTTTGTAATCCGCTAAGAACGTTGGCGATTGATTTAACAATGCTGTCCAGACCGTTTCAATATCTTCCACACGCATTGGTGGGTGCGGGTAGATTTGAATATCTTTACCGACGGTCCGTAAGCCTACAGAGCGTACAAACTGTGCCAAGAACACATCGTAATACGCGCGACTACGCAACCCATCGCTGTGACGATCGTGGGGGAAAAGCAACGTTGCCGTTTCCCCATCGTAAAACCGTTTTACGTAAGTCTGTTCAATATCCGCAATAGCATCAACAACTTTCAAAAACGCACGGTATTCTTTCGGTGTCAGTAACGTATCACCGCCCGTCCAGGCACGTTCAGAAACGTAATAATACTCACGAACCGTACAGCGACGAATGGTTTCTGCAACGCCCGGATCAACTTCAAACAGCAATGTATACTCGATGTTATACGTTGCAATTTTGTTATTGGACATCCGCACGACGTTAGTGACGTTGAACAACGCAAACCGTCCGTCTCCAATCGGGGCAACGAAAAAACACCCTTCATTGGGAATCACCGAGTTCGCCATTGTTGCGGCACCGGACATGGTGAACGTTTTGTTTGTTGTGTCCTGAGAACGATCTAACGGTGTAGTGACACGCAATTCTAACCCGATGATTTTCTCTACTTGTTGGTCAGGCGTAAGCACCTTCGAATCGAAGAATTTCTTCGCGTCGTTACGTCCTTTCAAGAAGTTAAAGAAATCAACAGTCCAGGAAGACCCTTCCAGGTATTTCATCAGGTACTGCTTCGGTATACGCTCTAAATCCGTCACCGTTGTACGGGTCGGCTGTGTCACCACGTTCGTGGTTTCCTTCACGCCGTCTTGCGGTTTATTCAACTCAGGTATCGGGCGTTCCACCGGTTCGAAAGAAGACGGTTTATCACGCTTCGCTTTGAGCATTCTCTGTTCCTCGCATGGTAATAATGGTCGAGTTCAGCATCGTCAGTAACACACGGGCTTCTACGTTCGGAATCAGTTTATTAATGTCATCGATAACACTCGGCGGTAACACCGGCTTATCCCACCACCAATCAGGAACGTCCCATTTCGGGAACAACCATTCAATTAACACTTTCGCTGCCTGCGGATATAACTGTAATGGCCAGAGGTTCATTCCACGCCAGTCAAACATAACCGATTCGGTTAAGTAATAACCCTTATTTACTTTCAGGTCACGACCTTTAAGCGAAAACGTATTTCCTTCCCAATGGTAGAAACGCGGTTCGATAATCTGTCCCTCTTCGAACAGCTCGACACGGAATACGCCCGTCTGTCCTGTCGGGTCTATCGCACGACAATGTTCGATATACGGCAGCAACGCTTCGTTCCACTCGTAGGGTAAATCTTCCGTAGACATCACCTTCGGCGATAACATGTTGTCCGGTTCAAAAACAACATCTGTACCAAAAATCGGTAAGAGTTTATCTTTAAGCGGAGAGTGTGTACGATGGAACTGTTCCGTGGGGGATAACAAATACGGGAGACGAATATACTGACGAGTTTCGTTAATCCACCAGGTCGAATCCAGATTGCGTTGCTGAGGATGGCGGTAAACTAACTCCTCGTTAGATACCCACGGAGGATCTATCTCCGGCCAATATTCATCAGGCAGTGGTGTCTGATTGATGATATACGGATACGAAACCACAATCTCCTCAGGACGCTGATAAGAGAAACGGATAACGAACGTTGCTTCCCAGCGGTTTTCATCTTTATCCCAGGCCGGTGTTTGAACATCATATACCGTTTCTAAACGCGTAGGTGCGTAACGTACCGCAATGGTTTCCTGACCGCCAGCAACATTAGCTGCGCGAAATACATCGGGCGTAAAATACGCTTTCAAATAGGCTTTAAAATCGCCAAACGTTGGTACTCGCGTTCCCGCAGCAACGTAGCAGGCATTCAACAATTTTAAAGCAGGTTTAGGGATATAATAGAACGCTTCTGACTCCGTCATGGTCGAATAACGACCCATGTCCACTAACGAGTCTAAACGGTTCGTCCAGCGCAATAACTCATCACGTGAGGCACTGGTACGTCGTAACGTTACTGTTACGTTATACATCGTTCTAACGGGCCAGGCGCGTACCTGATCGACATGGTTCTCAAAGAAGTACGGTTCAGCCTGCTGACCAACCTGACGGTTGATTCTTGCCCACTCATCGCGTTCTTCTTCTACTTCAACGTAAACCTTTTCAGGTGAACTGTACTCTACATCAGTACCGTCACCTAACGTGGAATCTGGTTGATGGGCGCTATTGAATTCATCGAGGAAAACAACCGCTGCTGTATCGATACCAGACTCATTAAGTACACGTTGTATAACACCATCGATTATTGGTTTGCGAATGGTCGCGTCTAACGACGGAATTTCAAAATACTGTTGCATTGGCTTGTTCCTTCGTTATAGTCATATCACAGGCGCGAAATGAAAAAAAAATAAAAGGGAACCGAAGTCCCCTTTTACGTTTAAACTACCTATAACAGATAAGGTATACCTTCAAAGATAATCTCGTCGTTAGCGAAGCCAACAGACGCTTCCTCGCCCCCAGATGTGGTTGCCCAAATCTCTGCCGCAAAACGGTGGTTGTTAATCAACAACCCACGGCTGTTTTCGAACAACACTATCAAGACCAGCCTGACACTTTTCTCTTGATGTAAACGACGTATGAACGCGTGTTTTGCAGGGGAAGGATACCAAGAGAAGCGCGCTATTTTCCTTTTCGCAACGCTACCTAAAAAGAGCTTTTCTAAGGTTGCAAACTCAGTGCCCATCTCTTTTCCAAATCTGATAATGCCAACGTGGAACATCGCTATCCGGTTTGGAAGCGTGTGTTAAGTTATAAACCAGTCCAAACTTGCTACGATCGATTTCAGGAAAGAACGCATCTGCACCATCAACTTTAACCTCCACACGTGACAAGTAAATCTTATCCACGTAAGGTAACGCCTGATGGTAAATTTCTGCGCCACCGATAATAAAGATTTCCTTAGGATAACCCTTTTTCTCAACCTCGGTTTTGAGGAATTCAATAATCGAACCCATTTCACCCTTAAGGTTAAGCACCCCATCGATTTCTGGCACACCACCAGGTCTTCTCGTTAACACAACGTGGTGACGATTGGGTAGGGGTTTATACCCTAACGATTCCCATGTCTTGCTTCCCATCACGATAACTTTACCTGATGTAAGTGCCTTAAAATTCTTTAAGTCGTCGGGAATACGCCACGGTAGTTTATTGTCTTTCCCAATTTCGTTATTCAACCCAGCAGCAGCTATCATCGAAACTGTAATTGTCATTTCTCTATCTCCAGTGAGCCCCTTAAATGCCGTATAAAATCCCTTCGGGTATACCGACTCGTTTTGTACTGATCGGCCAAATGGTAAACGGTGATGTACCGCCCTTTGGCTTCCATGTGCAAATGCGTTATATTACCATCGTTCGTAGGAAGTGGTCTGATCAGTGGAATCATCAAATCCCCATTCCAACCAGGTTCATTAAGTCTCGGTATCAGTAATCGGATGTCCAGCCGTTTTACGCAGTACACCACATTACTTTCCGGCAACTTAACAACACATATCGCATCGGCTTTGAGTTTCATTTTAACCTTCCTGATATTGTCTAATTCCGTAATCAGGTAGAATGTTTTCTACTGTGGCTTTCGGTACAACTGAAAGTTGGTTGTATAAATTCAACAAATCCTCACGCAGTAACTTCTGCTCAATATCAAGTTTATAGCAAGCCAGTTCTTTTTCTAGCGGTTTAAGTAATACAACACGGGTTTGAAAACCGTCAATAGGCTCAGGAACACGATAACTACGACGACGATAGAACGTTTCCAGCTTCGAATAATCACGAATGTATGTTTTCGTCAGTGTAGAATAACCTGCGTCTAACATAAACTTGTAGAACGGACGTAAAGCGATGAAACGATTATATTCCAGGTGCTCTGGAATATAGAATTCGTAATTGCCGTAAGTGAGCGTGGAAAGTTGAGAACCATTACAATGCGCGCAGTTAATAAAAATAGCCAGTCCAATCATTACCGGTCGTGGGACGATAAGGGTTTTATCGCCAAACTGAATGCGGAAAATTTCCTGCTGTAGGCTGGTTTCAGATACGACTTCAGCGTCTAAGATATTAAATTTGTTCATTTCTATTCTCCTAAAGGTCGAAAAAATAAAGCCCTCTACGGAGGGCTTTCTGATTATAAAGCTTCGAAGAAAGTAACAACTGCTTCCGAAAGACTAATTTCGAATAGCCCAAACGTGTTCTCAACTTCGTATTCTTTACTAGCTATTAAGGGCAATAATTTAAAACAATCGATAGCACCATCAGTAACCTTCAACACACGTGGGATTCTTTTCATCCCTTCTACAAGTTCTGACACCGTTTCCATAACAGCTTCCGCCGATTTTTCAACAGTGCCATACACAGCATCGTTTTCTGTTGGTGCGATTAAATGAAAGAAACAAACTGATTCGTACACCCCATTTTCTTTTTCACGCAATGCTACGTGACTATCAAGAAATGCATGGTACGTTACACCGTCATGTTCGGTACTCCCGATGTCGCGGGTTTTATGCTTGCCGTTCAGTTCTTTAGCAATACTGTCCAGTTTATCTTGGGTTATGTCTTTGAAAACAAACTCGCGTGGACCTACTAACAACCCGCCCTTCGCTTGGTCTTTAGGTTTCTTATCAGAAAGTAAACGCAACCAGGTAGAAATAGAAATCAGTTCTACCGGATTTAAAATAACAACTTTACTATTCGGTGCCACCATCGTAACGGTGCCTTTCTCCATAGACACAACACCATCAACGAAATCAGTTAAATTAATGCGGCTCATGATATTTCTCCTAAACGTAATAAACAAGTCGTAAAGAGATTACTGTGTAATCTCACCTAGGTAATATATATCTGAAATTGTTTTTAATCGAAAAAAAAAAGAAAAGAGAGAACCACCCCATTACAGGGTGGTTCTCTTACTAAACAATCAGAGATTATTTAGATTTTTCGTAAGCGCCGATACCAGCACTCAGGTAGCCGTTCAGACCACCGGCCAGGTGTTTCTGAGTAGAAGCAATAACCTTCTCACCCAGAGACAGGCCCTGGTTAACGCTGGTGATGAAACGACGGGCAGCACGTACACCTTCGGTCAGTTCCGGTTTTTCGTCGATCTTAACTTTATCGACTTCTTTCAGGAGCTTATCGATATTATCTTCAAAAGTTTTCCGCGCGCTTTCGACTTTACGATAATCCTGAACGTTCTTCTCGATCTGTTTACCCACTTCGTTGAAGAGAGCATTGATTTTAGCCAGTTCGCCAACAGACGGAGTTTTCACGCTAGTTTCAACGCTATTTTCAGCTTCAACAAAAGTGGAGCTGAAGCCGCCTTCGTTGTCATACTCGGTTTTCACTGCCATGTTACCGAGTTTGAAGTTTTGGAGACTGTCTTGTTTGGACAGTTCGGTAAAGTCGGCTTTCAGTTTTTCAACTTTAACACCGTTACCTTTGGTAACATCGGAAACCACTTCAGCAGCTTTAGAGGCCATGGCAGGCATCTTAGCGCTATAGAATGTGGAAACCTGGTTAAGGATACCTTTCAGTTTCGGAATATTATCACCGACGAACTTGCCATCGATAGACAGAGACTTGATGAAGCCACCAGAGATCTCATCTTTCTTCTGTTTGCCCAGCTTACGAATAACTTCATCGTATTTCTTAGCACGCGCCTGGATAGATTTACCCTGGTTGTGGAATTTCAGCCAGCGATCTTTCAGTTTACGGCCTTGTTCTTTCAGCCAATCGAGAATACGGCCCAGGAAGGCTTTAATGTCTTCCCACAGGGATTCACGAGCCACCTGGCGACGGTTACGAGAACCGTAAGATTCGTGAGCAACAGAAGAACGGTGTTCGAAGTTCCAACGAGAACGGATAGATTCCTGAGCAACGTCCAGCGCGGTCGCAGCGTCGTCCGGCATATCTTCTTCGGCGTCCATCGGGTCTTCGCCGTCTTCGCCAGCACCTTCACCGTCAGCAGCGGCCTGAGCTTCATCCAGAACATCCAGCTGAGCGTCAGTTTCGTCGCCGTCTTCTGCCAGCAGTTCAGCGTCAGCGTCCAGGGCTTCGATCGGTTTGGTGTCATGCTCGATATCGGCCAGAGTACCTTCTACGGATTCTGCTGGCAGTTCGATGCCGTCTGGAACTACAGTAGCGGTAGACTCCATAGACTCACGAGCAATTTTGTTTTTGTAGAAATTCGCCATTTTAAGCTTTTCCTCTAAGGGGAACGCGTTGTTCCCCTGATGATTTATTTCAAGAACTGTACGGAACTACGAATCTAAATTATTATTTAGACTTTTCGTAAGCACCGATACCAGCACCCAGGTAGCCGTTCAGACCGCTAATAACGGTGTTAGCAACATAGCTAACGGCGCGGTTCAGGGTCTGGTAGTTCTTAACAGACCAATCAGCAGCTTGACGTGCGTTACGCAGGCCATCCCATTTGCTTTCGTCTTTTTCGTTGTTCAGCGCGTTAGCAGCTTTCTCAGCAGCCTGTTGCAGCTTCACGATTTCGGCGTCATAAGCACGGAAATCTTTCAGTACAGCTTCGAAGCCTTTACCGATCGCTTCCAGAGCAGAAGCAGCACCAGCCATTTCAGAAACAGACGGAGTTTTCACGTCTTTATCGTCAGAAGCGTCGCCAGTGCTCATGAATGCAATTGCGGTGAACTTGTGGCCGCCAGCCAGTTCTTTAGTACCAGCCTGGACGTATGCGTTACCCGGCAGAGCCAGCAGTTTAGACGCATCACCTTTTTCAAAGTTCGGCAGAGAGCGCAGTTTAGACGCAGCTTTACCAAACAGTTCTACCGGCTGATCGCCACGCATCGCTTTGAATGCGTCATCGTCACCTTTGGCAACAGCAGTTACAGCTTCGCCAGCTTGTTTTTCCAGAACACTGATGGAACCTTTAGCTTTACCAGCGGTAACTTCTTTCGCAATAGCGATGGAGCCAGCAGCATCGAATTTACCTTCGATGGACAGCTTGGTGATAAAGCCACCGGAGATCTCATCTTTCTTCTGTTTGCCCAGCTTACGCAGCATTTCCTGATATTTCTTCGCACGTTTCTGTGCAGTCTTACCGACGTTGAAATATTTCAGTTTCAGGTCTTTGATCTTCGCAATCACTTCTTTACAGAACTGAATGAAACGATCGTAAAGATCTTTCAGGGTTTCTTTCCAACCTTCCTGGGCAGCAGCAGTCATACCACGACCACGACGATAGGATTCGCGAGCCAGTTTAGTACGTTCCAGGCACCAACGACGTGCGATGGATTCCTGTGCCACTTCGTGCAGGGCAACCGCTTCTTCCGGCATTTCTTCACCGTTAGCAACGGCTTCTTCCGCCTGTTCGATAGCGTCTTCAGTACGCTCGGTATCGGCAGCCAGGGTTTCACCGTCGGTTTCCAGCTGATCGAGCTGACCGTCGATAGATGCAACGTCCGCAAGTTGGACGTCCAGGTTCTCTTCTGCCGGTTCAACGTTGCTGATACCGTCGATTACTTCATCGGCCGCTTCCATCGATTCACGAGCGGCGCGAGTTTTTGCGAAATTTGCCATTTCGTTTATTTCCTTTGGTTATATAACCCAATTACACGCCCCTAGAATGAGGGGCCCCCTTAGGGACGTGCGATTTTCAAAAACACTGCTAACGACGAGATCATGTCGGACAACCCGTTCGGGCGTGTCATCCAGCGTGCCAGCAGTTCATGGTCTGCATAAGATAAAAGACGTTTGCTACACTCAATGGATTGGTGAGCGGAGCCCATATTACGTACAGTACCTCGGCGACCAAACGCAGCAGCTAACAGACGCGAGCCTAATGCACCCGTCTGTTCAACATTCTTCGTGTTACGAACATCGTTCATATACGACGACAGCAAAGTCGACCACTGCCCTAACGTCACATTACGTCGCTTACCATCCAGCAGGAAGGCTACGCTTTCGTTATAAAACGTATTAAAGGTAAATCCGACCTGCGGATATTCGTCATATAATACTTGCTGCAAAGAATCCGCAGCCATCAGACGAAAATACGGTAAAACAACGGCGGCGGCTTCCAGCGTTTTGTGAATAACTTCGTCATCGTGTGTGTCGATTGGGTTTTTCGATAAAATCGACATGTAGGATTTAATGCGCTCTACAGCAACATTAAATTCTGGACTATCGTGCTCAAACATTCGCCTCTCCTAACGGTTTACGCTAAACCGTATTTCTTTTCAAGACGCTCACGCTTGTGCTTGAGTTCCATCAGATGCTTTTCACTGATTTCAATCAGTTTCTCAATGTGGGCATCACCCTTACCTTCTGCGACTTGCTTTTTGTAAAGTAAGATACGCAGTTCCGCCGCTTTCGCCGCTTCTACACACTCGTCGTACTTATCCATCTGCCGTTCAGCGATATTTAAACGTACGCGCAGTATCAGTGAGATTGGGAACGGTACACTGCTCATTCCCAGTGGGTCAACGGAGCTCGAACCGAACTGTTGCGCCAACTCACCGTAAGTTTCGTCGTTAAAGATCGCTTCAGGAATTTCCGCATAATCCGCTTTCAGTTTATTCAGCGGCGTTGCCAGCACACGGACAGCAATGCAGTAAGAAATAGAACGAGTATTGAGGTATTGAAGGTCATTCGGACCGACGCCTTTTACTTCAATATTCGAGCCTTCTACGGCGGCTATTTCTTCTGCGGTTACGTAGTTAAGTAAGGTGGCACTGTAGCCTGTAAAGAAATCAATCAGGTCAAGCAGTCTGAGCACCGTTAATTTATTAAACGTCATTGAAGACGTGACTAACGCTTTACCAATGTCACGTGTAATACATTGGTCTAAGAAAGAACGCAATTGTAGCGTGTTTTCCATCGAGGCAACGATGTATTCCAGCATCGAAGGATTACGGAGACCTTTGGCTTCCAGACCGGAATTCCGCAGGTACTTAACCAAATCATCCGACATGTCCTGCACCGTTTTCGATTTAAACGGCTTGCCTTCTTTCGACGCTACCAGCTCTTGCAGAGACTGGAAACGCGGTAAAAGTTGTTCACCAATCGCATCACAGTTTGATGAGAGCTGGTTTTTCAAGTTTGTTGCTTCAAAGCTCGGCAACAACATAGCGAGCATATTCGGGATTGCCATGCCTTACCCCTTAAAGAACTGGCTGAGCGCCAGAGCGATACGCTTCGATGATTTTATTCACATCGGCGCTACCAGACTTCGATTTACTAAAGTCAGATTTATCGAGTTCCTGAGAGCCATTCTGACCACGGGTATAAATAGTGACACGATTCCAGGTGGTGTCCACAACAACATAGTAGACAGTCAGGGTGTCTTTGAATACACGTTGACGAATATTGAAATCGTCGAATTCGCCACCTAGCTGTGCGGTCAAGCCGTCGATTGTGTCTTGAGAGACCACCATGACGGAAGAAGCGTTATTGATAGACGGTGCCAGAGACAGCAAACCAGACAACCAGTTACCGTTCTTCTTCTCCATCATCTTACGGTAATAACCGGACTTATCGCGATAACGGTTCTTACGATATTCTTCTACCAGGTCGTTACAGAACGCGATGTCTTTTACGTAACTCAACGCGCCAACACGTGCACGCAGCCAGCGTTCCCAGAATGTTTTCGTCTGGTCACTGAACGCAATCAGCGTTTCAATTTGTTCGGTCGGTAAGGATTTCACATCCAAACGTAGGCGCATTGGGAGTTCGACTTTATTACCGTCACGTTCGAATGTTACTGAGAACATCTTCCCGTTGGACAACCCTTCTTGATCGAAAAGCTGTTTAATCGGATCACCTTTCCCGCCACTGACCGAACCTTTTGATTCCTGGGCGACCCGTCGGGCAGATTCGCCGACTGCAATGCCGATTTTATCGTATGATGGTAAACCATAACGGGCAGATTCGCCGACTGCAAGCGCTGCTAAGCGGGAACCGGTGCGGACTGCGTTATCAAGCGCACTACGACGTGTGCTGACCTGATCCAGGGTACCGATAATGTCAACATCCGGTACACCGGTTAACAGTGAGATAGCCGTTAATTGGTTTCCTGCCAGCAAAATTTGGATTTTCTCCAGAATTCCCGGAAGGTAATCTAAACCCAGCAGGCTTTGTTCGACTAAGGTAATGTGCTCGTTATAGAGCACTGAGTTAAATTCCTCCATCGACTCCGCACGCGAACGAAACAGCATGGGAAGTCTGGAGAGGAAAGAGACAACGCTTGTCTCAAACGTTTTTTCTAACATTTTCCTAATGAACTCCGGAGTTAAAGATGAGTGACGAGACAGATAAGAACGATCCGGGGTATGACCCGAATACTGACTACGACGATTCTCTCCACAATCCGAATAACGCGGACGCGGTGCCTTCGGTCGCAGGATATTTCGACGGACGGATTAGTAATGCTAACCCTCCGACGCCTTACGACGCTAATACTGAACTTACGGCATGGAACGATCGTATCCGTCTTACTGTAGGTTTGGGTCTTGCTGCGCAGCGTTTGACCAACCCCTACATGGGGTTCAACCATATGATGGCGTCTAACCCCACGCCAATCAACCGAGAATATGGTGGACTAACTTTTATTACCCGGCCCGATTTTAACCTGTGCTACGACAACATTGCTAAGTCACGTAAAATGTCGAACATGGCAATGCAGCCAAAGGACTCCATAGATTATTCGATTTTAGCTGCGCTTGACCCTGATTTTGAACTCGGGTTTACAGACGCACCTATGGAAAACGGTAGACGAAAGAATCGCTTAGGTACGCCGTTTATGCCTCAAGTAAAATTCGATAATCTACAAGCGTTCATACCAATACTCAGTACGCAACTGATCAGCCTTAGTGGTGCACCCGATCAATCGATTGATAACTGGATGGCAAGTGAAGGTTTAATGCGTGAACAATGGGGGATGGTTGACTCTACCCACGAAGTTAACAATAGCTTTTCCATCAGCATGTCATTAAACAACCCTTATGGTGACCCGTTAATGAAAATGATGGGCGTGTGGCTAGAGTATATGTCTGGCGTGAAGATGGGTAAATTCCGTCCGAAGATGCGCAACTCCATTCAACGCAGAATCGATTATCAGTCACGAATTTACGGGATGCGTTACGATGCTCTGGGAAACATCACCCGTTTCTGGACGATTTGTGTCGCGTGGCCAATGAACGATAACGCGGGTCAAATGGCGAACGTTGATAACTCCAAACCGCAGTTAAACGATGACGTTACGATTACTATTAACTGGCAAGCTATCGGTGCGCGGTTTAACGATCCGTTATACATGGAAATGTTTAACCGCACCGTCTCCATTTTTAATCCGGATATGTTACCGCAACCTGGTTCTATCCAGTCGGGCAACTTTATCCCGATTGCCAGTGATCAATTAGTGCCCATCGCGCCACAACTACTGCCGTTATTCAACTATTACGGTTATCCACACATCGATTCCGTACGACGCAAACTTACCTGGTATGTTTACCAAGCAGACTACCAACATATTCTCAAGAAAGCGGGATTACTAGATAACGCTAATGCCGCTTCACTACCGACGGGTAATAACTGATGAGTTCTACGACTTACGATACTTTGGCAAAGAACATACTGTTGTTTGCCCACCATCCGGCAGCGATGCAAACACTGCTCTTGAATCAGCTTCTGGATGTAGAAGACGCCGAAGGCCAAATACTGTTACGTGACCCAACAGACCCTGTTGTTTACTTGGCGGAAATGGGGACAATGTTAGGTCATGCGACGCTCATGGGTTTGCAAGAATCGGTACCAAAGACTTTTCCATCGATGGCGCAAACGTACGATGACCTGTTCCGACATATGTCCGATGTAGACTATGTTGATGTGTTCGCCCAACCTTCGACCACCGAGTTGTTGTTATTAATCGATGTTGACAGTTTAATCTCCAAGGCGTACCCTTTGCAAATAGCGGGTGTGCGTAAGGTTGTTATCCCACGAGACACAATTTTCACGGTTTCAGGTTACACCTTCGCCATCCAATACCCGATTGAAATCAGGGTACTTCCTTACGGCACCAATGAAAACCCAGCTTTTCAGGTTCTATGGATTACCGAAACACAGTCACCTATTTCTCCTGTCTCGACGAATGCACTGGACTGGGAATTGACATCGTCTAACACCACGGCTTCACAACTGCTGGCAATCCATATCCCCGTCATGCAGTATGCGGTGAAGAACGAAAGTGACACCGTTGCGGGGAAAAATACCTTTGTCATGACCCGCCACTACACTAACAAATTTTTCTACGTAAGGGTGTGGATGAAATCAACCAACGATAACAAGTGGGTTGAAATTCAACATACGCACAGTCGTGACGTTTACGACCCCAACACCCCAACGGCGTTGATTCAGGTCGGTGACGGTGTTATACGGTGTACCATCCCTTCGATCTACATGGCGAAGAATTTGGTAAGTGGCGAAATTCGTATGGATATCTACACGACCTTAGGGCCTTTGAGTGTCGATATCTCGGCTTATCCGTCTGATGAGTACACGTTCACATTGCGTGATTTAAACGGTGAGTACGACGAAAACTACGTTAACCCGATTAAGAGTTTTTCCATCAAACAGATGGCTGCAAAAGCGGGTAAAATGTTATCAGGTGGTCGTAGCCAGCTCACGTTCGAAGACTTGCGTACACGTGTGGTCAATAACGCTGTAGGTGCACGAAAACTCCCTGTTACGGAGAAGCAATTAGAAGCAACGGTTTCCGATTACGGCCTAACGTTGTCGAAACCAAACGACTATGTTACTAGCCGTACATACTTCTTAACGGCACCGATGCTCGATTCGACAATTCCCAATGTCAGTTCTCCCATCGGGACAATCACGGCACCGTTCTATTTCTCCTGGAATGAATTGGTTAATCTGCCGACGGTAAAGGTTAACGGTAATCGCTTGACGATTCTTCCTGATACGCTTTATCGATTCACCGACACCAGCCTGACGGTTGATGCTGAAATGACGGTCTTAGCAAAAACCATGCGTAAAGAAGATTTGATTAACGCGGCCAACGCTAATCGTTATCTCTTTACGCCATTCCATTACGTTGTGGATATCAACAATAAAGCCATCGACGTTCGTATTTATCAATTAGATAAACCGACGTTAAACTCCAAACGCTTTATTGCTACTAACGTAAGTACGGAACTCAGTGTGGTAACGGCTGACTACACTATCGAAAAGACCGAAGCCGGTTATGTTTTGCGTACCGTAACGAAGTCGGAGGCACCTTATCAAGCACTGACTGACGACCAAGTTTTTGCGCAGCTATCGTTCCGTCCGCGTAACGCAGACAATACTTTAGCGTACATCAACGGTACGTTAGTCGGTAAGCAGGGTAGCGAACGTGTATGGGAGTTCCTACTGGAAACCAACCTGGACGTTGACCGTAATGACGAATTGGTACTAACGAATACGCGTATTAGTAGTAGCACGCCAACGGAAACGCCTGTACCACTGACAACAGATTTCAACCTGTTCTACGGCTGCACGGGTTACTACCCTGGCAATTACGAACGTGCGGAAATGGATGCGTTAATCACTGCCCCATCACGTGACGCGATTGGTATTACCCATGAAATTTTCAAAATCGAATTGGGTAAGGCAATGACGTACTACTGGCGTAAAGCGCGTGCTGTTACTGACAGCATTAACTACCAGTATTACGAACAAGACGTGATGGCAACGTGGGAGATCGATGTTGTTAAACGCGATGAGAATGGTGTACCAATCTATACTTACGATGCAGGCCGCACTCCACCACTTCAGATTACGTACGAGCATCGTAAAGGCGATCCTAAACTCGACGAAGCTGGAGAACAGATCGTCCTACATCGTGAAGGCGACTTAGTTAAAGACGAGTTTGGTAATCCGAAAATTGCGAAGTCACGTTCTATCAAATTCCGGAGTGAGATGGCAGTGTTCGATGCGCGATATAAATTCGCGACGACACCTTCTGCAAAATCGTATCTGAATGAAGTTATCGAAAACATCGTTAACTACGTCACGGTAATACTCCCGACTTTGAAGCCTATGTTGTTAGAACGCACCGAAGGTTACTTTGTGCCGATTACAACAATGGGGTATATCGACGCTCGTACAGAGGACGGGGTAGTAACACCTGTCCCTGCGGAAAACCAATTCACAGTACGCTATTACCTAACAGCTGCTAACCGCAATAACACCGAGCTCTTAACGCAGATTCGTAAGAAAACTTCTCAGGTTATCAACGATTACTTGGGTAGCCATCTAACAATCTCTGCAACAGAAATCGGTAATGCGTTGAGTGAAACCCTCGATGCGTCTATTATCGGTGTTGAACTCGATGCTATGGGGCCAGATAAAGACATGCGTCTCTTTACCGTTGTCTCAGAAGCATCAAGAGCAACTATAGGTAAAAAGCTGGACATTGAGGCCAGCGGCGACATCGGGCTTAAAGACGATATCGTTATTGTTTATAACCGCCACGATACTACCGCCGATTAAGAAAAAATAATAAAAGTTACCCTACTCCCGGAGGAGTAGGGTAATCTTTTTTAATCAACTAATTTATTGAACTTCCCGCCTTTTACAAGTGGGTTGGACTTGGCGCGTTTCAACACCGTTGCCATAGACCCTGCAGCCTTGCACCACATGTTAATCATGTTTGCACTGTGCGCAACAGAATCCCAGACATTACGGTCAGGGTTTAACACCATCATCGTGGTCAATTCACGACCGTGAAGGTTAAAATTTTCCCCTCGCGTCACCTGGTCTTTAAACGCCTGTTCCATCGCCTGCCATTTCTCAGTGTCAACACCAGAACGTGACTGACGCGCCATCTCTTTCAGCGTTTTTACAACCTGATCGACACGTTTTTCCAACACCTTATACTTGTCCAGCGCAGTATTCGCCACACCGTCCGAGATACCACTACGTGCCAGCGTAATCAGACATGCTAACAGCTCACGATAGTCGCCGTTACTTAAGCTCAACTCCTGGCGCATCATCTCCAGGTTTGTTGTGGAGCCAAAGAAAGAGTTAGCGCCGATTGATGCAATCATCCAACCGTTGTCTAATTCACGTGTGGTATAACCGAGAAGCTCAACCTTGTCTTTCACACGCAAAATTGGGCCCGGGCTACCTTTCTGTCGACCGAACTCCGTAGCAGAATATTCGATTCGACCGTTGATCTCACCTAACGCACGGACCAGATGCACCGCAGCAACTTGGTTCTCTTGCGACGTCCCTACCTTCGGGTTATTTGACAGGTAGTAAGTTTTGATGTCTTTCAGCGACTGGTCTAAGTCCTGAAGCGCGCCGCCAAAACTGTCAAGAATCGTGCTCATTAAGTTGAACTGAATATCTGACGGAATGTTCACCCCAGCACGTTTCACATCAGGTGGCAAGCCATTATAGACTTCCTCAGCAACCCCGAAGTCAAATACACCGTAACCGATGTTCGTCCGTAGCAGCGTATCTAGCAGATCCTGAATAACCTGCAGCTCATTCTGACGTCGTTTAAGGTGGTTCTTAAACGTATCGATAAACGGCGATTTCCCTAACGCGGCGGCGAGTTTATTTAGAAACTCTTCAGCTTCCATGTTCACGAAAACATCGTCGGCCAGTGAAAGAGATAACTCCAGGTTGCTTAACTCGCTGTCTTTCAAACCTTTTGACAGTACCAGATAAACTTCTTTCAGTACAGTAGTTTTCAAGCGCTCTGTGAAAGGAACATCGGCCAACTTCTCTTCCAGTTTCTCGCGATAGTCGTTCCCGTCAATGTTCGCAGCGCCCGCAAAAGGAACAGCGTTGCTGATAATCCAACTGAGGATTTTCATTATCCCCATCATCACCATCACGATAAGGCTAATCTTACCGAAATTAGCGTAAGACTCTAACGCCACCACCGTTTCTTTCTGGTGTGTTTTGGAATAATTCGACGTCAGTACACTTTGTACAGCCTTCGGGATCGTGCCAGGACGCAAAGATTCAGTCGCTACAGCAACATCACGGTTCAATCCTGCTTTACGGATTTCACGCAGAATCGCTTCAATCTGTGCGATAAGACGAGAACCGTAGATCAGGTCTGCTTCATTACGCTGCATGTAGAGATTGAGTTGGCTAACAGAATCGATTCGTTCTTCCATACGTTGTTCTAATAACGCAGGAAGTTCATCGAGTTTCCACTGCGGTTGCGCAATGTTTGCCATCATCTCCATGCTCATACCAGTTTGCCTCGCGTTTCATCCATATAGAATTTCACCGTTTCCATGAAGCGTTCCAGCCACAGGTTAACGGTATCCCATACATCATCGCCCAGCGCTTCATTGAAAATCTCACGAACAGAGAAATTCTCAATAGCGCGACGACCGCCCCAAGCACTGTCGTAACGGTTGCAGAATAGCCCAACGGTCAAATCTTCGATGCTGCCCAGGTCGACACAATAGAGTTCATTCACATCGGACACAACGTTTTTCATCAGCGGACGAAGTTTAAGTTGTGCTACCTCATTCGCTCCCAGCGGTCCATTATCGGGCATATCGGCGTTATACGCCAGTGTGAATGCAACCAGGCCAGTCAGAGCACGCTGTGCCTGTACTCCCTTACCCTCGTTCGTACGTTTAAAGTCCAGAACTAAGGAGTTTAAAGAAACTTTATGCGTCATGATTTTACCTTTACTTATTCGACATTAAACATGGCTGAAGCAATACGAAGGTCATTCGACATGTACTTCCCGATTGCACGCTGATAGTCCACAGCAGCACGTGAACGACGACCCTTCGGCGTCAAGGTATTCCAGATAAACTGATACAGATTATCTTTGTCTTTTACCGTTTCTAACAACTTGTCGATAACCGCAATACCATCCAGAATACGTTTACGTTGTTCGTTAGCAGCTTTCGTATTCTTGTCTTTAATCGTATTGAGTTCTTCAACGAGTGTACGACGCATCGCCTCAAAACGCTGCTGCGGCGGATCGTAAATGGTGTTATCCGGGTCATTTAAGATCATTCCGAATGTCACAGAGATCACTGGAATAATTGGAATCGTAGAAGAAACTATCAGTGCGGTCACGCGGAAAAGCTCTAGTGTCAAATGGACACCCATGTTCATATACGCTGAGTTCCGCAGCAAATAGAACGGGCTGGTTTCCATTTTATACAGTGCCGAGGCCAGATAAGGAGCGCCGCCAAAGCGGGAAGCAAAATCATCCGCAGCACGTTCCCATGTCCTGTTAGCAAAACCTTGACTGCCGCTAATGTACGGACGATCTAATAACAGCTGTGTGACTAAGTGCATATAGACGTTTTCTTTTTTGTACTCAGTACAAATCGTTTCCGGCTGATTCACTTTCGTGTTCAGCATCTTTTCCACGTCTTTAACGATACGCAGGCGGACAGTTTGGTCTTCCGTTTCCATAATGCGGTTAGCCGCAGCATCTGCCAGCAAATCAGTCACTACAGTGCGCATCAGCGTACGGAAATAATAGTAGATGTGACCCACCTCGTGAAGAATCACCGAAGCGATCTCCAAATCGGTCAAGTTTAGTTTTTCCAGCAGCACCGGGGTAAGGTAAAGCGGAGAACCCACTTTGCTCAGGTCACCACTGATTTTTGCACTGCTGTCATCGATTGTTGTGTTTAACTCGTTTTCTTTGATGAACTTACTGTACATATCCAGGTCTTTGTTACCTGCGTACAGTGCACGAGTCATCGATGCGATGATTGGGCTGTTTGCATCCAATTTCGGTGGTTCTACACCTGCAAAAGCAACGTCAGCAAGACCCAGTTCGCCACCGTTCTTAAAGTGAATCGTAATGCCGATATTCTTAAATACCCAATCCGAAACCCCGGCACTTTCGTAGCCCGCAGGACTGAAATCGCCTGCCCCACGAAACTTAGCAATAACATCAGCCAATTCTGCCAGCTTCTTTTTGTCTTGGAATTTAATCGATTCTGCGGCTACAACCTTTGCATCCGCAACTGATGCAATGTGATTTTGCCAATATCCCATTTGTGTTTCCTTTTGAGAAATTACATTACCCACAAATCAGTATAGCAGCCGCTAGATTTGAGAGTGAAATCATGAATAACTATTACGCACCGGAAGACGTTATTGCCAAGGAGTGCAAGTTTGTTTCTTACGCAACCGATCAGCAGAAAGAAAACGACTTCGTGCTCATAAAGGAGGTCGTCCATACTAAAGATGGCAGATATATCCCACGAATTGTCATGCGTGAAAATCTGAAACGTCCCATCTACATTACTTTACCACAACATCGTAACCACAAGGAAAAGAAGGAATACGAGGAACGTAGTAAGTGTCAGGAATATTTAACAACGGATGTAATGATGTCCTCAACCATACAGATGGGTTTGGGGATTCGTTTTCCCGACAAAAAGAAACCACTCCGCCAAGTTTGTACTTCACCGTTTGTTTACTGGGCCGATTTGCCCATTACGAGCTGGATTAAAGAAAAGTACATGCGTAAATGGCCTAATGCTGTTTCACCCAACCGCATCTGTGTATACGACGTGGAAACTCGAGAAGAAGACAAATCTCGAGACCCCTGGATTATGAGTTTTGTTTTAGACGACGAGATTCATTTCTTTGCTACGAAAGACTACGTCACACGCTGCGGACGCGAAAACTTTGAAGCGCGACTCGTCAATCGTGCTCAGGAATTGCTTTCTAAAATCGCTTTTCGTGGAAAAGACGAGAACGACAATCCTATCGTTAAATACAAAAACGTTATCGACGGTTACAAAATCTTCGTTTACGAATGTCTCAATTCGGGCTGTTGTATTCAACGGATGTTTGAGGAAATTCACCCTCGTCTCCCTGACTTACTTGTCGCATGGAACCACGAGTTCGATATTTCACGTATGTTAGAAGCTTTAGAAGCAGCGGGCATTCCACCGGAAGACGTCTTCTGTCATCCAGACGTGCCGAAACAGTACCGTCGTGTCTACTTTAAGAAAGACGAAGCATCGAAGAAAACGGAATCAAAGTCACTAACAAAAGCACCTTCACAGCAGTGGCACATTCTTTATTGTACGGCGTCATTCTACTGTGTAGATGCGATGTGTCTATTCCGTTCATTGCGTGTACACGAAGGGCAACGTCCTTCTTACAAACTTAACGCGATACTGGAAACCGAGTTGGGTTTAAACAAGTTAGACTTACCGGATTTACCCTACGAGGAAAAATTGGAATGGCACTTAAAGGCACAGAAAGATTTCCCGTTAGAATACTGCGTTTATAACATCTTCGATAACCTGATGATTGTTCTGCTTGATAAAAAGACGAACGATCTGTCTTCTGCTATTTCAGTGTTGGCAGGTTATTCGATGTACGATATCTTCCCTTCACTGCCGAAGCGAATCTGTATTGCGTACACGTACTACCTCTACGAACAAGGTCTGGTTATCGGCTGTGTGGGTAGCGCGATGCGTAACGATTTTGACAATGAAGTCATTGGGACAGACGGTTGGATTGTTACATTGACCGCGTGTATGAACGCAGAGAATGGCCTACGAAACATCATCAAGGAGGTTGATGATTTCTACACGGCTTTCCGTGGTCAAACCGCAGATGCTGACTTAACCCAGGCATACCCATCCGCAACAAACATGATGAACCAGTCTCGTGAGACGACGTTAATCGAGTTATTAAGCATTCACGGTGTTCCTGAAGAAGTACGGCGTCGCGTCGGTATTAACCTTACTGCAGGTCGCGTTAACGCAATGGAGATCGCGACAGATTTCTTCCTATTACCCGATAAAAACGACGTCTTAGAAGCCTTTCTACGTCGACAAGGAGAAGCAATTACCGATCCTTTTGAATACATCAAAGCCGCAAAGTAAAAAAAAATAAACGTTACCCTACTCCCGATGGGAGTAGGGTAATACTTTTATGCCGCGTTGAAGCAGTAAGCCAGTAAGTGTTGCAGCTCTGGATCGGTCACACGTTGTACCAAACGTCCAACGTTGTCACGCTGAGCGAAATTTGCTTTATCCTGGGAATTTGCGAAACGTACTAACATATTGATGAACACGACGTATGTTTCACGTTCGGCGGAATCGTAAAACCAATCTAAATGGTAGTTTACATTCGGATAGTAGAAGATACCGCGCTTGTGTTTAATTGCAGCTTCAACGAACACGTTGAAAGCATCAATGAACGCCTGACCGCGTAGTTCAAATAACGAACGGAACGATTGATGCAGCTTACGGAAAGCATCGTCAGCTTCTGGAGTATCTTTCGGTTTATTTTGGCTAATTGCCGCGCCAGCCTCATCGAGCTGAGTAGCAATAAGTCGCACCTGGTACGCGTCATCTTGGCTGTAATTTACCGTATTTTCCTCAGCACGTCTTACAGCTGACGTACGCTCGTCTTGTGTCGTAATATCTTTAGTTGCCATTGGCTAATAATCCTTACGTAATGTGGATCGATGGATTAAATTCGTGTACCACAGTCTCTTTACCGTGCATCGCGGCCATTGCCACGGACATAACGTTAGAGAACGCCGAGGATATATCCGCAGCGATTGCACGAGGTTCTTCCCCTTTATTCGCTGACGAACACGCTGTGCAGGTGTCGATGTGGCCATACTGACATAAGATGGGTCGGCGTAACCGCACCACCTTACCTAACTGCTGCTTTAAATATTCCTCAGTCAGTGGCGTCAGTTTACCATTAACCATCGCATTCATCCCAACGTAACGTTTTACGTTATCTTCGGTAATCACAACCGGATACGTTAGTTTCGTTCCACAGTCACCAGGGACGATTCGATGGTTCTGGAAAATCATCTGGATAATACGTACCTGCTCACCCCCTTTCGCTGTTTCTGCACCACGAGAGAATGAACCTTCACGGATAGAGTTGAATTTCGCAACCAGGTTTTCCATCCCCGCCTTATCAACTTCAACTAACGCGTTCGGAATGAGCGTGTAATGTCCCCCTTCCTGAAAAGACGACTCAATACCGTACATCAACATTAATTTACGACGACGCATCCGTGATTTCGGCGAGTTATAAAACTCAATAGATTGGTCACCTGACAACCACTCTTTGTCTAACTCATCCAACGCTTTTTCAATCTTAACGATAACGGCAGGATCGTCTAATTCATCCTTATGCTTCAACAGCAACGCATCGCGAATTTTATACGCATCAGGATGCACCGTAAGGCTTCGTAACGTACCGGTTGGTGCAATACCTGACGTGAGAGGAGCGAGTTCGTGTAAGCCGCTTACAAAGCGTTCAATCATACTCGGACGAATCGCACCTTCGTTTTCTGGCTCATCGGATTCATGGTCTAAACAGCGCCGATGCATCTCTTTGCGGTATTCCAACGGGTTTTGTGAAATCGCCAGATAAGGTAAACGTGTACCAAAAGCATACCAGATAACAATCCAGTTAAAAACGTATCGCCCTACTGTCGTGGGGATAGGACCTTCTAGACCGGGATAGTCGTCGGGACGGAGTTCGAACTGTTCTTCAGGGATAAACAGCTCCTGATCCTTTACACCGTCGGTAATCGGTTCCCAACTGCCCTTGCCGTCTTCTACAGCGTAATAATGCGGTAAGCCGTCAATGTACGTAATATCAAACGCTTCGGGTTCTTCACGCCCAGTTGGAAACACCGACATGTTAAAGATAGCAATGCGCCAAACCAAGCGACGCCATGCTTCGGCTTTACATGCCGCTACTAAGAACTCAAACCTCGTCATCGTGCTCTGCCTCCTCAACCCGATAAATCACCCGTAGGCTTTTTAAAGCAGGTTGTAAAACAGTAATGGGTTGTAACCCATCATTATTAAGTTTCTCTAAGTTCGTCGAAAGATCAGCATACGCGTCATCGAAGTCATCGTTATCGATAATCGAAAGTCCTACCGTATACATCTCGAGCAATTCTGTTTCGCTGTAATCCTCGACGTCAAAGACTAACGATTGTTGGACAACCGTCAAATCAGGATCTTCAGGTAAGTTTAAGAATACGAACGCAGAGGGATTTTGCGGATAAAGACGCAAGTATTCTGCAATACGCGTCAGACGTACATCGTTACCTACAGCGAGTTGCTCATCCACAACCATAGCTGAGAGATAATTACGCATCACTGTCATTACACGGGGTGAAACACGAATGACCAAATCTTCAAAATGGATATTATCGTCACCGTACACGTAACGGCAGATACTTTCCAGGATAAACTCTGGCGTTTCTCCAGACATCACAAGACCGTATAACGTATCGGTGTCTTCGAACTCTTCGAATTTAGACGTAATGCCGTCTAGAATACGTACGGTCTCTTTCGGTTTACGGAAAACTTCTTGTGGGTTTAAAGCAACGCCTAAACGGTTACCTAACGCCACTGCGCATTTTACAATAATCCCTTCCAGTCTTACGGTTTCGTCGGCAGGATCAGACGACGGTTGCCAATACACATCGCTTAACGCAACATCGTAACCGTAATCCATGCACAGCGTTACTAAGTCCAGGAAAGGCGCAGCACGTTCTTCCGCACGATTGACGGTAAGAACGGCGGCGTAATCGGTATAAATGTCAATCATAGCCTTTTCCAATACAAGGGGTTCATACCAAAAGCGAAAAAAAAAGAAAAAGCTAAGGGAGTCTTTACGACTCCCTTATACTTAATTTTTCAGCTTAAGTTCTTTCTCCAAACCTTGTAGCTCTGGATCACCGGCAGTAACGTCACTCATGACTTTCTTAATCGCAGCTTTACGACGATTAAGCACACGGAGCATCATCAAAATCTCCCACCGTGGTCGATTTAACCACTCGTCGAAGGTCATTCTGAAATGCTCACCTATCTGCTCGCGCAGATACACTTCCATCCAGATTTCATACAAACTCCCATATTCGGGGTTTTCGAAATCTGATAAGCCAACATGTCTCGTCCCGGTATCTAGTCCGACCGATAAATCGTACGCACCCAAAAGCTCATCGTGGGCTTCCTGATAAGTTATCGGGCGCGTGCTACGTTGTTTGAACAGTGAGGTGGTATCAAGCTTAAGCGTATTAATGACGTGATCCGAAGGAATCTCGTTCGGGTCTAGCCAATAACGGCGTATTGATCCCTCAGATACCGCTGAATCTCGGACACCACTCGAGATAGCTCGAAAAAAACGCGGTCCGGTGAGATCGTCACGATACCACGGTAAGTGCCTTCTTTCTCGCCTTCATGCGTTTTGCCGCACGACGGACATTTCTGTCCCATATATCCGAACACCGCCAAACGACTACGTTCGTTATAGTTCGCCGCAGCCGCCTCAAACTCATACACATAATGACGATCGGAAGACAGCTCCTCCAGAATCTGGATAATCTTATCGGTATCCGTTTCTGTGGTGCTTACCTCACGAACTTCATCGTCCTGCACAACTTCTTCAGTTACTGTAATGGATTCCACCATATACGCATAACGTGTTAGGCGACGTGCTTCGGTAATGAGACGGAGATGATCTTCACGCTCGCGTTCGGTACCTTTCTCAGCCAACGCAGATGTGGACGCGGTGTTGTTCTCTTCGACCCAACGTTCCGTATTGTCAAAGAACTTGCCTAACGTCGAACGACCGAATTTAACGGTAATGCCGTCGCTTACGAATGTCGCAGACGGATCTTTCAGATGTTCTTCAACAAACTTACGTTGTTCCAAACGACTGATCGTAACGTCTTCTTTACCACGCTGCTGGGCCCACAGGCTACGCTGCATATCTGTGTAAAGTGACGTACCCATGCGGATACAACGGGCCAGGTTCAGGCGAATATCTTCCTGATAGCCGCAACCCTCATGACCACAGATTAACGTCCACGGCAAACCACCCGGATATTTCGCTTGCATCACGCCAATCAGCAACAGCCAATAATCCGCAAGATCGATAGTATCCAACAGCACGGTCTTCATGTCGTTCCCTTCGCAATCCAACGTGCAGTCGGTGACGAAGCGTAACGCAAATTCAACCATATGGCTTAAATAGATACCTGAAGACGCGGATAACATCAGGCCGTAAGTCTGCATACCGATTTTTGCAGTTTCCAGGGTCAGCTGAATATCAAAATCGCAGATTTCGCGTTCTAATGGTGCACGGAAACCTACAAAGATGCCTGTTGCGGGTAGCCATACCCAGTTAGGGATACCTGATTTACGGCGACGACGAAGTGCCGCAATAGCACCAGTGTGCTGGCTGTTACGCGGTGTAATGAAGCCGACCGGCTTAGACATTCCCGGCAACTGCACACGCTGTTCCCAGGCGGTATCTTCACGAGACAATGCACCATCGAACGCTTGCTGTTGGTTTTGTAAACGCGGCGGCATCATGTTCAATGCACGATACAAACGCTCGTACAGGTCACGCTGTTCTTCCGATTTAAACAGGAGTCGACCGTCATTACCACGCGGAACGCTGGAAAAGAATTTCTTCAGCTCGCTACCGATGAGATTAGGGTCTTCACGTAAACCAATCAGTGTATTGAACTCTGTCAGAACCCGACCTGGGTCGTCTTCGGGCAATTCACTGATCTCTTCGTGCGGTGCTTGCGTACCGAAATTCACATGGTGTTCAGCCGGTTGTTCTTTCACTGCCGGTGACGCTTCAGGTTCGTGATCAGCGGCAATCTGCGAACCTTCAATCGCCTGAGGAACGTAAGGTTCTTCGACTTTCTTTTCTACCGCAGGCTCAGGTTTGTGTGCGGCAGGGGCAGCACCAGTTTGCTGAATAACTGGCTCAACGACAACGGGTTCAGGCTCGGTAATTGTCACTACCGGAGCAGGTTCTTCTTCATAAACCGGTTTAGGTAGAACGGGTTCTTCAGCAGGTTTCGCTTTTACGAGATTGTGATACATCTCTTCTGCTTGAGCGAATGAAAATTGGGGATTACTGCGCTTGATTGCCATAATCCCATCGTCGGCGGACATCGTAGACAAGTCAACCTCGGGCACGACGACATGAGGTGCGTCTTCCTGAGCCCGACGACGCCCATTGCCTGGGCGTTGGTCTAAAGTATCTGACATTAATTAACCCTCTGCTTCAACGACGGTGTCTGGTTGTTTTACAGCCTGCTCGGCCTGCTGTAGAAGTTCGTACGCTTCAGCGAACGTGCTACCTTGCTGCATTGCACGTTTTACGAAATCGGCGCGACTATTGTACAGTGACAAGATCTCAATCGCGGCACCCTGGATATCTTTACCCAGGAACATCGCATCAGTTTCCAGGTTAGTCACCAGCAAAGTATCCAGTTCATATTGCTCTTTGACGTTGGACCAATTCGTGCTTTCCAACATCGTTTTGGTTTTGGTTGCCACTTCATCGATCGCAATCAATTTGGCACCCAGCTTTTCTTTCCCCTCTGCCATCAGACCCACGAAAGCCGCTTTCGCTTCATCTAACGCGTTAATGGCAAATTCTTTATATTCTGGTTCTTGCAGCGCGTCCAGAATCTCGCGTTCTTTGTCGATACGCTCAGCCAAAATTTTCATTTGGTCTTCGAACAGAATGACCAGTTTATACACGTTCTTCACGCTTTCACGAAGGGTTTTCTTCGCCAGAGCACGTGGGTTATAAGCGGGTTTCTTTTTACGACGTGACATTTTTTATATTCCTTTAGCAAAAAAAGAAAGGGTGTACACATTATACACCCGTTCTGTTCTTTTTAACCGTTATCATGAGGAACGGTTACCCAACTGTGCCATTTCTCGGAGTATAACCGATAAGCCACTTTCGGGTTTTGGTCTACGTTACCTGCGGGGTTTTCAGACCACAGAACCCAGCTGTACAATTCATAAGACGAGGTATTACGAATACTGGAGTTACGTGTGATGTAATAACATTTACCACGTTGGAAAATCTGCATTCCTGCGAAGTGTTCATTCACCATGTAATAGTGAAATGCGCCACCCATTACAGGATCAGTGCAGAGTTTATTTACGACGTCTAAAACGTCGGGATACGCCTTTAAAACTTTTTCGAGAAAACTTGCTAAGTTCAGACCGGCATACGGCGCGGTTGGCTCTGTTGGCTGCGGCGGTAGTAACATCAGCTTTCCTTACAATATACGGTGAGGTGGCTATCTTAAACGACAACACAGAATCACTCAGTGATTTTTGACGCGCATTCAAGTAATTACAATGCTTCGGTATCGAGTAAGAATGGAATAACCACACAACGGGATCGAGTTCACCCCAGTCGTTGTGGAGGATCTTACGTGGGCGTCCGGCCATCTGACGGTTTAACTGCTGGTCTTCCACAGGGGTGGTAATGTACATGTGAACCAACCCCGGTTTGTCAACCGCAGTACCCGCTTTCCCTGGTGTTGAAATAGAGAAATCCGCTTGAATGAAGTCGTCATACGAATCTCCTGCGTTATATTTCGCAACCATCAAAGCGTGGAACTTATCGGATTGTGCAAGCTTCTCTCGCACATACTCCGTAAAGAACTCGCACATCGCGACAGTTGCAAACAACACCAACACTTTCTGACCAGGTTGATACCCTGCCAGATACGTGCGTTCTATTACATCCCAGACCATATCCGCGTACGACTGATGAAGGTTTTCGCTAATCAACTTCCCTTCAAATAGTTTGTGGTTGTACGGGGTCATTTTCGATGCCCACCACGCAAACCGTTTATTCTCAATCCGGTAATACAACGCTTTCACGTGTACCGCAGGAATAATCGGAATGGTGATACGTGCCTCTTGTGGGAAACGTTCTTTATACCGTTCTGCCAAGAACGCTTTCGATTCACCCGGTTGGAGTGTAGCCGACATTTCAACAGAGGGTGGCGGATTCAACATAATTCCAGCCATGTACACCAAGTGGAAATGTTCATGCACTTCATCCATCGATAAAAACCCAACACCTAACGTGTTATAGAAATCGTCGATATTCACCGGATTAGTCGCGGCGGTATTGATATACTCTTTCAAAAACCGCTGTAGCGTCACTGTAGAGACGATAATAACTTTGATGCCACGTTTATCCAACTCACCACTTTCACCCATTTCTAGCGCTTCGTAGACCGCTTGTACGCCCTGTATAACCAAGACGTCTTCTTTCGATTCACGAAGTCCGGTGGGATCTTCCGTTAAGTCGAATAACCATTTAGAAATGTACGTGGGTCGATGGATCAATAACGTTCTTACCCCTTTACGAACCATCACTTTCATGTTCGTCTTCGACTTACCCATCCCTGTACCAATCTCAAAGATGGTTTGCAGCCGGTTCGGCTGGCACGCCGTTTCTACAACGCCGTTCTGATAAAAGAAGCGCGACGATTCATCTTCTTCTATCATCTTAAAGCCATAGTTTTCAAACGTACAACGGTAAGGTGTTCCCTGGGTTAAGTGGTGCTCGTAGAGTTTGAAGTCAATTGCAAACTCAGCGGCCGTTCGGTTAATAATGATTCGTAAACGTTCGGAAAAATTCCGGTGGAATATAAAGGTACGGATAGAAGGAATATGTGCGTAATACGGATCGCCACGTTCGGTGATGATTCTTCCGTATTGTTTGCCCATTTTCGGGGCGTGCATATTCTCTTCTGCCCACTTTAAAATTGCCGACTCTATGGGCCGACAAGGGACTTCGACCCTCACGCCCATACTCGTAAAGGTCATGTGGAATTCGTACATGCTCCCCTCTTACAAAAAAAGAGGGGCGCAGGCCCCTCTCGTTTACTCAATGATAGTCGCGGCCACCGTATTGTCGTATAACGACGCCGGACGTTTACGCGACGTGTAGAAACGCACGTTGTCCAGGTTTTTCTGTTGGCCTTCGAATAACAACATCGGTACAGCTGAACGCATCGCAATCAACGTGTTGTGATCCTCGAAACGTTTGCCATCCATCACATCAGCATCTTCACTATCAAACCCAACCGCCGGGAAAGGATTGGTCGGTGATTCAACGCGTGATATCGCCAGCATAATCGCGATGTGTGTCATCGGAATACCACCGAGCTTACGTTGGATATATTTAAACACATCAAATAACGCGTGCGTACATTGTTTCTCCGTAGCACCGCGCATCTGAACCAGTGTCGTTGGTTTTACCTTACCCGACTTCTTGCTCAAACGCATTGAGTCATCAGAGAACTGTTCGAAAGTATCCGATTTATCAGACGCAACCGAACGAAGTTTCAATTCTAACCCTGCTACAAACTCCGCCATAGATTCAGACCGATTCGTATAAATTAGTATCGGCCAACTCGGTTTCCATCCTTTCAGGGGAATCCGTACCAGTTTCTTCGACGGGAATGTAATGTTATCACGCTGCTTCAAGAAGAAATGCAAGAAGGCTTTCGAGAAGTTACCACAAACCCCCATACGGACGTCAATGGGATCTTCAGCCAACACATTCCCAGCTTCATCCAACCGCAAAAAGGTCAGTTCGTTAATCTCCGGCAATGCCGTTTCGTCGATCACTTCCAAATCGTCATGATACGCGATTTGGCTGATTTCAGAATAAACTTCATCAGAAATAACGAGTTGGTATTCATCCCAATTACCGTACTGCGGTTTCTCCCGTAAACTCAATCCTTTTACGGAGTTGTGTTTATACTCACCAAGATAATCCCGCATTCTTGGAGTCAGCACCAGATTCAGCAGATAGCGTAAGAAGTCCAAGTGTTTCGTTGAGAGAATCCCCTGTGTACCCTTTTCAGATATCGAGGTTGAGGCCAAGTGACCTGGGGACGTTCCCGGCGAAAGGTTATAAATCAAATCACCCATGCAGGTTGCACAAATGCTTTGACGTGCCATCCCCTTACAACACATCGCGGTACGAAACTCAATAGGTTTGCCTAAGACTTTCTCAAACTCCCCTTTCTCGAATCGTAGCCACGGGCCACCCACACCTTCAAAACGATAACGCATTCCCACCATCGCATCGTACTTCTTACGCTCCAGTTTACTTTCTGTAAACGTGTGACGATGAACGTGATGCGTACCACAATCGTCGTATTCGAAATACATTAACACGTTAGCTGCTAACTGTAGCTTACGTGACGCATATTCCGCATCAGCGATTTTATCGGTGTTATACAGGTGAGAACGTGACGTTGCACCTGCTTCTTTCAGACGGCTAATTACAGAATGTAGGCCCGTGAAGAAACCTTCCCATACCTGGTTAGAATAAACACGAGAATCAATCTCCGATGTTTTCCCGCGTATATACGCCTGAAGAACCTGGTTCATTTTGATGGTCTTATCCAAGACCGACATCACCACGGGGTTTAAACAAAGTTGTGGGTCTTTGAAGATATCTTCGATAAGAAGATACGCTTCCTCAACCATATCCCGACCTTCTTCGTCGTACCCAGTAGGATACATTTGTGCCCACTGATGAATCTGCGTAAAGTTTCGGTGTTGGTAAATTTCCATCATCGTATCGTAGTCAATCGTGACGCAATACGATAACAGATTTTTCACCGATAAATTAAACGCATCCGCATAAACGTGCTGCTGTAATAAATAACGGGTGTCTGCTAAATCCACACCCGCTTTACGAGCCGCTACAGCTGCCAATGACATAAACTTCAGATGTGCGTCGTCTGTAGCGGTATCGCCATGTTTATACGCCATTTGCGAACTGATTGGGATCTGCGGATAAAATCGTGTTAGCCCCCAATAAGGCCAACTGATTTTAATGTGACGTCCTGACATGTTTAAGGTTACCCCGTCATCAAACGTCACTTCATATCTGCCGCGCAATAGCCACACCTGATCCGAGTTCAGTTTACACAGATCACGCACGTGAACTGGAGTGCCCTTCATTATTCATCGCCCCTTTTCATTTTCACCAATTCAAACCCTTCACAGTTGTGGATGTTTTTCATCATCCTGTCAATCTGCGAATCCCCTAACGGGAATTTATTCCGGTCTACTAATGGACCCGGATTAGATGGGGTTTGAGATCGATAAAGCCCTACTAAAATCTCACGATGTACCGCAGGGTTATTTGCCCTATCGTGAACTTCTTCGTAGTTACCTGGACCATAACCCGCTAACAGTCGTTCTTCCGAAGGACCAGCCCATTTTAGCGTTTTATAGTTTATCGGATACGAGCCACGACCTTGGTTAGATGCGTCTATCGTACCCAGATAATTCAGATACATTGACGAGATACTGGAAAACTCACGACCTGTTTTATCCAGACGCAATGTTTCCACACCACCTACGTAAAATTCATCTTTTGTCCATTCCTGCTTACCGTCGAAGTTAGTAAGTAGAAGTTTTGATTTACGTGGTTTAAATTCACCCAACCGTTCACTGATATCGACTGGCGTGTCGTCAAGTTCATGTGGCAAGTAAATACGTATTGTAAAATCGTAAATCTCTTTAAAGAGTTCGCGTTGTAAATCCTCCGTAGGATGTGTTACCTGTAGTGTGTTGGCCCATTCAGGATTATAACGTGACAGATAATCCATCAGGATTTCCCAACATTCACTGATACGGCCTTCGTCCAGCATTGGTTTAAGACGCATCTTCAACTGCTCAGACGCAGCTGACCAATACATGTGGAATAGTGCTGCATAAGTCGAGCGACGAATTACAGCGTTCATCGAACGTAAAACGTGAACACGTTCACCGAATTCGTTAATCGGCATCTGTTCAACGGGTAACACGCGTCCAACAATCCCTTTCGTACCCGAACGGTCAGTAATCTTAGACGACACCGTTACCGGGATCGGATAACGAACAGCAATACGAATGGTATACGTGTTGATGGGATCGCTGAGTCCACGCTGTACTGGTGCGGTCAACTTAGAAAGAATTTGCTGACTGACATTTTCTTTACCATATTCACCACGACGAATCGCTTCATCAATCACTACGCGAATCTCTTCACGAAACTCGTGATAGACTTCGTACGTTTCGGAAGCGAAGGCTTTTTCCAACAGCACACACGCCTTCGGTGACCAGATAATATTTTTGTCACGAGACATCGAGAAATAGAAACGTACAATGGCATTGTAATAGTCTTTCAATGCTAATGCGTATTTATCCAGTTCTCGTTTGTTCTCTTCGGTACAAGAAATATTGTTGGTACCATTCGCGCAAGACGTTTCATCACGCCACACCTGGATATCGACGATGCGTGTACCGCTACTCTCCATCAGTTCTTTGTCGCCCGCAAGGCGTGCTTTATAATGGACGGGATCGGCATCCACATATTCGCAACTATCAAAGAACGGGGAGACGTGTTGGGTTTCCCCAAGCGACGCATCAATCGCACCGTAAAGCTCATCGAAACGACGTGATGCAATGACCAGCCCATCATCACGAATAGCTTCCCCCACATCCGGGAAATAGCGTGGGACACGATTACCATTCGGATCGATATAACCGTAAGTATCCAGTAAAAACTCGTCTTCGCGTAGCGTCTTTTCAACGATTTTCAAACCGTAGCCGTGGAGCTTTTGGGCGGCGTACTCAGAGATGGTGTAAGAATCCTCGATAATATCAGGATGCGAAATCGTAACGGTTGGTAGCACGACGCTATCAGCGTACTCACCTTCCACCATACACGACATTGTTGTAAGAATTTCATCCTTTTCCAACTGATCGGTTTCACCACGTAAAATACTACGCAGTTTCATCGACTCACGTTTCTCAGATGAGAAGATGTTGTCGTGGTTAGTATAGAAGTTAATCTCCAACACATCTATCATGGTTTTACCGCCCTTCATTTCTGCACGGCGGAAGAAGATAGCATGTTCCAACGCTTTAGAATCCCCACGACGACCATAACGTGTAAATGTCGCACGGCGCTGACGACCGTCTTTGGTCATATAGTGGCAGATGCTACCGGGATCTTCTACAACGTCATTGAACAGAAAATCGTGGTAGTTTATATCTGCCCCTGTAAAATGTGGCGATGGTTCAGGATTGTCGATAGGGACCGCAGACTTCATATGGTTGCCTACCATCGATGCCCTTGCACCTGATACTTCGGTGATATTAATCTCACGGTCAGCCACACTGCTCATTAGCTCTACTGGCGTTTTCATTTTAATACTCCTTTAGGTTGAATCAGTAGGATAATATCTATCTCACTTATTTTAGGAACGATTATGTTAGACAATTTTATTACCCTAGAAGAATTCATACCTGCGCCTTACACCACGACGTGGAAAGTGATGCACGATTACACAGACTATCTGCGTAAACACCCGAAAACTAAAATAGAAAATGTTGACCCACGCTACAGTTGGCCTGAGGTCCACAATTTCTACGCCTACTGTAAACTCAAAGGTTACGCCGATATCATTATCTATCCAATGATGCTATTAAACGGGCTAGAAGACCCCATGAATTTCACCCCTGAAATCACGCAACTAATCGTACCCGACGTCGGAACGGTTAGTGAGATTATTAGCACCATCGGTAATGATTAAAAAAAGAAGGGACTCGGTCCCTTCTTTTTACTTCACTTAGCGCGTAAATGGCGAAGTTGCAAATCCACCGAAGCTGCTTTGCGGCTGCCCGCCAAAACTGCTATTCGTTGCAAATGCTGAACTCGTGCTAAACGCGCTAGTCCCTCCTACATTCCCGCTGAAAGAATTATTCCCTCCGCCAAAGGTACTTGCCAAAGAACCTCCGGTATTCCCTACACCGAAGTTACTCTGACCACCGAAAGGTGACACCTTGCGCTCTCCACCAAACGCATCCACAACAGAAATTCGACTTACCATACCGTTGGCAGGGTTAGTTGTTCCGTGCTGCTCGGCGTAACGTTGCATCGCTGGCGTCAAATTCCCATAAGGACTATGCGTGGCCATGTTACGTTCACGAGCACGGAAGAATTCCATCGGATCGGACTTATCCGCTTTATCTGCATCCGACGCACGTTTTTGTGGAATCTGCTGCGGAGCCTGCGCACGATCGATACGGAAATCATGCGCCGTGGTATCACGTTCAGGGCTGTCAGAACGTGGGCCGGTGTTATACGGTAAAGTCTGAATGACGTTATCGTAAATATCCATATTGTCCAGCTGAGAAATCCATTCATCTTCCAACGGACGTAAAGATGTGTGGTCGCGCAATCCCTTAACGACGTTGTTATAATTCACAACGTACTGCGCCCAACCACGTGCTAAGCAACCGAAATACGGACGCGAATCATTAGACCCCGTTACGCTCGGATACCAACCGAACACAGTGGTCAATAAACGATGGATAATGATTTTGTCTTGTTTACGTTGAAGCTTCGCAGAGAAGTACATTGCAGTACCATCTAACGATTCTTCTTCGAACATATTCCGATAATTAGCTACACGGTTAAACTTCACGCCGTCGATAACTAAATCAGATGCAATAAAAAGCTGGGTGATCTTGTGCTTTTTATCTTTTTCCAATTGCCCATAGACGAACGCTTTCACCGCTTCCCAGGATTTCACCAAACGTTCGTCGAACGTCGGATCTTTCATCCCTTCGCAAATCTGTTCTGTTAAGAACTTCTTGTAGGAAGCTGAACGTACTGCTTTGCCACTTGCCCCCGTTTCCAGAATCGCGTCGATTAATGCAAAGGAACGAATGAACAGGTTCGCATTAATGGATTTCTTCAGAAAACGAATTGTCCCTGATTCGCCTGCCAGCACCGATTCGCACAGCGGATGAAAAGCCTGACATTCACGCCCATCATCGTCTTCCATACCGCGCTTAATCATCGCTGGGGTAGGAAGCGCCAAACGGCGCTTCACTTTGTTGTACGTAAACTCTGCCGGTTCACCACCGTCACGAGTGAGTAAATCGTTTTCAAAATCGAATCCTTGTGATTTAAGAAACGATTTATAGAATTCAATAATTTTCATTTAAGAGTCCTTGATTAATCTTTTACTCGCCGAATGCACCAAAGCCAGACACTGGCACAGGCGTTGACATATCGCTGCCGCCAAAGCTACCGAAACTACCCAGGCTTGTAGGCGCAGACACAGGGGCAGTTGGAATATTCGACAGGATATTCGAACGGTTCTGACCACGGTTGAATTCTTGGTACCCTTCTTCCACTTTATTCATCAGCTGTGCTGTTTCTGCAGCTAACTGGTTCGTGTACTGAAGGTCAGTTGTTGTACCGCAATGCAGACGTGCTTTCATGAACGACGCATGTGTATAATACTCAGGCAGCTCGCCATCGATTTCGATTTCAATACGCGAAACCACCCCAACGATACACGTTACAGTCATCTTACAACGAATACGGTTATGTTTAGTCACTTGCAAGAATACGCCTTGTAAGTCACTTAAGAAGCGACGTGCTAACACATCCGGTAATCCGTCTTCAGTTAATGCCCCAACGTTGTGTTTTGACACTTGCAGCAGAGGAGGTGTTGCAATATCCGCCATACGGTTATCGTAGAAGAAAGTCACTTCACCGATAAGATTACGGGTGACCACAGGCCCCAGTAACATGGCTAAATCAAACGCCACTAATGAACCCTGAGTAGAATAGTTATTACGCCCTACCCAATCATCGGTGCGTTCAATTTCACCAAAACCACGACGGGCCGCGACAGCCAGCGAGTGCGCAATTGCAGCATCCACATCTTCGGGATTAACCACCGCATTACGCAAGTCACACAGTTTAAATGCTGCACGGTTCGCAACGTTCCAACCACTAGTCATATCTGACGTGGCGTTGGATATGGCTGTTCTAAACGCCTTCACCAATTCGTAACTATTGAAGTTACGCATCACGCCGATCTGACTAAGTTCAGATTCTACCCCAAGAGAATGATCTCCTGCGAAGAAACTATCTACTGCGCTCAGCTCCGTTTCAATCCCCATGGTGTTAATAAAGGAATTGGAGATTGCCGTCACGAAAGATTCCGGTCGGGTTAATTGACTAGACATCAACTGTGGCGCACGCTGGCAATTAGCGGAGATAACCGTGTTATTATCCAGCTCAATCTGTTCGCCTGCCTTCACCACTTTACGTACCATATCAGCCGCTTTCGCGGTAGAAATAACGTCGATGGTGTGTTCCACATAACTGTCCGCAGTTAGTGTCTTGGACAACACATAGTTGTCTATCAGACGGAAAGAATCCGGGTTGATACGACGCCCACCAAACGCATCGGTGATATACGTACATTGTAATCCGTATATTTCGTTGATATACAGAACCATGTCATCCGGCAGGTGATTAAACATAGACCGCTCTGCCTGAGATGTATACCCAGAAACAACATAACGCGTTTCTTGAGTCCGTGTGTCATTTAACGAGTTCGAAACAATAATCGCCACGAAGTTATACACACCCGTATCGCGAGAGTTATACGCAAAGTGGATTGGCTGTGATTCATTATCGCTCACGTTAATGAATGGGCGTTCAATACCGGTTGGAGTATTATCGAAGCCCACAATCTGACCCAGGGCTTCTTGATAAGCCCGAGAACCTGTTGCTTTATCACCGTGCTCTGCGACCACATCCACTAACTCATCCAAAGCGTGCTGCGATTCAAAGAACCCGATACGACGACGAATCTGCTCTGGGATTTCGTACACCGGATACATTTGCAGTTTCAAAAGTTTCATTGCCATTGTAAATACTCCTTTAGGTCAAGCCGAAAATTATTGATTAAACCATGCCACTTCTTCACATTTCTTTCTGTTTTGAATTAACAGAAATTCTGCTAACATGTTCTGAAGTCGCGGATGAGGCGAATAGTCCAACATCACTGTCCCACACCGTAACATTCTGGCTGCTTCCGGTGTTGCCCTGAGATTGAAGTTGAACGGTGCAATATGCTCACGAACCAACAAGCTGAGAGAATCCTTCAACGTTGACTGTTCGTAAGTATTACGATGCTTACGGTATGCCTGTGGATAATATCTATCCGTTTTTATTTTAATCTCATTATCGATCGGTTCGATAGGATACCCGCCATTTAGCGGTGCCCGGATCATCTCACAACTTAACAGCTGCGCAATCTCAGGCATTCCGTAATAGATGTAAACGGCTTGGGATATACCCATCGCGTTCTTAAATGCTTCCGAGTCGATTTCCTTGTATGTACGACGATCTGCAAATCGGTGCATCACTGCCGCCACCAACCATTCGTAGAGTTCGTAGAACGGATACTGATGATTAATGTTGATAGAATCTATCAGCACTTTCACATCTGCGGGAGCAATATCGAGATTCAAAGCACGCACCGCACGACGGTAGTCATTAAAGAATTCTTGGGTACGAACGAATTCTTTCATCGGTGCTTTAGTCCGAGCCTGAACCAAGTCAATCGACGAAGTTTTCCCCTTCTCGCCGTTGAACATGATTTTCTCAGGATTCGCTTTTAGCATCACGTTTTGACCGGAAATTTTTCCCGCGAAGCCAGTTTCAATTTCTTGTCGAATATTGAAATACATTCCCGCCACGATGTTGTTTTCAACCATCGTACCCGGTGGTAGCTCGGCACCGATTAACTTCATCGCAATTAAACGGATAACAGCGAACGCTACGATGTATTCCTCTACCATATCCGTGCCGTAGCCGCAGATAGATGCCAGGACGGTAAGATTTGCAGTATTGGGTCCTTTACTGCCCCCGTCTTGAACTTTCGAAATCACCGACACTAAAAACTCACGCAACTTTGTAATGGCAGGCAGCGTGGCAATCTCGGTATCCGACAATAGCTCCATGCAGTAGGTCAGGTTATAAACACTTTTGCGCTTCGACTCAACAGAAGCACGTGTTGCAGGAAAAGCGTCCAAAATCAAGAATACTGGAATAAACGGTTTTGTCATCAAAGACAAAATCACCAGTTCGTAATAATCTTGTACAATATACGTCATCTCTTTTGGATAATTCGACGACATCTCTTCGTACGTTTCGTGGACGTTTTGAGGAATCCACACCGAGCCGTGTGGATAAAGCTGGCGGAATCTATCTGCGTGATGAAATTTAGCAATTCTCGCGACGAGTGTGGGAACGTGTTCACGAATAACTTCTGGGGGTTCATTAGCTAACAACTCTAATTCTTCGTAAACTGAAAACAGTTCGCTTTTCTCTTCGGGCGTTAAAGTTGACCAATAACGATCGATTTCCATGAACATGATTTTATCATGCGTTACGATCTGTCCGAAACTATCGCGTACGTCTGGCACATTCACGTCTTTACGTCCGTTTCGGAAACCATTAAACGCGACCTCCTTTTCACCGTATTTTATCACTAAACGGTCACGATTCTTTTCAATACGCATTTTAAAATCTCCAGGAATAGCATAGTCGTGCACTAAGATAAAATCTATCTCAGATAACTTCGACTGTATTCTACACACATACACGATAAAGAGCCCCAGGATATCCTGGGGCTATGTTATAGTTTTACGTTATTTAAATAATATCGTCAAAATCGTTAGTTGGTGTTGGGGCTTTTGCACCAGACTGGTTGTTATAACCGCCGCCATTGCCGCCGTTATTGTAACCTCCGCGACCGTAACTACCACCACCCGCGTTATTAAACTCGCGCGGTTTGTAGTTGTCACGGAAATCTTCCAGGAATACATCCGCATTTTTCAGGAACGCGCGTAGTTGACGCTCTGCCAGTTCCAGATCGGAGACCAGTTGTCCATTACGGAAAACACGATAACCTTTCGGATAAGTGAAATAGAATTTCTTCTGACGCGCACCAACCCCTGGGATCTCGCCGCTCAGTGCAAAGAACGGTGTCAGGTTTTCATCACGACCTACGTGTAAGCTAACCGGTGCCTTCTTACCTTTTGCATCTTCCCATTTGAAAACGACTTTTTCGGGTTTCTGCATCACCGTACGCAGGGTTTCAAAGATATCAACGCAAACAGTATAGCCTGCGGTGAAATAAAGACCTTCGCCTTTACCAAAGGAGTAGTGGAATTTCATCAGTTCCACATCACCATTGAATTCGTTCAATTCAATGCCCAGTTTACGGGTACGGCCCTGTTGATCCGGCTCAGTCTGTGGGTAAAGCCATTTCTCTTTAAGGAAGTTTTTATTGACCATTTACTTATCCTATTTTTACATTTTCGGAGTGCTCAAACTAACAAAACGATCTGTAAAATTAGCGAGACAATCTACGAAGGAACTCAATGACAAAGGGTTCGTTAACCAACTTCAAGCAACTGTAAATACGATCCATGGTCGTATCTTGTCGCCAGTGGTATTTCTCGGCAGTATTCAACACCACCTTACGAACCTTTCTGTCAAGTGGGGAGAACATATACCCATCGCCAAATAGCGTTAGGAACGCTTTGTTAAACGGGATCTGTTCGGGTTTACCGTAAAGCTTCGTGTACCATTCTAACCGACCTTTAATTTTCCCCGTGTGTGATTCTAACAAATTCAACAGCGGGAAATCTTTGTAGGCCAGCAGATCGGCAGGGTAATGGGTTAAAATCAACGTGTCGTGCTGTCCTTTCGGAAACACATCAAAGCTTTTGAATTGTTCAGGATATTTTTCACCGTATAACTTTAACGTATCGTGTTCTAACGCATTAAAGTGATGCTGGTTAGGTGTCATCTTTTCCTGCCCGCCTGCGATCGTACGGAACGCTGCTTCTGGAAAGACTCTGTTCGCACTTTTATACGTACAGATATAGGGGACACATAGCACCGAAGGCGCTACCGCTTTCGCGGTAGCGTTAATAGAAGCAATATCTTCTTCAATCGATGCCAGCAACACTTCAGGTGTTAATCGTTCACGATTCGTTTCAAACGCGTAAAACGCGTTACGGAACAACGTCCGTAGATTCAGGTAAATATCCTGATACTTGTGGATAGGGACAGGACCCTTCCAATCGGCATATTCTCCTTCATGGAGAAGCCCTTCAAAAGCCAACGATGTAGCAATTGACATTTGATAAAACCCAAACGTGCGATCAACACTGATTGGGGTCATTTGATGCTCCTGATAATGTCAGTGACAATTTGTGCATCGTATTTAAACGGCACTAATGCTTCTAACAAAATCGCTTCAACATTCTCTTCAGAGATGGTTTCCTCGACCTCTGCGTCGATAGCAAAACCGGCTGCGAGAATTTGCTCCTCTTCAGGCGTACGTATACGCGTACCTGAAATATGGAATGAATATTGCGATTTCCACCGAGTAATGGCTTCCGCCAATGGAGAATCGGGATAATATTCAATTTCCAATCGTCCTATTACCGAGGACGGATGAGTATCAATATACTCAAGCGCAGAGAGACATTTCGCGTACTGCGATTCGTAGTCCTCCTCCGCAGCAATTTTAACCTGCGGGCAAGCGCGTTCATTAACCAAGAAATAATCCCTGGCTAAATCAGGAGTGAAATCGACAATAGCAAAGCCTTTGTCCTCTTCTTCACCCATTGCCAGGCGATCGGGGCTGCCTGGTACACGAATCTTACCCAATTGTTTCCTACGATGATCGTGGTGGATGATAATCAAATGCTTGACTAACGGTTCCCAAAAATCTGTATGGAAAAAGCGGGTAGACTCAACGGGAACTTGGAACTGAAAGCAGCCATGCATAAAGCAGAAATCCATCTGCTGTATACCGCGCGTGGCTAATAATTCAGCCATTTCCTGTTCTGTTGCGGCAGCATCAATAGACTCAGAACCCAGGGCTTTATACTCGTCCTGGACCCAACCGATAGTCGCTCCTAACGCCTCGTCGTAAAACACCCCAATCTTATCCAGATACAAACAATCTGCACTCACCGCCTGATTTAACTCTTCAACGATTTTCGATTGTTTATGATCGTGGGAGGGTGTTCCTTCCAAGACACGAATAGCGGTATTCGTCTGTTTGGCCCAGAGCAATAACCAGGTTAAAAACCCTATGGCTTCTTGAGAATCTTCTTGCCGCAAATGCCGGGAATCATCAAATAAATCGCCAGCTATATAAATAGCGTCAATCGTATTATCGAACCGTTCTAAGGTTTCCTTGAGCACGTTAACAATATGCCACGTCGGTACACGACGGTGCAGTAAATGTACATCGCCCGTTGAGAAAATGCGTTTGACGCCAACTGGTTTCGGTGGCGGATTAGTAATCCTCTTCATCGATGATTCTTCTTCCCTTAGCAGGGGAGGACTGTTCAGGTTGTGCCGCCGTTGCAGGTTTCTTTCGTCCTTGGATACGGTTGCACAATTCTTCAAGTCCTTCAGGATAAGGTAATTGCCCTGATACGTTATAACGACGGAAGATCCAGTTTAACAGATCGATAACCTGTTTTGCACGAAGTGCATTTTCTTCGTACGATAACTGTTCGATACCATCCAGCGTATAATCGATCATCTGATACATCTGCCGTTCACCGACCTCGGAAATGATATCGGCTTGCTGGCGAATCATCTCTGTTTCTTCGGTGAGCGATGGCTGACCGTCAACATGTTGAAGTGACCGACCGGTATTAAGCAGAGGCGGGATCGTAAAGAGCAGTTTTGAATTATCCGAATCCGAAACAATCTGTAACGGAACGAAAGCGCTCCCTACATAATCCGTCCAGGTATCTTCGTTAAACGTACCATCCAGCATCCCCGACAACAGCGGTAAACCTTGTCGACGGAACATCGATTCAGTAAACACGCTGCACACACCCTGGCCCTGTTTAAGCATCTCTTCCATTTCAAGAAGTTTCTCAAACTCAAACTTAGCACGGCCAGAAAGTTCTTCAATGGGCACCCCATTAAATTTTCCCGGTTCTTGATCCATCCTTACTCATCCTCAATAACTGATGTTTCAGTTTCAACATATCGTTCCACATCATACCACACCCCACCCGACATAACGCGAGCTTGGATAATGATACGATAGCGTACATCGGTATCCGGTAAATATTCCCAGGTTGTCTCTACTTCAACCCCTTCAGGAAAAATATGTTCGTAAAGCGTAGTTAAGTCTGTTTTCACCCGATTGGCTAAGCCGTCGGGATCTTGAGCAAACATTTGCTTCGCTTTCGCAAGTGACCGGACATTACCTTGATAAATTTGCGATTGGCTATACCCTGCTTCCGTGTAATGATTCATCATCTCACGAATACGTTCGCGGGGCGTTTTTGCCCAGCCGCGTGTAGAAACCGTGCCTACTGCAATCGCCATTTACTACTCCTATCACATTGATAGCTGCTGCTGTAAATAAGAAAAAAGAAGGGGGTGCCCAATCCCCTTCTTTTCGATTAACACGAAGCGCCGAGTTCAGAACACGGATCTTCGTCTTCCCAATCAAAATTCCGCATACGTGCCCAGTTGATTTGCATGTCAACTTGCTCTACACGAGTGAGTTTGTTGGATCGATCTTCGTTGGATACCCAGTTCCAAATACGATCTTCATCGTACTCGTTGGACATACCCGACGTTACTTCGCGGAAGTTATCGTCCGTATGCATATACGCCGAACCACGGAAGTTATCGATTTTCGAATACCCGTTTTCATAACCGGTCGCCATGTTGTTATTGTACAATTGTCGATATTCCGGCATTGCCATTAGCAACGGCTGTAAGGTTGCGTTTGCAAACTGGAATTGTCCTATCTTCTCCAATTGTCGTACAACGTCAGTCGCATCGCTGTGCTGTACTTTGCGTGCGGCTGCATACATCTCACGGAAACGCTCTAATGAAATTAACTCATTACATTTTCGTTTAACGCTTTCGATCATGTCAGGAGCAAAGGCGTTAATATCGAAATTGTCTCTGAAATAGCGATACATCCCACTATTTTCAGTTTGTCGCGTCCAGATGGTTCCGCCTAAGTTCCACATGCCCATGTTTCATTACCCCGCCATTTTTAATAATTCCGAGTCAAGCGCGATACCGGCCTCCAGGTCCTCTTCAGTATCCTGGAAGAAACGGTTTATGTTGCTGATGTTCTCGTTATGGAGAATCATGCAGCTCGAAACCTCATCCACATTCGTGCTTGACATAAACCCGTTGTCTGGACGATAAGCCATGCCCAGTTCCATTTCAATCTGGTCGATTGCCAATCTGCATTGTAACTGATCGCCATCGAAATCCTGTTTGTCCACCCCATTCCTTTTGGAGCAGGTGTGCAATGACACCCTCCCATGCTTTCACATGGGCACAGACTATATCATAACCGTAGGTATTGCTACCCGTAGGTCTCCCCCACTTCGCCGCTAAACTAAGCAGCTACTCTACTCGGTTTTACCCTTTCGATAGTCGTTGAACGATTTTCATCGCTGCTGGTTATCCATTATCTCAACCCTTAGCATTATTGGTTAGCATAGGCTATCTTACGAATTGTTTCTGACTTTCGCCACCCTGTCGGGATCGTAAGCTTTAGGAGTTCCCAGCAATTCGAGGGATACGCACTAGAGGTTTCCCGTCTAGTGGGCCAGTATTTAGCATTAGGTGCTTTGATGACGCGATCAGAAATACGCAGAGAACATTGTGTTACATCTGTCAGTACCGCCGAGATAAACAATGTCTGAATAGAAAGCTGAACCAATGTTGGGTTACGTAGAACTTCCAACATTAAACCGAATCCGCCGGGGGATTCTTTAATCAGCTCATTAATAATTTCATGTACCAACGGTACATACTGCATTGCCGCGAATGCAATAATTCGTTCACACTGTCGAGGTGTGTAGTCACGTCGACCTAACTTGTTCTCAATGTGAACACTCGCCAACGGAACTAACCAACGCCAAGGCGCAATAACTTTCAACGCATCGTGAGGTTCAGAGATAGGAGAGATAGTCACACGTCCGCCCCACGGTACGTGCGTTGACCCGAGTTTTGCCCGATAGAACCCAGGTTTACCTTCCATCACTTCCTGACGATGGTCAATATAGAAATACGCAAGTTGTCGATTCGCTTTGATCGCGCGACGAATAATAAATCGTGGTTCGATACGACGTGCATTCGTGTACAACAACGCCACATTTTTTACTGCATCGATGGCACTGGTGTAAACGGGATCGATAAAGATACCTTGTCGGCGCTCCTCTGTAACGATCAGTTTCGATGAAATAATCGGAAGGTGTCTTGGAAAGAATGAGAACGATTGTTCCTGAAAGAACTCACGCCATTCTAAGCGTACGCGTTCACTCTCATAACGGTTGTTTTTCGTCGGTGGATAAATCTCCTTCCAAGCTTCCGGGGACGTAAGGATATTAAAGACGGTTCGATGGTGGTCGATAAAGTTTCGAATTCCCCGTTCGAAACCATGTTCGCTGAGGATTCTTTTCACCACACGAGCACGTGTTCCTTCGTCCTTTTCTGGATGGTAGTACGGATCGATTAGCCATAGCAGCAAATCAGAACCACGCTCTACCGTCACTTTGTTACGATTAAATTTTTTCAGCTTAGAGCCAAAGAAAGCATTAAAGAGAGACCAAAAACGTGGATTGATAAAGTTACCTATCTCATCGGGTGCACGTAGCCAAACTTCGGACGTAATCCGATGTTCAGAAACAACATGACCACAATGTGGGCAACGTAACCCAAGATTATAACGATGGGTAATAGGTGATTCGCAGGTCAGACTGCAAATAGGAGCCGAGTTGAGTGTTTCATCAACGATTCGGTTTTGAAGTATTTGGTTAATCATCTCTGACGCTTCGATGGTATCCATCGTTGCAGCAACGTCATTGATAATAATCGGGGGTTTGTAGCCTTTTTCCTCCGCTTCTTGTATACAGTCACGTAGCATTTTATCGTGACTAATTAGTCGCCCTGAAATCCCGTAATATTCTAGTTTATGTTCCACGCCGAATCCTCAACAAAAAAAGAGAGGGAAGGGACAGGGGGTTTTCCCCTGTCCCTCAACTACTGCTTACTACTTACCAACTTATTAGAAAGTCGGACGCCAGTCAGTTGCAGCGAAGGACATACCGAAATCGCTACCAAATGCGTTAGGACCGCTACCAGACAGAGCGAAGTTCTCATTACCCGTGTTAACAAACACAGAGTGAGTGAGGCTGTTCGCTGCGGTAACACCGTTCACCTGGAAGTTGCAGTTTTCGGTGATGTATTCCACCAGTGCCTTACCAAACAACGGATTGATCGCCAGGTCAGACGCTTCACCCGTTACCTGCGGCTGTTTGCTACCGAACATGGACGCAGCCATTTTCAGCAGGTACAGACGCTGGTCACGCGCATTCAGATAGCGGTGAGAGTAGGACTGTGCACTGATGTAGTCGATCGCATCGCGTTGGTTGTCACCCACTTTAGTCAGAGCGGAAACCAAGTCCATATCCTGGAAGCTACGTTTCTGGCTGTTGCTGAAATACTGGCCAGAGATGGTCGGGCAACCGGCAATAACAACGTGTTTGCACTCGAAGTTGGTGACATTGCCCAGCAGTGCTTTGAAGCGAGTGCTGAACTTAGTCGCACCGTTGCTGGCCATGTTATCCAGGATGTTGAACAGGGTGTACAGTGCGTTGGTGTTACCCATCCCGATTTCGCTCAGGAGAGTAGACAGACCACCGATACCGTTACCTGCACGATGGTTCACCACCAGAGCTGCAGTCGGGTTAGCGAAGGTGTCCAGGCATTTCTCGATAACTTCACGGTTACCGTCGATTTTGCTCAGGTCAGGTTTTTCGCTGCCCCATTCTACATACTCCAGAACGCGGGAGAAGCGGCGATCGGTTTTGTTCAGCGACTGCATGAAACGTTCACGCCAGCCACCGATAGTGGCGATTTGTGCGAACGCGGCCAGTTCAATCAGCTGACGCTCGATAGGTGCCATTGCCCCAGAGGACTGAGAATCCATCAGGGAAACAACCACTTCGGCTTCCAGCTGACGCAGGTCCTGAGTACCGTTGGTCAGAGTCTGAGGTTTACCTTTATGGCGGAGGTTGATGTAACCAACACCTGCAACGCTCGGATAATTCTGGAGGCGTTCAGAAGAGAACAGCGTCGGGTTATTATCGTTGTTGCCGGTACGAGTATGGTCAACCACAACCATCAGGTCAGCACGCTGTGCGGAACCGTTAACGTCAGTTACAGAACCTTCTTCAACTACGCTAACTTGCGCGGTGAAGCGATCAGAACGGGTCATTTTCAGGTAGCCCAGGTAGCCAGAATGACGACCGAAGATACCCAGTGCAATCTGGCCCATGAGCTGGTTAGCCCATTCTTCGTTCATGGTTTTACCCAGTTCCGGTACGCAGTTCATTACCATGAACTGTACGCTCGGCAGATTGTGTTGAGTTGCAATCTGGTTAGTGATGTTGTTCATCACACCTTCTTGACTGAACAGCTGCGCCAGGGTGTAGTAGTTTTCTTTACCGTTGATTTCGTAGAAACGGATGGACTGGCCATGTTCAAAGAACAGGATGCCGTAGAGCCATTCGTTATGGTTATCGCCGGACGGACCAGCCACGTATGCAGCAGAACCCATTTCAGAGTTGATGCCGTCAATGACACCCCAACGGAAGTTACGCAGGTATGTGTTCTTCTCCGCCATCTTCTCAATCAGGCTAGTGAACTGAGAAGCAGTGGACACGAAAGACATGTATCCGAAAGCTTTATCGAAAGTGGAGATGTTTTTAGACATCCCACCAAAAGCGTTGGCCGCATTGGTATTATCCACAGTAGCAGCTCCCGCGCCACCGAAAGACGGAATTGGATCTGCAGCAGAACCAGCAGCACCAGTCACAACGTCGTTTTGATTGTCAATAAACTCTTTAGCCATTTTACTTAATCCTTATAAGGTTTAATACAATTGTAGTGTTGGTTCACGTAGATAATATCTAGCTAAGATATTTTAGAATACACGTAAAACACACATAGCTTAAAATGATTAACTACCGAACCATCACATAGATAATATCTAGCTAAGATATTTTTCAATGTGAGTTAGACTGTGACCGTTTCCTATGTGTAACCCCAAGGAGTAAGTCATGTTCAGTCAAGCCGAGTTAAACCAAGCAGCCATAAAGGGTAAATTCGAAGACCCTTCCGCTATACAATTGGTCAGTGCCGTAAAAAATAATAATCAGCGCATTCGCAACTATTTAGAGTCCATTCAAACCCGTGTTGTTTCAGGCCATCTGGTACTCAAAATCTTAGCGGCTATCGGATATGCGGGTGAACCCAGCTACGAAGAGATCGAGTGGGCATGTCGACGCAAGCTTTCCGATATCGGTAATGCGCTACACCTAACTTCTGTGGGGGAGTATGGTCAAGTTTTCAACGGGATCTTTATCGAAGGGCAAGATGAGATTATTTCACTCGTCGCACGTCCTATTGATCCTGAACTGTCTTTTCGTGACTACACACCTGCAGTTTATCTTTATCACGAGTACACGAATCTTAACTGGGGTCTCGGGAACGGCAAACCCCGAGGCATCAGTATTATCGAAATCAATCTGGTTGCGTTACTTTGGCAATATGTTCTTGCAGAACAATATTACAGAACACAACCCGAACCGATTAACCGTGTAGTTTACGCGCAACGACACATCATTTACCGTATGCTACCTAGCTACATGAATATCGCTTTTTTAAATATTCATCGCGCTGTCGCAACAGGTAAAGAAGTCGAACCCGAAACGCCACTTCGTGTTGTTCCTACACCGCCTTTGCGTGAACTTTCAATTAAACACGCAACGCAAGTTTGTAAAGCACTCCGTGCAGGTAAACCTTTACCTGGTGTGGTCATGGCACACATTCCACAGTTCTTTGATGATCCGACACACCCTACCACTGCGGTAGACCGTATCCTTTTTAAAGACCCAGGCTCAACCATTCAAGGTAGTTGGCATCGAAACATCGTGAACTGGTATTGGGCGTTGTTCTGCTTACAGTTCGACAACTCGAGCATGAGCAAATACAAATCCAATTTAATGGTGCGTATAGCCAGATTCGAAGATGCGAAGATATTGGAAAAACTTACACGGTCGGCTAGAAACTATTACCGACACGAGTTAATTTTACCATTATATCAAGCATTAGAAAATTAAGACTTACTCTCCCCCGCTGAGGATTCTTTCGAATCCCCATATAATAGAGTTAAAACGTTGCACTTTGGTGCAACGTTTACTTTCTTTTTACCGTAATTCGTATCCCATGACAAAAACATTCTGTCCGGTTACGTGTGCTAACCACCCGTTTAACGGATCATCGTAATAGATTTCGAAATTGACAACGGGCTTCAGTCGGAACCAACGCTCGTTACACGGGATCGAATTAATCTCATTCGTCGTCAAAAACCTCTTCTTCGTCATCGTCTTCTTCGTCATCCCCTGCCCTCTCCGATTTCTTAACGTATTGTACTTCCGCTAATTCCTTATACAGTTCGTCTTTCTCCTCGGTTTTATCGTAGAAATCTGACAACAACCTCATCCTGTTTTTATCCATCATGAACACACCTAAGCATTCGAGAATGTGATAGTACGGTTCAACCGTAGAGAAAGCAGTACGACGGATATCTGCGATATCGATAAGCTCTTTAGGGATACCGTAGTTTTCCACCAAGTGTTCTGGTAGAATCAATGTTTTATATTTACGGAAGTTTGTCTCCTCAAACCACGCCGATGCGCCGTTCTTGATGATCGGATCTTCGATACCGTCAATCCATTCTTTAATCTTCGTTTTGTTTTCCAGTGTTACCGGAAGTTTCACAGCATCGTACGGCGGTTCTTCCAAATAACCAAACTTCGGACCAAAGATAGCATTATACATTCGATGGTAATGGTAGTTCTTCTCATCCTTCTCGTTATAAGCGCTACGTTCCTTGATGTTCGTCGTTTTCAAATACCCTGGATTTCCAGAACGAATAGAATCCATAATCGTGTGTTCGATTTGGGCAACCTTTTCCAGTAACGGAATGATTTCGATCTGATCACCACGGGCAACAACTTCACATAGCCCTTTGATAGTGTTCTTAAATTCCTTCATGATAATCGGAGGAATGTTAGATGTGCGTAAAGACACACCTTTTACTTCCAGCTCGGGATCTTTTTTCAGCTGGCCTTCCTGACCGGTAATCAGTGAGAAGTAATGTTTTGCTTTGGTAGTCAATGCAAACGAATCAAACTTAAATTCGTTCTTCATTGCATACAGGAACAAGCGCTCCTTCGCCACGCCGATGTTTGCTGACATACTCGCCATCAAATGCCGTAAGTGCTGTGTCGCAATATAGATCATCGCATTGGAAACGCGGGTCGCTATCTCACCGTAATGTTTACCGGTGTACCAGATTGCCCACCATTGCGCAGTCATCATTGTAGAGTCAGTATCAGATACTACGCCTACACGACGAACCACATCCGGCATTCGAGCAATGTTGATTGGTAAGTTTTTCGTGGTAAGAATATTACGAATCAGTAGTGCGTATTTACCGATCGTTTTCTGTAAGAACAGCGCGGAACGAATTAGTTCTTTATAGCCATCCTGCTGATCCCACGGCAAGGGTTTTTTATTACCGTCAAGTTTCTTAACGTCACTGAACGCTTTACCCATCGGTACTACGTCGGTACGGAACTGTGAGATAATAATCTGCATATCACCATCGATGGTCTTCTCAGCAGCAACCCAGTCCGTATCAGTCCAGCCCTCAGTATCAACTCGCGCTTCAGGGGTAATTAATGCACCAATAAAGTCGCGCATGAACTTATCGTTGTATTTAGCCAGGTGGAAAAAATCACCCATGTAAACAAACGCGGCACGCGTCAACGGTGATACATTACTAACGTAATGCTCAACGAACTCCATCCCCTCTTCGTTCTTAAAGTAGAAATCAGCAGAATAGTGAATAACTTCCATCACCTCTTCTACCGACGGGTAATGAAGCTCATACGTCTCCATACATTTCTTAAAGCTATTCCAATCGGTTAAAGTACCGATAGATAAGAAATGATCAATAATGCGTGACGGGGTATCGTAATGACGATTACCTCCTAATAAACGTTCGTTTCCAGCATTGCCGAACGAAGTTGCAGTACGGCAAGTGGACGTCAGTACGGAGTGTGAAGACTGGTTGAAAATAATCGTGTACGGAGAGGAGAATGCACCAGACATACCGTTGTTCAGCGTCTTGACCGCATTCTGTTCGTTCTTTTTGTTGATCTTTAATACTTCATTGCCCGCTGCTGCTGCTGCAAACATTTCCTTTTTTACCGCAGCACGTTTCGCTACGTTAGCTGCTGTGAATTCAGACAACTTAGAACGTTTGACGTGTTCGGGCAAATAAAAAGTTAACGAAGGTGCGGAGATAATCTGTTTGTCAATGACGGTTTTAAATAGCTTATCGACGGTAGTGTATTTTTCCTCACGATCGCCCGTTTTCTGATTTCGCACCCACATCTTACACACGGGTGATTCGGTTGCTAACTCACCGCCAGGAGCAATAAGAGCATCGACTTCCTGACGACAAAATTCTAAAGGGTATTTTTGTGCTGTCACGTTATGAATGTATAACGCGACCTGTTCGCGGTAGGCATCATTGACATCAATATCACGATGGTATTCATCTACCGTTAAACGAAAAGGAGAAATGTATTCCACGGCTGACCTCTAAAAAGGCAGTTTAACTCGGCTATAAGGAGGGTGGGTAACGTGAAAAAAAAAGAAAGAAGTATGTCCTCTCCGAAGAGAGGACATTTTTCGATTAACCCGCAGCGTTTTCAATGATCTCGATTTCCACATCATTAAACCCACGTGCTGCCAACGCAGCTTCCAGGTCTTCTTTCTCTTGCTTGTTATCGAGCTGTACAACAAAACGTGCTGTCAAACTGGTAATTACCCTTACTTCGCGCACCCACGCATCTGCCGCAACGCCTACCTTACCTGTAGAGTCGCGGAACAGCATATAGTTATACGCAGTGAGGTCATTTGAAGGTTGTGCTACTAATGACGAATAAATGTTCTTCTGGATAGCAGCCAGGTCTTCGCCTGCGGTTTTTGCAAACTCATAGCCGACTTTAGACGCGAGTACACGCACTCGCGTTTCATTACCTTTTAACGGAGTATCGTAAACAATATTTACGATAGACCCTGGTTCAATGTTACTAAAATCAAACATTATCACTCCTCAACATTGTGATGTCCAGATGGAACGTAACGTAAACGCCTGAAACGGTACCTAGGTCATCGTGTAACGATAAGTTTAAACACAGGCTCTCAATACCACATTTGTGTGCGGCACGAAAGAGCTGGATAGCGGGTAGACAATCATTCTCGTAAATCTGGAGAATATTATCGCGAAGAATTTCTATCGCGTGTTCACGCAACACATCCCAAGAAGACCCGCCTTGTATTTTACATAACTCATAGATTTCCAGAAGGGGACGCATATCCTCAATCATGTCTTCCGTATAACTGGTTTCCATCATTGAGTTAAATTTCCACTGCCGGTATTCATCGTTTAACCGTTTCAGGTAACTGTCTAACTCTTTCAGTTCCCTTTTATTGCCAGGAAAGTTACACGCTTTCGATAACTCGCTAATCGCGGTATTGATATACCGCGTTGCTTCATCCGCCGTCTCTATCGTTGTAGGAAAAGACACTCGCATACAGCGAAAGCGCATTAGGGTTCTTACTAACTTATCTTTATAGAAATCGCCATCTGTGGCGTATTCCAGTAACCCTAAGTTCGGACGGATGAAGTGATCACCCCGTACTTTGTACATTCAAACCTCTATGCAAATAAAACCACTCCCAATCTCATTCATAAACAAAGATACTTTGGTTTTCTTCGATCCTTCTTCCAGCGTTAACCCAGACTGTTGCCAGAGTGATTCGACCAGATTACGGATACGAAAATAGTCCACATCCTTTTCTATTTCAAACTGCAACAAAGAATGGGAGAATATACGCACTTCATCGACTGAGAACAGTTGTGCTAGTTGTGTGAAAATAAATTGGTGATTGGGTGGGATGAACGTCAGAAACGTTTCACCCTCACCCAAACGACGTACCACTGAACGTACAGATTCCTCTGCGTACTTCGCCAGGAACCAATACGCCATATATGGTGCTACCGAACCAATATCCGCATTCTCAACCCGCGAATGTAGGCGTTCCGGGAGATACACTTCCGAAATTTCCATAAACAGTTTCATAGCAGACCAACACCAGATCGCTGAATGTTTCCCCAATCCAACGCGTCAGTGAACCAGGAAACATAGAATTAATTAACGCAGCCAATCCTGTCTGCGACTGGAGCTCACGCTGTAGAATATCCGCCGCGTGACAAATTGCCGCAAGATGGCTATCTTCATCACCTATCGTAGAAAGAAACGTGATACTTTCTACGGTTTCGCCAGGAATAACATTTTCGTCGTATGCAGTGACGGTAAGCAGTTCTTTTAACAACTCAGGATTATAGGACTTCGCCGCAATGATGTATGCGGTACCGAAATCCTCATAGAGTCGCCGAATATCGTGCTCGAAAACGTCTAAACGATTCGTTTCTAAAACGTCCACTAACACGTCCCGTACTGCTTCGTAAAAACGGGTTCTGCCGTAACTTTGTACCTCTTGTGCGACGTAATAAACATACTGCATTATAAGACCTTCCCAGCCAGATTACCCAGCAACATTTCTGTAAGCGTTTGCAATTTTGGGGTCATTTGTTGTAACAAAGCGGGTTCCTCGTATTCCGGATACTTCACCTGTTCATACCTTACAAGGAACTCTACCGCGCCAGGCTTTTGTGCACAATAACGTGCACCTACCCACTGGCCGTATCGTGTAAACCAGTACGGCTCCGTCGACACCGCTGTCACAAAAGCCTTCGCTACCTCCTGCGTCGCTCTTACATATTCCAGCGCACGCTCACCCTCCAACAAAACGCCATGGCTGTTAAGTTCCCGTCCAATAAAATCAAACGTTCCTTGTAACGCGTAACGATTTAACTCCGGGAAGTGCCCCGTTAACGCATACTCCCAAACATAATTCAGTACCGTATTTAAATCGGTACAGATTTCGCGCAATATCGCGTTCGGATCAAACTCCGTCAGCGGTCCGCAAATAAATTGGTAGTCAGGTATGATAAAATAGCTCTCACGCCCCATACGCTACCCCTCCTGTTGTAAACATTCGCCAAACGCCAGAACCTGTGTGGAACAGAAGAAAACCTTCATTCGGTAAAACGACCACTTCCTCTTCAAGTCGCGCCCATAACGACACTGAATTCAGAAGCTCAACTTCAATAACTTGATTAATACAGTAACTGTTCGGACTCTCCGATTCTACAATCGGATACCGACGAATAATATCAGCAAACAGCTCACGTACTGTAAGTTCGTCGATGCAATACTTTCGACGTAACACCTCCAGCCTAACGAGCTGTTCTACGTAATAATCTACTGTATCCGAAACATCCAGGTATTGAAGATAGGCGGCTCGTTTTACTACCTTCAGAATTTCTGCGGTTGTCCACGGAAACTCAATAAAGATCGTCATAAATATCCGTTACCTTCTTTGGAATAAAACGAAGAAAATGTCCGTCTATCCGATAATAAAAACGCCACCCTTTGGGAGGAATGCCCATTTCCTCACACAGTGCACCACGGACGTAAGACGTTATCAGACGAACATCTTCCTCTGTAGACCGAGGTCGATAAGACCGTACTATCGTTGCAGCACAGTTAGCATCCCACATTCCCGATTCCGTAAAATTAGGAATGAGATACTCCAGTAGGGACAGTATGACATATTTTAACTGTTCAGCATCTGTCCCTGAATACGATGACAACCTTTCGTCCGCGAGTATACGTTGATACGCCTTATACGTCACGTGATCGAGTAAGGTAATCCGGATCGTATCTTTTATCCGGGAAACAGTTCCGGTAGTGGATAAATCGGATATCTTCTCCAAGACGAAGCTCCATCATCGCAATTTGACCTCTCGGCGTAAGGTGTGGTTCAATCTCAACCGTTAAATAAGGATTGAAAACTTCCCCGACAGCCTCAAACCCTTCCCTAACTAAAGATTCGACCTCACACAACAAAACGTCGTAGCAGTCATCAAACGCCAATCCCAAGAGATATGTTTTCGAACGTAGCACACAAACCTCACGCTCTTGTTCTGTTGCAACTTCACCAAACGCTGAACGATGGACAAGAACCTGACGACACTTCACTGTTTTAGGTGGTTTTACACGACCATCTGCAACCAGTAAATTCGTTAGGGTGTAAGCATCCGTGAACTGGTCTAAAAAATCCGGCAGCCGACTATTCGGCATTCTGGGGATTGAGTGAAAAATATCCTCTAATGCTGTGTGTATCAGTTGTACAGTAACGGCCTGTTTTTCTTTTACTGTCATCCGCAAAGCGGAAGCGTAGGATGTTTTTTCCATCGCTGTCCAGAAGTTATGATAAACTGTAGCTGGATTGAAGTGTATTTTGACCACGTTTGCACAACTCCATTTTTATAAGAGAAAGGACTATTGTGGTCACGACCCAACGCACTGATCATAAACCACGCATCCGAACCAAAATATCTTTCTGCCACCTTCAAGCGATCTCCAGGTAAATTGTGAACACCCGGAAAAATCAGTTCTTGTATCGCTTCTAAAATCTCCTCAGGACGATAGCGAACTGAATGGCTAGAGTCTAGCAGAAAACCAAATAGCACGCGCGTCATTAACGTTAATACTCCTTTAAGGGAACATCATTAAGATAATATCTATACAAAAATTATTCGAGTATAGTGCGCACAGGAAGGGCACAGAGTGTATTTTTTAGTAAGGCAGGGTTGGACTATTACCCGATCCTATGAACCGTTTTACAGAGCCTATTAGGAGCACGCAATGAGCGTCATCGACTACTGTCTACGGAGAATACGTCGTGAAATTCCCGAACCGATTCTTCGTGCGGCTTTTGTACCTCAAAATCTTCGCAACTTTGGTGTTGCCAGTTCGTTGGATAATGAAATCACTCAAAAGGTTTTTCGAGAATACTTAATTCCAGAAGTCTCTCGTTTAGGTCAGTATACTGAGATCGATTTACAGGGTCTCCCTTTTGAAAACGACACCCAGGACTATTACTCACGTATCTATTACCTGGACGATATGAAAACCGGCGGGCGTCCAATACTTGATGTCCATATGGCCGTCACGCCAGTGGCAGGACAAGCCTATACCTTACCACCTGCCGGGTCTTATCTAGATGGTGCAACGTCTGGTGTACTAGCCTCCACTCAACAGGTGGTGGATAGTCAATCCGCAATGCCGCGCATTTCTTCACCTGAGGTGAAAAAGCTTGGACCTAACACTATTAAAATCAAAGACCCCGGCATGTTCGTTTATGCGACCAAACTCCAGGTTAAATTCGAAATGTCCGAAGACTTAAACGAAATCAAACCGGCTTTCTATCCGGTTGTTGCGGATATGGCACTTTACGCCACAAAACAGTATATCTACAACAAAATGATTTTCGACATGGATTCTGGTCGTCTCGAAAATGGTATGGAATTCGGTGCGTTTAAAAATGTCATCGAAGGCTATTCCGATGCGGGTGAAATGTTCAACGACAATTTACCACGTCTGCAACGTGCGATGGTGCACAACGACGACTCGGGCAACCGTTACAACTACATGTCAGGCGGTCGTTTCAAATCGTAACAAAAAAAAAGAAAACCTACCCACTACTCCGAAACGAGTAGTGGGTACTATTCTTTCACTGCAACATATTCTTCAAATGACATGCCGTTCCTGTCGTCCACGCCACCCCATTACGGATGTTTTCAGGTTGTGCATTCACCAATCTGCGTAGGCTAATGATATTCTCCGCAGGTCCCGCAATCGGTAACGTGTAGGGCACCGTCATTTCAGCCATGTACTGAACGACATCTTCAAACCCTTCCGGCACAGACCAATCTATCACGCTACCTTCTGGAACATCATTGTATCGCGTGTTTTTATACTCACCGGGGTGCATTACAAAACCCCATTCCAAAGACGAAAGCAGCTTCTCGTCGAGCTGGCTCCGAATCTTAATTTTACTCAATGCGTCCGGATGCACCAAAATCACGTCCAGTGGACGCAGTGTAGTATTCATTTTTCTCTCCCACTATAACTCAATGGATATTTGACAGCTTATTGGTTGCCTGGTACTGGAAACTGTATACCGCATCCAATAACACAGAGAAAGCTTCAACTAACGGTATCTGTTGACGTTTTATCCCGTTGGCTAATTCACACATAAACGAATTAACTAGTTTCGGGGTAATCGCATGGACCTCCGTTCGCGTAAGGTGGTAATTCGTGCGTATTACCGGAACCTCATCGTTTAGTAGCAAAGCAGGTTCGTCAATGGATTTCATTTCAGTAAGCCATGCTTTAAACTCAGGGTGATTTGCCAGTATAGGCAAGAGCGTATACAGAATCAAATCGTCTAAACGACTGCGAACTAAAATCCGTTCTGGAAAGATGTTGTTCTCTAACAAACTATAAAAATCGTAATGTGGTTCTTCGACGTTCACGGTACCACCTCCTATAAATACATACCAGTACCGTAAAAATCAAAAAAAAGGGGACGTATAGTCCCCTAATCACCCTCTATAGCTGATTTATAGTTATACTAATTCTACGGCGTGACGCTCGTGGTAAAGCTCCGCCAACTGTTTCGTTTTAATCCGTAGCTCGCCTCGGTCGTAAACTAATACCCGACCTGCGCCGTTTGTTCCTAACTCTGTGTAAATTGCTAACCCGTACCGCCTTACAAATTCAATAGCTGGGAACGTAAATTCTTCGTCATCACAACGAAACACCAACATACACCAAGGGCTTGGGTTTAAGTGCTTGCGTTCTTTCCCATCCGCCCACCGTAAACTAAATTCATTCCGATTACGATTCAACACCCGCTCAACAAATCGTTCTACTAATTTACCAGTCGGACCATCATTGGGTAATGCTTGCCACACTGAGAAATGGCGTGACAAAAACGGTCGAATAACAGCCGCTTCATCAAACGAATACCCCAAACACATCAAACCTTCAATGGCATCTATTTTCATTTTACCTGCTCCTAAAAAGTCGAATTAAAACGCTTAGTACCAACGTTCATACAGGTAACATCTATCTCTAAAAATTTGCGATAAAAAAGAATATACCTACCCCCTTTCGGAGGTAGGTACGTTCCCTGTCATCGGCAATGAAACTACAGGATTAAAACCCTTCAGGGCATGAGAATGGGCGTTCTCGAAGGGTGGGCTTTTAGCTTTCGGCGGAGCTAAACTGGTTATCGCAGGGTATCAATGGTTTTACCTTCATTGTTCATGATGTAAACCACATCCCCTGGATAGAAAAATTCGTAAGCATCGTCGACGAGTAAAACGCCAATCGCCTCGTCAACCGAGTGCTTACCGCTACGGAGCTGATTCTGATAGAAGGTATCACCATCTTCGTTAATCAGCTCGCGGACTAATTGGATTTCTTGAGCTGGCATCACATACGTCATTTCACGCTGTGTAAAGCCACAAAACCGGCAATAGAAATTATTGCCAGGAATATAAATTTCGTCGACTGGCGAATTCTTTTCTTCGAAGGACGGCATACGTGGGTTAACGATCACCACACGTGGTACATCCTCTGGAATAGGTCGACCTCCAATGACAACGGTCCAATCTGACACATTGTGCAAAAACGGATGCAGGTTGGCCAAGGTGCTTTTCTGTTCCTCTACGGACATATCAGTTAAAGCTGTATAACCTACCTGTTTCGGTTTTCTCGGCAAATCAATCGCGTTATCAAAACACAATTCATTATCTTCGCCGTTAACGATTTTAAGTGCTTCTTTGTAAACACGGGACATTTTGTCACCTAAACGTACACGTTCGTGAACAGTGATGACACGGTCGCCGTTAATGATGCGTTTTACTGTAAGCATTTCTGTTACCTCGTTCTGTTACTACTACTCGTTCTGTTGTACGTCGCTATACCCCGACGTGTGGGTTAGTGGGACGCGTTGACCGTTTGTTGAGGCGCAGCAGGCAGTGGCAGCAATGGTACAAACGCCAACGCGAATAAAAAACGCTATTGTCACTGAACACAGCTTCAGAATACTGACAATAACGCAAAAAGGGTGCCGCTAACGGGTGTCGAGCCCCAGCCTCGGTGTGTAGCCACCTCACCAGGCTTAGCGACAAAGTTCAGTACCAGCCAAATGCAGCAGACATGGGACGATGAAGGTTTACTAAAAAATCAACGACCGGTACCGTCGAGTTAACACGTAACTCTCAATTCACATTACAGGGTATTCACGTTACACTTAGGGGAAAACCCAATAATTAAATTCTTGATGGATGCAGGTGGGAGGATATCCTCCCACCGTACAACCGTTTCGGTAGTCGTGCTACCAGGACCCTACGGCCCTAAACGTAAGTCCGAACTTAATCGGTAGGTGTTTACACGTTTTTAAGGAGCTTTCTACCCGTGAGCAAGAGCAGAAGTTATCAGAGCAGACGTATCTCAGTTGAAGGCTGACGGGAAAATCTACCCACTGTACGACTGCTCTAATTCGGGAGACCAATGACAGGATTCGAACCTGCGAAATAACCGATTATTAGTCGGGTGTTAATTCCTCTAACTTCAATGGTCTTTATACATCAAAACAGCTTAAGTGTTTGCGTTTGACCACCGCTGTACAGGTCGTAACGTTTCGCCACTTCCACCGCAGTGGGGGCGTCAACGCCAGCGCCTAATGCACCCAGGGCATAGTGAGCACCTGAGCCTATCGCATACGGCGGTTCTACAAACACGTAGCTGGCGTATTTGTTGTCTTTGCACTTCGAGGCGTCGATAACACGCCCGTCTGTCAAAACAGCAAGTACGATAAATTCAATCTGTTCGGGATACGTCGTTTCAAAACGAACCCCACCCCGTTCGATGCCGCCGAAACGTTCAAGCGTGAGTTCTTGACGCACGGATTGCAATGCGGCGACATCACCTGCCAAACCAATCGCTTTCACGTCTTCACCCAAAAGCTTCCACGTCGTACCCTCAGGCGGCGTGTGAATCTTACGGTATTGCGTGGCAGCGCTTCGGTCTTCCACGGTGACTTGGCCATCACAAGCTAACGTCTTTCCGTCAAAAACAATCGTGGTCATCACAGAATTCCTACATCGGCCTGCTGTAGCAGCGATAAGCCGTCTGCTGTGGGCGTTTTCCCGTCAGGGACATACACGAAAAACTGCGTGCTGATAACACCAGCAGTGGCTACAGCCCCATCAACTTCAGCCAAGATTACCGGAGAGCCTGTGAACTGGTAAGTACCGCCCAGAAGTCGATCGACTTGCAACGTAACTTGTTCGTCGCCATCCCAAAGCTCGCCAGCCTCGCGATGCGATTCAGCATGAACCAGAATGGTTCGCTTGCCGTCTGAGGAATGCACCAGATACAAGTTGGACGTATTATTCAAAGTCATATTAAAATCTCCTGCCGTGATTTGTGTCACACCAACAGGAAACTCCGTAAAAAATAATTCAGCTGCGTACCGGCGTTTCTCAACGGGAGTACGCACCCCTCTCGTCTTTGCGAGCCGTCAAGCTAGAGGACATCACACTGCCAGCGCTACCTGGAGCAGGGTCATTCGACGCAACGTCGTAATTCGCATTCTGGCCGCACCTCTGGGAGCGTATCCCACCGTCGGCTGCCCGCAGGTAAGTTCTACGGACCTTTCGCCAACGTCGCTCCCAGAGGCTGCCACGGTTCACTCGGATTTTCTCATGTGGTCCACGCGTCACTGATAGCGCGGGCTCCCCAACACTCGTAAGTCGGGGAACGGTACCGAGCACCTGAACTCTGGGGATTCCAAAAATCCCTCGGGGTAAATTCGATTCGCAAATCGATTTTCAAACCCCATAGTAAAACAAACTCCAGTGTTAGGCTGAACGTTTTGTTTTTCCCAGTACACGGTGAAATAAATTCCATGCACTCGAAAAAACAACCCCCAAACCAACACCCGGTCAGGGGGCTTCGAGCTCTGCTGAATCTTCGCAGACAGAAATCGTGTTTGAGCTGTGAGCAGTAAACTCCTGAACTCCGAAAAATCTTCGTGGTCGGATTTGTAAATCACCCCACGCAAATCCTCCGAACATACCATAGGGTTTTAACGTTCGAAAAAGGGGAATGGGGTTTTACCCCCGGTCGGGTACACCCCTACCCGATCCCCCAGGTGGGGATTTTACCCTGGTGAAATACCCCGGGTACGAATTTCGGTTTTTCCGGAAAATACCGCTCACCGATCCCCACCCCCTCGCTGGGGGTCAGAGC